CTGGTAGAACATTTAGACAAGATTTTAATAAGTTCTTTATTCTATTAGCTAAATTAATAAAACGTTATAAGATAAACATCAAAATAACTTCTTCTAGACTTCCAATAGAACCATAACAAAAAAAAAATGAATTTAGTGAATTTCTATTCACTAAATTCATTTTTAATTCTATAAAACTTTTTTGCTAAATCTTCTTGACTTTGATAGAATTCAAACCATGATATTCTTGTTCTAAATTCATATACAAAATCCTCATTCAAGTCACCATATTTTGATATAAAGTACCAGATTACATAATCTTTAAATTCTCTAATGAATTCATCTGAAAGTCTATATTTTTTACTTATATTCCACCAATAATGCTTATTATACCACCATTCCATATTTGGATGTTGTGTAACATCTTTATAGTTATAAACAACTTGTAGATCGAATATCTGTTTTTTAGTTAACTTTTTCATTAGCTATATCCCGCCCTTTTATTTTTTTCAAATATAGAATATATATTTGAAAATCTTATAAAATTCAAAAAAAAAACAATTACATAAGACATATGATTATTGATGATAATCAAATTTAATGAAAGAGAGTGATAAAAATGGTTTTAGATAATCTAGTTAATGAATCCTATGAATACTTATTAGAGTATCAAAATACTCTATATGAATTAGATATGAAGATGATCAAGTGTGAACATGCTTGTATTGTTAATGAAGATAGTAATATGATGATGCTAGCTGAAGAAGAATATAAAAATAAAGTACAGGCCACTTTAAAAGCTATTTGGAATAAGATTGTAATTACTATTGAAAGATTTATTATTGAAATCAGAAAATTTATCAATAATATCAAAACAAAATTCCTACTTAAAAAAGATATTAAGGAAAAGTTACAGAAAATAACAAAGTTATACAATACTGATGGTACATCATTTGATGTTGAAACTAAATTTAAAAATAAGAAATATGAAGATGGTTATAGTGACGGTCACCAAGATGTTTCTAAACTAAATACTGGTAAGTTAAGACTTACTGAATGGGATATTGACGTTATTCTAAATAATAATGCTTATGATACAGAAATTAGAAAAGTATTTGGTGAATTAACCAGTGGTGATAATGAAGCTGCTAAAAAAGCTTTAGAAATGTTTGATTCATTTAAACCTAATAAAACACCTGATTCTGGAGATGCTATCTTCTATCGTACTAAAGGTTTTTCTAAGCTAATCATTAATGCATATGAAACTATGCAAAAAGCTCCTGAATGGATTAGACTATTAGAAAAATGCAGAAATGATGCTAAACAAAAAGCTCGTTTAATTGGTAGTGAAGATGTTAAATCTACTGCAGATGCTACTTACTATCAACGTACCATCAATAAAGGTATTATGCATATTCAGAAAATTATGAATGCTAGCTTTAAGATTCTATATACTCTTGAAAAAATTGACTTTACTGATAATACAGAAAAAGTAAAGAGAGAAAAAGAAATGAAAGAATATACTAGAAAACAAAAAGAAGCTATGGATAATTTAAGAAAAACAAAAGAAGATTTTAGTAAAAAAAGTCAGGCTAGACATGATGAATTAAATAAAGTATTAGAACGTTTAAAAGATGTTAATAATGAAGATATTAAGAAACAACAAGAAAAAAATAGTAAAGATTTAGATGATTTATTAGGAAAAATTAATAAGAAAAAAGGCAATGAAGATATTAAGAAACAACAAGAAAAAAATAGTAAAGATTTAGATGATTTATTAGGAGAACTTAATAAGAAAGAAGATAAAGAATCTAAAGGAATTCAAAAGAAATTTAAAGAAAAATATGGATCATTTGAAAAATTTAAAAATAGCATTGTAAACACATATCTAGATGATGACATTGCAGCTGATTTAGATGAAGCAAAAGATGCAAAACGTAAAGCTATTAGAAGAGTAAATCTTTATAAAGAAGTATTAACTGATGAACAGTATAAAGAATTAATCGATATGGTTAAATCTTTTAAATACGCTGTAGAGGAATAATTTTTAGAGGAATATCCAATTAAGGATATTCCTCTACTTTCATTTATTCTTTTCCCATAGATCATGTCCTATAGAACCAAATCTATCAATCTTATTCAATTCTTCTATTTGACTTAACATAGTATAAGTTCCTATTTTTCCACCACCATCTATTTTCTTTCTCAAGTCCAAATAAGCAGATTCTTCAATCATGTCATTAGCTAAACCATTATAGCTACTAGCTTTACTAGCTCTAACTCTAGCTGAATTAGTATTAGCTTCTTTTAAGTTATGAGCCATTCTAACCATACTAGATTTTCTATCGGCTGGTGCTTTACCATTTACTGGCATCTGGAATCTAGATAAGTTAGTACCATAAGCTAATGCATATCTACCAACTAAGTAAGAGAAGAGACTATCGTCATGTCCTCCAAGAGAGTGACCGATTTTCTTTATCTTGTCTTGACATTTGTAAGATGTCATGCACTATGTAACCATAGTGACCGAGACTATATCTTTGTTTATTACTTATGTAATAAACATTTTCTATTTCCATTATACTCATAATGTACTATTTTAGTCGTTGAACTATTAAAAACGTATTTTTAAGCTTTTTATTTATATATTATAACTATAGTAAAGAAGATAAAGAGATTGAAATTATCTTCAAAAAATTTTAAACATAAAAAGGAGCTTGTTATTATGATTACTGTTATCGCTGGTATTACTGCAAAGGTCGTTATTGGAACTATTCTCAAGACTGTTGGTACTGGTATCCTTTTCGGTGCTAGCACATATGCTGGTGTCAAGGGATCTGACAAGGTTGTTAAGACCTTTAAGGCAAAGAAAGCTGCAAAGGAAACCGTTGAAACTGAGAATGTCGAAGATACTACCGAATCCACCAAGGAAGATGAAGTAACTGAGAATACTGAAAATACTGCTGAAACTGCAAATAATGCAAAAGAAGCATAATCAATCATAAAAAGAGACTTATTCTATATGAGTCTCTTTTTTTTTACATACGTTTTTAATAGCTGCTGATTTTCTTATATAAGATATAAGAACTTCCAGCAATTAAGAAAATTTATAAAAGAGCAAAATTTTCTACCCTTATTGTCTCGTTCTAATCCCTTTATATCTGAATAAAGGTTAGGAGTTGCTAATTTCTCAGGATTTTCATTAACCATATCATTCAAGATTTCTAGCATTAAGTCACGAGAACCACTACCAGAAGAATTACTAGTAGTACTTACACCATAAATCTGAACTTTTTCTTTTTTACTAACATGAACTATTTCAGTTTTAGATTTTTCTATCTTAGTACCTTTACGATCCTTATACTCATAGTATAAGTTTCTAGCTATAGGTGTTTTCATTAAAGCTTGTAATATAGCAATACCAATAGAGTTATTTTCTATTACTACCATAGAATTTCTGAAATAGAAACCAACTAATTTAACAAGTAGATTCTTAAAGTCATCAGTGTTTATCTTATTTTCTCTGAATTCACCTATAACTTCAAATGTCATAGGATGGAAAATAGTAATTGCTGATGCGTCTTGTGATAAACCAGTACCAACGTCACAGGATATTATCCAAGGTTTATCATAATCTATATCCGTAGTATAAAGATCGATTTTCCAGAATTTGTCTATAGGTATCATAGCTACTGGCTCTTTAAGGTGTTTTTCAATTGCAACTAATTGTTCTTCTGAGAATACTGAAACATCAGATGCCTTAGTCCATTCTAGTAGAATCTCACGTTTAATTTTCAATAGGTCATTATTCAATGCACGACAGTTTTCTCTGTACCATGCTTCATCTCTACCTAATTGTTTGTAAGAAAATTCTATATAGAGGAAGTCATTATCGGATTTCTTATCTAGACATTCCTGAACTTCTTCTACAGTCCAGTCATACATACACTCATCAAAGCGACAAGCTTTTTCTACCATTTCAGACTTACACCAAGTTCCTTCAGCTTCAGGATTGTTATCTATATTGTTAGGGGTTGTAATAATGGTAGCTCCATAGAAAGAACCATTTTTTCTAGCTTCAACTCTAGCCTGAGACTGTGCAGGTGCAGCTGCTTGGAAAACTATTTTGTTGTACTTTCATTCATATTTGTATAGATTCGTTACATCTATAATTAACTAGATATTTCTATCTAGATTAGACTATATCAAAACCATTATTATAGGTTTTTCTTATTTCCATTACACTTGTAATGTACGTAATAGTCGTTAAACTAATTTTCTTTTAATTCTTCTTCCAATATCCTTTCTAAAGAATCAAATTCTGTATATGGAATTCGTATTAATCTAATTTCATTATTTCTACAATATTCATTCTTAATTTGATCATGTTTCTGAATAGTTTTAAATTTTTTCTCAACTTTTTCTTTATCTTTACAACCAAAATCTATTGGTTTATAATGTTGAATACCATCATATTCAATACAAATATTTAAATTTGGTAAAAAGAAATCAAATGGTAAAGTATGTTTATCTCTACAATCTTCAAATCTTTTTTCTGCTATGAAGTTAAATGAGTTTTCTGTTAACCAATTACGAATTTTATCTTCTGCTTTACTAGAAAATAAACAGTTACATCTATCTCCATTAATGAATCTATTTGCTATAATAGGATATTCAGCTCCGCATAAAACATGTTTAACAGTTATAGGTTCTTTTATCTTTGTGTATTCTGATAAAAGTTCATATTCTCCTTTACTAATCTTTTCAAATTCTTTTCTAAATTCTTTAGGATCAGTAGTTTTATTTTTTCGTCTACTTATCTCGGAACATTTTGGACATCTAGTTCCTATAGTTCTGCCAGATGCAGGATATATAAAATTTGAAGGAGTACATTCAAATTCTTCACCACATGTATTATGTCTCATTTCAATATCTCTATGTTCATTAATGTAATCTCCGATAACAGTATATTCATCACCAGTTAATTCAAATACTTTATTTTCAAAATCTTCTTGTGTATTACTTCTATTAATAATTCTGTTAATGGCTCCACATTTTGGACAATTAGCTTTATGGCGTTTAAAGTCATTAGCATCAGGAGCATCATATACATTACCACAAATTTTATGTTTAACTTTTATTGATTCATGACATTTTGTATATTCACCAAGAACTTCATATTCCTCTTTAAGAGAATCATCAAGACTTGAAATATACCATTCAGTTGTATATTTTCCCATAGTTTAAAATGAAATTAGAATTAAAAGAAAAATTTAGCTGTTGATTATCTATATAGAATTTCCAACAATTAAAGAAATTTTGATACGATATTTCTACCGTAAAACCCTAAGCCAAGGAATGCAAACTCGTCCCACATTACTAATGGTGCAGTGAGACCACGACCACGTTTATCTGACTCACTAGCTGATGTAGCTGAAGATAATGCACGAATAGTATTACCAGTAGCAGTATTGGTTATATACTCTAGATTATCTACATCTCGTTTATCTCTAGTTTTTAAGTAAGATGGTAAGTTCTCATCTATAGACTTAATGATTTTTAGGTTATTCTTACTACCACCAAAGTCTTTATGCATGAATAGGATATTTGAGTTCAATGTACCAAATCTATAAAACCATTCAAACATACATAAAGATGATACGGTTTTACCATGCTGACGAGGTAGTAGTGATATAGAGTTGAAGTTGTTAACCATACACCAAGTAATAGCAAGATTACCACGATGCAATTCGTATCTTTTTTTACCACCAGCGACATCAAGGATAACAACTTCTCTTAAGAAATACCAAGGGTTACGTCTAATTTCAGCTAAAATACGTATTTTCTGTTCTTTAGTTAAGTTAGCTTCATCTCTAGGATTTACACCTTGTAAGGTCTTATCATAAAGTTTTAGGAAGAATTTGTTATTCTTTATACCTAAAGCTTTCAGGATTTTATACATTCGTTTAAAAGATTTGTTATCAGTTTGAGCATCTATGATATAGGAATTATTTGAAGTAGTATTCATAAACGAAAAGATTTCCTCCTTTCCTTTAGTAATTATTGAATTAATTGAATGTTGTTTGGTAGTTTTACATATAAAACATTAAAGATTGTTTCACTCAAAACAAAAAATTATAAAAATTGAATAATGTAAACATAATACTATTACTTATTTTTTATAATACGGAAGGAGTCTTATAAAGCTATGGCAAAAAGAGACTATTATAGAGAAGAGGATTTTAAGAAGAATCCTCCTAGTGATCTAAAGTACGATATTTTCTATGGACTAACTTTAGATGAAGAACAAACTGCATTTAGAGATGCTATTTGGAATCCTGAAAAGCTTATAATCTTTGTTGATGCAAAAGCAGGTACTGGCAAGACAATGATTGCTACTGCTACTGCTAATCTGTTAGTAAAATACGGATTATATAAAGGTATTGTCTATGTAGCTGCTCCTACCCAAGAAAGCAAAATAGGCTTCCTTCCTGGTGACATCGATCAAAAATCAGCACCTTATTTTGAACCTTTCTTTCAAGCATTAAACAAGTTAAATGTAGATGTTAATACAACTGTTAATCAGATGGATATAATGAACCAAAAGAAAGGTACTGGGTATATCGATGTATTAACACATAGTTATCTACGTGGTTGTAACTTTGAAAATAAGATTATAATAGTTGATGAAACACAGAATTTCTATGGTGATCAGTTAAAGAAAGTTTTAACTAGAATTCATGATGACTGTAAGGTTATTGTTATAGGACATAGTGGTCAGATTGACTTATATGAACATCCTGAACATAGTGGTTTTGTTAAATACATAGAACATTTTAAGGATGATCCTAGATCTGCAGTATGTAAACTAACTAAGAACTATCGTGGTTGGATTAGTAGCCATGCTGATGAACTAGAATTCTAAAAAAAAATAAAGACTAAAGGGAGATTTAATTCCCTTTAGTCTTTTTTATAATTCTGTTCTTATAGCTTCTACTATATCATACTTACACTTAACAGATTCTAAGATTTCCTTTACTAGTTTACTCTCTTCTTTGCCTTTAGCAAAGATTTCAAGTTGTCCACCTTTTTTCATCTTACTATAGTAGATAGATCTATAAGTATAAGGGATATCTTTAGTATCTAAGATATCTACAACCTTATAAAGTACTTCAATATCCTTGATAGTTACTGATATTTTCCATAACTTATCTTTCTTAAATCTATCAATCAACCAAAGTGCAAAGTATACACCTATTAGGTTTGTAAAGAAAGTAATTAAGGCAGCAATCCATACATCACATTCTGAAATTTGTTTGATGATAACAGTATTGATGGTATAGTTTAGACAGTTGATAAATGTAGCTACTTGTTTACTAGCTTTAACAGTCAATACTGTTTTCATAGTAGAAATAACTACATTGACTAAACTTGAACAGAAAAATACTAAAACTGACATTGTAAAAAGTTCTTTAATCATAAAATCTCATCTTTCTATTTTTTATTCTAATGGATTTTATTGTTCGTTTTAATCTACTAGAATAAAGTTTGCAGATGAGCCGTAACCCTCTATTTCTATATGATCATGTCCTTCTAGTAACATTCCAATTGCTATTTCCCAACCAAATGGAGTCTTTATACCATTTGAATTAAGAATTTCTTCAGCTTCTTTCATAGTAGTACTTTTAGTTATAGTTTTGTAATCCATATTTGTATCTCCATTTTAGTACTTTATACTATCTATAATCATTTCCTTAACCTTATCTGAAATTTCCTTATTTCTAAATACATTGCACCAATTCAAATACCATTTGTATTTGACTAAGAATTTTCTAGATAATTTTTGATAGTATGAAACCATATCCCAATCAATGTAATCAATAAACTCAATTATGAAACTTTGACTGAGAGTTTGTTTCATACATAAATCATGCCAATCTAGTTGATCGTAATGCTTTCTTATTGTATCTTCTGAAAGTACCTGTGTTGAAGATATGAGTTGAAAGTCTAAATACTCAGCAAATTCGTCTATGAATTTGCTGCTTAGTTTTTGATGTATTTGTATATCCTTCCAGTACTCTTTACGATTCCACCATGTTTCGTATTTAGTCTGATAGTTACTTGTGTAATTATAGTTTTGTAGACTTTGTATTTCTGTTTCAGTTAGTCTCATTTAACGCCTCCTCTATATGATTTTGTAGATATTTTATTAGCTTAAGTTTAGTTTTCTTACTAAAATTGGAATTATTAAAGCAGTTCTTCAGATCTATATAATCTTTCATTTCAATTAAAAAGTCCTCTGTAAATCTATATGTTTTGCATAAACGTTTCCAATTTAGTTTATCTTTATAATTTCTAACAAAATCATCATTATTTCTTATTACATTTGATATTTGATCCCAACAATTTTTAGTCATATATGACTCATATCGTTCAGCTATACTTACGATAGTTTCTCTAGACATCAAATGGCTAATACGATGATTATTACTTACTATATACATCCAAGCATTATTTGTCAAACAATCTTTATATAAATCTATAAACTCAAAGATTTTATCTAAATTATCTTTAAAGAAACAGTTCATTTCTATTGAAAATTCTTCCAGAAAGAGATGGTCATCTTTTAAAATATCATCAATAGAAATATGGTTAATGACTTTTTTAAATTCTGAAGAAAACATTGGCTTATAAACCATCTCTAGATTAAACTTCTGTATTTTAGTTAGTTCTTTACTCATAGTTTCTCTCCTAACTTATCATTTCTATAGTCATTAATAAAGTCATTTAGATGAGTTTCCATAAATGTCCTTATAAAGCTATAAATCTTATGTCTTTTATCTATATTCTTTAGTATAACATCCATATCTATATAGTCTTTCATTTCATACAAGAATTCTGGTGTAAAGTCGTGATAACCAGAAATTAGAACCCAATCTAGTTTATCTTTGTATTTTCTAATAAATTCTTCATTACTATGGAAAAAGTAATTATGACAAAGCCTCTCCCAACATCTTGTTTCTAAATCAAATTGGTCGTGGAACATATCTGCAAAGCGTACAGGATCTTGATTAATAAAAGCATGAGCTACATTTGTTACACGATACCAATTTATAAAATCTTCATAATCAACTAAGAATGTATAAGTAGCATCTAAATCATTCTTATAGATTTCATCTATAAAATCTACAAACTTATTGATAAAAGCTTTATCATCTTTAAAACTAGATAATTCAATACTAGATACTGTAGAGAATAATGGTTTATAGATTAACTCTAAATCAAACTTTTCCTGTTTAGATAACTTCTTTTTCATGGTTAACTATCTCCTCACTTTTACTAGAAGGATCATATGTAAGTACTTCTTCTTCATGATCAAAGAAATACTTAAGAATCTGATCACCTAGTTTTGATCTAATACGAAACGTAGAATTTCTATTAAACACTTTAGTTTTAAGGATTTTTAGATTTATATAATCTTTCATCTCTAAATAGAACTCAGGAGAAAAGTCATGACATTCAGAAATAGAATCCCAGTTTATTTTATCTTTATACTTTCTAATAAGTTTCTCATTCCTACAAAAATATGGATGCTTGCTTAGACAATCCCAACATTTTTTGTCAAAGTATTTATTGTACTTATTAACAATTGTAGTTAGGTTATTATTCACGGTAGTATTCCAATAAGAAACACCAAATACTCTTTGCCAATTTATGACATTTTTATAGTCACTTAAGAATTTCAATATAACAGTTCTATTACCATAAAAAACTCTATCTAAATTTTCTGTTATGACATCCAAAGCTTTAAAAGTTAGAGTATTGATATTTGTAAAACTTGTCTCAGTACTAGGTATTTTACTCTTATAAATCATCTCCCAATCAAATAACTGTTTCTTAGTAAATTCTCTTTTAGCCATTTACATTTTCCTCTCGTTTATACTTTATCACTGTTTCTAAATTTTCTTCAACATACGTTACCATTTGGCTTTTGAAATCACCATCATTTTCATATATCAGTTTATAGATATCTAAATAGTCTCTCATTTCTAAAATGAAATCTAAACTGAAATTAAAGAATGAATAATCAACAATTTGACTCCAATCTATAACATCTTTATATTTTTTAAGAAATCCTTCAACTTCATCTTGTTTAATACTATGATACCTACCAGAAACCAATAACTCATTTAAGATAAAACTCCAACATTCATTATCCAAGTATTTATTTGAAATTTCAATTGTTTTATCTAGATTTTTACAAACCCAATAAGTATTTTTCCTAAGAAATCTACGCCAGTTTATTAAGTCTTTATAATCCTCTAAAAATTCAGGTATATGAATAACATCTGTAAAAGCATATACTACATCATAAACTATATCGTTTATCATATGTACAGTTAATCCATCACCAAACATGTATTCATTGGTTATGTATTCTTCTAATAGGTGTCTATACTTTAATTCAAAATTGAAAACATGTTGTTTAGTAACTTTCGTTTCATTCATTATCAGTTTCCTCTTTATTTCCAGTATATGTTAACACTTCTTCTAAATGGTCTACAGTATACTTTAACATCTGCTGACTTATAACACTACCGTTATGATAACGTATTTTAGAAATTACTTCTTTTATCTGTCTTTTAGTCATTCTGTCTTTTAAAAAGAGTAATAATTTTGGAGAAAATTCATGTTTTGTTATAATCGTTTGAATATCTAGTCTATCAATATATTTCATGATAAATTTTTCATTGTTGTATACACTAAACATACCATGAATATGACTCCAACCCTTATCACCGATGTATTTTTCATACTTATTGACAAATTTGTAAAGATGCTCATTTACAAAATACCAATTTTGATAGATAAATCTATCAAAATCTATAAGTTCCATGTAGTCATCTATAAATTCAGTAACTAGGTTATAATCACTCTGAAAGCTATAATGAAGATTTTTATATATAAGAGTATCAAAATTTCTTAAAGTAAGTTTGTCAAATTTCTGTTCCTTTACTTTATCTTTATATTTCATCTCCCAATCGAATAGATGTTTTTTAGTTAGAGTTCTCCTCATTAGTGTTATCCTTTCTATTATAAGATAAAATTTCTTCTATATGATTTAAACAATAGTTCTTTATATGTTTAGCAAACTTTTTAGGTTTTTCTTCATGTCTATCAATTCTATCTAACATAATATCAAATCTTATATAGTCTTTTAATTCAAAAAGTAAATCTATATCAAAATCAATATCATTACGCTGTTGTGATATGTACCGCCAGTCTAAGTTATCCTTATATTTTTTATAAAATTCATCTGTAGTTTCATCGTTACAAAGAATAGATATACAATACCAATGGTATTCATCAAAGTTTTTATTGAATTTATCCACGAATAGTTCTAAATTTGTTTCGATAAAAGCTCTTTCTGAATATATTAGTTGCTTCCAATCTATAATGTCCTGATAATCTTCTATGAATTCTAAAATAGTAGATCCATTGTATTTGAAGTTATGTGATAGATCTCTTGTGATTAACTTAAAAATATCTTCATTCAATTTAGTACGTTCAGTTATTGTAAAAACATGATTATGACATCCTATTAATAAGTGTTTGTATTTCAACTCAAAATCAAACATATGTTTTTTTGTTAACTTTATCGTATTTTCCATAGTGTTATCAAATCCCCTTTCTTACTTTTATTATATATATTCAAACAATAAATTAAACATTTCCATATAAAACTAATATAGAAAAGTGGTGAAGATATAGTCTATGGCAAGATTAGTAGAACAAAAGATAATCCATGAAAATATTCTAAGACATTTACAGAATACTTATTCTTATCAATCTAAGCGTTTACAAGGTACTCCTATCTTTGTAACTTACTATAACAAGAATGTTTCTGCTTCAGAGCAAGATCAACCTCTAGAGACAGTTAAGGATTTATTAGGTTATGAAAGTCCAATTAAGTATAACAAAATCAATGATTTTCCTTTATACTTAGCTTCTGAGTCTAATCCAACTATAGATATTGATGAAGCATTTGGTTTAAATACTGAATCAACTGGTGAAGCTGTTATTCTACCTAATACTATAAAACCTTATGTTGATGACTTTTTCCATATCGATTACATGGAAGAGCAGTTACTTTTCCATGTCACTAAAATTGAAATGGATAAACTAAATGGTCAAAAATTCTATAAAATTGAGTATGAGTTATCTCATCATAGAACTGAAGATGCAGAAGAAAAAGTTGAGACTGAATATTCAGTTGAGTATGATAACATAGGTACTAAGAATAATCCAATTATAGAAGAAACTAAGTTCCAGTTAATAGAAAACATTAACAACTACATTCAGAAACTTAGAAAGTTTTTCATTAATTCTTTCCTTAACAGAAAGTATAATGTGTTTACTTATCGTTATAATGATAAAAACATCTATAATGAATTCTTAATTAGATTCTTAATCAACAACGGTATTCTAGATAATACTCAGAGAACATTTTTAGGTTCTTATTACATTCAAGATATCTTTATTGATTCACCTGCATTCTATGAGCTTTATGATATGACTATCTATAAGGCATTAGAAGAAGATGATATCGACTATTTCAAATTAGAAGATATGGTTACTATGGAAATCTTAAAGAATATTACGAATAATCCTTTTAGCTTAGATTACAATGAGTATTACAGAGTTTGCTATGTTCCTTCCGATAGCCATAATGAAACTATTAAGGAATTAGACAGTACTTATGAGAATTACAAAGCTAAGAAAACTATTTCATTATCTTACGATGATGTATTTGGCAGATTAGGTAATACTAATTATGGATTTATAGATAAAGCTGATCCTGAACATTTAGTACGTCATGCATTTATCACACCACATCAATCAGAGTTTGTTATCAATTGTAATAGTAATATTCAATATGAGGATGGAAAAGAATATTTCTTAGAGAATATTCTTATCAAACATTTTAACAAAACATTAGTAATCGATAATGAGTTATTAGAGATTTTAAATAAACACAATTTCTTCCCAACATTTAGAGAGTACTTATTAGTACCTTGTCTTATTTTTATCTTAAAAAATGAGATTTTCCGATTAACAAATTCATAAAAATATAAAAATCCGAAAGGAGGAAGTTTATCTCCTATGTTAAATAATCTTTCCAAACAAATCAATACTGAACTTCAAAATGAGCAAGACAGTAAAGATTTTTATGAACTTATTCATGAAGATGTTGAATTTGAAAACTTTATTGATAACAAACTTTTAAATCTTAGTGAGAATGGAGTGAATAATGAAATGCTAAAGAATGAGATGCCTTTTTTATTCATTGAAGATACTGTAGTTGATGATGAATTAGTAACTAATCTTCAGAATGAAGTAGATTATGAGGATGACTTTGAGAAGAAGCCTATCTCTGATAATGACAATACTACTGATTTCCAAGAACCTAAAGATTTTACTGATGACTTCTCCGCTCAGTATGCTAGTGATGCAGAGGCTGATACTAAGCTAAACAAGGAAGTTGATTATGCTGATAATCAGAAGACTCCTGTAAATATTGACGAATTTAGTAACGAAGCAGTAGATTTCCTATTTGAAATGGGTGATATTCTAGGTGCTATGGAACTAATGGAAAGTGAATGTGATGGTACTCTTCTAAAGGTTAGCTGCCCTGATGAGGGTGAGACCATTGAGCAGGCTGAAGAAGCTGATGTAAAGGATACTGAGCGTCCTGTTGGCGGTCTAGTTGAACCTGTTGCTGAAGCTGATGAAGAAATGACTGATGACTCCGACGATATGGAATCTTTAGATGAAGAATTTGCTGCTTTATTCGAATCTTCCAATGAAGACGAAGAAGATGAAGATGAGGATGAAGAAGAGGAAGAGGAAGATTCTGAAGAAGAAGACGATAAAGAGTCTGAGGAAGAAGAAAAAGAATGTGATGACGAAGAATGCGAAGATGATAAGAAAGAATTAAAGGAATCTTATAGCATTCTTGATTGGTTTGCATAATTAAAAACTAGATTATTCATATCTAGAAAAATATAATAAAAATTTTTATATGATTAGTAGACGAATTATATGAAAACTTTTACTATAAAAATAAAAATGAATCATAAATCCGTAAAAGAAAGTGCAGGTGAAAAAGAACTTGGCTCGTGTTAAGGTAACTATAAACAAAAAGGGTTATATTCCTGGTTTAGGTCAAGGACCAATTAGAAATCCAATTCTTATTACTAAGGATCATTGCGATCAATTAATTAGACTTGGCTATCCAGTTAAAATCATTAATATTCCCTTAAAAAAAATTATAAAAGAAGAGATTGTTGCTCCTTTTACCCCTTATCTCAAAAAAGAAGAAGTAAAAGTTGCTAAACAAGAAGTTGTTCAGGAAACTAAACAAGAAAAAATTGAAGAAATAGTTACTGAAAATACTGTAGAAGTTCAAGAAGAACCTGCAGTAAAAGAACTTGTTAGTGAAGATTCAGTAATAGAAAATGAGGAAAAAGTTGTTACTGAAGAGGAAGAATCTATTTTAGTAGATGATCCTGATTTAAGTGCAGGTGCTTACTATAATGAAGCTTTCCTTACTTCTAAAGCATTATGTAAAAAGATTCTGTCCAATAGACAGATTCAATATGAAGACAGTGCTTCTTTCGTTCTATTAAAGAAATTAGTTTCTGATTCTAATCCTGAAGTAGAATTTGTAGAAGAATAATTCATAAAAATAAACTCATATACCTATATATAGGTATATGAGTTTATTTATTTTAAAATATTTAGATCCTGTCTTTTATAGTTAGATTAGGTTCAACATTTAAAATATTACACCAAATTTCAAAAGTTTTCCAAGTCATATTAGGTCTTGTTGAAAGTCCATAGAAAAGATTATAACCTATACTATCTGTTTCAACTGCTTCATAAATATCAGCCATTGTTAAAGAAATAGAATTAATCTTTTCTTTAATAATTCTTACCATAGGATCATCATCATTATAGATAGCAAAATTTAATACTTCTTCTCTTTTGATTCTCTTTTTATTATCTAATTTTCTTTTTTCTTTAGATATAGAAGATTTCTTTACAGAAATTTTTCCACTATTAGTACTAGTCTTTTTACTAACAGTTTCCATCTTTCTTATATTAGACAATATAGAATTCAAATTTGTTCCTTCATCTTTTTTAACTATATCATCTTCAGTAATTGTAGATTTACCTACTGTAATAAATCTTCCATCATCTTTTAGATAAAGTCCAACCAATTTTGGTTGTTGACTCTTAATATATTTTCCCCTATAAATAAAAATCTGGTCATTTACAACGTATGCATCACCTTTAACGACTGAATATTCATCAAATTCATCGTGTAACTTTATAAATTTATCATCAACTTTTACATGCTGTATTTGATTCATAATTACTTTCCTTCCCTTTATTCATCTTTATCGCTAGAAACTTTTTTAAAGTTTCGTTTCTTACCACTACTTATTTTTCCACCAGTACCATAACTATATTCTACTGGCATCATTTCCATATTTTCCAATTCTAATGCATGAGCAATCTGTTGCATATATGCCATTTGTTTTAAATGTTGAGAAGAAGATAAAAGATCAAAATTATTTATAAAATAAGTAATTCCGTATAAATCTTCATCCGTAATTGTAGTATATAGATTTTCATCATTAAAAAAGATAGTAACACCTTTAGTATATTTACTACTTATCTCATCTTCATTATTAATTACATCAAAAACTATACTTATAGAATGACCACCAACTAGATTATTAATCTTTATTACATAATCTTCATACTCTGGTTTTAATACTATAACACCATCGTCAAATGTATCAAATGCATCATCTAAATCTTCAACTACAGTATTAAATGCATTTCGTATTTTCATTATGTGCTGATAAGAACTATAAATTTCTATACCTTTATTAGATTCATCATCTTTACATGAAAAGACTAAGAAATCAGAACTTTCCATGTAAAGACTTCCAACATAGTTATAATTAGTGTATTTGTTACTCTTATAGCAATTTTCTTTAAAACAATCTATCCTATTTCCATTTTTTGAATTTCGTCTTCCTAAAACAACTGTATTCTTAATGGAAAAGTTTTTAGAAGGTCTTAGAATTAATTCTTCAATTTTTTCTAGATTACCGAAATTCATTAGTATTTCCTTTCTTTACATCATAATTTGTAATCTTTTGTTTTATGTTTTGTCTGACAAAACATAACTCTTTTTTGCAACTTTTTGCATGAACCTATTACGAATTTTACTATGATTTCGGCATTGTTTAAAACCATTATCTGTTAATTGAATGAAGTACTTTTTTACTCCTTCTTTATATCTAAGTCTACCAGAAAGTTGTTCCATTAATACTGCTGATGAAACACTAACTGTATTGATCACTATACATAGATCATCTACATCTACGCCTTTACCAAAACCTTTTAAAGTAGTAAGGATTAATTGATTATCTAATTCTTTATCTCTTTCAGATTTTGCAACTAAACCACAAAATCTTCCTACTTTAATCTTTCTCGCTTTTTTTGTTTCATTATTGATAAAGATAGATTTAGAAAAATCATCATATAGTTTTTCAATCATGTTGTTACAATTTACAACTATAGCTATTTTCTGTTCAGGATCTTTATTCCATAAGTCATTTAAAAGTTGTTTTAACATTTTGAAGTACTTATCATATTTTTTATTTAGTAGATAGTCATTATAACGATTACTATCAAATCCATGTGCATTAGACATATTGAGTTCTTCATAGTCAGTAGGGTGTGTATTCCATAAATACTCAATATACCTAATATACTTTTCATTTCTAGATTCAGTTAAACCAAATGTAACAACACCATCGAATAAACGACTATATACTTCTTGTTCATTGTAATTACTTCTAGCAGGGGTTGCCGTTAGATAGATAGTATTTTTAACATCAGTATTGATATCAATGTAGAAAATGTTTCTCCATTCAACATGTGCTTCGTCAAAAATCTTATCACCAATACCTATTTTCTGGAATAGGTCATTCAATAATTCCCAATTACCATCACAATAAGAATCTAATGTTCTATGACTAGCTAGGTATACTTTATATGGATTATTAGTCTGTCTCATTAGTTTCTTTATAGTAGCACTGCCAGAAATTGTAAACATTTCATCATCTTCAATGTTTGTAAATTTCTTAAAAGATTCTTTCCATTGGTTTAAAATCTTATCATTATCAACTATAATAATTGGAATTCGTCCAGACTTAGTTACATAGTTTATGGCTGTATAGGTATTATGAGTTACAATATAGTTAGAAGTAAGATATAGATGATCTGGATTATCTACTTTAATACAAAGCATTTCTTCTTGATTATCCATTTTTTCAACAGAAGTAATAGCTATATAGTCATAATCTCTTCTTTTAATTTCATTTTTGTGTTTTTCAGCAATAGCCACTTTTCTTGGTATAGAAAAAAGTCTAGTCTTTTTATAATTTGGAATATTAACATGAATTACATAGCATTTATAATCTTTTCTATTTTTTCTAGTATCTTCAGAAATAGTAGCTGATAAACCCAATGAAATTAAAATTTCTTTTACATCTTCTGCTAATTTTTTAGATATAGTATAATACTTAACATGACATCTTTCATTATCTCCAATATATCCATCGGTATCAAATAATCCTTGAATTAATTGATAACGTTGTTCAATACTTGCAGTTTTATAGATATCTGGAATGTACTTATTATCAGATTTATATCCAATTAGGCTGAAGTTATCATTTTCAAAAACGTCTTTAGTTCTAATATATTTATAGTACGTATGACTATCTTCTGAAAATAGCTTTTCTTTCATTTCAAATTTATAACTATAATTAGAATCATGGTATTTAAATGGTTTACAATCTAATATATTAGCTACTTTTTCTACAATAAATTCATCTTTTGCACTTAATGTTAATGCTTTTTCAGTAAGACATCCATCACCAATAAAACAACCTAAAATATAAGGATCAACGGGTAGAGTTATTTCTGGATATTCAACTTCGCCATTCATAGGAATCCAATGATTATATCTACCTTGTTTATTAAGAATACCCTTTGACATAATTTCACTAAGAGGAATAGTTTTTTCTTTGATAACTCTTTTCTTAGTATCATTATCAATAGATGCATACTTAACAGTCCATAGATGATCATCATTACAATATGTTACTCGACCATCACTTAATTCAACCTTATAATTATTCAGTTTTCCTCTTCTAAAAATTCCAGTAACTTCTGTAGGTTTACCATTTCTATCAAATACATAATCACCTACATTTAAATCACCTAATTTTTTGAAACCATTAGGAGTAGGAATAATAGTGTTAATTGGTTGTGCTTTCCCATCGCCTGGTTTCAAACATAGGAATTTCTGAGTTTCATTCTTGAATTCAGAAAATTTACCCTTACCTAAGAGATATTCAATACTTTCTTTTTGTATATCGCTTCTAGGTTGTACTGTTAGTTTTAGTTTCATGTATTTACAAGGTTTTCCACTTAAATCATATTCTAGTTCATGATTAGGAAAATAGTACATTAGCTGAGTTAACTTAATACCCTTGTGAATATACATGATTTCATTTTCTTCGTCTTCTTTATAAGCAAACCAACTTATATAGTTTCCACCATTTTTTGTCTTTTGCCATACAGATAGTTTCTTTTTGAAGTCAACATAATTACCTTTTTTATAATCATGTATTACTATACTAGATGTTAGTATCTGTATTTTATACACAAATGTTTACCTCCATTTCTATAGAATTTCTATCTTTATAATATATATTTCTAGTTTTTTTTAATAAAAAAAAGAAATGAGAGTATGGAATAAAATCCATACTCTCATTAGTTTGTAATAACTTAGAAACCACCACAGAAGTATGTAGTAGTACCTAAAATTTCATCATAGTACTCGGCATAGGTATAAGTACCTTGTCTAGCACCAGATTGGCCTAAGATATCTTTAGGAAGCATTCGATTACCATTAATTAAAAGATCTTTAGCAATTTCAATGCACCATTCAAAAGGTTCTGCGTATTCACCCTTATAAGCCCAAGGATACTGATAAGGACCATTGTGAAGAACATCATATACTGTGTTGGGGTACAGATCACTATCTACTCGATTAAGAACAACACATCCAACATAGTTACGTGCATATTCAGGTATCCATTCGCAACCCATTTCTTTAGTAATAGCCATTGCCAACCAATAGATATCTTCTTCAGTATAGTTAACACTGTTACAATCAGCTAGATAATTACCATTAATCCAACCAATAGTATTATTTTTGCAAACTTTATACCAAACATCATTATTAACTTTAATAGCACCTAGATAGGTTACACTAGTTCCCTTGTTCAACTGAGTTACAATATCAGAAGAAACATCATGATCAGATCTCATATTTACATTGTCAGTTGTAAAATATTTTACATCTTTCTTCATAAAATAAGAATTCATATGGTCACTTTCAAATAGTTCTTTCCAAGAATTATAGTTAGTAAAGTAATACGTTCTACTATATGCACTATTACACATAGTTTCAATTTTCTGATTGCGACACTTTTCGTATTCTTTTGCTCCTTTGAAAGAATTATTCATAGGATCGAATAATGATTTTTCAATAAGTTCTGCATAGTTTATATCACTTTTAAAATATACATCTTCTTTTTTATCTATCTTGTTAGCATTGTCTTGTACATTATTTAAAAGCTTTCCATCTTCTTTCTTTTCATAGAAAGAAATTTCAAATAGCTTTTCCCAAGATGTATATTCCGTAAAATAGCTAGTTTTTGAATATTCGGTATTGTTACCAAGATATTCAATTTTTTGATTACGAAGTCTTTCATATTCCTTTGCTTGTTCAAATGATTCTGCAGTTTTTACTTTAGAACATTCAATAATCAAAGCAGCATAATCAGCCTTCATATCAAATTCCATTTTTTTGCTAACATCAAAATTAGAATCATTACCATTAGCGGAAACAAAGCTACTTGTGATAATTACAATGAAGCAAACAACCATTGCAAAAGAGATTACCTTTCTTAGAATAGTGTTTTGCTTTTTTTGCTTTTTCATAAGTTAAACTCCTTTTTCTTATTTAGTATAATCATAATTTTTTATTTAGTTGTATTTATATAAAAGGAAACAAATTTTCCTGTATCTTCTAAATTTTGTAAAAATGGTGCATAAAGATTTGTTTGTTAAAAGTTAAAAGTAATGGAAGTATTAGAGAAATCTCTAATACTTCCATTATAAAACTTACTTTCCTTCAGCTTCAGAAGTTACTACTTCTTCATTCTTAGCATTATTCTTATTGTTGAAAGAAATGAGAGTATCAACCTGATCTCTGCTAAGAGTTCTATTGACAAATGCATTAAATGCTTTCTCATTCAGTTCACAACCAGCTGCCTTGGGATGACCACCGCCACCAAAGTTTGCTGCAATTTTAGCGAGATTAGGACTATCAAAGATAGTTCTGAAATTAACACTATTATGAATCATGTCAATGATAACAATGAAAGACAGATTCTTATTCATAATGTTAAGTCTGTTACCAATTTCACTAACATCTCTATCAGCATAGGTAATACCGATATCGTATACTTCACCATCAAAAGGATACTGAATGGTAGTCAGATTAGCATTTCTGTCATAAATTGCCATTGTGAGATTTCTCTTAAGAAGTTTGAGATTAGAAATGTCAAAATTGCTAAACAACTTATCAAACTGTCCAGTAATATAGTTATCAATCTTCCAGAGAGTTCTATCACGTCCAAATTCCTTGAAGTACATATTGAGTTCTCTAGCAGTATCGTTAATTACTTCAAATGTATTAGGATTCTGCCACTTATAGAGATCCCAAGAATCAATGAGATCAACAATTTCAGAAAGCTTAGCAGTATTAACTTCCTTATAGTCATACTCATCATTCTTTTTATCGATCAACAACTTGATCTTGTTGTACTCATATTCATGGCTAGAGAAGTAGTTGAACATAAGCTTAGTGGCACAGATTTCCTTACTAAAGTTATATACGATATTTCCTTTCTTAAAGAAATTAAACTGTGCTTCGGACTTAAAATGATGATCAAAGTACATAACAGGATAACCATCAATAGCAAGCTTGTTCAGTGCTTCCATATTGCTCATTTCGAGATTTAGGTCTGCTACAATCAGACAATCATGGTTCTTATAACCTTTCTTACAGAAACTTTCAATTTCCTTATTTACTTCATTATAATTGACGTAATGTGCATCTGCCATATTCAGAAACACAGAAGCTACCTTTCCACAACCATAACCATCGAGGTCATTGTGGAACAGACCAAATACTCTACCATTCTTCATCTTGTTGTTAATTTCATTCATAGTTGTCTGATTCATAGTAATTAAATCTCCTTTAAAAATGTATTACTTATGATGTATATGTAGTATTATAGAATTTACACATCATACAAAGTCATTATATATATTTAAAAAATACTTTATTACAATTTTTATCTATTAGATATTGAGTAATCTGTTAAATGCAGCTCTCTTTACAATATTTAAGAAAGGTTCAGTATTTACATAAAACATATCTCTAAAGTGTAAGAATGTTTCTGGAAATAGATCATTTCTATTATTCAGAGAGAATCTTGTATTGTTATCAAACTTGAAATTGATAGTTTCAATCATAGCATCTTTATCGAAACTAATATAGCATTCTTCTTTTTTAGTAGCCTGTTTTACATAGTTAGTTAAAAAATCTAAAAATTCACTTCTAGATAATTCTCTATCATACTTCATTGTATTTAGATACATCATCTTAAAGTAGTTTTCTAAAACTCCTAATTGATCTCTCATTTCTTCTTTTTCATAGAAATTCAAAGATATTTCTTCAGCAGTAGCCCAATTACTATCTAATGTGGTCCAACTAATACCATTATTTACAACTAAACTACCACTTGATGTAGTTCCAATAGAACCTATTGTACAATTGCTTGAATCTACTGTTGTCGTATCAATATCACCAACATATGTCATTAATGCATTTAAAGAATTTAAAGAATCTACAGTACCACAGTTAGAACATCCTGTAGTGCTATCTAAATCATAAGTAGATAGATTATTAAAATTAGAATACACTTGATTTTCATACATATTTCTATTTCCTCACTTTCTTTAGTTTGCAGTCATTATTTTATCAAAGAATTTTTTCTTTAGAAAATTGATTAATTCTTTTTCATTAACACAGTATTTATAAGCAACTCCATATGGATTATTGTAATAATCATAGCATATGTCATTAAGATTAGGTATACGAATAAGAAAATCCTTTAGATCAAAAAATTTATAGTCTAGAGTTGTTTTTGCTATTGAGAATCTATACTGGTTGCTATAATCCACAAACCAGAATTTAGTATCGTATTCACTACCAAATTTCTCTGCTAAAAATCCACTTAATTCATCATCACTATAAAAAAATTTGTCATACTTTTCTTTGTTTTCTAGATAGTAAAGGTTAGTTGCTTGTTGAAAGTTTGACTTATTTAATTCAAATTCTAAATTAGATATTCTTTCTAAATTAGCAGATATTGCACTTCTTAACTCGTTTATCTCATTTTTAATAGGATTATAACAATAATCATCTAAATCACCAATATTTCTTTCTATTCTATCTGTAATTGTTTTTATATTGTATACTTCTGATTGTAAACTATAGAATTCACATTCTAAACGTTCAATACTCATATGTATTTTGCACCATCCTTATAAAAAAAATTTGTAGAATAAGTATGTTTTATATACTTATTCTACAAATTTTTAATTAGTTAAAATATAACTCATCTAAAATGGATACACCATTCTTAGCATAAAGATCAGGTGATTGAATCTGTTTTTTCAAGTGTTCAAAACTCAAAGATACAGCAGAAGAAGGAGACTGGAAAATACCATCAGAAACTTTTAGAATCTGATAGTCTTCTTCATTATCAAATCTTTCAGGTTTCTTAGTTAGATCATTAACATCTCTACAAAGTTCTCTTAGAATTAGTTCTGCATGAACTGCATTTAGACCAATATCACCTTCATTGAGTAGTTCTAGGAACTTATTAACCATTTCATCAATGTTAGTAATACCTAGATGGTCAGAACTTTCAATCAAGTCAATGATAGCCTGTAGAGAAGTAGATAGCTCGTTATTTTCAAGATTGAATGTGAAAATAGCATCATTAATGTTGCATAGAGACTTAATACTCATTGTAATCTTGTTATTAGAATCTCTTACAGGATTAGTTTCAATTAGTTCACCAATAGTTTTAGATAAGACTAACTTAATAGGAGGTTCTATAACAATTTCATTACCCATACGATTTCTAATTGCAAACTTAGAAATAGTTAGATTGTTATCTTCATCTCTATCTAAGTCGTCATCATCAATTACAAAATAACCACCATTTTTCTCTTTATCAGTATCAATATAGATAGAACCCTTATCTACAATACAATATTGTAACATTTCTTCAGGCCAATCTATAACGTCTGAGGCAGTAGTCTGCAAGTGCTTAGCTGATAATAATTTCTGAGTCAACTGTTCTGTAAGTTCTAGTTCTGCTACAATACCGATATGAATGTCACTGTTTACATTAGCTAGATCGCCATAACAAGTACGACAGACATTACCATCCTTACATTTACACTTGATAGGACTACGGAACTTTAGAACTTGTCCAATTTTGTCCTGATGAATCTTAGTATCAAATCTTTCTAGATATCCTTCATTTTCATTTAGGAAGTATCTTAGATTATAACGACTTGCAGTATCTTTGGAATCAATTAGGACTTCTGCATACTCATCAGTATCACAATCTTCTTCTTCAGATAGAGTTGTATCAATAAGTAGTAGAGATAGCTTTCGTGTAAGATATCCTGATTCTTTTACTCGCTTATGACTAGTTATCAAGGCTTTTCTTGCTAGAATAGAGACAATGAAAAAGTCAGTGATGTTGTTTAAACCCTTTAGATAGTTAGCCTGAATTACATAAGGAATCAAGTTACCATCTAAGTCAGCCTTTAGAGCAATTGTAGAGATTATTTCTTTAAACTGCTTTCTGTTAATACCTGTCTTAGCATTAAAATAAGGTTTAAAACAAGTTTCTTCAACTTCTAGAATATCCATCAATTCATCGAATTCCTTATTAACGAATTCTTCAATTTCAGAAAAGTCTAAACCACTTGGTACTTCTTCATCTACTAATTCACTGAATCTCTTATTGGTACTATATAGATGAACTAGATCATGTAAACTAATAGTACTACCAGAATATACATTGAACTTACCAGATAAATCAGATAGATGATTGATAGATTCCTTAATTGATAGATTTAGTTTGTTATAGTATTCCTTATCTGTGATTTCTAGTTCATTAATGACATGATTGATGATGTCGTTATAGTATCCAATTAGAGAATTTTTACTAAAATTCTTAATCTTGTCTAATACTATAAAGTCATTACTTGGCATTTCTCCTAGATTTACAAATGGGATGAGAAGAATCATTTGTGTGATTAAGTTGGCTAAACTACATTCATACACTTCATTATTTAGTGAGAATGTAACCTTAATCTTTCTTCTTTTGTAAATCTCTAGTACTTTCTTTTCGTATAGTTCTAAGTGTGAGTAAAAACTATCTTTATCAGCTATTAGTTCATTTAGATTAATAGTTTTCTTTGCCATATGCTTATTAGTAAACCTCCCTTTATGAATTAATAGATGTTTTATAATCCATCTTAGTATCATTATATATAAATGAAACTAAAGTAAAAAATCATACTAACTGGCATTAATAAACCAGTTAGTATGATAGTGTTTTTTGTATTATTTTTAAATAAAAGAAGTGAATTACTTAGAAACCTTGGGTTTGTTAGGAGTACCCTTAGTACCGCCAACACCTTCTGCAGGAGTCTTAACAACAGTATTGCTGTTCTTTCTAGCATCTTTTAGAGCCTGCTTTGCAACTTTCTTAGCACCAGAAGCATACTGCTTGTTAATCTTAGCAATTAGCTTCTTACGTAGACGAGAAACTTGAACCAGTTTCTTATAGTCAGAACTACCAGCCTGTCTAGCAGCAGAAATAGCAGCCATAGACTGAACCATGTTAGCATACTGTTTATCAGTTAGCTGTCTCTTCTTTCCCTTAAGGGTAGAACTCTTAGTAACAGAAACAGCTTCATCATAGATAGAGTAATCATCAGCGATTTCAGCATAACCACTTTCCTTTAGCCATTCAACAATAGCTTCATAGTCTTCCTGCATGATTAGCTGCTCTTCAACTTCCTCAGAAGTTAGCTTCTTATTTACATTCTTGTAATCATCAAGTAACATATGTTTACACCTTTCTTTCTTTGAAAATTTGTAGTTTATAAAAACTATAAAGAATTCGTATAGACTTTATTAGATTGTTTTTATATTTTAAACCTTTATAGAATACTAGATTTTTGTTCTCAGGATCATAGAAAAAGTTTCATTATTTACAAGTAAAGAACTTATAAAAATCCATGAATTCCTTTAAAGGTTGTTTTTCATTTTTGATATCGTCTTTTTTAAGAGTTTCTTTAGCTTCATCAGATGATTTGTTATCAATAATGGAAGCATCCTCTTCTTCATCTAACATAGAAGAATCTTCTTGTGCTTTAGATGCATTAGCAGCAGCTTTTCTTTCAGCAATTTCAGATGCTTTTTTCTGTATATATTCATCTTTAGCCATAGTTATTTCTTTTTTCATTTGACCAGCATGAAATCTAGCGTTTTGCATATGAGTTTGTTGAGAATTAGCTAGTTCTCTAGTAGTGTTAGCTTGTGCTTCAGGAGTAGTTTCACCTTTAGTTTCGCCAGCTTTAGCATCTAATTCAGTAGGAGCTTTATCTCCTGCTTCATCTAAGTAAATCCATTTTCTAGCCATAACTTATATAGTCACCTACTTTCTGTAGAGTTAATTCAATTATCAAATATATATAATTGTTTGAAGAGATAATACTTTATTCAAGAAAGGAGAATTGTTATGACTAACAAAGAAATTATAAAACGATTTAAGTTTGAATTAGATATAGGAATCTTTAAAACAGTAGATAATCCTGTTGGAGATTGTTTAATATGGTTTTATCCTGAATTTGATAATAGAAATCTAGTAGATGTTTTAAGAAAATTGGGTTATACAATAAACGTTAGATATATAGATCACGTTATAATAGTTGTAAATACTAAAACTAAAATAGTTAATGAATTGAAACCATATAGTGATAAACGTTTTAACTATTATGGTAAACAACTAGAATTAGATAAAGATATTAATCCATTACCAGATTACATCAATCAATATGATAGAAAGGGGAAATATGTTTCATATGACTAATAAACAAATTGAGAAACGATTTCTATTTGATTTAAATACTAGTGTAAAATATAAATCTAGTCCTATTTTTGAAAATGATAAAGAAAAACCATTTGCTATGGATATTATTGGATATGAAAAAGAGATTATTTTTGAAGTACCTAAATACAAAAATAGGAAGAAATTAGTAACTTTATTAAGTCTGTTTAATTATAGTGGTTCTATAGACTATTTTGTAGATGAAGGAGATCAAGATTGCTATTGGTCTGATAAGGAATTTAATAATAATGACTTTAATAATGAACTTTTTATAAATGATGAGCTGTGTAAAACTATTAAAATCTATCCTGAAAGAGAAAAGTTTTATATTCCCTCATGTACATATGGATATGAAAGTCCTTATTATAATCAGCTTCCAAACTATATAGAGGAGTATGAAATTAATAATGACCAATGAACAGATTGAAAAACGATTTGAATTTGATTTAGCAATGGGAGTTTTTAAACCTGCATATGAAGGTGATCCTAATATAATAAGCTTTGAATGTAAGAATATACATAACTTTAAGAAAAGACTTAAGTTCTTTGTAGTATTAAAGAAATTAGGTTTTACTCTAATGAAAGGAAAAGGAATTCCTCGTGTATCAAATATCGTAATTCATATTTCTTTAGAAACTAAGCAAATTGATACACGTTATAGTTTTAGTTATTATCCATATAGTTATGAATGTATTAATGAAATTCCTAGTTACATAAAGGGATACTCTTTAGAGAATATAAAAACGAAAGGAATGTTCTAAGTGACTAATGAACAAATTGCAAAAAGATTTTTATTTGAATTAAATATGGGAATGTATAGAATTTGTCGTGATGGACTTATATGTTTTAAATCCAACTATAAAAATCCTAGAAAATACATAATCAAACTAACAAAATTACTAAAGGATTATTCAGAATATGTGGAATTTTTACCACCAGAAATAGAAGAACATTATAAAACATATAGTAATTATATCGCTAGTAATAGAGTGCTTATAATCAATACTAATGTAAAAAAATTTCATCATGAATCCTATGAACCTTGGTTTACAAGAAATAGAGATAATATAATCCCTGATTACATAGTAAAATACGATCATAGATTGGAGGTTAAAAATAATGACTAATCAAGAAATTGAGAAAAGATTTTTGTTTGATTTAGAAATGGGTAGATTTAAACAATATTCTAATTTTGTAATTTTTAGAAATATGTCTTTCTTAGATGAAGCTGTAATGACAAAATTGCTTAAAAATATTGGTTATAAAAAAGATTATAATCTTTTTATGTATTTTAATAATATGAGTCATCAAGTATCTAGAGGAAAAACTACAATTACTATTAATAAGGAATCTAAAATATATCTTGCACCATATACTGTTATGGTTTCTTCTGATGAACATATGGGGTATATTAATGAAATACCTGATTATATAATAATGGGGTATAAACTATGACTAATAAAGAAATAGAAAAAAGATTTCTATTTGATTTAGAGATGGGATTATTTAAATCACTTGCTCATGAGCATTATGGTACTACGTATAACAAAAAAACATACTCGTTTTATAGTAGTACTAATTTAAAGATTTATAACCTATGTGAGTTATTAGATAATATTGGCTATAAACATAAAAATCCTAGTATATATGAATTAGTACCTAATAAATGTATATCAATTACAGTTTATCCATGTAATAAACGTTATGAAATTGGTTATACTCATAAACTCATTATGAATGAAATTCCTGAATATATAAGTAATTACCAATACTATCTTAATAAGGAATAAAGTACTATGACTAATGAGTATATTGAAAAAAGATTTAACTTTGATCTAGAAATGGGAATGTTTAAAATCATTCAAAAAGAAAATTGTGCTTACTTTGAATGTAAATACAATAGCTATCATAAATGGATAAACAAGTTTACAAAAGTTCTATTAAAAAATGGATACAAAGAAATTGTAGCTGATGAAAACGAATACAAATGTTTTTATTATAAGTGTTATCAAGATTATAAAAGTTCATGTAATATTATTAAGATCTTTATGGAAACTAAGGAATTTAAGCTATATCAAAAATGGAGAGTAAACATGTTTTATAGATATGAAGGAATGATTAATGAAATTCCAGAATATGTAGGTTACTATAATCATAAGATTGAGGTTAATAGTAATGACTAATGAAGAAATTGAAAAAAGATTTTTATTTGATTTAGAAATGGGAAGATTTGATATCTATACTAATACACAGGGTGTTAGAGAAATAAGATTTATTGTTTCTAGATATCTAATAAGAAAATTTATGACTCTATTAGAAAATCTTAACTATTCTTATAAAGAATGGCATAAGTGTTTTATAGATGTTAATGATAGATTGATAAGAATATTTCTAAATTCAAAAAAGTTTTGGATTCAGGATGTAAATACTCATGTTAGATATGAATGTCTTAATAGTACACCTAATTATATAAAGGAGTATATGATATGACTAACGAACAAATTGAGAAAAGATTTCTATTTGATTTAGAAATGGGTAGATTTAAGAAATATATCTATAATGATTTTGAATCTTATTTATTTAATGGTAATGAAATAGTTAAAATGATAAGAATTTTAAAGAGAAATAAATACAAATATAGAGGAGATAAAAAATATAAGAATAATGGTATTGCTAATGTTTTAAAATCTAATAATCTTCTCATACAGATTTATAATTCACGTAAAGAGTATTTTATTTATAGTATTAGTAGTGTTTTAAAATGTAATTTAGATGATTATATACAATCAATGCCAGATTATATTGAAAATTTTAAATTAACACATTGGTATGACATAAATCTATATAAATGGGTGCATTAATTCAAAAAAGTTCCATCTAAAAATTCATTACATAAAGAAAGGATGTGGTTTTTCTATATGGCTGATATTGCTAATAGCACTTTCGTACAAAAGTATAAGCGAGATATGTTAGCTACTTTAACAAAACTAAAACCAGATACACCAATAGAAGAATTAGAAGCTTTAATTGATGAACAAATAACAAATAATGAAAAACTAAACTCAGATGAGAATAACATAAAACTAGTTAACAACTATGAAAAAGTTGAGAATGAATGTACTCTACTAGATATCTTAGATTTTTATGAGAATAAAAATCCTATTATGACTGGTTATGGAGTTATGTTCAAGCAGCATGAAAAAGCAATTAACTTAAATGCTGACTTTGTTAGTTGGTTGATGTCTGAACGTAAAGTAGCGAAGAAAGCACAGTTTGCAGCATTAAATGAGGGTGATATAGCGAGAGAATCATTCTATGAAATGATGCAGAAGACTTTTAAACTACTGAATAACTCGTACTATGGAGCCACGGGTGAGAAAAATAGTCAGTTCTATAATCCAGTGATACCCGCCTCGGTAACTTATACTGGCTATGCTATTATTACTACTTCAATTCTAGCATTTGAATCTTTCTTAAGTAATAACGTTCATTATGACAATTTCAATGATCTATGTATTTACATTAACAATTGTCTAGAGAATACAAATAAGAATATGAAAATTCTAAAGTATCTAGATAGTGATAAAGTAAAAAAGAAGCAGGATTTATTGAATAAACTAATGGAGGTTATTGATGTTCCATTAAGTAAAGATGAAAAATCTGCATTGAAAAATCTGATTAATGGATTAGATAGAGAGTCTGTAAATCGTGTTTACTATAAGAATAACATCTATGAATTTTTAGAAAATGAAAAAGTTAAGTGTTATCTAGAGAATATTTTACAGTATGAGATTATTGATCCGAATGAGATTAATGATGACACTAAGAAAAATCTAGATAATCTATGGGACTTGCTAGAAGAATTTGTAGTATATGACTATCAGTATTGGAATAGAGCTGAAAGAGCTTTCAATATGGAAAGAAGTACTATTCTGACAGTGGATACTGACTCTAATTTCCTTAATTTGGATCCATATGTAAAATGGGTACACAAGACTATACAGTTACCAGATTCAGATAAGTTAATGTACAGTATTCCTAACTCAGCAATTCTATTCCTAGCTAAATTCATTCAGAAAGAATTGAATAGACTTACCGCTAACTGTAATGTAACTGAAGTTAAGCAGCCAATTATCAATATGAAGAGCGAATTCTTGTACTCCCGACTCATGCTTACACGAAACAAGAAGCAGTACGCAGGACAGTTAGAACTACAAGAAGGTAATATCAAACGTAAGATTGACATGAAAGGTATGTCGATTAAGAAAGCAAATGTCAATAACAGAACTAGAAAAGTATTTACTGATCTAATTGAGAAAAAGATTCTTAATGCAAAAGAAATCAATATCGCTGAAATTCTAGGTATCTTTAAAGCATTTGAAGATGAGATTAGAACTTCTCTACAGAATGGTGAGATTACTTTCTTAACTCCTGGTAAGTGTAATGATTTCGATTCTTATAAGAACGTATATCAAGTAGCAAGTGCTAGAGGAAGTATAATTTGGAATAAACTAAATCCAGATAATACAATTCAAACACCTGCAAAGGTAAATCTACTAAAACTATCTATCAACGATATTTCTGATTTAGAACCTATTTATGAAACAGAGATGTTTAATACAATTCAGACAGAAATTTTTGGTGATGAAAAGTTAGCTCATTATGGAATGACTGCTATTTGTATGCCTAAGTCTGTAACTAAGATTCCAGATTGGTTGATCCCATTTATCAACTATGAAGATATCATTGATGATAACATTCGTGTTGGTAATCTACTATTAGAGAGTTTAGGTATTAAGCTGATGCAGTATAACAACAAAGAGTATTATTCAACTTTTGTTAGTTTCTAAAATGTTAAAACAGTTTCTAAACATATATAATACATTTAGAAACTGTTTTAATAATTCTTTATAAAAAACAGTTAAAAAACCAAAATCACAAGGAGGACAAAAACAATGGCAGTAACTAGAGGTAGTAATAACAACAATAGAAACAATAATGATAGAGAAAAAGTAACATATGCTTGGGGTAATAGTGGTCCTAACTACTGGCAGAAGGAAAATGGTACTGTCCTACAGTCTTCTCTAAGAAAGGCAGAAAAGTCTAACAACTATGAACTAATTCTAAAGATTCAGCTTCTAGATGACGAAGGTAAGTTCATGAAGAATGAAGAAGGTAACTATGCAAATGGTTATTTTAACTTCTCTGCTAATGAAATTGCTAGAGTAAGATTTCAGCTAGAACAGATGTTCCCTGCTGAAGATATGGATACTGGCAGTATTGGTGGTATTATCATCAATCATATTTCTTCTCAGACTAACAATGGTTCTCAGTTTGAAATTGTTGCTGAAGAAGAAGGTGTATTTGTTTACATTTCCTATGTTCAGAATGGAGAAATTGTTGATGAGTATAAGCATCTTCTGTCTAATGATCAGACTCTAAGATACTATAATGCTGAAGGTGAAGAAGCTGAAGAAAATGTCAACATGGACATTGTTTGTATGAAGCAGCTGTTTGAAAGTGCTTATGCTCTAGTATCTGGTCTAGTTGATTCCGCATTTGAAGCAAATGGTTTTAGTATCAATGGTAGAACTGAATCTAAGTCTGGTGGTAAGGTCACTGGTGGTCTAAATCGTAAGGTACGTAGTACTCTTGGTGCTAAGAGAGCTGAGACTATTTCTGAGGATGATGAAGAGGAAGCTACTCCTAAGAAGACTACTAAGAGAGCATCTTCTAATCTAACTAAGGCATCTAATATGAAAGCATTACTGGAAGATGATGAGGAGGATGAATAAGAACTTCCTTTCTTTTTCAGTAGTGAAGACAATCCTTATTAAAGAATAAATATATAAAGGACTATTTGTATTCAACAAATAGTCCTTTATTTTTTATATAAAGAAGGTATAAAGAATGATTTTTAATGATAGAGAAATTAAACCCTATAAAATAATTGAAACTCCACAAGAAGTTGCAAATAGAACTGGTAAAGAACCTAAAGTATTAGTAACTGATTTTGATGATACGTTAGCTTTGTCAACATCTAGACAAATAAGATTAATACTAGATTCTAAGAATATTGAAACATATTCTAAGTATCTAGATTTACGTCAATTTTCTGATCGTTTCTTACTTGATAGAACTGAGTACTATACTTGTAATTGGTTAAAACGAAAAGATGTAGAAAAAGTTCCTGAAGAAATTATTCATGAAGTTACTGATTTCTTCAATGTTCCAAATTTTTACGATGATGTAAAACCTACTAAGTTTGCAACTGCATTAAAGAGTTATCTAATGCAAGATTACTGTGATAAGATTTATATTGTATCACATTGTTTATCAGAAACAGCTATTAATGGTAAGCTAAAATGGATTGCAGATTTTTATAAAGATTGTAGTCCAGAAAAGATAGAATTTATTCCTACGGATGATACGAGAAAGTCTATTCCTATTAATGATTTAGGAATCAAATGGGATATCTTTGCTGATGATAGATTAGAGTGCATTTATGATATGGTACTTTACGCTCAAGGTTTTGGAAATGAAATTCTAATTCCTAGGTGTGGTTATAACAGACCTAATGAAAGATTTACCAATATGGTAGAAAAGTTTAATCTACAGACTTTTTATATGGATATTCTATAAAAACTAATAAAGATGATAGAGTAACTTAGCTCTATCATCTTTTTTTGTCAATTTTTATAAGCTAAAACAATCCATTATAAAAAACATCATAAAAGAAAGGAGGATGTTTTCTTTGAAGATAGATATTTGTAATCTTGAAAAATTCATAAAAGTAAACAATCTTCAAGAAGTAACTAATCCTATTAGATTTGACCAAGGTTGGTATCCTACCGATGATGGTTTACTATCATATAAGATTTTCGGACAAGTTGGCTCATATGATAGAAAGACTATTTTTGGTTATATCGATTTAAAAGGACATTTTTTACATCCTTTATTCTATCAACGTTTATCTAAGATGAATCGAAATTTCATTAGAGTTATAGATGGTTCTGGGTATTTTTCTATCAATGAAAAAGGTGAACTAGTTGCTGATAATGAGAATGGTAATACTGGTATTGACTGGTTATATGACAATTTCAAGAAATTGAAATTCAAAAAGTCTGGTAGTGGTGAACGTGATAGAACTATAGACTTGCTTAACACAATGGATATAGATGAGATATTTGTTAAGTATTGGCTTGTAATTCCGGCATATCTAAGAGATTCCAATATACAAAAACTAGATCATGGTAAAGTTTCTGAAGATGAGATTAACAAAATGTATGCTAATCTAATTTCTTTAGCTAGTTCTAATAGTGATTTTGATTTTATGGGTCATGTGACAGAATCAAGACTTCAAAAGCAGTTAGTTGAAATCTATGACTATCTAACTAGCTACATTAAAGGCAAGACTGGATTACTTAAGAATCACTTACTCGGAAAGACTGTAGACTACTCAACTCGCGGAGTTATATCAGCTGGTCGAGTCAATTCTAACAAACCTGCAGATCAGCTAGTAAAGTTCACATATACTGGTATTCCTCTATCACATCTATGCAACCTATTCTATCCTTTCTTCCAATATGAGATAGATAACTATATGAGAGAAACATTTGCTTCTGTAAATAGTATAAAAGCTAATGATGGTAATTACTATGATCTAGTAAATCCAATGTCAAAATTTACTACTGAAAAGATTAAGGGACTATTAAATCTCTACATTAAATCTCCTGATAATAGATTGGATCCTATAATGGTTCCTATTAGAACAGAAGAAGGAACTGTTAGAGAAATACCTTTAAATCTATTCCAAGATGATTTAAGAAGAAGATTTACTCTTTTGGATTTAATCTATATAGTTGCAGTTAGAGTATGTCATGATAAACATGTCTATGTAACTCGTTTCCCAATTGAAAATTACCAAAGTATTTATCCTAGTAGAATCAAGATAATGACTACTTATAAAACTCAACAGATAACAATTGGTAGTAAGTATTATGATGAATATCCTGTAATTACAAAGGATGTCGATAGTCCTTATATAGATGAAAATCCTAACTATATTGATACCATTATTCCTCATAATACAATGTTGGAAGCCTTGGGAGCGGATTAACTATCAAAGTTCGCTATAAAATTCTTTAAATGCTGGAAAAAACCAATTATGGAAAATCAGCAGCTAGTATTAAATGCTAGTTCAACGACTAATTGCACTATATGTATGGTGAAAATAAGAATGTAAAAGATATAGTCTCGTCTTTGTATTGAAATACAGAGTATTCTAGATTTAACAAATCTAGATTTAAGAAAATTGTTTGATGGTGACACAGTTTCATTAAGATCTGTTTATTCACAAGAAGCTAATTTGGAATGTGAAAAACTAATCAATTCTTCTAAGTACTTACTAGACGTTACTGGTAAGAATACTAGAGTTTTACGTAATGAAGGAATACAAACATTATATACACTTACTAGAGAATAAATGTATTAATCCACTTTATATCTATATATTCTAAACTTGAAAGAGTAATAGAAAGAACTAAAAATATAATCTGTCTATATTCTGTTATTTCTTTCAGGGGGAGAATGTATTAAGATACAGATTTACCAAATTCTTACTAGTGTTAGTAAGAAGATAAAGAGAAAGATGCGTTAGAGGAGACGTATCTTTCTCTTTATTATAACTCTAATGACCTTACAATAAGGAAGGACGGAAAAGTTTAATGACTGGAAAGAACACTACCTTATTTGTAAAACGAAAGAGGAGATACAAAATGATTACTAAGGATTATAATTCTATCACATCAATTAACAACAACAAAAATAACAAACCCTAGCGAACCTTAAATAGATTTAGAGAAGAGGTTAACCCTCTTCTCTTTTTATACTTTATACCAAAAAGTATAAGATTTTAACAATTCAATAATTTTTTTTTATAAAATCCTATAAAAAGGAGGTATAATTCAGATATGAGTGAAGAAACTAAGGTAGAACAACAATCATCTTTATACAAACAAGATCTTTTTAAAGATGATATGGAATTGATAAATGAAGAATTAAATAATCTAGATGAGTTATATAATGAATTAAAAACTCATTTTGATGGAGTTAAGAATTCTCAATCTAGAGGTAGTTTATCATTCATAAAAGATCAAACTAGTAACTTAATTTCTATAAAGACAACAAAACTTAATTACATTAAACAACGTGCTGACTTAAAGAAAAACATTACTGACTTTGCATTTAAAGAAAGATCTCTTTCTGTTAAGCAAGAGTCTTCTGATGTTGATACTATTACAGCTGAAATCGTTAAGAAACTTACTTCTGAGTTTAAGTACGTTTCAGATCAAAATGATCAATCTAATAATGAAGAAAACGATATCGATCAGATTCTAGATAATGAGCTAGATGATGAAGATATTGGTACTATTGTTGAAAATAGTACTAGTATAGAAACTATAAATGTAGATATTGAATATAGAAATGAAACTACTCCAATACAAGAAACAATTGATGAAGATATTGATATACAAACAAACTTAGATGAAAATACTGAAGAAATAGAAGATAATACTATAGACGCAGTAGATTTAGATACTGGATTATTTTATAGATTAGATAAAGATTCATTTGAAATTGTAGAAGAATTAGGTTTCATTGAGAAAATAGTAGATGATACTGAAATTGATGATGAATCTTATGCAATAGGTGAAAGTGGTACTATCTACTTAGCTATTACATTAGACGATGAAGATGAATAAAAAGAATTAGGATTAAGACTTTAATAAGTCTTAATCCTAATTTTTAAATCATTCTATGTTTTCTTAGTATAGATATAGTTTTGTTTATATGGTTGTCATCATAACGAATTCTATAAAGAGTTATATTGTGATCTCTACAGTACTGTTCCTTTATAGTATCATTATGTTTAGTTCTATTATAATTTTCCATTTTTTGCTCTTCATTTAAACCAAAACAAGGTTCATAATGTTGTTTACCATCATATTCGATTAAGAAAAATCTATTCTTTGTATAAATACAAAAATCGAATGGTAAACAACGTATATTTTTACAATCTGGAAATACTTTTTCTATATCATATTCGATTTCATATGTATCTAAAACTTCCATAATATCTTTAACAGGTTGTGATAATCTAGGATTAGCTCTTTTTGGTAAAAACTCATTTAATACAGAATTTACAATAAAAAGATCTTCATGTACAATTCTAGAAATCTTATTTACCTTATCTATGAACTTAGATGCTTTTTCTAGGAATCCCATAGTAATTTCAACTCCTTAGATTTTTTAAAAACTTGTTTTTTATACTTTTTCCATAAAAAATAATGAAAAATTCAAATATATATTCTAGTTTTAGTAAAAACTATACTAAAACTTTTATAAAGGAGAATTTACTATGGAGAACAAAGTGTATAGTTACGATGGACCAGTTTTTCATTTTGAAAGAGCAATTACTAATCGATGGACAGGGTATACATCAGCACCTACTGAAAGAAAAGCATTAGCAAATCTTTCATTTAAAGCAAAAACTAAATTTGGATACGATAAGGGAGCTAAGATTACATTGGATTCAAAGTTTCTAAAACTAGAACCTTAAAGAGAAAGGTTGATGGAAAATGACAAAATATTATGATATTGATGATCTTGATCCAAGTGTTTATAAAAAATTTTTAGATAAGTATTATTATGGTGAAGAAGCAAGATTAGATTTTGTTAATAGATATAAGAATGAAGATTCATTAAGAAAAAAGATAAATTTAGATGCTCTTAGAAATTATAAACCTTATATTATTGAAAAGGACAATGAAACTGGTGAAGAAAAAACCTTAAATTGTATGCAATATAATCTTTCAGACTTGTTAAAGTTTTCTGTAAGATATGAGATGTTTGGAATTAAAAGAAAAATTTCGTATGGTGAAATTATAATGAATCTTCCCATCATCAATATTTCAGAATTATTAAGTTGTATTGAAAATTCATCTTTAACAGAACTTTTTATAGACACATTTAGAATTGATGAATATTACTCAACTGAGCTATCAGATCTTTTACTATTTAATATCAATAGTAAGTTAATTGAAAGATATGCACATAATCTTGATTGGAACGTTATTATAAAGAATAACACAGCGATTAGTCTTGAAGATATAAAAAAGTATTATGTGTTTATTCGTAGATGTAAAAATTTCTATACTAATGAATTTAGAAATTTTGATGATGATGCTTTAATAAAATTTTTAATTGAAGAAGAAAGTAAAGAAATAGATATTGATAGTCATTTCTGTCTTAGTTTTAAAATGAAATTAGAAGATATCTTATCTAATCATAAACTTTCAGAAAAGACTTTACAAACTCTAATTGATTCAATTAAAAAGAATAAGGTTTTTAAAGAAAAAGCCAATTTTTTACTAGATACTACTATTGACAAGATTTTTGAAACACAAGACTATACAGAAAATTTTATTCTAAAGAATAAAACAAAGTTTAAAAAGTTTACTAATGATTTTTGTTGTACGGCTAACTTTAGTGAAGAATTTATAAGAGAAAATGCTGATAATAAACATTTTATAAATTGGATTTGTTTATCTATGAATCCACATCTTTATTGTGGAGAATATTCTTTAGATTTTTATAAAGATTTTTCTGATAGAATAGATTGGGATAGTTTTGATCTTTCAATTTTTCGTAAGATTATTAGAAGCAATAAAAACTATAAAGAGTATTTCTATACAATTAAAGAATTTATATCAAAAAAGAGTAGAATAACAGATTTCTTAAAAGACAATGAAAATAGTTTTACAATTAATGAACTAGTACAACATTTCAAAGAAGAAATTTTAGCAGATAGAATTAAATCTTATTGGTGTTTAAATAAGCGTTATGTATATGCTCTTTATAAGCTAAATCATCCAAATTTTTCAATGTTAAAGTTCCTTGAAGAAAGAAATTTCAATAAAGAAACAGTCAAAACATATAAGAAAGCTATTTTTGAAGCTATGCTTAATAACGAGCTAAGTGGTCTTAAAGAAGAAAAGCTTAATAAACTAAATCAATACTTAGATGAAATAAGACAAGAAGGGAGTTCTAAAAATAATGGATGAAGAATTGAAGGATAAACTAGACCAACTGAATGAAGAGTTTCAAAATGAAAAAGAAATTTTTGAGGGTAATAGACCTGTAGAAAATGGTGACTCAGTAATCTTTACTACTGATTTAAGAAATGAAGTTCTTTTAGGAAAATATGCAGCTGATTTTGACTGTGTTATCGCACAGGACGGTATTCCTTATAAACTAAGTCATGTAACTAATTGGTTTGTAATCCCTTTCAATTACATTCAGGAGAAATTGGATACTGAAGCTCTTAATGGTAGATATGAAGAACTGTGTAGTATCAATTCTGTGGAATACAAAAAGATTCAAATTGAGGACTATATTGAAGAAAATGTAGATTCAGTTATTGATTCTTTAGATGAAGATACAAAGTTCTTAGTCAATCTATTCACTAGAAATGTTAGAAATGAAAAGATTGATTTTGAAAACTATAGGTTTATGATTGATGTTTTATTGAATAGGGATTACATTGAATGCAATGAAAATATTGATCTAAGAAATCTAAAGACTATTTGCTATAACATGTATTCTATCATGAATAAGATTTCTAAGGAAACATATGATAAGATCTATGATATGTTAGCTAGTTGTGCTTCTGGTACTGGTGAAGCTATCTAAAGTAAAAGAGATATGGTTTGTTTAACCATATCTCTTTTTTTTTTAGTTTTCTTTATACTTTAGATCGAGTAAGTAGTTTAAGAAAATACTGTAATCTTTATCAACTACTTTGACATAGTTGTATTCTTTTTGTTTTTTCATGACATCGTCTTTTAACTTTTCTTTTACTTTATCGACTTGTTGAATCTTGGGATGGTTGTTACTATTTTGACCACCATCCTTGATCTCAATTATCAGATTAAGACTAGCTATATAGAAGTCAGGTATATAGAAGTGATCTTTATTCTCATACTTGTAATAGAAGATTTGAGGAGCAGGGGAAAATACATCAGTAGGAGTCATATTCATAACTATGTCTAAGAATTCTAAGAACTCTTTTTCATAACTACCAGTATACTTAGACTTAGATTTACCATCGCTCCAAGTATATTCACCAGAGATTTTACGATTAGCAAGCATTTTTTCTTGTTGATTAGGATCGTCTAAGAGATGAGTTTTTCCATACTTCTTCATCATTCTTTCCTTAAACATTTCTCTATATGATTCTTTACATTTCTCAGAACAAAATCTTTCATATCTCTCAGTAGCTTCATTCCATTTAGTCTCTTTATGACACATTACACAAGAGCCATGTGTTTTCTTATATCTAAAGTTGAAATAAGCCTGTGCTGGTGACATATCCTTTAGTTCATCCTTGTGAGTAGTTTCCATATGAGTATAAAGAGCTGATTTTGCTTTAGGTTGATCTTTTTTATCATTAGCTACATACTTGTTTTCGCAATAAGGACATTTGTAAATAGTTCTTGCCATAGCATTCTACCTCATTTATTCTTTACTCTCAATTTCAATCCAAGCTTTTTTATGAGGATAATAACACAAACGGAATATGAAATTACTATTAGACGCATCATAAATCTCATATTTTTCCATAGTTTTGTTATTGTATTGATGTAAAAGCTTGAAATTGCCAGCTAGAGACTTTATAATCTTTCTTCCATCAGCTAATACTTTTTCAAAGTTTAGTTGACTATACTGTTCGTATACACCATTTTTATAGTCAAATTCTGGATTTATAAGAGTAAAAGTGAATTTTAATCTATCTGTATAGTTCATAGTATCTTTATATCTATCTACAAACCATCTCATCTGTCTTAACTTTTCCTCATGTAATTTAGATTCATTAGGTAAAGTTACTGAATAAAGATCTTTATAAAATGGTGAAACTTGCATCATTCTTTCAATTTTTTTGAAAGTAACAAATCTTAGATCATAGTTCATCTTATTCATTTCAGCAGCATTAAAGTTATTGATAAAGATGTTTTCAGGAATTTTAGGAAAAGCATCTTTTAAAAACATAGTATTAGCTTGTATTTTTAGTTGATTTTCATTCATCATAGAAATTATCACCTTACTTTACTATAAAATTTCTATATCGTTTTATTAATAGGTTGTTAAGAACAAGCTTTATTAAAGAAAAAAGGGAATTATCATATATGATAATTCCCTTTTTAATTACTTTTTAGTAGCTAACTTTTCTAGTAAAGCTTCTGCATATTTATAAGAAGATAGATAATTCATAGTGTTATTATCAAATCCAAAACGTTTTTGTACTTGATCGTGGTAAGATGGTTTATCATCTTCTTTTACTTTACCATTATAGCTAATATCTAGATAATCTAGAATACCTTTTGCATATGCTACACCTAGTTTTTGCTGTTCTTTAATAGTGTCAAAATCAGCAACATCTTTAGCATTATCAACAAAAAATCCTTCTAGTATAACTGAAGGACAATAGACTGAACGTAAAAATCCAAAATAGTCAGTGCCATAACCATTTAATCTAGTCTTCATACCTCTACTATTTTGACCAATAGCAAGTACTTGCTTTTCTACACATTGACCTAGCTTCTTAGATTTTGATGCATAGGAATTAGTTTGAATTAAAGCTTCAAAACCATCACCACCACCAGCATTATTATGAATGTCTAATGCAATATCAGGTTTAAAAGCATTTGCTTCTCTAATTTCTTCACTAATGTCATCATTCTCTTCTCTAATTCTAGAAATACCTACGATAACACCATGTCGTTCTAACTCTTCTTTTACTTTAAGAGCAATTACTAGGTTTGCTTCAGATTCTTTAACATATTTTACAGCACCAGGATCACTACCACCGTGACCTACACCAAGGAAAACTTTTTTAGCCATTATAATGTCTCCTTTCTATAGAAATACAGTTTTTTAGTTACATACTTAATTGTTTAATAGGTTATTTTTACATTAGATTTACTTAGTAACCAGAAACTATAACTACCATTTCTATTAGGAAATCTTGATAATGTTATATGAGTATCTTTTAAAATAGTTTCTTCTAAACTATAAGCCAGATTCATAGTAACAGACCAAGAAGAAAGTTTTGGAGTAATATGACTGAAATCCTTTTCTATAAATCCGTTATTCTCACTCTGTAAACAATAGCAAATACCACTACCTGAAGCAGCTTGATATCTGAAAATTTCAGACTGATAGGACTTATCAAACTTTAAGGATTTACTTAAATGGTTTTTCTTAATGTTAACAATGATATCGTCTTTCTTATCCTTGAATTCCTTTACCATATCAACAGCAGGTAAACTCATCTTAGGTTGTTTTTCACTAAGAATATTCTTTAAACATTTTTTAAAATCCATATAGATAAAGAATCTATATGTGTCATTACCTTCATTGGTTCTTAAGAAAGTGATAGAAAAATCCTTATAAGCGTAGTTGAGTTCATCAAAAATAGCATTTAATTCATTAATGACTATGTTTTCAGTTAATCCAGATTCTCTAGCTAATTCAAAAATAGAAAAAGTTTCAGTTGCATACTGTTGCATAGTAGATCTGAAATCTTTTTTTGAAATTGCATAAATGTTAGGAAAAATAGTTTTTTCATCATAAGTTTTTATAGAATTACAAGCAGTAGTTTTCTTAATAGCCTCTTTTAATTGCTTATACATTTTTCTAAACTGTTCTAAAGCATCTGTATAAGAAATTTCCTGTAAAGAACTTCCAAATAGTCCTTCATTAAGTACTTTTTCATTTAAAAATTCCATAGAATTGTAACACCTACTTTCATAAAAATACTTTTTTTCTAATTATGTATTTGTTTAACAAGTAATTACAAACAAACCTTTTTAAAAAGGAGGATTTTATAAAGATGCCTACAAATGAATTTGAAGAATGTTTAAAAAAAGAATGTTTTTTATCTATAGATGATTTTGGAAAAGTTTCTACATATGGAGATTTGCCAGCATTAGCAAGATTAGTACAGCGTCTTATAATAATGCAACCTATGAGTTATCCTGATGATCCTGATATGGGTGTAGGAATAGAAAATTATGAATTTGAATTTATGGATAGAGAAACTTTATCTGATTTAAATAGTAGAATAAATAATCAAATTAATAGATATATTCCTTCAATAAATATAGCAAATATTTTAGTAGATATAATAAATAATGATATGGATAGACATAAAAATAAAATTGGTGTACTTATTAATTTTGCAAAGACTAAAGAAGGACGAGAAAATATGGTACTTACTTTTGAAAAAGTTGGTAAGACTGGTAAAATTGAAAGTAAGATTTATATCTAATTTTTTATAATAAAAAGTATTTTATAACACTAAAATAATTCTCATTATTTTAGATAAGGAGGTCAAAAGAATAATGGAAAACATTCCAGTTGAAATTAATGAAGTAATTGATTCTATTGAGGTTACAACTAATAAAGTAAATAATACATCTGATCTAGATGATTTATTAAAGAATAGTTCTAAAGAAGAAATTTTAGCTAAGTTTGCAAAAATACATGATGAAGAAAATTCAGATAAAGAAACTGTAGAAGTAGTTACAACTATTGATGGTGGCAATACTGATCACGCAGATGGAAAGATTGTAGCACATGTTTCTGGTGTCAATCTTGATATTTCTGATATCCCTATTGATGAAGACTCTGCATATGTTAGTTCTGTTTTAGGCAATCTAGATGATGAACCCGAACAAGCAGTAGAATCTGAAACTATGATTGATGAAGTAAACTTTGGAATCGATTTTAATGATAGTGAAAATATCGATTTTACTAAGGAAGCTGACGGAGTAGATCAGTCTGTTGAAGGTGCATTAAAGGATGATGTAGTTACTAATTTCCGAAATGAAGAAAAGTATGTCTATCATTCTTATGCTGATAATAAAGTGTCTACTAGAGGTAATAATCCCAAGTTAGCATTTATGGATAAGATCAATGTTGACTTAAACAACATTACCATCACTAATAAGTCTCCTATTCAACAGGCAGAAGATATCAATCTAGTTTTCAATAGCAATGTAGCTACATTTACTGTAACTTGCTGTCAGTCTGGTTATACTGCGGATATGTCTGGTTTAACTCTATCTGAAAAGAATGCTATCAATAATTCTGATGGTGGTGATTTATTCCAGTTCCGTCAGAGACTATATAAGACTGTCTATAATAAGATTCAGTCTATGTCTATTAAGAAGCCTGACTTTAATACTTGGTTAAAGATTACTTCTTTCAATGATCTATCCACTTTACTATTTGGTATCTATTGTCAGACTTTTATTGATAACAATGACTTTGATATTACTTGTGGTAAGTGTGGTAAGTCTACTTCTGTTACTGTTAACAATCAGTCTTTAATTGAAGTTAGAGATAGAAATGCTTTTAAGAAGTTAGATGAGATTCTAAACTCTACTAAGTCTGGAGAGGAACTAATTGCTACTTCTGTCATTCATAAGGATGAAAGAATTATGCTCAATGATAGTAAGATTGTTGTAGATGTTGCTACTCCTTCTCTATATGATCATATGGTAATGCTTAAGATCTCTAAGCAAGAAACTCTACAAGAATATGCTGATGCATTTAGTGCTATGCTATTCATTTCTCATCTATATATGTTAGATGTTAAGGAAACTTATAGTACTGGTCATGCTGTTTATTATGAAGTAACTGATAAGCCTAGACTACTTAACATTCTACTTAAGCTATCTAGTAGAGACGGTGAACAGCTAGAAAATGCTATTGAAGAGAAGTTAGGACAGTATAAGATTGACTACCAAATCCATAACGTAACCTGTTCTCATTGTAAAACTAAGCTTCCTGGAATTCCTGTAGATATTGAGACTATCCTTTTTACACGGATAAACAGGACGTAAATGGTAACGTAAGTTATAAAGTTTCAAGAGCAGCTGATAGTGATTTTATAGTCTCAGTTTTAGACCTGTTTGCAGGACAAATTTCACTTTCAGAAGTATTAAACTCTGAAATAGCTGTCTTAAAGGAACTATGTGAAGCAAGAAGTAAGCTATTAGAAGAAAAAGAAAAAGCCAAAGCTCAGGCAATGGCAAAAATCGAAAATGATAGAGCTTACGGTGATATCAATAAAATCTATAATCAACGTTAAAAATTTTCATTATACTTTTCTGTAATTAAAAACTTATTGATGATTGATTTATTAATTACAGAAAGTGTGGTGATTCTATGAATCCACGTTTAAAAAAGTTCAAGGATTTGACTACTTGGGTTGAATCTAATAGAGTTGAAAACCTATTAGAAGGAACTTTGTTTTTAAACAATGCTTTTAAATTCATTGATTTACTGGTATTTTTAGATGAAAATTCTTTTGTATATACAGTAATAGAAGGATTTAAAGGAAAAACAGCTTTTGGAGAAAAGGAAAATCACTTTAAAGATGTCGTTTTACAAGTATCTAATGAACGAATAGAAAATGTAGTTGAATTTTTTAATAAATCTGCAAAATGTAATGAAGATTTTAAAGTACAAGTTATAGATAATGATTTGATAAAAATTGAAATAAGATAAAAACATAAAATAAGGAATCTTTTAAGTAAAAGATTCCTTATTCTTTTATAAAATCTAGATTAAGAAAAAAGAAAGGAGTCTTTATTAAATGGCTCAAGCAACAATTGACAATTTGTTTCTTAATTCTAACATTATAGATGAGGCTGAAGCTAAAGAAAAGATACGTTCTACTCTAAGTAAGATAGCACAAGAAGTTAGTAGATCTTTAGGCCCTTATGGTAGTACTACTATTATTGAAGATAGACTTGGTGATCATTATATGACTAAGGATGGTTATACTATTCTTAAGGCTATGAACTATAACTATGATATTTCTCGTACTGTATTAGATATAGTTAAAAAGATTTCTAAGTCTCTAGTTAGAACTGTTGGTGATGGTTCTACTTCATCTGTTATTATAGCTAATGAACTATTTGGTTCTATCAATACTATTTCAGAAAAGCTAGAATTAGCACCTCAAGATATCTTAGAGATCTTTAATGTACTAGCTGAGAAATTTGAAGAGCTAATTCTGGAACATGCAACTCAGATTACAGATGAGAATTTTGATGAAACCATTACTAAGATAGCTACTATTTCTTGTAACAACAATCAAGAAAGTGGCAAACTATTCTGTGATATTTTCAAGGCTATTGGTAGATACGGTTTTATCAATCTAGAAAATGGTAAATCTAGTAAGGACTATTTTGAAAAGGTACAAGGTATTGAAGTTCCTAGAGGTTGGATTAATGCGAGAATGGCCAACCAAAGTGATAGAATTTCAACTGAGTATGAAAATGCTTTAGTATTCATGATGAATGACATGATGTCAGATGACGAAATAGATGTTATTGCTGGAATGATGGATACTATATGTATTAAACAGAATGTACCTCTAATTCTAATTGCTACTAACTATACATCATCTGTTAAATCTTTCTTTGATGCAAATTTGCAGAAGAATAAGCATCTACCTGTAGTTGCTATAGATATCGACGCATCTACTAAGAGAGGTAGAGAAAGATTTGAAGATTTAGCATTAGCTCTTGGATGTCATTACTATGATAAGTTCAATGGAATGGAAAAGATTAAAGATTTCTCCATTAAAGACTTAGGTAAATGTAAGCGTTTCAAAGGTGATGACCTAAAGTCTATCTTTATTGATGGCGATGGTTATACTTCTAATGCTGAAAAGCTACAAGAACACATAAAAAATCTAGAAGACGAATACCAGAGATTACAACATATGGATGAAATCCATGATAATCGTGAAACTGATCTGTTTCAGATTAAGAAGCGTATTGCTACTTTAACATCTAGTATGGCAACTCTTTATGTTGGTGGTAATTCTGAAATGGAAAGAACTACTAGAAAGTTCTTAATGGAAGATGCTGTCTACGCTTGCAGATCTTCAATAGAACATGGTTATGTTGTAGGTGGTAACTTAATCCTTCCTAAACTAATTGATAAGTATGAAACTGACATAATCACAAAAACTATCTCTGATAAACGTCTAGAGTATCTATTCAATATCTATGAAACAGTATTATCATTTTCTAATGCAATAAAGTTTATACTAGATACTGTATTTTCAGCATTTAAGAAATCTTTCTTAACTGTGTTAGAAAATGCACACATCAATAAAGAGAAAGCAGAAGAAATCATAGATACATGTTTAATGGAAGATAAGATCTATAATGTAAAACTACGTAGATATGAGAATGATAATGAAACTAATGTAATCAATTCAGCTCAGACTGATATTGAGATTATTAAAGCTAGTTTCTCTATCATTGGTCTATTAGCTACTAGTAATCAGTTTATTACTACGAATCCTATGAATAGATAAAAGAAATTTTAGAGTATAATCCTTGTATTGGATTATACTCTAAAAATTTGTAATAAATCCATTTTTATCTATATATTCTAACCTTAGTAAATACTTATAACATATTATACTAACTTTGGAGGACTAATTATGTACAATGACAAAATTACAGATCTGGAATATGATGTTCATAATAATTCAGATAATGATGAAGAAGAAGTAAAAGTATTTATTAAAGAAATTGAAAGAATTCCAAAACTTTCCTTTGAAGAAGAAACGCAATTAATTCATAGATATATGAATGGAGATGAAACTGCTAAACAACGTCTTATTGAGGGAAATATTTATAGAGTAGTTAAAATCGCTAGAAACTATATTGGAAACGGTATTCCTTTATCAGAACTTATTAGTGAAGGCAATATTGTTCTTATAAACTCCATTGATGGATATGATCCAACAAAAGGAATGACATTTAAGACTTACACAGGTGGTCGTATACATAGTTATTATATGTATATAACTGATAAGTATAAAAAACGAATTAATAAAAATAGATATATTTTACAATCAAGTTACACTATAGATGATATTATTGATACAGATTTTGATATATCAGATGAAGATATTTTTGAAAACGTTAGTAATATGTTTCTTAAAGAAGATTTACTTAGTTTAATGAAAACTATTACTAGTAGAGAAGAAGATATCTTATTACGTTATTATGGTTTAATTGATTCAGAAGAAACCTTTAAAGAAATTGCAAAGTCATATAATTTACATATGAATCGTATTAGTCAAATTCATAACAAAGCAATTAGAAAAATGCAACATCATTCTCGTTCTAGAAAAATTAGAGATTACTATTATTATTAAAACTTATAAGACACAATTGAAAGGAGTATTAAAAAATTATGGGTTGGTGGGGTTCTCATCCTTTAGAGGGAGACGATGGTCTTGATGTTACAGGTAGTCTTGAATACTGTATGATTGAAAATCTAATAGAACGTGTTAAGAATCCTATTGTTAAGCTCTTTGTAAATAAAGAGTTAGTAGATCTAGTAGTTAGAAACTATTTTGATAGAGAAGGTATTTGGGAGGAATGTCTTTGTAAATTTGAATTAAGACATAAACTCTATGACTATTACAAATACAAAATCCTAAGAGAAGAATTTGATCTAGATGTAAGATATGAGTATCTTTATGAACAATATGTAAGATGGTCTGTACTTATTCCATTTATTTTCATTAATGAAAACATCAGGGTAAAACATAAATATGTTGAGCAAATAACAAGTCATGTCAGAAACTTTATTGAGGATTATGAAGATGCTGCAATGATTACTTTTACTAATCCTGAAGGATATAAAACTGATAAAGAATGCCTTGAGTATTACCTTTACATAGCAGATAAGTATAAGTATCAGTTGTTTGATGAAGATAATAAAGAACTTACTAAGGAATTTGTAAAACAACATCCAGAAATTGTAGATGTACATGGTCAAGGATTATTTGAAAAACATTTAGATAAAGTAGAAAACTGTATTGTTACAGTAGACTAAAGACAAAAAGATTACCTATTCATTTAGGTAATCTTTTTTTTTCATTTCTTAATTACTCTTTAAACACTTCATTATAAAAGAAAGTAGGTGATTATATAATGCCACTAAATTTTCCTATTTTTAATGGACGTACTATTATAACATTAGATCAATTCCTTACCAATCCAACAGGCAAAGGCAGTAGTTTTATGTCAAAACGTCTTGAAGTCAAGAAAAATCTTGATATGAGATATTACAAACTACTTAAAGAATCTACTAAAAATGGAAATTTCACTTATAAGGTTTATATAGATAAAGATGTATATTTCTTTTGGTTTAAGATACCTTCAGAAACTTATAAGGAAATCTACTATGATGTAGTATTAGAATTTGTACCAACTGAAAAGAAAATGGAAAAGTTTTCTACTATAAATGACTATTCTATAAACTTCTTTAGTAACTCTCCTCATATGATGTTTACCTATACCTATGTGCTTAATCAAGAACGTCTATTAGTAGATATGTTAAAGTCAACTAAATACTCTAAACAAGCTTTAAAAGATAGACCTAAAGTAACTAATCCAGTAGAGATCTTTGGTTTTGAAAAATCATGCTACTATGCATGTAAATACATCAATGAAAAGAAACTATACACTAAAGCTGAAATAGAAAGAAATGCAACTCAAATTACTAAAACTACTAGAGTTGAGTTACTTAATTCTATAATGTCACAAGAATCTAAGTATTTACAATATGAAGCTGTAAAAAAGAAATATGCTGATGAAAAACGAAAAGAAAGAGAAGCTAAAGCTAGAAAAGCTAATTCTCAATACAATCAAGCTGTAAAAGCAGCAACAGCTAAGAAACCTAGTACTAGTAAAACTGTTAATAGAAAGAAAGCAACTGGATTTAAATCTGTTTTTAGTAAAAGAAAGTAAGTATGGACTTAAATGTCCATACTTACTTTTAACTTTAAAAGTAGTTTTATCTATATATAATGAATTTGCTATCTTAATTAAAGGAGGTTAAATCATAGATGTTAAAAGAACAGGATTTTATATGGAAAGAACATATGACAAACAATATACCAAGTAATCCATTAGAAGAATACTATTGTTTGGTAGATACTGGAAGTTGTATTAGAAAATATAGTATCCAACCACAGTATCCAGAAATAAGAAATGGCTACGTTGATCATTCTAAAGAACCTGAATTATACATTTTCTTTGAAGCAACTGGTAGAAAAGCAACAGATGAAGAAAAGAAAAGCATGTTTTATGAGTATACTAATTATGATGGTTGTGTATTTGATCATAAAACATTTATTAGAGCATATATATCAATGATTGAAGCCAAACAAAGAGCATATTTCAATTATAAAGCTATTTATGGTTATGCACTATCTCATATTGTAGATAATGTAGAGGACTCTACAAAAGATCATGTTTTTATTTAGATTGAGGAGGAATTAATAATGCAAATATTTTTTAAAACTAAAAACTTTGAAAATGACAGGGAAGAAGTTTATTCAGCCTGTAGTCTTACTTTACAGCAATTTGTAAATGGTCTACAAGAACTATGTAATCAAGGTTATGGAGATAGAAAAGTTAGTTGTTGTGGAGTAACTGATTTCTATATTCATACATTTGATAAAGATAGTAAATATATTACTATTGATGATGAAAGAGATATCTAATAAGATTGGAGATTTAAACATCATGGAAGAATCTAAGAATAAGTACCTTACAGTAGGACAATTAAAGAAAATTTTAGATAATTGCGTAGATGAATCTAATAAAGATTGTTTAGTAGTTATAGATTCTAAACCGTTATCTAGTAGATCTTATATTGGTGCAAGTCCTTCCACCTGTTGTATGCCATTTGCTGGTTTTGGTATTGATTGGGATTCTGAAAAGTTCCTTATCTTCCCTTCTGAAACATTGTATTTTAATGATGTTGATAGAAATCTTTAAAACATTAAAGATTTCTATAAAAATATATTATGAATAAGTGTAAACTAACTTATTCTTTCTAAAAGTGGAAGTTAACAAGGAAGGGTTGGGTGAACTTATTGAATTCACAAATTGCAAACATCTATAATGAATTTATACATGATAATGAAGACGGAAAATACGTTATTATAGAATTTGATAAGATTCTTAAAGAAGAAGGTATATCCCATATAAATGATTTTTCTTTAAAGAAACGTTCATACTATACTATTAATGGTTTAATTACAGACTCTATAAAACGTATTTTTAATGGTTGTCAGGATAAAGTTATACTTCCCTATTTAAATCTAGCTTATAAGATAAAGGATTTACAAAAGGAATATTCTAAAGAAGATTTAATCAATGATATAGTTAATGAACTTAATTGCAAAACTGTAAAACGTTTTGTTAGTGAATTTATCAATAGTAACTATGTAGAAGAACTTGATGAACAAACAGAAGAAACTAAAAAGACAAAAAGGATCAATCAGGAATTACAGTTTACAGATCAACATGTAAAAATCTTATTAAAAGCAGCAGAAAGTATTCGTTTGTCTATTCCCTTAATTACTGAATTTTGCGAAAAAAGAAAATATGAAGTAAATGATACTCTATACGAAACTTTCGAAGCCATAATTAAAGCATATCAAGGTAAGATTGAAATGATGAATAAAATTCATCGTTTTGTTTATTCTCGTGTTGTATCTACACAGTATAGTGATAAAACTATTTGGACTTTATTAACTAATAAATCCAAAGATGTTAATGTAATTACTATAGAATTTTTAAAAGATATTGTTATTGGTATTTTACCTAAAACCGTCACTGAAAAAAACATCATTAATCTGTTTCATGTTGTTATTAAACGAAAAATTTCATTTGAATTTTCTAAAAATCATAAAATTACATTTAAACCAGTAAACCTAAATCAGGTTGATGGAGAAGGTTTAACAATGTTTGATAAATGGGAAGCCTCTATGAATAAGCGAGATGAGAGTAAGATTATTATTAATCAGCTTTCCATTCAATATCAGATTGAAAATATACAGAATGATTTTAAAATCAAAATTTCAGCTGATGAATTCAAATATTACAAAGATCGTATTCATATCAATAAGTTCCAAACAAATTTACTGTTCCTATTCTTCGCCAAATATATGGGTAGTTATAGTAATTTGTATAATTGCAACAGAGATGAATATATCTTCCTTGTTATTTTACTTTATAAATGGTTTAAGATAAATGGTTATGAATGTTTAGCTGATTATATTATTGCTTTACCAGATCGTTTAAATGAAAAACGTATGACAACTAAGAATTCAAAGCTATTTGAAAAAATTACTGAATCTAGAACTTATAAAGAATTAATTCGGAATAAATATTCTTATATTAGTCAAAATATAATCCAGTCTAAGATTATAATAAAGTTAGTTGGTAATATTAGTGTAAGTAAATACAACTATCTTATCCCATATGATGAATATGATTCAACTAAAGAATATGAATCAGAAGAAATTATTTGTAAAGTAGATGACCTAGCTGATGAGATTTTGAATTTTATTAAACTAATTTAAAACTTTAATACCCTATAATTCTTAAAAACTAAGAATTATAGGGTAAAATTTTTTGATTAGAAAGGAGGGTTAATAATAGTTTGAATAGAAATGTAATTAGAGATGGACTTATAGAATCCATTCAACGAAATATAAGACCAGCTAATCTGAATTCATCTAAGAATGAGTTAATGATAAGATGTCCATACTGTGGAGATTCACAAAAGTCAGAACTTCATACACATATGTATATTGGATTAGATAATGAATTCTGTTTTCCTTATTATTGTCAAAAATGTACATCATCTGGTATAGTTGATAGAGATTTCTTAAAAGATATAAACGTTTTGGATTATATCTTAATGGGAGAACTTGAAAAATTCAATAAGAAAAATGCTTATAATCAAAAAAATAGAAAATCTGTAAATACTACTTATGATATCAAATCTTTAATGAAAAGAAAACCCTTGATAATTCCAGAGTTTAAAGGAACATCTAGAGAAGTAGCAAAACTAGACTATATTAACTCTCGTTATAGTTTTGATTTAGAACCAGAACAGTATATACAAGGTTATAAAGTCATCTTTTCATTTAAGAAATTTGTAGAAGAAAATGAATTAGAAGAGATTTATTTAAACGATTATATGTTGAAAAACATCATAAGAAACTATATAGGATTTTTGAGTTCCGATCAATCTTATATCATATTTCGAAATATAGATCCGAATTGTAGGAAGAATGAACGTTACTACATGTATAACATCTTTAACGATCAAACTGGTAAAAGATTTTATACATGTAATTCTAAGATAGACTTACTAACTCCTAAGATTGAATTAGTAATGTCAGAAGGTCCATTTGATATACTTGGTATTAAAGAGTATTTTTATAAGGGAAATACAGAGAATAAAATCTTTACTTCAGTTAATGGTAAGGGTTATGGATTGATTATCAATCATTTTGCTAGATTAGGATTCTTAAATATGGATATTTCTATATATTCGGATGCCGATGTTGGTATAGGAATGTATCGTAATCTTAAAAGAAGTTATGAAATGATTTCTAATAACAAAACTAAAGTATTTTATAATACTTTAGATAAGGATTACGGAACTAAAATAAACAAGATAAAACTTAAATCTAATTTTATATAGGATGGTGGTTTAATGAGTGGTAAATATTTAGCTCCAGTTCTTATACTATATTTCTTCTTAGTTTCAGTAATTATCGTTTTTATTTGGGCGTGTTTCTATAATAAATCAGCAAATAATACAGTTAAAGCAAGATATTTAGGTGAAAGTACTATTTTTGATCATAATGAAATCTATCAATTAAAAATCTACACTAAAGAAAACCATATAGTTGTTAGAAATTTCAAAAATAAGACAATGTATATTCCATATACATCTTTAGAAGAACTTAATAAAGATTGGAAGATAGTTTATTAAGGATTTTTAATTCTTTACAAACAACATATTAATAAGACTAATCCATCGTTAGTTAAAAATTTTAAATAAAGAATTTTTCTTTGAAAGGAGATAAATTACTATGGAAATTAAGAGAATTCTATCTAAGACTGTTGGTCTAGAAGATTGGATCGAAGTTGGCGGCAAGGTTCGCTTTGATGGCAAGATTTGCAAGGTCACTAAGATTGAAGAAGCTGGCGAAATGTACAAGGTTACTATGACCGATGCTGGTTTTACTTCTTATGATGCACTAAATCAGGTTCGTCCTCTATTTGCTGTTAATGCTGTTCCTGTTGAGAGTGGCAAGATTTATGAGATGACTGTTGCTGCTGAAGCTGTTGAAAAAGAGTAAGCTTGCTAAGTAATTTTTAAAGTAGAAGGTCATTTAAGTAATGATCTTCTACTTTTTTTATCATAAATACTTTATAATGAGGTGAAAAAATCATGGCTATGGAAATTAAGAGAATCTTATCTAAATCCGTTGGTCTAGAGGATTGGGTTGAAGTTGGCGGCAAGGTTCGCTTTGATGGCAAGGTTTGCAAGGTCACTAAGATTGAAGAATCTGAAGGTAAGTATACTGCATATATGGTTGATGCTGGTTTTACTACTTATGATGCTTTAGGTCTAGTTCGTCCTCTATTTGCCCCTAATGCAATTCCCGTTCCTGCTGATAAGATTTATCAGATGACTTTATCCAATGTTACTGCTGTTGAAAAGGAAGAAGTTATTGTTCCCCTCACTGTAACAGTTGGTGGTGTAGAATATGCTACTGTTTCTGAAGCATTAGCAGCTGCTAAAGATGGTGATGTTGTAGCTATTAGTGGTGATGTTGTATTTGAAGAAAAAGTCACTCTAGATAAGAAGGTTACTATTGATCTTGCTAGTGATGCTAGTTTAGTAATTCCTACTGTTGAGAACAACTATGGTATGATTGTTAAGGGTGATGTTACCATTGAGGGTGACGGATCTGCAACTACTGGTGAATTCGGTATCGGTGTTCCTGCTGTTGGTAAACTAACTATCAATGGTGGTGACTATAAGACTGATGGTACCTATCTAATTGGTGCTTGGGGCGAAGTTACTATTAATGGTGGTAATTTTGAATCTCCTTATTGTTGTGCTAATGCATTCAATGGTGGTAAGGTTTATATCACTGGTGGTAACTTTGTATGTCCTGATGGCGAAACTATGATTCTAGGTGAAGATGCAAAATCTGTTATGAGAGTATCTGGTGGTATTTTCAATCATCCTGTTAAGGAAAAGTATTGTGCTGAAGGTTATGCACCTAAGGCTAATGCAGATGGTACTTATACTGTTGAAGCTATCTAATAAAAAATGGAAAATCACTATATAGTGATTTTCCATTTTACTTTTTAGATTCTTCTATTCTTTTTAATTCTCTCCACTCATATAGAGTAGCTTGATTAGCGTAACAACCAATATGATAGTTATAATTAAAGAAAGGATTTAAAAGTACAATTTTCTTTTCTCTCCAATCTATTACAAAATCTTTACCAAAATCTAGTTTTTTTCTATCACGATATAAAACAAACATAAAAGTTTCTACTAGATATTCGTAATCTCTTTTCTGTAATTGCTCATTTATGAAATCAAGTGTCTCTATTGGTAAGAAATCATCCATAGATATACTATCTAATGGTGTATTAACTTCTGTAACAAGTTCTTGCCATTTAATAAGAGTTTTATCACCAATTGTATTATTGGGTCTTAAAGGCACAGATCCATATATATAAACTTTTGATTCATCAAAAGTAGGCTCATAACGTCCTGAAGGTAGAGAATTACATTCAAACATGTAGTTTGAAGGAATCCATAACTCCATTGTTAGTGTCATTTCTACAATTTCTTCACTTCCAGCCATATTATTCTTGGTAACAGTTTTAGTATCTGTATCAGGGGGAGTTTCTACAGTTACTAGTATATTAGCTAGATACGTATGGACAAATGTATGATTACCACTACCAGTATATATAACAGGTTCTATATGACCTTGAGAATGATTTTTTAGATATCTAAAAAATTCTTCTCTTTCATAAGGATCTTTAATTTCTAAATCCTTACAACTTGATAACGCCTGTATTAAAGTATTTGGAATTTGAGCTTTTAGTAACTGATTGTTCCAATATACTCTGTCATTATTATGGAATTTTTGTCTTAGCATATAGACAACATCCATTTTTTGTAAATGTGTTTCTACCTTGACTTTATAGTCAAAAGAAAACTTAACTCTATTAGGAATGGCAGAGATTATAAGATTATCCTCGTCATTATAAAAAATTTTTTTATAACCATATCTAGATGAATAATGATTAAAAGTATGAACTATTCCTCTTCTCCAAGTAGGATATGGACCACCATAAGTATCATCATAATCAGGTACAAATGAAGGTGTTATGGATAATTGAGGATATTGTTTAATTGGTATATCATCATCGTCTATTTCTGCTTGTTGTGAAGAAGCTAATGCAGTAGAAATATAAATGTCTTTAAAGTAATTTTCTGGAAAAAAATCTAAAATTAAATCTCTAGCAAATCCAGTCATAGAACTTAATAAAGAACAAATAGAATTTGAAACATTACAAGTGATTATAGTTTTTTTAGAATTGCTTTTCATTCTTCATCACTTCTCTCATCAATCATATTGCTTATAACAATTTTACCATTATGCTCTTTAAGATTTATTAAAGTACCATCTTTTGTTTCTACTATTGGTAACATAGGATCATCTGTATGCTTACGAACAATTCCCATTTCTCCATTAGATAAAATTACTTCTTCATCTATAGCAAAATAAGATATATGACGCATTATAAGATCAGAAACTTCTTTAGAGAACATATATGATGAATTACGAACAAAGAATTTATTGATGTTTTTACCATTTCCTATAGATGGGAATTTATGTTTAAATCTCATTAAGAACATATCAAAATAGTTAGCGGCTTGTACAATATTGACAGCTATATCTTTTTGCTCATTAGTAATTTTGTTTTCTTCATAGTATGTTGGATATGACATATATCTTTTTTTAGTTTTATCATAAGATTTATCATAATTTTCCCAAACATTTTGAAGAAGAATAATTTTTTTACTAATTAAGGGAACTAATTTGTTATTAAGAACTTCATTATATCCTAAAACTGGAACCATTTCAATTAAGTGATATTCTTCCATGTTATAGGCATGATTACTTTCAGCTAGAATTGGAAATTCTATAAATAACTTATTTCTTCCAATTTCATGCAATATACTTCCTATTGCAATTCCTTTAATTAAATTATGACTTAAATTAGCTTTAATTGCAATAATAAGTGATATAATAGTTACACGAATTGAATGATTAAATATTTTAGTATTTAAGATAAACAGATTTTCTAAATAGTTTTTAAAGTATTTTTCTTTTAAGATATCATTTAAAAAAATATCTATAATGTTTTTTAGCAAATCTATATCATCTGTACCTGAATATGAGTATCTATTAAAGATAAGGTCCATTTCAGATTTAATAATATCTAAGATATCATCAGTAATAATGTTTGTAATATCATTATTTAAAGTATCACTAGTATAAGTGAAAATATAGAAAATATGATCTTTTAATTCAGTTACTCTGTTTATAAAAGCATCATCAATTACAGAGTTACTCTGGAAGAGTAACTGTCCATTATAAAAAACGTCTCTAGCTAGAAACGCACCTTCATAATCAGCAATTTCATTAACATTAACTTTTTTCATCTAAAACAGTTACTCTCCTTTCTCTTCTTTTTCTTTTTTCTTTTGTCTAGTTATGCATTGTAATGCTTCTTCTTTACTAATTAAACGGTTATTTAATCTAATTAGATTTAGAATAGCTCTTGCTTCTTTTAATTCTTCAGTATCTAATACATACATCTCTAGTAATTTTTCAACTTGTTCATCAGGAGTTTCAAATAAAGATTGAGTTATCATTTTGAACTTCTGGTTAGGAGAAATATATCCATACATTTCTAGTATCATTATGATATTAAGCTGATTAAAAGAAGTTATATTTTCAGGTAATTTAAGGTCATTCGGATCATAGAAATTTGGCAGCAAATCATCTTCTGTATTATCCAAATTGTTATTAACAACAATATTTACATTATTGTTATTTTCAACTGTTTTTTCTTTAGTAGATTCTTCTTTGTCATCTTTTTTCTTTTTGGATTTAAAAGCAGAAATCTTAGGCATAAAATAAAGAGTAGCTAGTATACTAAACACAATAGAAACTAGGATATTTTCTATCAATAGTATACAACATATACTAATACCCATAGATACAATCAATTCTAATAGATAATCAGATAGTCTATATCTCTTATCTTCTGCTAAATCTTCCTTCTTTACTAGTAAAAAATCCCTGATAGCAAAAAATACAGATAGTGCTATCAGAGTTATTATATAGTAAATAAAGGATAAATCCTTCCCTTGCATATTACCAACAAGAATTTCAAAAAAAGATGTGATATTAAAATTCATATCATATCACCAACTTTCTTTCTTTATACAAAATTTTTATGTTTAAAATCTTAATATATTGTTAAAAAAAATAAAGAAAGATTGATAAAAATCAATATTTCTTTATTGTTTGTTTCTTTAAGGAAGACCTAGAATTTTCATATCAATAAGATTGTTAATTGTATCTAGTAAGAATTCTTGTGTTAATAAGTCATTTTCATTTTCAATTTCTTTGTAATCAAAGAACTTTTTGAAATTATAACCACACATACCACCATAACTAGTACAACTAAATCTTATTTTCTTTTTATAAGCTTTAGCATCTTCATCATAGATACCTAACCATACACCATTTTCAGTACCATATTTTAAATCTGCTGGTGTACCTATACCTTTAGAGATACACCAAGCATCTATTACGCTATTTCTCCAGAATAGAGGTTCTTTAATCTGAGTTCTATCTAAGACTATTAGTTTAGTAATGTCATTTGGCTTTAGATTGTACTTGTTTTTTACCTTTGGTTCTCTCATATAGTTACTCCTTACCACATATCAGAAGTTTATCTCCAAATTTATAAATTTTCATTAAAGAAACGATTAATATCAGTAATTTCAAATAAATCAGTTCTCCATCTACCTGCCCATGTTGCATATGCCTTTGCTTTTCCTTCTAATAGTTCATTAAAAAGCATTATATTTCTATTTATATTAGATTTATTTCTTCCAAACTGTTCAATTTCATTATTCTCTCTAATTATAAAATAACAATTTAGCGAATTACTTTTGATATTATATGGAAATGTATCAACTTCAATATCTTTTCTCATTTGCATTATTTCCTTTCATAAAATTTTAGTCTAGATGACTCTTAATGAATCATCTAGACTATTATTAATGTTTTTACTTATAAATTGAATTGGTGAATACCAATTACTTGATCACGATCAATAGAAAGTTTGTTATTGAATCTACCAGTATTATTACTAATGAACATTTTGTTAGGACTAAATGCTCTATAGAATTCAGTCTTGTATTCATTATCCATAATTGGGAAGAAATTAAGAACATCTCCATCATAATCGGCACCCAGTAATTCTAGGATACAGTTATGAATAGAAGTTGTTAGGTCTGAAATGTCATCTTTTACGTGGGCAATTCGAAGTACCTGTATAGATCCCCTCGCAATTGTTGGATTTCTATTAGCTAATACTAACAATCCATGTTTAGTCTTCTTAACTAATTCAAGACACAGATTGTAAATCTCTGGATTAAAGTTAGCCTGTGCTTCATATACAATTCTCTGTGCCTCTAACATTGAAATTTTCTTTAGTTTACTTAGCATATTGATTAGATGGAATGAATAAAGTTCAACAAATGCTAAATAAGGAAATATAATATCAGTTACGTCATATCCAGCTTCCATAGGAGTAATAACACTTCTGCAAGAGAAGTTTAGACGACTTCCAAGTACACTTGATCTAATAAAGCCAGACTTACCAGCTAAATTTTCAATGATCTTATTAAATACCAGAATAGCTTTATTCTGAATATTGAATAAGTTAGGTAGTACAATTAGATCAAAATCTTTAGATTCTTTATTGATCATATTTGATAGCTTGATAATGAAGTTATAAGAATTGTTAATCTCATCAAACTTAAATACAGGTTTATCCTTATAGGTAACACTAGCAGGCCTTAATAAAGTATCATACACAGGAATGTGTTGTAAAAATACTTTTTCCTGATGTTCCATTAGTAAGTTATAAACAGCTTCTTTATTCTTATACTTAGAATTATCATAAAGATAGTCTAGAATTTTCTCGCCTTCAAAGAAATTTTCCTTAAAATATACTAGACCAGAGTTATCAAATTTACCCTTTTCTTCTTCAATAACAATTCCATCTTTGTCAATTTTCTTATCATAAGAAATGATCTTGTTTAGTTTCTGTACACCTGAAGTTAACTTAGCAATCTCATAATAGAATACAGGATTGATAATCCAATACTTTCCTAAACTAATCCATGCTAGTTTTTCTAACATTGGTTCTTGATACTTTACTTCAGATTTACATTCTTCACATATATATCCTCTTAGGAACTTACCTTTATATTTTCCACATTCACAAGAATAAGATAGCATTTCATTATCACTATTGTTTTTACCAAATAGCTTTTCTGAAAATAGACCATCATCAGAGAAAGATTTTTCTTTAGTTAAAGGTTGTGGATTTGTAATCAATCTACTAGGATCATACAAACTTTCTAAATCTACAAATTCAGTTCTCATAAAGTAAGACTCCCCTTTTTTACAATATTTTCACTATCTCCTAAAACCCATTCTAGACCATCAATAAGACCCTTGATATAATGATAATTGTATCCATTGTAATACATTATCTTTAATCTATCTAGATTATCTCTAATAGTTTCATAATCTTTCATGTTTCTCTTTTCTCTAATTACAGTTAGATTTTCAGGATCACTCATAGCTTCTGGGTTAATCTTGATTGTATTAGGATTTCTATTACTAATCTTAGTAACCTTAACCTTCATTATACATTTTCCTTTCTTTGTGTTAATACAATGTTAGAATATATATTTAAAAGAAAAATTCAGATTTAAATATATATTCTACTTAAAGAAGATCTTAAGGAAAGGAATTTTGTAATTATGTATAATCTAAAAAAGCTAGCATTTGATATGAAAATTAATAATTGTATACATTGTGAACTTGCAGATTGTTTTGCTAAAACTAATGATGAACTATGTGATTTTATAAGAAATGTTTGGAAATTAGAAACTAATCCTGATTTAATAAAGAAGTATTTTGAGTATAATGAAAACACTCAGGTTGTATTTTCTGAATATATTACTCAACATTTAACACCTTATACATTAACAAGTAAAGATTACTTTCCTACTAGTATAAAGTTTCCTTTATGTATAGAGTTTATGTATTATAAATGCTCTAATACATTATATGTTAATGTACGTCGTAAATCTAGTTTATTTGAAAGTTATAGTTTAGGATATGGTCACGAATATTTTATAAGTACATATCCTGATCCAAAAGGAAACATGTTCTCTATTCCTTATTACAATTTTTCATTTGAAGATTTAGGCTAAATAATCCCTATATCAACTAAAAGTGTTGATATAGGGATATTTGTTTTGTTAGTTATAGTTACCGATTAGATAAGCATCTTCTAATTCACTTTGTAAAGTAGGTGTAAAGGTAGTGACTAAATCACCATTTTCATCTTTAGTAACATTTTCAATGCCATCTTTAATGGTAAACTGAATACCAAAGATAGAATCTAAAGTACAAACGAAAGATAATGCGTATACAGGGTTCTCCTTATTAGTAGAATTAGGATGAATAATGTAAGCTTTTAGTAATTCATTTGCAGTATCGACTTCTATTTTAGGATAACGAGAAGTCATTATCTTGGTATTTTCAGCAGTAAAGAAGAATAGGATATCTTTATTGATATCAGTAACATTAGACATAATACTATTGTATTGAGCAAGGGTCATTTTTATGTAACCTCCTTTAGTGTTAATTGAATAAACTTTATTGAATTGTTTTTGATATGTGTTATTAATGAAAGAAAAATAGAAAGGGGAAAAAATATATAAAATGGAAGAAACTGTTTCTTTTAAGCAATTAATCCTAAATTTGGGATTAGGATTAAATGATGGGAGACCTATAGAAATATGTTTTCTTAACAATGAAAGTCGTTCAAAACATGTAGAAATTCTAAGAAATGTATATGATATTCATTGGTATTTTGAAATTTTTAAGATTTTAAATAAAAATGAATCTAACACTTTATGGTTTAATTATAAAGCTATTAATGATGGCTATAACTGGACAGAAGATCGTTTATTTATATGTAAAGGTGGTCCTTTTCAATTATCTCCTATAGAATATAAAGAAGTAGAATATGGAAAATTTCAGAAAGTAGATGATTAGAATATGGAAGAAAATAAACTAATTTCATTTAAAAAGATAATGTTTGAGTTACAATTTTCTGGTATAATTAAATCTCCAATACGTATAAGTTTCTTAAATGAAGAAGAATGTATTAAGTATAAAGATATTTTAAATGATGATTATAATTGTAGATATCGTATAAATGCAAATAAAGAAAATGATAACAATTGGTATAGTATTCGTACTTTACCAAAATGTTTATGGATTTATAAAGGTGATTTCTATAAACAACATTTAGGATATGCTAAAAGATATAGACAATTAGAAAATGATATTTTTATAAATACTAATTTTATATTGGAGTGATATTAGAATATGTATGGAGTAATCAAAGAACTTACTTTTAAACAATTGATGTTAGATCTTAGTTTGAATTTGATAAGCAATCCAATAACGATAAGAATGCAAAATAGTAATGAGATTGAAAGGTACATAAAAATTCTAGAAAACGATTACTCAATTCCAAAATTTATTACTATAGCAACTATAAGACAAGATAAATTCTATTATGTATACTTTAATGATATAATTATCTATATAAGAAATGAGAATAATTATGGGAGTAGTTACGCTCAATTACCTAATGATACTTTCATTGAAATCTACTAATAAAAAAGAGGTATTTAGTCATGTCTAGAAAAAATAGAAAAATCTATACAATTGATAAACTAGTTTTTGATGTAGTAATTGGTAATAAGGATAAAGTTACTATTAAGTTTTTAACTAATGAGTATTGTAAACATTGTGCAAGTACTTTAATAAGAGAAGGTAAATGTAATTGTATATCTGTAGGTAAGAAAAATATTAGAGACTCATTACAGATATACATACATGATAGAACTAATGAAACTATTATTAGTTGGTATGATGAAAATTGTTATAAGTATGTTGATTACATTCAGATTGGTTACAATCGATTTATTAAAAATAAATATAAATGGGGTGATCCTTTTGCCTATTAAATATTATACTATAGAACAGATAGTTTTTGATTTTTTATTAGGTGTTAATAAAAATAACAAAATAAAAATCAAATGTATGTCTAACAAAAGTTGTAAAAAACTTAAACGTCTATTAGTTGAAAAATATGATTTTATAAACAAAAATTTTGAAATTTTCCCTACAAATACATTATTAATAGCAAAATTTTTAAATATCTTTATAGTATCTAAATATAGTACTCGTCAACGTTATAATTTTGATTATTTTCAAATTGATGAAAATTGCTTTATATCAGAATATGATTACTACATAAACTATTTAAGAAAAGGGGATCAATAATACGTGTATGATTATAAAGCTAAACCATCGAAAAGATATACTTTTAAAGAAATAGTTTTCAAATTTATGATTAGTGATAAAAGTAATCTTATTATTCAATTTCCATGTACTCTTAGAGTCATTCAGTATTTTCAAGAAGCAAACGCATTATATGGATTTAATGATGTATTAAAAATAGATTTTGTAACTAATGAATTATTATTTGATATAGCAAATAACATTTTTAATAATGAGATAGAACAATTTCTTATTTTAAATAAAAATAGAAATTGTTTTATCTCAAACATTAAATATAGACTTGCTATAGATTATATATTTGATAAAGAAGATTCCTTTTATGAACCAATAACTCATTTTCTTAATGGAGAAATTGCTAATGGAAACATTTAGTCTTAAAAGAATACTTTTTGATATACAATTATTGGATTATAAAGCCATAACTATTAAGTGTCAATCTTATACTAACGCAATAAAAGTTGCAAATACTATAAGAAAAATCACAGAGTATACAGTTTTTTCTGAAGGTGTTGGATTTGACTGTTTAGTAGTTTACAAAGATGGTCCATTTAATGTATTTGATACAATTATACATCCACATGGAAAACCTACATATTTTCAATTAGAAGAAGATAGTTTTACAAAACTTAATGACTTATAGAAAGAATAGGTTTTTAGTTATGGAAGAGAATACTTGTTCGTTTAGACAAATCATGTTTGAGATTCAATCAGGTATAGTTGAAGAAGCTGTTGTAAACTTTCCAACTATGAAAAAACTAGTAAAATTTACTGAATTAATAGAAGAAAACTATGGAATTATTGACATTGATAGTTGTAAGTATATGTCTTCTCCAGAGAAACTTTTTAAGTTACAAATTCTAGATAAAAAAAATAAAGCTAAATGTGATTACATGTTTTCAACTGGATTATTTAGTATTTTACTTAGTAAAGAAAATGGAATAATTACATGGCGTTATAGTGTATTATTTATGCCATTTATAACTAATTATAAGCAATTAGATAATGATCTATTTGAAAAACAAGAAAAATACACTATAGATGAATATAAGGAAAAACTAAATCAAAGAAGGAATTATAAACATGGAGGAAAAAGTTTACTTAACACTTAAACAGGTATTGTTTGAGTTTATGTTAAATGGTGATAAACCTATATTATTATTGATCTTTAAAGATTATAAACAAACTAAGAAACATATAGATCATTTATTTAAAGAATTTGATATACGAAATAAGAATGATTTTTCCTGTTTTTATTCAGAAGATTTTATTAATATATTAGATGACTTTAATCCAAATTCAAAATCTGAATTTATGTTCAAGATGTTTGATTATATAGGTATAAAGTATCCAGACAACCAAGTTATAACATTAGTAAAAAAGAATACTAATGAACTATCAATGTATTATGTTGATAATAGTAGAGATTTACCACGTTACAAGAACTATCATATTTATGTAGAAGAATTGGATAATGGTTTTATAGACTATAGTAATGAAGAAAGTTTGACAGTTATTAATGGATTACTGTATGAAAAAGGAGTGAAAATAGATTTTACATGGAGTCTATCGTAATGGAAAAGTTTAAAACTGAAAATACTATGATTAGAAAACTTAAAGATGAAAATGGTCATGACTATGTAAGCCTAACTATAGATGATCCTAATTTCAATGAAAAGGTCACATTAAAGAATATAGTATTTAATGCAACCTTTAGTAACTATAACTACTATATAGTTTTTGATAAAGTACCAAGTAAAGAAGAAATTAGAAATTTTGTTAGTACATTTAAGAATGATTTTAATTTAGATATTGGATTTAATGTCCATAATACGTTTGATAGTAGCAATGGTGCTAATAGACTAAACATGAAAGGTATATTCTCGATCTTTAATAGTGAAAGAGAATATAAAAAGACTGATACTGGTTATAAGTTTCTTATAAACGATAAAAGATACTTTACTTTAGTTCTGAGAATTGGTCGTGGAACTACTGAAACATTAAGTTGTAAGTTTACTCCGATGGTTAAATACAGCCATTATTCTTATTCAAAAACTGATTTCTATACTCAATTAAACTATAACTTGAATACATATGACAATGTAACTTTTATAGATTTCAAAAATATCATATAGGAGATTTCTAATATGGAATTAAATACTATAAAAGATATAAAACTCTATACTTATAAGATAACAAATGAGAACTTTGGTGAAGAATTTCGTTTTAAAAAGTTTCTTTTCGATTTACAAATTGAAGATAGACAAAAACGTTTTTGCATAGTATTTGATGAAATACCTTCTTTAATAAAACTTATAAGATTTATCAATAGATTTAAAAAACATTATAAAGTAATTATTTGTAAAGAAGAGCCTTATAGTGAGTTTTCTAAAGATATCTTTAAACATCTATTACAATTTCAGAAAAAATTGATAGAAGAAAGAAAATTTAGAAAGATAGAAAAATTAGATGATTATAACTCTTATAAAGTTTTTATAAATGATAAAAGAGTTTATAATACTATGCTTTCATTTGCTATAAACTTACAAGATAGTAATGAAATTCTAATTGATATATGTAAAATTTGGAATGGACCAATTTCTAGTAGTTATGAAATATTTAGAAACTACATTTCTAGATCTAATTCTTCAATTGTAAGATTTAGTGATATCCAATTCTAATAAAGTTCCTTAATACCATCATCAGGTATTAAGGAACTATTTTTTTTTTTACTTAAGTTGTTCTAAGTGAGATTCATAATCAATCTTAGTTGTTTTAATAGTACTATCGTGGAACTGTTTCATTGACTTTTGCATGATCGTACTAGCTATACGGTCAGCTATTAAGCCTAGATTCTTCATTTCTAGTCTGTAGTAAAGCTCACCTGCACACTTACTACAAATTTTATCATTAATACAGTATAAAGGAGAACGAATCTTTATTTTTTTACCGATATACTGTTTTACATTGTCAGCGTCTAATAAGACTAGTTTACCTTGAGGATCTTCAATCCAACGTAATAGGAATAGGCCCTTATTCTTATCGGTTAAAGTCATTTCAAGATATTTCTTAGTACCACAGTCAGAATCTTTTTCATCTAGCATTAGGTGTTGATAGCCTGAACGACTTTGCTTAACTAAATAACCGCCGACCTCAGTGTTCTTCATTTACTTTTTGTATAGATTCATTAAGTCTATACTATACAACTTTAGATTTCTCTAAAGATAAGACTATATCTTTACTAGAAACTAGTATTTCTTATTACGAATCTATTTAGATTCTTTATAGTCGTTGAACTTATAAATAAGTTGCTGATTAAGTATTGTTTTATACTCTTCCAGCAATTAAAGAAATTAAGAGCCAAGACTAATAATTTAGCTCTCGCATAAGTACCTGCAGTTAGGATATTTGCATAGATATGGAAATCTTCCTTGGGAATACCATCAACAAGTGAAGCCATAGAAGCTTCAAATTTACTAGGGTCAGTAAAATTCATTACTGAACCACGCATTAAGCAACTGTTCTTATAGTTGTTATCAAAACTACCTCTAGCTCCAGATGCATAGATCTGATAACCAGGAATGTCCTCAACTTTTTTCTTAGATGCTTTTAATAACTCTTGTTCTATATTGAAGATAGTACTTACATCGTTATTTTGTACTCCTTCTTTATTTTCCTCAATTAGTCTCTTTTTCATCTCTAAGATATCATCATCAACAATAAACATCTTAGTATCTAATGAAGGTACAATAAAGTAAGTACAACTATAAGCTAACCAGTTACATTGATCGAAGTAAAAATGCATATCTTCCATAGTAATCTTTTTAGTTAATAAACATTCATCAATAATCTTCTGGTCTAGATTCTTCATTGTTTTCTTAGTGATTATAGTGTCTTGATAACCAATTAGTCCTATAATCTTAGGTTCTAGTAGACACTTATTTACTATAAAGCGACCAACAGTGGTAGTAACTAATCTATCGTTATAATACTCTTTAGCATTTAGTTGTAGTTTGTCATTAGGTTCAAACTTAGCTTTAGGATTCTTTTGTGAAACTGCAAATAAATCCTTTAGTAAATCTAGAGAAAAATCTTCTTGTTTTAAAGAAAGCAAGTATTTCTTTTCTTCTTCAGTTATAATTCTTGACAATTTGTATTCACCTTCTTTTAAGTTTTATATGATTAATGCATTGTTTTTGGCTTATAAAAACATTAAAAAGTTAAACTCTTATACAAACATATATTCTAATCTTAGTAAAATGCTAACAAATGAAAGGAGTTTAAGTAATACAAATGGCTACAAAGAAAACACAAAAGCAAAAAGAATTCGATATGCTAATCAAATACGATGGTGATAAGAATGAGTTTACTAGTAAAGTTGATCTAAGCAATATAAAATTCATCAGAGAAAATCAAGATAAGATTAGTTGGTATGTACTATCTCAAAGAAAACTAACTAATGAGATTATTGAGGAGTTTTGGGATGAAATAAAGAGATATCTATCTTATGATAAAGAATTTTGGAATTTTAAAATCGATATACTAAAAGCTATTAGAGAAGTTTTCCATTGGTATAGTTTTAATTTTCATAATGTAAATCCTTTAAGATTTTCATTAGATTTTTATAAGGAATTTGAAAGAGAATTAGATCCATATATTCAAAGTGTATCATGTGATAATCGACCTATTACTTTACTACCAGAGGAAACATTGGATTATCTTGTATTAGAAAAGAAAAATGAAAGAGTGATTAGTGTTCTTTCTAGTACTTCAAATATCAGTATTTACTATATCGAAAAATACAAAAATGTACTTGATTGGAGTAAACTATCAACTTATTCAGTTGAATTATGCAAATCTAAGAACTTTAAGAAATATGAAGAGTATATTGACATTGCTAGTTTTGCTTCATTAAAAACCATAACTAACGATTACTATACAAGTGGATCTTTTATTCTAAGCAAACTAAATATGGTATTAACTGAAGATTTTCTATTAAAATATAAAAACGCTATAGATTGGAAAGAAATAATCTACTGGGAAAGTTATAGAACTAATAGCAAAATAGAAAATAGCAAACTCAAAATAGTTTCTAGTGATTTCTTTAAAACACATAAAGATGAATTACCTGAAGAGGCTATTATTGAAATTGAAAACTGCATTAAAAATTTTGGATATGATGAAGAAACACTGCATTATGGTGGACTTAGATATACATTACACTATAGATGGATTTTTTAAAGAATAGGAGTTAAAAACATGGCATCTAAAAAGAGAACAGCTAAACAAAAAGAATTTGATCTACTTCTAAAACATGCAGATAACATTGATGAGTTTACAAAAAGAGTAAAAACAACAGATGTTGAAATCATTAGAAAATATAGAGATAAACTAAATTGGTGGAATATTGTTACTCGAAAGACCTTAACTAATGAATTCATTGAGGAATTTTGGGAAGATATGGAATCACATATTGAAAAAGTTCGTGTTAATCCATATATGAATATGGAATTCCTAAAGACAAATAGAAACTATATAGATTGGCGATACTTTGTATATGATAGTAGTGGTTCTAGATTTACTGTAGATTTCATTGAAGGATTTAAGGAAGAATTAAGACCTTACTTTAGAATAATGATTTCAAAAACATATCTACCTAAAGAAAGTAGAGATTATCTTCTTAATGAAGAACAGAATAATCAAGATATGTATATGCAAATGTCTAAAAGCTATATTATTAAACCAGATGCTATTGAAAAATATAAAGATTTCTTAGATTGGGATTTATTATCTAAAAATGCTAGATGCTTACTTAATGACAAGTATTTTAAGATGTATCAAGATAGAATCAATCTATATGAATATACAAGTCTTAATATTCGTTATGGTGATTCCTATGAAGCATTTTTAAAGCGTGTTAAGAAAGTAGTAAACGAAGATTTTCTTCTAAAGTATAAGATTGCAAATCTGAATTGGCATGATATTATCCATTGTAATAGTCATAGATTAAATAGAGATATAAAAGATGGTAATGTAACTCTACCTTTAGATTTCTTTAAGAAATATAAGGATCAGTTACCTTACGATGTACAAGTTTCCTATAAGAGATTTATAGAAAACTATAAGTTTGAACAATCTAAAACATATCCTTATTTCTATGGAATTCCTTGGGAATTCTAAAAATAAAAAGAGAAATACTCTATTGTGAGTATTTCTCTTTTTTTAATTACATCTTTCTCTGAATGGGAATAGACTTAGTTTCAGGCTTCTTAAACACGATATCTACAATAAGAATACCGTTTCTAGTTTTCCATTCAATGTTACTAATTCTAGATTCCATAATGGTAAAACGAGAATCAATAGAATAAGTATTTCCTAATTCTTCATCAGTACAAGTACCCTTAATGACTAAGTAAGAAAAACCATTATCTTTACTTTCAATAGATAATTTAATAAAAGCTTCAGGAATACCAATACAGTTATGAATAATAGTAGTACGATCTTCATGCTTTACGATTTCATAGTAATCGTTATTTATACTAGGATTAGTAGTCTTATGTTCACTATCAGCATTTTCTAGTAAACTATTTATCAAAGAATTAAGATCCATATTCAAATACCTCCAAAAATAGAATAATTCTATATGTCTATTAATCAGTTTCATTATAGTTTAAAGTATAAAAATTTTTTTATCTATATATTCTTAAAGTAAGAATAGGAGGAATGAAACATATGACAAATAATGAAAGAATAGCTAAAAGATTTCAATTTGATTTAGAAATGGATATATTTAAAGATACAAGTTATATAAACTCAATAAGAACCTATTACTTTAAGATTTCTAATAAAAAAGAAGTTGAATTAATGGATTTTGTTTTAGGTAAATTACTACACTTTGAAAATTTTTATGAAAAGCGTTATAAAGATAAAGTATCATCAGAATCATTATTTGAAGATGGAAGAGAATATGTAGTTTTAAGTATTGTGATATTAGATAATGATAAAAAAATCTATAATTTTTCAAAATACACCGACGAGTACTTTAATGAATTACCAGATTACATAAAGGAAGTGGAGATAGAAGAATGACAAATAATGAAAGAATAGCTAAAAGATTTCAATTTGATTTAGAAATGGGTAGATTTAAAAGCTTCAGAAGAAATAACTATCAAAATCAAATCCTATTTAGTATTAATACTCAAGAAGATTATGATAAAGTAAACGATCTTATATGGCATAAGATGCGAGGTATTCTAATTGGTAATCAAAATAGTGAGTTTACTAAAAGTGAAAATCTAATTTGTTGTGTCAATATTGATATAAAATCTAATTTCTTTTACTTCTGTAACTTTTCAATAACTACTAATGATAAACATCGTTATCTTAATGAAATGCCAGATTACATAAAGGAATGGGAAATAAGAAATGACTAAAGAAATGATTGCTAAAAGATTCATGTTAGAATTAGAAATGGGATTATTTTATGAAGATAAAAAGGATAGATTGTTTATATTTTCTTTAGAAAATAAACATCAAATGCAAATTTTAAATGAGATTTTAGAAGATGCTAAATATGAATATGAGTTTGAATATAAGTTTCCTAAACATTATCTATTTTCAAATAGTTTATTAGAAATAGATACAATATCTAAAAGTTATCATTTTGAAGTATTAAAATTTGTAATTGAATTGATGAAAAATAAATCAACTCATACAATAAATGAACTTCCTAGTTATATAAACGACTATAAACCAGAAGAAAGAGGAGAATTACCAATTTATATAGGAGAAGATGGTTATATAATAAGTGAGGAATAGATTATGACTAAAGAAGAAGTTATTAAAAGACTTAGATTTGACTTAGAAATTGGTGCTTTTAAATCAGCTTTTAATGATAATACATATTATTTTGATATATACAATCAACCAACTAAATTGAATATATTTTTAGAATTATTAGCTTTAACAGGATTAAAATTTGATAACATAATGAATGTTGAAATTGTACAAGGTATTGTAGTAGATATGGATGATAAAGATTTTGGTTATTGGGGTGATTCACTTAATTATGTATCTACTACACCTAGCTTTAGTAAACTCTTAAATGAAATTCCTAAATATGTTTATGAATACTTAGACTCAAAAGGAGTAAACTATAATGACTAATGAAGAAATTTTAAAAAGATTTGAATTTGATTTAAGAATGGGTAGATTTAAATCAGTAAACAATCTAAAAGTAAAAAATGTTTATGCTTTTAGATTAGCTAGGTTATCTGAATTTCTTTTACTATCTAAGATTTTAGATAAACTTGGTTTTACTAGTAATAACTTTCAACCTATGCATACTAATAAAGGAATTTCTATAAAAGTAGATGATAAGATATATTGGACTTATCAAATCGATTTAAACGAAATTAATGATGACGAAAATAAACTACCAGAATATTGTAAAAGGTATAAATATGACTAATGAAGAAATCATTAAAAGATTTACATTTGATCTAGAATTAGGAGTATTTGAAAGAAAGAATAGAAATAATTGCTGTATTTACTATTTTAATATACCTGATAAAAATGGACTTGATCTAATATCTAGTATTTTAGATGATATGAATTTTTACTATTATGAATATTTCTATGATAATACAATTGAAAATAATGTAACACCAACTATACTTATTGTAAATCTAACAGTTAAAAACTACTATTTCAATAGTTACATCTACTATAGTAAATATAACAAATTACCAGAGTATCTATATGATTATAAAGGAGTTAGAGAATTTAATGGATAACAAAGGTTTAATTCCTATTGCAACTAACATATCCAGTTATGGTACTAATGACAGAAGAGAAGTAATCTTCAGTTGTCCTGTCTGTGATACATCTTTCAAATACTATCATCGTAAAGAAAAGTTTTGTCATAATTGTGGACAAAAGATAAATTGGGATGATGTGGAGTATGATACTATAGTTGATCCAGTTTTGATTAAAGCATGTATGAATAATCTTAAAAAAGTAAATGAAACACTTCATAAGATCAATGTACTTAATCATGGAAAGAGTGATGATTAGAATATGACAGATAATGAAAGAATTGCTAAAAGATTTGAATTTGATTTAACAATGGGTTTGTTTAAACCAATTAATTCAAGATTGAATGCATTTAAATCAGTAGACACAAATGATGATACCTATATTTTTATTATACATGAAAAATCTGATTATATCAGATTCTCTAAAGTACTAGAATCAATTGGATTTAAAGTACGACATATGTCTTTTAATTTTCCACTTACTAAAGGAATTACTATAAGTCTAAAGGATAAAAATTTTTGGACTTTTCAACGCAGTTATAGAACTAATCCTTTTGTTAGTGAAAATAAGTTACCTGATTATATCAAGGAGTATAAACTATGACTAATGAAGAAATTCTAAAACGATTTAGCTTTGATTTAGAAATAGGGGCATTTAATTCATTTTCATATTTCAATGACTTTATGCTATTTGATCTAAGAAATACTGAAAAAGATACTGGTTTGAGATTATACAAAGTACTATGTAAATTAGGTTATAAACCCATTTCGTATGATCTAAATCTAAATTTCTTAGATAGTTACTGTTTTGTGTCTTTAAGTACAAAACAGAAGTGTTTTGAATTTGAGCATTACCAATCAATCTACATAGGACTTTATGCAAGTGCTAATCCAATTCCAAAATACGTTTTAGAATATATATTCTAACTACAGTATTTTAAATAACATAAAGGAGAGTTTATTCAATCATGGATAATGAAACTAGAGATCTACATTTTAGTATACAAGGAGAATTCATTACTAAAGTGGCTAAAGAATGGATGTTCATTGATCTTAAACCATATAAAGTAGTAGAAGATTTACTACTATCTTGTATGACTGGTACTGACCATACACAAGCACAGTTAAAGATCAATGTTCAGAATATTCTATTAGGTAGAGCTGAACTAAGAGGAAGATCTGATAGTGACGATTATGGATTAGTAAATCTAGAAGATGAGAAAGATCTAAACGATAACAACATCTTTACTGCATTTGGAGACTTAGCACAAAAGTACAGAGAAGTAAAGAAAGAACTATCTGAAATTACTCATAAATACGAAGATTTAGTAGAATGTTTGGAGAACTGGGAAGAAGATGAACTAGATACTAGTTATCTTGATGATACTTTATTAAAGAGAACTCTACTAAAGATTAAGCTAAAATACGATCCTTTTGATGAAGAAACTAACACACAATGGAATAAAACTTATTTCAACACTGGTAATTCTTTAGTAGACTCTTATATCAAAGCTACTAAGAATGATGTTAAGTATGGTTGGTTGGATCCAGAAGGTAAGTTCTATGAAGTAGAATTTGGTGAACATCAAGCTTGGCCTTACATCTGTATTTGTGATAAAGCTGAATCAAGAGATGGAACACTTAGAAGAAGGGTAAGAGATTCAGAAACTGTCGATTTATCTCATTACTATAATGAACTATTAGAATACTTTGAAAAAGAAAATCACAGACTTACTATTGATAGTGCTTGTGCTGATTTCCTAGTTCATAAGGGTTGGGTGTTACTACATAATCCTTCAATGGGTATTCCAGTACTAGATAATTATACTATCCAAGGTTTAACTAAAGCACAGAGAGAATTCATGTTTGATTACTATATGGCAATTGATGAAGAAAAGAAAGCAAATGAACTATACAAAGATATTGACTAAAACTAACTGGAGATTTTAGTTATGGATTTACTTAAAGATTTTTCATCTTATATGATTTCAGCAGTAGTATTTACTATTGTTATGAATTGGAAACATATTTTAGCTTACTTTCAAGTTAAAAAGAAGTGTAAAGAAAGCATTAAAAGATTTGAATTTGACTTAGGAGTAGGGTTATTCAAACAAGTCAAAGTAAAAGATAATGAAATATACTTCTTTAAACTTGACATGGTTGGTAAAAATGGACTAAATAAAGAATTAGCATTATTTGTTAAAGTATTAACCAAGTTAGGCTATACTATGTCTAAAGAATGTTGGTTTCATGGATGGAAACTTACATTTAATAATCTAGCACATATTAAAAGAGACTGTATTGGAATCAATAAAACAACTAAAACATTTTGGATTTATGAATTAATGACAGATAAGATTACTTATTCTGATGTATATTCCATTGTAAATGCTGATGAAGATTTTATGATATGCTATAATAAAAATGAGAATGAATTACCTGAATATTTCAGAATGAAAAAAAAAGGAGGTAATTAAAAATGATGAATGAAAAAGTTGAACAGCTAGCTAGAGACATTTACGACTGGGTTATTGAAAAAGAAATGTGGGATGACATCTGTATTTACTTTAATGGTAAAGCATGGGCATCATGGGATGATTGGAAAGATGTAAAAGGAAAGAAGATTGATAAAGATTTGTATGAATATAAGGATAAAGACCCTAAAAAGTATTTTGAATGGGTCGCAGATCCTCATATTCTTTCTATGTCTTTTGAAGGAACTTTGAATCATGTATTGAATGGATATCTTAGTTGTAGTGATACCTATGTAAATAGTTTTGAGAAGCTATTTAAGAAGTATGGTATGTATTATGAAATGGGAGATAGTTGGAATCTAACAGTAGCTTTAGAGTAATAAAGGTGATTCAATGAATAAGAAATTTGAATTTGATCTAGTAATGTCTGATCCTGGTGAAGCTTTATCTAGAATTATTAAAGAAGCAGGTTATACTCCTAGAGTGGTGGCAACTAACCCTAATGGAGATTGTACTATTATAACTGAAGAGATAGCTAAATCTAAAGGAGATGTTTTTGAATTTCTTCATAAAGTAAATAAAGTAGCTAATATTGATTTATTCGTTTATAGAATTATTGATACTGATGATAGGGAATTTAACTATCGTACTACTGATAATAGATTTAGTGGATTAATCTATTTTGATGGAATAGTTGATAATGCTAGATTTATGTTAGAATACTCTAGCAAAGGTATATTATGGTAATAAAGGTGATTCAATGAATAAGAAATTTGAATTTGATCTAGTAATGTCTGATCCTGGTGAAGCTTTATCTAGAATTATTAAAGAAGCAGGTTATACTCCTAGAATGATAGCGAATAGTCCTATTGATAAGAGTTGTGTTATTATAACTGAAGAAATAGCTAATTCTGAAGAAGATGTTTTTGAGTTTATACGTAAAGTAAATGAAGTTGCTGATATAAATCTAGAAATATACGAAATTAAATACGAAGATGTAACTTATACAGATGGGTCTACTAGATATCGTACTTCTGATGGAAAATTTCTTGGAATAGTTCATGTTGGTGGAACTGATGAATTAGGAAGAACTCCATCTGATGAAGATACTAGGTTTTTACTAAAATATTCTAGTAATGTTTGCATTTAAAGGAGTGACTGATTAGTATGAACATTGAACTAAACGATGAAGAGGTTAAGAAATTAGTAGAAAAAACTATTCAAGAAAAAGTCAATAGTATGATTACTAAAACTGTAAAAGATTATACAAGTTTTTATCTCACTGATCAAAATCTACACATAATGTGCCAGAATGCTGTTAATAAAGCAATCAATGAAATTGCTCAAGCAGAATTTAGTACCATTATTGAAACTTTCAATAAGGAATCTTTTACAAGATTCATGGCATCCAAAATCTACGATTACCTCTTTGATAATTGCTAAACATATCCACTAATCAACACGAACACATAAAGAAAGGAAGAACAAACATGTCAACTTTTAAGAAATCTACTATTACTCTAGCTGGCAAACCCCGTGATGTCCTTCTCATCAACTACAATAATGATGATACTACTGTAGAAAGTAAGACTATTGACAGAATGCATCATATCCACATTCTAGATAGATCTTATTCTATGTCTGGTAACATTGTTGGATTGATGGAAGATGTAAAGAAGACTTTTAGAGCTATTCCTGTAGGTGATTACATTTCTGTAGTATGGTTCTCTTCTGAAGGTCAGAATGGTGTTGTCATTAAGGGTTATAAAAAGACTGAGAATGATGACTTTGCAGATGTAGATAGACTCATTGATTCTATTAAGCATTGTGTTGGTTGTACTTGTTTCCATGAACCTATGGATCTGGTTAAGTCTATCATTGATGAAATGAAGCCTCTGTGTCCTTATTACAATGTAACTCTATTTACTGATGGATGTTCTTGTTGCAATGTTCCTTCTTCTACTGATTACAACATGACTTATTCTGTTGCAAAGACTTTCAGTGAAGACATCATGGCACTGAATACTCTTGGCTATGGTTATTACTATGATAAGGAATTCCTGACTAAGCTAGCTGAAATTTCTGATTTCGGTAAGTATATCCATTCTTCCAATGTTAAGGAATACTCTCAGATCTTTACTCATAACTATGAACGAGTAAAGGATATGGTAGCAGAAAAGGTAGAACTAGAAATGCCTAACTGTGAGATTCTATATCTCAATAGTAAGTCTACTAAGATGGAAACTGGTGCAATGAATCTATCTTCTATTGAGAAGCGTAAGAATCAGTTCTTGGTTATTCTACCTGAAGAAAATGACAAGCGTTTCAATATGAGTCTCAATGGTGAATTCATTGATTATACTAAGATGAAGTCTGGTAAGATCCTTGATTCTACTGTTCTAAATCTACAATATGCTTATGCTTATGAGAACTATTACAAGGGTAATAGAGAAGTATGTCTAGATGTTCTAAAGGATATCAAGGACAAGTACTTCATTGATGAGCAGCTGAATGCATTTACTGTTGATGAAACTAGTAAGTTCATGAAGGTTCTGAATAAGGCAATCTTCAATAACAAGACTAGAATGAAGAATGGTGAAGCACCTGATAACTACATCCCTGCAGATGATGCTTTCTGTATCATGGATCTACTGAAGATTCTATCTGAGGAAGGAAATTTCTATGTTCCTGACTTCAGTTCCTATAAGAGAATTGGTCTTCAGGTAGTAGATACTTTCAATCTGTTTACTCCTAAGAGAGACTATGAGATTCTAGCTCCTTTCAATGACAATCTAGTTTTCAATAAGTCTAAGCTTAACATTTCTGTTAGATTCCTCAGAGATGGTACTGTAAACATTAATCCTAAGTCTGCTAAGAGAGTTGATCTACCTGAAGTAGTTGATTCTAAGCAGTTCCAGTCTCATACCATCATTAAGGATGGTCATCTGAATATGGATAAGATCACTGTTAAGATCACTAAGGAAGCTTATGGTAAGATTGTAAACACTGAGCTTAATGAAGGAATTACTATTCTAAAGAATATTGACAGAAATGATGAAGCTATCTATGAGATTGACCTAACTACACTTCCTGTTATCAATCGTCAGTATCTGAATGAATCTAGTATTGATAGAGTACTAGAACTAGTTAAGGAAAATACTGAACTAGAAATGGCACAGAAGGTACTTAACTATCTAATTGCTAAGAATCCCATTAAGGACTATGTAGTTGAAAGTTCTACTGGTCTACCTGTTTATACTGATGAACAGGTTGAAGTTCTAAAGGAACATGGTTTGAATGATCATTTGACCTATGTAGGTGTAAATCGTAAGACTACTGAAAAGAATGAGAATGATTACTATGAAGCTAGAGAACTAGAATTCCAGCTTAAGGGTTGTTCTTCTATTCCTGCTATTGAAAAGGCTCTTGCAGATTATGACAAGGCAATTAGTAAGAGTAAAGAACCCAATTTCATGCCTAAGTACATTCATAACTACATTATTGCAATCTATGATACTAGACTTATTAAAGGAATTACATGTGATTCTAAGGAAGAAAAGCAGATGTTGACTGATATGCTTAAGGATGTTAAGAATAAGCTTATCAACAATCGTATTGAACTCAACACTATCAAGATTGCTAAGGTTCTAACTAGCTCTTGGTGGGAAGGTCTAACTCTAGATAAGGATAAGTATACTTATACTGTTGATAATGATACTGTTATCATCAAGACCAGTTATGAAAAGGTATACTTCAGCTAAGTAAATCTTAAAAAGAGGTATCCTATTTGAATATAGGATACCTCTTACTTTATACAAAAGAAGAAAGGAATTACAAAAATGGATAAAGCATTTGATTTAATGGAGAACAGAGAAGTTGACATTAACTATGTAATGAAAAACAGTACTACTGGTAAGAAATCTAAGGATTTCAGATTTACTCATAAGTTCAAATGTCCAAATTGTAAACAACCAGTTATTGTAAAATCTGGTGAAACTAACTATTTTGCTCATAAATCTAATTCCAACGTATGTGATAGCTGGTATTCTAATGATAAAAGAACTGGATTGTTTGAGTTAGCTATGAATGAAGGTAATGAAACATTTATTGATAGAAGAAAATCAATAATGGTAAATGGTATTACTCATGTAGCAAATCTGCATAATACTAAAACCAAGACAATTATGTTATATATTAGTAAGTTTGGTAGCCTAAATTTTGATGAATTAAGAAAAAGAATCGAATTTTTTGCAAAGAATCGTAGAGTGATGGTTGTTTTTAATCTTGCTCATAAGGATTTAGAAAGAATTAAATCTTATAAAAATAAGTATTGTGCTTATGAAGAAAATATTGGAAGAAAGATTTTAAAATTGTTTGATTATGTAATTTCAAGTGATTTTTTGAATAGTTATAACGAAGTTAGAATCTTTTTAGATCTTAAAGAAAATCCTAACATTGCTGAGATTAATGATAGAGGAAGAAAACAAAATGTAATATTCTTAGATGGTATGGATTATGAAGATTTTAAGTGTGAACTTGAAACTTGGTAAAAAGGTGAAACGAATTCAAAACTAGTCAATGAATTAAAAAAAAGAAAGCTTCAATTAAGAAGCTTTCTTTTTTTATCTAAAAGATATGTTTTCCAGTTTCTTCATCCCAATCATCTGTCCATTCTGTTTTTTCAAAGAACTTACATTTACCATGATTACCCCAAACGGGATCATTACATTCTCTTTCCTTGATAGGAGTATTATTTCGTTCTTCATTCAAACACATACCATCGATATTACCATCAGAATATTCACAATCCCAACAAGTATATCTTCTGGTTTTATTAAATGGACATGTAGTAGTTCCACTTAAATCAGTATGTAATTTACTAATGTGTAGTAAATAAGGAAGTTTGATATGTAATCGATATTCAAAGAATCTGTGTACAGCAACAGAGAAATTATGGAATCTAAATCCTCCTTTACTATACTTACATTTATCTCTACAATCACACCAACAGGAACTATAACAATAGTAGTCATGTCTTATAACGATTCCTTTAATCCTATTTCTTTTTTTAGGATCATTATTCATTATATCACGATCAAAAAAGATTTCAAACATTGTATTTCTCCGCAATTCTGTTATATATGTCGTTAAGTTTACTTTCTCCTCCATTTTCTACAATAGTAAGTAAAGCATATACTTTCATTGCTTCAATTCTAACATCACTAGAATAATTAAATCCATCTCCATATTTTTCCATTGCAATCTTATATGCTTCTTTCTTAAGTTCTTTGATTTTTTCCATTATAGTATCTTACTCCTTTATAAATCTCTTTCATCTTGAAGAATAAACTTTTGTACTTCAACTTTTACTCTTTCAATATGCTTAATGAACATTACAGATTCTTCTTCAGATAAAGATTCAATAGCTTTAATTAGCTCATAATCTTTACCATCATATATCATATCATTGATTAAATCTTTTGCTTTATTAAAAACACAATCAGTTCTATTCTTATATTCATGACCATTTAGATCAATATCTCTACCATTACCATAATCAGTCCAAACAGAACCTGTTATATCCCATGTACTATCTTCATTTTCTTTTTCTAAATCCTCTTTAAATAAAGCTATCCATTCTTCATATGGAAGTTCTTTACCATCTCTGTAATAATGCTCAATATATTCTGGAATTACAATCATAGTACTTCTCTCCATCCATTTCTCTGAATAATTGCTCTCATATTTTCTCTTCCTACAGGATTCATAGTATGAAGTCTAATAAGATAATTACGACCAGTTTCTTCAAGCCAATCAAGAATCTTGATATAATCACCACCATCAGAAGCATAATCTCCTGCATCATGGTCTAAATCAATAAGTTCAATATCAACATAGTTTGCTGTATTATAGCATCTATTTCTACCAGCATAATCTCTGTCTAAGAAACAATTATGACCTCTATCCATACATCTTTGAATACAATCTTCAGTAGATTGAATGAACTTAATAGTCTCATTTACAGATTTGCACCAATGATATCCTTTAGGAGCAGGTCTTAAATCATCAACCCAAATCTTCTTCATTATTTTCCTCCGAATTTCTCCTTTGAAAATCTTTAATTTCATTCACGATTTCTTTGTAAACATGATACTTATCTACATGTCCACAACACATAGCAATATCTTCAGAATTAAAAGAAGCAAAGTAACTACCTTTTCTATAAGGTGGAAAATTTTTATCTGGTGGTCTTTTATATTCCTTATCAATAACACCATGTTTATTGATAAATCTTCGCATTTGTTTTAACTTTTTGCCTCTGTTCATATATTTCTATCCCTTATTCATAAATCCATCTTGCTAACAGCTTTCCATGAACACATTTGTTAAAGATATAGATTCTTCTCCATCTTCCAAATGCATCATTTTCAATAGATACTCTAAAAATCTTTCTAAAAAACTTTTTCATATGTATATTCTCCTTACATCTGTTCTTGTTGTTCCATTAACAAATCTTGAAAGAATTCATTTCTTTCTTTTTCACAAGGACGAATTTTACCTTCAGATTTACAGTTAGGATATCTTTCACTATCATCTTGCTTAAAGCAAGTACAATTTTCACAATGCAGGTACATAGAAATTTTTACCTTTCTTTAAAATCATTATTTTATTAATCTTTGTATAAACACAAGCATCCATTAATTGTATCAGTAGGATAGTTTTTTCCATCAATAGTTACATACTCTTTTACAATATTCTTTTTATAGCAAGGAATTGCCGTAAAGTCAAAAACTTCTTTATATTCTGTATCTACCATGCAATTAGTAGATAACTCTGTTCCGTCCTTATAAATGCAAGTAAATACAGCTTTCTTAATCATAATACCTCCTATTAAAATTGCTCTTTTATATACTTAATCTTGTAATCCAAATTGTTCATATAGCCTCCTCTGTACGTCTAACAAAGCTTCCCAATTTTCTTTATCCGTATAATACATAGCAAGTTGGATTGTTGTATCTATTTTACATTTGATTTCACTTATATCATAAAATACATTTTTACTCATACTACACCTCATAAAATCATCATTTTATTCCTCTATATATTTCAACACCAGATTTTATGCATGGTATCCAGTCGTAATTTCAATGATTCCTTCCCATTGATTTACAACCCAACTAAATACATATTTCTCAAGTAAATACTTTGGAATGAAATTACTATTTGTAAACATTTCTCCATCAATCTTCCACTTGACACCAGTATTTTTATTGGATAAGATAAACTCTTTTACTTTTGCATTCATGTTAAGTCCTCCAATCTAATTTTTGACCACATTGACTACAATAGTGTTCAGATCTAAAGACAACCTTATCACAACAAGGACAACGATTGCTGTTGAATTTTTCACTTAGCTTAACTTTTTTGCCAATTTGTTTATTTGCAGCATATACTAAGATATCGATATCTTTAGTTGCAGGAATTTCATTCTCATATACCTTTTCTGAAATTGAAAGTACTGCTTTTTTATAATCGTCTTCTTTAATTCTCATGTTTTAATACCTCTTCCAACTCATAACCATAAACATTCCAACTAGCACCATCATCAAAAACTACATCTATATCATACAATTCTTCATAATCTTCATCTTCAATATCTGCAGTACATTTCATTCCATCATGTGAAAGAAGCATTTTATGGATTCTGCCATTCCATGCTTGTTTGGTTTTATCATAATGAAAAATATATTCTTTCTTCATTAGTTATTACCACCTTTTAAAAGTTTAATACAAATCACTTGCATTATGTACTCTTCCTGATGTATCGTATACTTTATATACAAATTCTCCACATTTAGTAGATATTTCGATATAATCAACAGTAATCAAGTTATTATTTTTCTTTTCTCTTAAATATCTTCCATGTTTATAGATCTCTACACTATATGTATAATATGTCATATAAACCTTTTTACCTCCATCCATGATTACCAGTAAATACTTCACCATCAAATAAAACTGTTTTATAAATTTTAGAAACACAAGTTTCACTATCAATAGAGTTAATCAGATTCCTAAGTTTTTTATTGGCTTCTTCTGCATCATGAGCTATTACGATAGCAACATCATCTCTATAATAAGCTCCATCATCTACTTCAAATTTAATTTGATATAAAAGCATATTTTATCTCCTATTAAAATCATTCTTTTATTTGCTTAAATCAACATAGCAACTTTTCTATCAAATCCGTTTGCCTTGAAAAGTTCCTTTTCCAAGTCTTGTACAACAAAGTTCTTCTTTAGTTCTCCTTGTCCAAAACTTTCATATACCAGGTTTAAGGCTTCTTTCTTATTCTGTGCCTTTACTATATAGACACAATCGTTTTCTCCGTACACCACATATAACTTATGTTCCATAAGCAATTACCTCTTAAAATCGTCATTTTATTCCCATACAAAATTTCTATATCTTTCAACATCCTTATTAAGATCTTTAACTGTTTCATCGTAATAACCCAATATCTTTTTTAATAGTTCATTTTCTTCTTTACTTTTAGGAATACCAATTTTATTAATGTGATATACACACCACTTCAAAGTATATAGGTTAAGTTTCATAAGTTTTTTATGAGTAAATCTAAGTTTGAGTATAGCAAGCTTAAACTTTAAAAAATCCATTTTTTCTTTTAACATTGTTATGTCTCCTTATATATCATCTACTATCGTGCTTATTCTGTATACAATGTATAGAATCCAGCAATATGATTGGTTTTATAAAATCTTCCTAAACTATCACATAGAATGAACTGAATGTCACCTTGTTCATCAATAAATGTTCCATAAGCGTCATAGATATTTCCACTTACATCTATTACCTTGAACATATGTTAATCCTCCTGTTATACAGCAATAGTAATTGCATTATTTACAGAGTTAATTCTAATGACTTCACAATCCATATACATTTCAATATTTTCCTTCCAATATTCCTTAGTAGTTTCTGCCATCTTTCCATAAAAAGCAGTAATACAACCTACATAGATGACGATATTAGTTCCACCAGAAATAACTGCTAATACATCCTTTAAAGTCATTGTTTTTTATACCTCTTTCTTAAAAAATAGTTAGAATGAAGACTTATAAAAAGTCTTCATTCATCCTTTACTTCTTCAATAGAACGAAGGATAGGCATATCCCATCCATATTCCTTAATAACCTTTTCTTTTGCAAAGATCTTTGCTTTTCTTTCAGTATTTGCTTTTACTTCAACAGTTACTTCATTATTAGCACTCCAAAAGATTTCAAATCTTGCTTTCCATTTTTTCATATATCTACTCCCATACTTCTTTTCTTTCCAAGCATCCTTCATAAACTTCTGGATGTCCAACTTCTTTGATACTTGGTTTATCATTATGTTGTAGACCACCAAATTCCTTTCCACATACAGGACATTCAAATGTTACCCAGTTGATATCATGCGCATATCTTAATGTATCAAAGGGTCTTTCTCCTTTTACAATATCCCATCCATGAAACCATTTTCCACATTTAGGACATTGTACTGCAATGTGTCTAATTGGTGTACTTTCGTATTCTACTCTTACATTAAACATATTTTACTCCTTTAATCAATCTTAAAAGATACAGTTTTACATTTAGGACAACCTAAGAGAATAACTTTTTCTGTATCAGGTAAACCCCAATCTACATCTTTAGATTTATCTGTTTCAAAAGTAGTAGTTCTTCCAATACTATTCTCAATTCTTATAAAGGATTCATCACCTTTAATGAATCCTTTATCCCAATCCCATTCTACTTCATATCCACAACAAGGACATTTATGTTCAATTCCATTTCCGTTAGCAAACATATGTAATTTCCTCCTTATCTATTGCCATCCAATAATGTTACAAGAACAGTTTCTAATTGTAAAACCATCATTATTGATAGATTTTTCGATATACTTCTTAAAAGCATACCACTCATCTCTAGTTCTTTGTCTCATTCTATCTCTCAAATCACCAATTACAGTGATAACAACTCGTGTCTGATATTCACCATGAGGACACTTATATCCTTCAGGTGCATCACATTCAAATCCATCATCATAAAGTTTCCTTGTATCTTTATACTGACATGCAAGGCAGTCCATATTAGTAGAACAATTATAACCTGAAAGTACATTTACAAAGACATCAGCAGAGCCTTCACTACCTGTAATCTCAGGTGCATCCTTTAAGAGTTCTTCAACTCTTGTTTTGACATCTTTATCATAAATGTAAGTTTCTACATCAAGTGTAGCTACAATATGTGTCCAAAAACTCATTTTTATATAACCTCCAAACTTTAATAAATGAGATCTTCGTCATAGATAGTATGGTTATCTAATAAAGAATCAAACCATGTATCATCCATATAGAAATTAGGATCATCATACTTTGAGTCTTCATAACATTCTTTAATTCTTTTGATGGAAGGATAATTTTGGCTGTTTGCATTAAGGTAATTAAGGTGTTGTGTGAAATATTTTCTTCCTTTGTTTCTGATATCACAAACGATTTCTATTAGTTCTTTATAGTTATATTCAGCTTTATTCTTTTGTACCTTTAGTTCTTTAATTTTACATTCTAGTTCTTTATTTCTATTTTCTAATGATATAATTACATTTCTAGAACTAATATATTCTTTAATATAATTGCTTATTAAAGTTTCATTTTTAGATTCACTTTCAAGATTCTCTAACAACTTTTTATTTTTATTTTTAATATTAGTAATTTCATCTTTTAATCTTTTATTAGACGTATCCAATCTATCCATTTCACTTAAGTATTTAACATTACTAGTATTGATAGATTTAAGATAATTGATTGCATTAATTTCATCTCTAGTTACAATATAAAAATAAACCAATCTTTTTAATTTTTCTTTTTCATCTTTAGAAAGAGAATCGGCTTTTGTAGTTGTTTTCTTTAAATACGTTTCAAAATCAACAATCACATTTTCAATTTCATTTAATCTTTTATTTTTCTGAATAATAGTTTCTTCCAGTTGTTCTTTTTTACTAGTCAACTGTATGAATTCAGAAATAAGAAGATTAAATTCATCAAACTGATCTTTTCTGATAGTTTCAGATTCTTCTAATACCTTAGTAGCAGCAATAGCCCTAGCTTCTTCAATTTGAACATTAATAATGGTTAGCTCAGATAAAAGATTATTCTTACTATCATTAAAACTTTCAATTTCTTTCTGTAATTTTACTTTACTTTCACCAAGTTCTTTAATCTTTAAAGTAATTTCAGATAACTCATTTTTCAAAAGATTTAATGAATTTTCTTTTTCATTAAGAATTAGTTTAGCATCATCTATTCTACTTCTAAGGTTACAAAGTTCTGAATTTCTTTTAGTTTTCTCACTAAGTTCTTTATCTAATTTTTCATTTTCCATCTTTAATCTTTTATTATCTTCAGCTAATTGAATATTTCTGCTTTTAGCTATTCCTAATTCTTGTTCTACTGCTAATTTAGCTTTTTCTAAAGTTTTAAAGATAACTTTTTTATCTGCTATTTCCTCATTAACAAATTCGGAAAAATCAATTGCAGGTGCAGCTTCTTTTGAGACATTAGTAATAAATGAATAAGTTTTTTCAATTCTATCATATCTGTATCTTGATAGAAAATTTTTTGAACTATAAAATACGATATTTCTTGGAAGGTCGTTTATAAAGTCTAGCAGATATTGTTTACTTTGAGTGTTCTTCTTGTAAACAGATCCTATTAGTTCTACGGTCTTTTCATCACAATCTTCTTCAAACAATCTTATCATGCCATCATAAGGATTATTTAGACCAAATACATAATACTGAACGTTTTCTGACATCTTAGTAAAATCTCCTTTGTAATTATAGAATTTTTATTTAGGTTTTTACTAAGATAAGAATATATACTTAAATTTTCAATAAATACGAAAAAATTTGAGATAATGGAAATAAATCCATTATCTCAAATATTAAACAAATTGTCAATAGTTTAAGTATACATCTTAAGCGTAGATGTAATAGTATATTGTGCAGCTCTTTAAGTTACTGAAATAGGGTTCACTGGCAAAGTTTAGTCTAGTTGCAATTTCAATGTTATCCATACGGTCAATAACATTAGTCTTAATAGGATTAGCAATACATAATGCAATCTCATTTACAAAAGTATTACGCTTGAATAATACATTATCATTTTCATCATAATCTAGAACAGTTTTGAAATCATCTTCGGTAATCTTTAAAGTAATTTTTAGAGCAATTTCATCCATCTTACCATACTCATTAGTATTAGTAACCCATTCTAGTTTTTCAAAAGTTTTAGCATAATAATAAGTATAACCTTGATTGTAATTATCTTTAATTGCAGTAGGAATTTCACCATAATAACCTTCAGGTCTATCAGTACCATCTTTTACTGCAATAAAAGGAATTTCTTCGCCTAATGCAGTACAATCAGGATCAATGGATAATAGATTAAAAGGTTCACCAATTACACAACCACCACGACCAGCTTTCCATAGACAAATCTTCTTAGAAGCTAAATCAGTTTTATTAAAACCACTAATTTCATTTTCCTTATTAAACATCTTCTCTAGTGCAAAGGTTCTACCACGAAGAACAACTAGGTTATCCTTTTCTAGAACTACTTCACCAGAAACATCATCAACTACAACTACATGACCCTTACAAAAAGTTAAGGGCTTATTATCAATCTTATCTTCAAAGTTTATAGGCTTTTCATGAAGGATTAATTCTTTCATTGTATTAGAACACCAACTTTCTTTTAGTTTCTCATTTATATGTTAGAAGGTTAGAGTGATTTCTGTATCTAACCCATCGTTTAATGTAACAATTGCAGTAATAGAATCTTTTAGATTAACTCCACTTACTAATCCATTAGTATTTTCTATATTAGAAATTTCATCATTGATAGTAAATAAATCAGAACGTCTATTACAGTTTTCTAAAATTTTCTCTAAGACAAATTTTATTTGAGATATATCGTCTAAAGTTAACTCATGAGATATAGATAACTTATCAATTAGTTCAGATAGTATAGAAACGTAACCAATATTACTTTCATTACGAGTCATATCTAATAAAGCATACAATTCGCTCTTATAATCAGTTACTAAAAATTTCTTTATAATATCTTTAATATCTATAAACTCATTATTTTTAGTATTTAAGATAACTCTTAGTTTTAATAAATCTTGTAGGGTAGGAATAACATCTACAAAACCCTGATTATTTAAAACTCTAATCTCATCTAATAGACTTTCTAAATCTGCAATGTAATCCTGACTATCCATAGCTATTTCTTCATGCATAAAGAAAGTATTATGAAATTTTTCATCAAATAGTAAGATTGTATTTAAATCTCTTAATTGGACAGTATAAGATTTAATGAAATCTACTAATTGATAGATCAATTCTTTAATATAATCGTTTATTATAGTATTGCCTTGAATAATAAAATCAAATTCATCATCGTCTAAGTATGCTTCTATACCATTACATAGCTCTAATATATACTCATTGAAAATTACTTCTCTATCAGCAGGATTATCTTCTACTGCAGACAATAACTTATCTATATAAGCTGCTATATGAGGATCATTATCCTTTAAATACTCATAAAAAGTTTTATAAGTACCAAATAATTCATAACGATAATTACTAGTACAACAACAGTGATAAAGAGCCTGATAATATCTAAACACTCTATAATTTTGAGTTTCTAAAATAGTTTCTTCTATCTTTTTTCTAAGATTATTATCAGTTTTAAAAATATTTACAAATGTGGCTTGATTCATATTCTTATCACGATCAATTTGTATGAAATTATTATTCTTATATTTTTCAATAGCAGCATTTGTTAGATACTTAATACTGTCTGGATTATGAATACCTCTTAGAGTATAGAAATCGAATGTAGGAGATGTATCATAATTTTTTAAATAATCTTCTAATTCAGATTTAGATAATAAACCTTCTTTATTCCAACTTCTATAATATTCTATCTCATCTATTAAAACACTATTAGAGAAATCATATTGATCTATATAAGACATATAGATATTGATATTTTCTTCCATAATTTCAGAAAATTCATCATTTAATAATTTGTAAGTTAGATACTTGAAAACTATATCACCAAATGTAAGATTTTTATTTTGTAAGTTAGTTCTAAATTCTCCTTCAGTTAAATCACCATTAAGATAATCTTCACACATACTCGTAATTAACGTCTTAGTAATTAAATATCTTTCTTTAAATTCCATTGATTCTTTTAATTTTCTAGTAGAATTTAAATAAATGGTTGTATAATAATTAACTAAGATAGATCTATAAGATAAATTTTTTGGAATACTAGATTTAAATTTATTTAAGGTTAGTTTTCCATCCAAGAAATCTTTAGCCATTGTTTCGTATTCTTCAGAAAGTATAAATTGTGAACTGAATTTATCAAATTCAGAAACTGTAATTTCATCTTCTAAAAATCTATCAATATATAGTTTTATAGTATCTAATTTAATGTAACTTTCAAATAAGTAACGTTCTGCAATTTTTTTAAATTCTTTTTCAGTAAAGTAAGTATAGTTTTTAAACTCTCTATAATTATCTATAATAGTATTTATATTAGTTTGATTAATAATACTTTCAAATAATTCAGGATGGTTAGTCTTAATATCTTCAAATTCTTTCTTACTCAATTTTAATTGAATATACTGTTGAATATAATAGTTAATTAAAACAGTATTTCTATCTAAATTATAATGTTGTAAGAATTGTTCAAATTCTTTTTCAATATCTTCTAATAAAATATTGATAATGTAACTAGAAATAGAGTCATTTTCTTTTAAAATATCAACAGCTACTATTTTTTCCATATATTTTTCTAAAGGATAGTCAATTTCTTTTATCTTATTAGAATCTATATACACATAATAATCTTGTTTTATAGATTTTTGTAAGTTTTCAGGTAATAAATAGTAGAAGTTGTAATTCTTTTCTATATCCTTTTCAAGTTGTTCAATTAAATAAGTATCAAAACTATAATCAGATTCAGTTAATTCCTCATTAGCTAAATAAGTCTTATAACGACAATCTATAAGATTTTGTAAATCACCATTAAGAATATCATATAATCTAGATGATTTAGTCAATAGATATTTAGTAGTGAAATGATAAACATCATCTAATAAATCATTATAATTAAATCCATAAACTCTAGCAATAGCTGAAGGAGCTTTTACTATATTGTCTACATAATTATACTTTTTCATAACTAAACTATATAGACATAGTACAGCATTTAAAAGGTTTATTTTTTGAGGAGATACATTATAGTTATAGAAATATAATTTATTTAATCCTATTCCATCTTTATTTTTATATTTTTCTTCTATTTGATAAAGAAGATTATTAAAGTTGGAAAAATCAATACCAAATTTAGTTAGATTCATAAAACTATCAATAGAAATATACTTGGAATAAATAAAGTTAAATGAATCATTTAATACAGTTAGATATTGATCGTAATACTCATTATCATCAGAATTTTCACTAGATACATACCAGTATTTATCATCTTTAATAAATTCTTCATAATCATATACTATTGTATTTTTATCTTGTAAACCTTCTTCTATATTTTCAATTTCAACGTCCATACCATAAAAATGTAGACTAGGTTTATCAATTAAAATATTTCCTGCTGAGTCTTTTTCGTAATCTTTACATAGGAAATATTTCATTACCTTAATGTTATCAAAACCGAAAATATCAAGAACGTTAATAATTGCCTTTGTAGTACCTTTATTCTTAATCAAGTAATTGATATTTTTAAGAATACGTTTCTGATACTTTAAGGGAAAATCAAAAAAGTAATCTAAACCATAAGATAAAAATAGGTTTCTTATAGAATATTCATCAAAGAAATCTATATCATCCATATTTTCCATACGACTAGCAAGAAATCTTTGAATTGTCATAAAGATGATTACTAGTTTACATAGATTATCATAATTAGGATTATCTATCTTATAAGCCTTGTTATAACAAACTTTCATAAAATAGTTTAAACAATAGTTATAACATTCTTTAAATTTTGCGACTTCTACTGACGATAATATTCCTTCTTTATAATGGAGAATTGAAAAATTAGGGTAAAGTCTAGCTGCTACAAAAAAAGGAAGATTTGTATTAGCTGTAAATTCTTCTGGGCTAGTAATGATTTCTTCTTTTTCTTCTATATAATATTTATAGATCTTAGCATAATAATCATTATAATCGCCTTTTTTCATATAATTAGTATAAACTTGAAAACGTTTTAACTCTAATAACTGATCTTTTTCCTTATCTGTTAAAGATTCTAAAGTCTCTTTTACTGGATTAATAAGTCTTATATCTGTTTTAGTGATAGTATAATCAACATAGTTTTGAGAACGTTTTAAATCTAATAACTGATATTTTTCTTCATCTGTTAAAGATGATACTTTTTCTTTTGTTTTATTGATTTTCTGTATATCTCGTTTAGTAATGACATAGTCAGTTAAACTATCATTTTTTATACTTGGTCTAATATAATTAGATAAGTTATCTGCTCTTAACATAACTCTAGTTAGTTCATAAGCTCTAGTAGAACTATCTATAGTTTCAGCTTCATCTGCTTTCTCCTGATCTTTTATTACTAATTTCTCGCAAAAATCAATAAGATTATTAATCTCAACTATTGATCGTTTATCAGTAAAGTAGTTTTCTAAACGCATAGCTACAAATCTAACCTCCTCTCTTATTATCTTCGATTATTGTATTGTTAAGATGGTGAAAAATTAATGAAATAAGGAAATTTCTCACTGGAACATAGAAAAAAAAAGAAACTCTAATTAAAGAGTTTCTTTTTATAAATTAGATTACCATCTAATAGTATATTCGTTTCCTTCAAAATAGTCACCATCTTTGAATTTTCTAGATTCAATTTCATAACCAATTGATCTAAAAAATTCCTTAGTTTCCTTCTTTGAAGGAAACTGACAATTAGGTGAATCTCTAAAAGTTACATAAGACTCACCTCTTTTAATTGCTTTACGAATCATTCGGTCTACAACATTAAAGGGATTTTTATTTTCCTGTCTAACCTTATTTGTCAATTCTCTTGCTGTGCTTGCGTAAATCATGTTTAGTCATTCTCCTTATTATTTATACATATTTTTCAAAACCAAGGACTCTCTTTTCTTCAGGTGTAAGTTTACTAAGAGCAGATTTCATAATTCTATCTTTATGTAGGACTTCTTGTAGATTACGATAAGCTACATAATCTTCAAAAGTCTTAAAGACTCTAAGATTTACTTCACTTATTCTTGTACATTCATTTCTATCTTCTGAAATCTGCTTAGCCAATTCCTTACTCTCTGTATAAAACAGGGGTCTATTAAGACCACTATCAATAGCCTTAAAAATTGCCCAAAGCTTCAAAGTACTAGGTTTTTCAATTATCTCCCTATCAATTCTTAGATTAGGATTTCTACCGAGAAGAGTATATTCAAAACCAACATGTTGCATTGTTACATACTCACAATCATCAGTCATTGGATGTTTTACTCTTGATTTTAAAACTTCCCAACCTAACTTCCTAAAGTAATCAGCAACAGATTTTGCTGCAGATTTACTATGAATAGGAACATAAATTTCGAATTTAAATGAGCCATCTTCATATGTTCTAGTTGGTTCTTGCTTATAGATAACTTCTTTGATAGTATTGATTCCAATTTCTTTATCTCTGTCTCGTCTCTCTTCAATGGTTAATATTGCTTCATTAGTCATTATGTAAGCGTCCTTTCTTGTTATCTGAATTAAAAGGAGAGGTTTATTGCTAAAACCTCTCCTTTCTCCTCATTCCTCATCCTTGATGTTGACCTCGAACTGGCATATGGATCTAACTTCGCCAGTATCAAGATCCTTAAAGGTCATGACATTACAGTCCAATTCTCGATTATATCTAACCGATTCAATACTACATCTGCCAGAACCCCTTTCACCATTTTCTGCAGTATAACCCATACCACAAATCTTGTACGTATAGGTTTTACCTCTCATGGATCTTTCAAGTTGCCTTGCCCCATCCCTAAAAACTCGATCAAGATGAGCCTCGACAGATTGATTATAAGCCATAACTAAATATCCTTCCTTTCTTAAAAATTAGATTTTAGATAATCGAAGTTAATTACGTTTCTAATGTCATTGAAATTATTGAGTTTATAGATCTCTACAATTTCATAACCATAGTAACGTTCTTTCATTTCTAATAGCTTATAACGATATTCTCTTAAAGGTGCTTCTAATGTACCTTCAATAGACATACCATCTAAACTACCTAAAGTTAGATCATCATTGTATCTACTTAGAAAAATAACTACATCTTTGAAACAAACTATCTCACTTTCTTCAAAGATAACTAAAATACCAAATTCGCCATTTTTTGCCTTAACCTTTGAAAATGGACTTAAATCGCTTTTACTTAAACCTTCCATAAAACATCTCCTTTAGTATGATTTATTCTTTATTACAAGGTTAGTATATATAACTATAAATCTTAAAAATACGGAAATAACAACTCTATAAAAGATTCAATAAAAGAAGGTGTTTAAACTATATGATACCAGAAAATAACAAAATTGTTGATATTTCTTCTGTATTAGAAGAAAATGGAAATGTTTCAATACAATCCCCTCAATCTTACTATAAACTACCTTACTACGCAACTGCTTTCTATGAAGAAGGAGAATTTAATAAGTTCATAAAGAATGTAGAAAAAGATGTTCGTAAATCCGATGAATATTCCGCATATCTATGGAATCTAAGAAATCAAGGTTTAGAAGCTTGTTCTTTCTTAGGAAATGTTAATGACGAAAATGCTACTATCGAATTCCATCATTATCCTTTTACTCTATTCGATATAGTTGCTACTGTAACTGAGAAGAGATTATTCAATAAAGAACCAACTAGTACTTTCTTAGTTGCATCTGAAGTATTAAAACTACATTTTGATAATAAAGTAGGATTATTACCTTTATCCAAAACTGTACATGAATTAGCTCATGCTGGAGAAATCTTTATAAATCTAAATCAAGTATTTGGTAATTTCCAACAGTTTGTTAATGAATATGAAAAATATATACCATTAGAAGCTAAGAACGCATATAATAAAGTAATAGAAGCCAGTAAGAACGATATTACGTACAGCGATAAAGATGTATTGAGTTATAAAGGTAAAAAGGAGGAGATTTAAATGAAAAAATCTTTTGGTGCTATTTTTTCACCTGCAGATGTTAGAGATTATCGTATATCAAAAGCTGTAAACTATGATTTTCCTGAAGAGTTTAGTTTACCTTATATACCAACTGTAAAAAATCAAGGCGATATTGGTTCATGTGTCGCTCATTCTATTGCATCAACAATAGAATATTTCTCATATATACAAGGTGATGAGACAAAAGAAATGTCTATTGGTTACATCTATGGAAATAGACGTAATACTAAACATTATGGTAGTGGTATGATTGTTAGAGATGCACTTACTTCTACTTGTAAGTATGGAGATATAATAAATGAGTTTTTCCCTTATAACATTGAAGTTCCAAATGCTATTAAAGAATTTGAAAAAACCGTAGATATCTTTTTTGAAAAAGGTTATCCTAATAGATTTTCATCTTATTTCAGATGTTATAATAATAACGATATTAAAAATGCTCTATTCAATAAGAAATCTCCTGTTATTTTTGGTATACAATGGTTTTCTGATATAAAAGTTAATCGATATACTGGAATTATTGAAACTAGCATTAACTATAATGCAACTGATGGTGGACATTGTATGGTTATCTATGGTTGGAATAAGGATGGATGGATAATCCAAAATTCTTGGGGTCTTGAATGGGGTATAAATGGAAAAGCTATACTTCCTTATGAAGTTCCAATTGAAGAAGCTTGGGGAGTTATTGATGAAATTTCTGAAAATTTAAGAAAGAAAAAAATAAAAGAATTAGAAAACCTTAATAATGAAACTATTGATGAAATCTTAGCTCTCGATGCTAAAGAAGATGCAGAAAAACTTAAACGTCTTGAAGATTTAGTTGATGAGAGAAATTTAGAAATTGAAAGATTAAAAAATGAAGATAGTGATATTAAGAAACCTTATAATTCAAAAATCGGAAAAATTGTTGCTAAAGTTTTTAACTCTATTCTAAAAATTTCTAAAAAAAGTAAACAATAAAAAAAGAGGATATTGACTAAATTGTCAATATCCTCTTCTTATATTATACATAGTAAGGATTGGGCTTGAAAACATACGCAATACAATCAAGAATCCAACCAATACCACAGAGACCACCAGTGCAGAGATAAAGAATTCCCATACCAGTCTTTCCTTCATAGAACTTATGAGCACCGAAAATACCAAAGCACCAGCAGAGCAGAAGAGCAACCCACTTGTTTCTCAGTCTGCCAGTAAATACAGTAGAACCATTCTGATTGATATTGGTATTGCTGTTATTGTTATTGTTGTTAATAACAATAGGCTGCTGATTGGAAGCTTGTCGAATTTCTTCAACCTGACCACCGCAATGAGGACACACAACACTGTAATCATTGATCTGCTTACCGCAATACTTACAATACTTCATTTTTAATTTCTCCTTTGTAAAAGTAAATGTATGTTTTAATGTTTTTATTTTTCTTTTTACTATAGTTATAATATATATTTATAAATCTTGAAAGTACGGTAAAAAAAGGATATTGACGTTTTTGCCAATATCCTTTTTTCTTTAATCGATACCCATATCGTCTATAACAGAAGCTAGAATATTCATTATCTTATCTGCACATATAGAACAAAGATTTGGTAACTTAATAGAACGAAAAACTTTTGAACATGTAGAATCGTTTACATTTATACGATGAACATCTTTTTTAAGTTCAATAATCTGCCCACAATTATCACATCGACAAGCAATCATTCAAAATCAATTCCCTTCACTTCATTAAGAACATCCAAAGCATTTTCAATAGCAAGATGAAGATTATTAATCTTATCTTTCCTTTCTTTACTGTTAGCAATACTTCTAAGAGCAGAAGTATCAGTCAAAAGTTCAGAAAGTGTATTCTTCATGCTGGACATCTTAAGTTCATATCTAGGGTTTCTCATTTTTATAGTTTCCTTTCTTATTTTATTGATTAATCAAGAAGTTCCTTATCAATAATTTGGAAGTTAGCACGATGGATATAAAGAGCATGACCATCAATGTAAAGCTTAGTAAACTTAGGTAGATCATCAGGAACCTCCCAGTATACATCATCACCTGAGAAAGCATAAATGGGAGAACCAGTCTGAGATTTAATAACAACTACCATTTGTTTACCAAACATATTCTTTACTTCATTTACCATACCAGCAATGAAAGTATTGTCAGAGAATCCATTAGCGGTAGAATCAATCTTATCAATATAGAAATTATATTCAGGTTTTAGACCATCCTCATAGAAAATACAAGTATCACCACAGGAAATTAGCTGATTACCATCAATCGTAATAGTAATTACAGAACTTACAGTTTCAGTAGTATACCAAGAATCAGTATCTCTACTATAAGTACTTTCTTCTACGATATTACTACTAATATTGATCTTTTCACCATGAGTAGTTAGAACTTTCTCACCAAAATTGGAGAAAGTATCAATTGTGTAAGTGTTACCAGTGATATCACCTTTAAGATCATTTACTCCACTTTCAAATGCAGCACAACCAGTAAATGTAGAAACAATGAAAAGAAACAGTGCAATAATGAAAATTGCACTAACAATGTACTTGAGTCCTCTATTTTTGTTATTCATTATTTATTCTCCTTTTCCTTCTGTGCTTTTTCAAATGCTCTTTGCATTTCAGTCTTTCCATCATTAGGATAAAGCTTTTCATGAAGTTCTTTATTCTTTTGAATTTTTTCCATTTCCTTCTTTTCTCTGTTAACTCTCTGTCTAACAGATTCTTGTCCCTTAGATTCCTTGATACAGTTCTTACATCTTTTAGGGGTATTAAGAGCATTTTTAAAATAAAAATTCAATTCACCTTTACTGAGATAGAATTCTTCACCACAGATCTTACATGTTTGCTTATACCAAGCCATATCAAGAATTTCAGATTCAACAATTCTTTCTCTGAGAGATACAATATCCATTAAAGAACTAACAGATGAAACAAGATTGAAATCATAAGGAATATAGTTTCCAAAAAGGATGTTATTTACCTTTTCCCAATCAATATCCTTTTCAAAATCATCACCAATTTTTGCTTTAGCAGCTGAGACAACATTAAGAATATAATTACAACGGAAAAACAGAGGATGAACCTTAAGAAATTCAATCTTATAATTGTCAAAACCTGCATTAATTCTTTCCATAGGATCTTTAATATCCTTTGCACGGTCCATACATTCTTGCATCATTGCATTAAGGTCAATACCTTGTTTCTTATAGTGCTCCTGTGCAATACTTCCAAGAAGTGCATATGTACTCAAGCTAGGATTTTTTCTAGTATTTTCATTAGTCATTTTAGTTATTCTCCTTTTAATCAATCAATGTAGGTCTATAAGCTTTTTCAGGATTTTTCATTAAAAATGTAGTCCATTTTTTAAACTGTTCTTTTGAAAATTTATCTATATCCATGTCTTTAGAAACAATTTTTCTTTTACCATTCCACATAGTTACCATTACATCATAATCAAAATCTTTAATAAGTCTTTGATCTTCTGTATTATAGTAATCATCACATGAATACTTAATTAGATGTAAATCTTCAGGTATATGAATTCGATAGATAATCTTTCCTACATAATCTGTAAGACCCTTTAATTTTCGATGACTAGTCATTCGAAAATCACATATCTTATCATATGGTTTACAATTAGCTGTAATATAACGATATTTCATTACTTTATTCACCAATCAAAATCCAAAGTTTTCTTTTCTTCTTTGCTTTCAACTCATTGATAAAATCTACTTTATCAAGACTAACCATAAGTTCAGGTTTGTTTCTTCTGATTTCACTTGTAGAAGGATAGATACCAAGTTCTACTAGAATCTTAGGCAAGAATCTTTCCTCTGTGAACAATGTCTTTTCCTTTTCAACACACTCCCAATCGTTTTCATCTGTTGCAAATACCTCGCTAGGATCTACCAATGGCTTACCAATGACAATGTTTTCAATATACAATTTTGTCAACTCCTTTTTAGTATGTAACTAGATTTAGAATATATACTTAAAAATTCAGTAAATACAGAAAAAAATCCATAGGTTCCATTAAAGAAACCTATGGATAAAATCGTTAAGAAATAATAAAGTTTAATGCATCGGATAGATACTCTCCATGTTCTAACCTATAACTTTTTCTATTCTTTAAAATACATTCTTCTTCCATTTCGTAAATCCAATTATCCCAATTTGTTGCAATTAAGTCACAAAATTTGATATCAGATCCACGAAGAAAGCATCTTCCAACCCACTCTGCTTTCAAATCTTTCTTAGGAAAAACAAGAGTATATTCAATACCAGCATCGTCTAAAGCATCACGAATTTCTTTATGTGTACTTACAAAGATATAATCTACTTTTCCAATGTTATTCTTAATGTATTCTATATAGTTCTGAGGGAATTCAGGATTACGTTTTCTTATTACTTCATCTTTAATCTTGTTAATGTAAAATCGACTATCTAATAGATGAGGTTTAGAATCCCATCTCTTTCTCTCAATTTCAAGTTCTTCTTCAGTTCTTATTCTTTCGTGCCAACTAAAATTACTACTATCACTATCAAGAACAATAATGTCGTCTGGTCTATTATCAAAATAGTAAGTCTTCCCACAAGCAGGAAATGCAGAAATTACTTTTGTTTGCTTCATATAAACTCTCCTTTCTAAAAAAATATCCATAGGTTCTATTAAAGAAACCTATGGATATTCAAAATTCTTACTTATTCATCTTAGCTTCTAGTTCAGCCATTTCAGCCTGATACTTAATCTTTTCTCTCTTAGCATTCTCAGAGATAGCCATTAGAATCAGATCATTGATCTGAATAAAATCACTGCAAGTTTCATAGTCATTGTCATTCTTAAAGTTCTTCTGACTGTAATCAGTTACATTAGGCTCAATACACCAGAACTTACCTACCACATTACTATAACAAGGAATAATTTTACAGAATCTAATCTGAGGCATATTTCTCTGTAGCTGTGCTGCATAAATGATAGCAGCATCTTCACTATAGAATACTAGATGTCTTCCTTCTTCGTCTACTAGATTATTAACTGCCTTAGATAGATAATCCTGTAGTTCCTCATCAGACATTGTAGTAATGCTTTCAATTGTTAGTTCTTCGTAATTCATAGTTATATAACACTCCTTTTATCTAAACTTTTTACAAGTATTCTTTGCCTTATTTTTATATCTAGAGCAGAAACCATCATCATTATCATCACAATCATAATTTCTACATTTCTCATATTGACTGGACTTATGTTTATTGTTCTTAGTAAAGGTATACTCTTCTTCATAAAATGAATCTTGCTTTCTAGACTTTCCCATTTACGCTTCTTCCTTTTCTTTTGTATTTTAGATTAAAATAGAAATTAGTGGTACAATAAAATTGATATAGTTGTAAGATATATCAATCTGGTCTAAAAATTCTTCTGCTATTTCATCTAAGTATAGAACATATCGTGCATATCGTTCTAACAACTTAAATGAATTATTTGGATTAATTTCTCTATAGTATTCTACAGGTAGTTTTCTCTCCAAATACTCAATACGTAACTTTTGTAAATTTCTAAAAATTAGTTGTCTATTAGATTTTTCATTTAGTTTTATGATGTTACAAATATGTTTTAATAATGGATGTTCTTTATCTGTAGCACCTTTGATATCAAAATTATCATTCCAAACTGAATAATAGAATTCTAGTTTATTCAAATAACAATAAGAACTATATCTATTTTTCATAGAAAATTCAATGTTATCACCTATTTTAAGATTTTTACATTGTTTCTTTATGATAAACATAGCATCTTTTTTAATAGATAAGATATCTTCATTTTCTATTTCATTTAGCTCACAAAATTCTAGTCTAGCCTTTCTAAAAGCATTCATCATATTATCAGCTAGTTTTTTGTTATCTCTTTGTAACTTACCAATTTCAATAGTTCTTTCTTGTTTAGTAAAGTTCTGTTCTAGATAATCAATCTTAGATTGTTTTAATAAACCATATTCTTTAATTAGATTAAAACCAGCTTCTCGCATATCATACTCACGAATTATAGATTTCATTAATCCTATATCACTATTTGTATAGATATGCTGATTTGCTAAAGTTGCAGACATGATTAAATACCAAGATTTTTCTGAGGGTCATCTAGTGGTGCATGTAATGCTTTGACAATCTTAGTTGCACATTCTTCACAAAATTCTAGATTATCAAGATTATCCTTAGTCATATTATCTACTTCCACAATTCTAGGAGATACAGACATTCTATAACTAATACGATATACTTTAGCTTCTTTAAAATCGATTTCAGCTCCACATCTATCACATCTATGAAATACTGCCATATTAATTTCTTCCTTTCTTTAGTCAGCAAATGTTATAATGTCTGGAATTTCTACAAATTTACCATAGTCTTCATAACGATATATGGTAGAATAAATACATTCATTTTTATACTTTTCAAATACATTATATAGTTCTTTTCTTTCTTTTTCTAAAAATTCTTTATCTCTATTGATTCTCTTACCTTCTTTGGTAATATTCTCGTCTGTAATATCAAATAGAATCATCATTGGAATTATGAAAAGTTTTTCATCATTGATTAATTCAAATAAATCATCAATAGCGTCATAACTAGCAATTACTGTATTAATTTTACCTTTTTCAAATACAGGAATTGTACCATATTGATTCTCACCAAAGTTATCTAGTCTAGCAATTAAAGAATCATGCATATAGTCATAGATTTCTTTATTTACAAAATAATAACCATTATCTGATTTTCCTCTACGAGATCTAGTTGTAATCTGAGGTAATTTAGAAAAATACTTTGGATAGTATTCAACTAGACATTTTTCAAAATAAGACTTACCACTTCCAGAACATCCTGCTATAATAAGAAGATAGTTAGGCTCTTTGTTAGTTACTTTACGAGTAACTGTATCTAATAATTCATTATGATATGTGTGTTTATAGAAGATATTGGTATTAAGTATTTTACTTACATTCAACTTTTCTTCGATCATTATTCTCACCCTTTCCTTTATACTTATTTTTAATTTCTTTTTTATATCTTTTATTTTCTAGTTTGATTTCCTTATAAGTATCTAATTTTAACTCATGAATCTTTTCTTTTATAGCTTTTTTACATAGCCTATCACAAGTATTATTAAGTATTGTTGCTAAACTACTATTCATTTTTATTTGAGTATGTCCTTTTACCCATCCGCTATAAAGATCTAGAAAAATCAAATAATAGTTTAATTCATTCAATAATTCTCTCATCAATTCAGAATAATATAATGAGTTTGCATTTACTGTACATTTTTTAGCTACTAGTTTTATTACTTTAGGTTGTATAATGTATTCTTGTAAATTCTGAGAATCACTACTAACTATGATTTTAGATCTTTTTAATGCTATTTTATTTTCCTTTTCATTCAAATATCTTAATCCAATTAGTAATGCTAAAATTTCAACAGTATTATTATCTAAAAACTGTTCATAAACTTTAGTTGTTCTAAAAATTTCATTATCATTTTTATAAACGATAGTAGTTAAAGCTGATAATTTTACAGTTTGTTCTTCTTCATTTCCATAATTATATACTGCACCATCACAGTATATTGTATAGATGTCTCCATTAAATGCAGTTTTATTTTCCTTTACTATTTTAAAAAGATTAGATTTTTCCAATCGTAATTTATCAGAGTTAGTTAATAGACAATCATACCTAATAAATTCTTTATTAGTTTCTTTTCTACGAATATTGTAACCGTGGTTTTCAAATCTTATACTATTTGTTGTTTTATCTAACATTTTAATTACATTACATTCATAAAAATCCATTACAATTATTAATCACCTTACTTTCTAATTGGTAATCCATTTTCTAGTAAAAGTTCATTGATTGCTTCATTACATAAAAGGTCACATTGTACATTCATCTTATTCCATAAAGTATCTCTATCATCTTCATGACCTCTAACCCAACAAGTTAAAATTTCAAATTCTGGATTATGAAGATAGTTGTTAAAATCTTGTAATAACTCTTTATTAGATACAGGTTTACCTTCATTATTCTTCCAACCACGTTTGATATATCCAATCATCCATTCATTGATACTCTTAATAAAGTACTGAGAATCAGAAACAAGAATTACAAATTTCTTTTCATCATTAAATCCTTGATTTAGATAATCTAGACCATTTAATCCAGCTCTTAATTCACAATAGTTATTAGTAATATCTTCTTTAGCATCACTATAACGATGAATCTCTTTATTGTTTTTAGTAATGATAGTAGCCATACTTCCAAATACTGGTTTATTAGGGTCTTTCTTACCATTATTGTAACTGCCACCATCAGAGAAAATCATGTAAACATCTTCGTTATAAACTTCATCTTCACCTTTTAGAACTTTAAGATTTTCAGGTAATTCATCTAAGAGATGAATGTTTTCTGTATAGAAAAAGCAATCTTTGTAAGTGGTCTTTTGGGTTTGTTTGTTATAAGTTTTTGACTTAAAAGGTACGTTATGTTCTTCTAACCAAATATCCTTTGGATTAGAATTTTCAATAAGTAATTTAAAGAATTTCATACTTTATTTAATCTCCTTTTTTCATCATAGATAGTATTAATTAACTCACGTTTAGTATTTATAATTCCACTAGAAATTTCAAAATATAGTTTTTTAATTTCGTTTTCATGTATACTCTTACAAATTGGTTTATCATTTTCATACAAAAATGTTGTTATAAGTTTTTTCTTGATATAAAAACTAGATGGATTTAGTATTACAATCTTCTTTAAAGATAATTCTTCTATTTCTAGATTTACAAGATCTACTAATTGAGTTAGATCTGTTGGCATTATTAGTATTTTCTCCTTTCATTTCCATTTTAGTCCTCTATTAATTAAAACTCTATCTAGTTCAATTCTGTCTTTAATTATTCCAGTACTTATTTCAAAATGTATTTTTCTAATTATATATCTATTATTACTGGAACATACTACAACTACTCCATTATCATCTAATCTACATAGGTAATACTTAGTAAATTTCTTTTTAATAAAGAATTTTTTAGGATCAAATTTAGGTTCTTTATTAAATCTTTCCATAAAATCACAGATCGTTACCATAAAAATTTTCCTTTCATTAATTTATTACTAATGTTATAATATAAATTTATAAGAAAAATTAAAAATCTTCCCTTAACTCCTTTCTAAGAGTTAAGGGAAATATATATAAAAATAAAAATGAATATAAAGAAAGTGAAATAAATGTCATAAAAGAAGGTGTTACATAACTAAATGAGGAAAAAGTTAAAAATGTGCTATTAGGGGAATTTTATATTCATTTTTATCAACGAAAAAGATGCCTAAAAATTAGGCAAGCTTTAGTTCATTATCTTGAGAAATGATAGTTTTTGCTTCTAGCTGATTTTCCATAATGATTTGCTGGAATTTTTTCTTTAGTATATAATTGTTTGATTGGAGTGCATTTTTTTCTGATAGTTTATTTAATGTATCTAAAGCATCAAATAGTTCTTGAGAAATATAGTCATTATAATCTTCAATGAATTTCTTTACATTACCATAAACTAAATTGAAATTAATGAAAAGTTCTCCACTATGAGCTAATTCATGAACAGTTTTAGTCAGAGGAACTAAACCTATCATATTTTCATAGTGAATTCTCATTACTTCATTTGCTACTTCAAATGTATTAGTAGGATGAGAATAGAAGTCAGTTTGTTTCTTTAGAACAGTATCTACTATTTCATATAAATTGAAAGGATAATGATGGAATTCAATAGAAACACCCTTCATATCTTTTCCATCTACATTAGATAGGAATTTACAAGCAGTTAAATCTTGTTCTTCTTTTAAATACTTAATATATCCTCTATATTCTATAGAACTACGAACAATACTTTCTATAGATTTAATATATTTCTTTAATTTTTTCTCATCTTCAAATTCATAAAAATGGTAAGAAAATGTATCAGGTGTGCCAACATCAATTTCTACTATCTCTATATCATTCTTTTTTAATTTTTCTTTTGTAGTAGCAAGATTATTAGGAAGCTTCATATTATATCACCAACTTTTTTATAAAAAATTTAATCTTTATTTATTTGTTGGTTGATTTTCATCTATATCAGTTCTTTTAAATGTAATGTCTCTATTTTCAATTGCGGATCGCACAAACTTTTTAAGTTTGTTATTATTTAATTCTGTTATTGTACTTGTTATCTGATTTAGAACTAGCTCAATAATAAATTCTTTTAATGAATCTAATGTAAAGTATTTTAGTAAGAGTTTTATATATTCATCTGATAAAGAATTAAGCACTGAATCAACAATGGTGTATACTGCTTCTTCTTGATCTTCACCTTTTAAGAACTTAGTATCACTTAATTCTGTAGAAGGATTTAAAATAAGATCTTTATAAACTTTACATTTAAATCCTACAATATATGTTAGAAAAGCTATATCATCATCAAACCTATATGTAGTTTGAAGTTTCATATTTTGTAATTGACCTGATAAAGCACCTAATGAATTTTTAGTTTTTTTAAGTTTAAAAAATAGAATTAAACTTAAAACTATAAAAATACCTAACAAGGAGCTTAAGATTATTGTTAGTATCATATAATAAAATTCCTTTCTATTAAAGTATTTATTAATAATAAGTTTTTATTAGTTTAATATATTAAAAATCTATTTTTAGTTATAATCTAATAATTTTAATAAAACAAAGAATTAGCATTAAAGAGTCCTATATATAATGAAAAGAGGTACTTTATTATGATATATTGGAGTCCACATCCTATTTGTGGTGATTTACCTATAATTCGTAAAGATGAAATTACAGAATTTGCAATTGATTGTCTTATAAATGACGTAGATACTGAACAATCAACTGGTGAAATTAATGGAAATATCAACAATAAGCTAAGAAAAATTATAGATGACCACATTCATGATTTACAATATATTTCAGAAGCATTTTATCAAGAAACGTTATATGAAAATTTTGAAAAAGATATTTGGGAACTTTATAAATATGAAATAATTCATCAATATATGGATAATGAAAATTATTCTTTTATAATTCCATTTTATTTTATAATTTTTGATATAAGAGTTAAAAAAGAATATATACCTTACTTAATAGAAATGTTAAGAGATGGTAATGCAGCTGAAAGAGATTATGATAGTTGGGATACTATAGATACATATCATCCTATGTATTATGTAACTTTAGTTAAAAATTATAGTTCACAACTATTCGATGAAAAAAATCATGAATTAAATGAACATTTTGTAGAAAAACATTCCGAAATAAAAAATGTTTATCCTACAGATATAATTGAAGCAGTTTTTCAATTTTAAATAAAAGAGATATAGGATAAAAATCCTATATCTCTTTTATAATTTAATTAACTATTTTCTTCAGTTGTATTTGTAATAACAGCAGTAGTTAGTACTTTATCAACAGTATCAGAAATAACTTTTTCTAAATCTATTTCTGTAGTAGCTTTATATTTGTTTAAGGTAATACCATCTAGCTCTTGGAAAATAGACTGAATTAGATTACTAATTTGTTCATCAGTAACAGGGATTTTCTTTTTATTAGCATAATCTATTAGTTTATCAGTAACCCATTTCTTTTTCTGAGAACCATTTAATAATTCATCTTTCATTGTTTCAGCAGCTTGCATTAAATCTTTACACTGTTTTTTGAATTTTTCATCTTTGATTAAATCAATTTTTTCATTTAAATAATTAACACCTTTTTTGATTAGATTTACTATAAACGTTACTAGAACACCTACTACTGCAACTAATAAAGCATACAGAGCATCATTAAGAATTGAACTAAAACTCATATATATCCCTTCTTTCAAGATTTTTATTTGTATTTAAAATCATAATCGTTTATATATAATTTTGTTCTTCTTAACAAAAAATTATAAGAAAAAACAAAAGCATAATTGTTTTTATATAAATGAAAAAATAAAGGAGGTTTATATAAGAATGGGCTTAAGAGTTGAACAGCACAATATAGAAGATCTACTTAAATATTTTATTGCTCGTAATGAATTTAAACGTAGAAATGTAGTTGAAATGTTAAAAGATTTAACTGATGAAGAACGAGCAAAATTAAATATTTCAAATTATGCAGAATTTTATAACTATTATAGATTCTTATATAAAGTATTAAAACAAGATATAGTAGAAGGTTCTAAAACTACTATAATTAATAATGTAGATCTTATTGGTAGATCCTATTATGAAAAGGAATTCTTACTTAAATATCCTTTTCAGTATATTCTAGAATTGCGTTTAGTAGATGAATTAACTAGAGATCATGGTTTTATTTTTGATTCTCTAGAAGATAATGCTTGGCAAGCTATTGGTACTGGTGGAAACGTTAATTTAGCAGACTTTGGAATTACTGTTAGTGGTGAACCAGATAATGATGACGCACTTAAGGTAAATTATATTGCTTATAATGGTACTAATCATGAAACTGCCACCATAACTATAGAACAGGGAAAAGAACGTCTTTCAAATCCAACTATAGATGTTGCTACTTTTGGCAAAAAGATAAGAAGTTTATCCAAGCTAAATTATACTTCTGAAACTACTGTAGGTGAATTATTTCAAAAGATAATAGATAGTAATCCTGATGTAACATCTAGTTATGAGGATACTATGTTAATATCACCTGAATACTCAATATATAATAATTCAGAAACTAATTGTAAGCTAAATGATTTATTTACCTTCACTAGCAATATTTATTATATGAGTGATAAAGATGTTGAAGGTCTTACTGAAAAAACAAAAAATACAATTATCTTAGCTGCACTTAGAAAAATCTTAGATGATCGTAAAATTCCTTATAAAGAAACTGACTATTTAGTTAATGTTAAATATGACAGTAATAATGAAATAAAATCTTATGATTTAGTTATTGATAATTTACTAAACTTAGTTTTAAATACTAATCCTCTAACTAAAAATGATCTACATGATGGTAAGGATGAAACTTTTAGAAGTTTACAAAGTGAAATTATTAGTCTAAAAGCTTATGTAAATGAATATGTAGTTAATGAAACTAAATATTCTGGTAATAAGTATTTTATGAAGAATGGTAAAGCTAATTATTCTGGTTATAGTTTAGCTACTGTAATTCCTCATAATACTGGATTAATGCCTGCTAGTATTATTATAAATAATGTAAATCCTGACAGTATTATTGATACTGGAGATGTTTATGTAAAATCAGATACTAAAAATATTTACGTTTATAATACTGGAAAAAATCGTTCTGAATTTGAATTCACTATTATATTTGATACTGGTGATTATTTAGAATTTCCTAAAGATAAATCTTTTGAAGAGTTTATAGAAATTTGTATCAATAGTATTAAAAAAATAAAACTAGATAATTCTCTCATTAGACAAAAAAATGGAAAGATTATTATACATTTATTAGATATTAATAATGAGTCTTTATTCCATAAATTTGACTTCTTAGTTATTACTAATAATGAAACTAAAGAAGATTCTTATTATAGAGTTGATGATGCTGAATTATTTGAATATAATGAAGTAGATAAAACACTTACTATAATCTCTGATAAAGTTAAAGTTAGTTTAAAAGATACTTTTTATATTACTGCGATGCATATTGATGATGCTCCTATAATGTATCTATTAAACCAATTATTAATGAACCCTAATTTTTATATTCAGCCTGTTGTAAATTTCTTAGATTTAATATTTAAACCTACAGATTTTGAATTTGAAGAGTATAAAAAAGTATTAGGTGTTGAAGCCGTTGAATCTTTAATACAAAATGAAGAAGTAAGATTTGTAAATTTATCTTCTTATGATGTTACTGAAGATGATATTTTATTTGTTAATGGATTAGCATATTCATTAGTTGATAATGATCATTTTAAATTATTCTATTTAACTAATGAAGCTAAAATTACTAAAAGAATTCTTATTATTTCTAACTTTAATATCAATAATCTTGACGATATTTACGTTAGTAGACTTACTACTCTGATTAATCCTTTTGATATGGAAGATGATGAAAACGACTCTTCTTATAACTTTGATAAATATGTTTATTTAACTGAAAAATCTTCTTTCGGTCATAATTACTTTAAATCTAATGTTATGCCTAATGAAGATGAAATTAAAAAATCTAATGTAGATAATGTTATAGATAATTATAGAGAATTTAAGAAAACTGGTTATTTTACTAGAGAAGATTTTGTTTCAACTATAAATCGTTATTTTGCTCAAAGCTATGTAAATATGACAGATATTGATTTAAACGTTGATAGATTTTTAAATAATTCTATTGATAGTTTTACTTTTGAGCAAGTTATAAGTAACTATACTCTTTCTAACGAATATGAGACATTAGTTAAGAATTATATAGATAAAAAAATAAGTTTAAATGATTTTAAAGATAGTCTGCCTGAAGATGTTAGTTATAGAAATCTATTAGCTAAATATTATACTGTCGTTTATTTAAATTCTATTAAAAAAGAAAAGAAATTAATTGAATATAAAGATAGTTATAAAGTCAATGGAGCTTTAATTGTTAAAGCATGTAATGAATATTTTAATGAAGATTTATCAGAAGAAGAATTTAGATCAAAATTATATAGCAGTAATCTTGATCCTGATAATGTATATTTTAATTATCTAACATATAAACTTCTAGATGATGAATTTTCTGAAAATATGGAAGAAAATATTAATATCTATAAGTCTTATATAGAAAAATATAACTTATTTGATAGTATTTCAGAAGAAGTATATCCTTTTGATTCTTCATCTAGAATGTTTAATAAACATCCTTTAACTAATAGAATTGAAGGTTTCCATTCTCATCACGCACATCATAATTGTGAGTATGATGATGAAAATCAAACTACTTATGATGATACTTATATGTATGTAGATTGCTATAATGGTAAACATGGTTTTACTACTAAATCTGTCATTCAAAATAGATATTGTATCGTTTCACATAAGCTTGGAAAAACACCTAATTTTGTTAACATTAATCCTTTTGCTAATGATATTGAATCTGAAGAAGGAAAATTTGTTGGAAATATTTGGTGGGAAGCAGATGATGAAAATATTTATGTTTATAATGATGGTAATTCTACTTGTGAATTTGAATGGTTTGCTACTTATGATGAAAATTGTAAAGTAGAGACTCATGAATATGAGGAACTTTTAGATTTTAATAAGAAGGATTATCTATTCTATAACATAACCCACTCTCCTATAACCAAATTAGGATATTATGGTAAAGATTATTTAGAGTATGATAAAGATAAGAAATTATTAGCTGTTCATAATGCAAATCCCAATAATGTATCTTACAACTATAATTTATCTTATGTTATTGGCAAACACATAACTAATAAAAAGTTTTTAGAATATTCTGAAGATTTTACTTATAATCAAGATGGATACTTTGATAAAAATTCAGAGGTTCCTCCTACTGGTAAAGAAATCATTAATTATTCTGGTGAATTTAGATCTACTAAAGGCACTTTTTATGGAAATGGTATAGCACAATATTTACCAATTAGTGATTTTGATAAATTTGAAACTGGTGATATTGTTTCTTATGTAGACGGTGTATGTAAATTAGCTGATGCTAAAAATAAAGATACTGTCATTGGTGTAATAGCTGACAAAGACAATATAGCTTTGTATATAGATAATTATACAACTAATAAAGAACTTGTTTCTTTATTTGGCATTCAAAATGTTAAAGTAATAGGAGATATATCTGCAGGTGATAAATTAGGCTTATTAACTGATAATCCTGATTTAAAAGGCGTAGCTACTTCAGGTAATGGTTATGTTGATAATTGTTACATTGGTAAAGCATTAGAAAGTTATTCAAGTGAAGATACAGTTAAAACTATTAAAGTATTATTAACATTGGTATAATAAAAAACCGTATAAGACAATTAAGTCTTATACGGTTTTTTTTAATTAAGTATATCTAACTGATTAAAAATTCTAGTAATATCAATATAAGGATTGTAAGAATTTAACTCCATAGTTAAAGCTCTTTCATCACCAATTTTTTGATCATCCCATCCATAATACCAATTACCAGGTGCAGGATTATCTGATAATTCTAATGGATCTGTTTCATTAGAGATGACAAAAATATTAGCATATTCACCAATTTTAAATGCAAAGAAAGCTAACCAAAGTTTAGTATTTACAGTTGTTCCATATATAGCGTTACAGAATTCATTAAATGTAGTTATATTTGAATCATTACCAACATAAACTTTAGCAGCATCTTTATATTCTTCCCAGTTATTAGAATTTAAAGTAAATAATCTAGAAGAATTATTTTTGATATCTAGAATAATACGAACTTTTCCGTTGTCAGTATATTTAAATATGGCTGTTAGATTCTTATTTAAAATACTACTTATGTTAGTCCAGTCATAACTGTCTATTAATAGGTTATTATTATAAGGATTTTTACCTATACTTTTACCTACATTGTTTAGGAAAGAAATATTATATAATGAACGATAATACAGTTTGTTTGTAATTCCATAAGAACTATATCTTACAGTTACTTTATCAGAATTATCTTCATCTATTTCATAAAAATCGTTTATATTATTGAAAATTTCTCTATTTAAAGTACCTTCATATTGTACATAATCATTACCATTTTGTAAATAATAGGTTTTTAGACAATCAAATTCAGTAGATTTTTTATATTCAGTTTCAATATCAAAATCATTTTCTATCCATGTAAATGTTCTATTGTCTTCATCTAGACTGAAACATTCATTATCATAATGAACGCCATTAATATAAATAGAAACAGAATCGGAATGTATAGGAGTACATGATATGGTAAATGTTTGACCTGTGAATAATTTATCTTCATATGAATAAAAACTTACGATGTCTTTATCTTCAATGAATTCTTCAATTGCATTACGAAGATTTATAAGTTCACTTTGAAAAGCTTCAGTTTTTTCAAAACTAGTACTTGCTTTATTCCATGCATTAAATAATGCTTCATAAAAGTTACTACCAATTAAACTTAATCGTCTTACTAGATCAGGATTTAATTCTTCATTACCAATAATTCTATTAAATCTATCAATAAAATCATGATTTGTATCTCGAACTGCGGTAGTGATAGAAAATATATCATTGATAGCACCTATAACAGTTTTACTCTCAGTATTTAAACCCTTACTAAGATCTGGATTAATAGTACTATTCTGTAAATAAGGATTATTCTCAGTAGAAATAGCAAATAACTTTTTTTGTAATGCATATATTTCATTAAGTTCTTGAGTAGTTAATTCATTAATTGACATAGCTTATCACCACCTATTAATATTCGTATTTATTTAATTTAAAAATATATCTAGTACGAGCAACATTATCAAATGTAAATCTAGAAGCTTCTGCATTATATAGAACTTTACCGCAAACTGGTTCTTTTCTATCAGTATCATCAGGTCTTGCCTTATCACTATAGTCGCCTAAATTTCTAAAAACATATGTTTTTGAAAAATTATTTTTCTCTAAAATATTAATAAGCTCATTCTGATAGTATGTTTCATCAAAGTAATAAAGATTTTCTCTATCAACTTTCCATGTAGAATAATCATAGTTTTCTTTATTCCATAATGTATAAACACCATTAGTTATATAATAGTAATCTAAATCACTATTAAAATCATTAGTAACTGGTAAATAGAATAAAGGAAGATAAGACTCAGCAGGACGATCATATATCCAAAGTTCAACACAATTGCTAGAGAAATCATTTAATTCATAATTTTCTCCATACCAATCTTCCCATGATATAGTTTTTTCACTACTTGCTGACTTATTTTTAACATCTTTTAAATAAAGTATTTTATCAGCAAATAGCACGATATACATAGACCATTTAATTTTTCTTAAATTACCATTATAATCTGTAGTATAATCAGATTTATCACCAGCATTTAATAGTAACCAATAAATTTTCTCTTTTAATTCTTCAGATAAATTATCAATGCCAATTAAATCGGTCTTTTTCATATATGTTTTTTCAGAATATTCCTCATGGTTATCTATACGTTGATTTAAATGCTCTAGTTCAGTTTCATAACTTTTTCCTAAAATCTCTAAATCACCATTTAGAATATTTTCTATATTTTCATATTTATCAGATAATTCATCAAATTTTTGTTTAAAAGCAACATTTATTTGATGTTTTACATTACTATCTAATTTATCAAAATCTCTAATAATTCTCTTTAATTGTGAACCATCTTTTATTTGACAAAGATCAATTAAAGATCCAAGATTTTTTTCATGTTCATGTCTTTTTTCTATCAAAATTCTTAACCCCCTTCTTTATAAAAATAAAAAAAGTTGTTAGAATGATAGTTAATAGTTATCTATCAAACTAACAACATTCTTAAAAATTCTAATTATTTGTTATTAGGGTTAAAATTCTCATTTTCAGAATATAAAACATCATAAACAACAGTTACATCAAAATCAGATTGTATATCAAAACCATTATCCATTTCAAGATAATCCCAAATTAAAATAGGAGTTACATTATCTTTTAAATAATAGTAGAAATACGTATCATTTTTATATGCAACACCATTGATAAATAGTTTAATACTACTTTCAATAGGTTTATATTTAAGTTCGAAATAAGGTCTTAATACGCCTTCAATTTCAATTTGTTTATATTCAGTAATAGTATCTTTATAATTAGAATAAACTAAACCAACTTTTTCTTGTAGCTTATTTAATTCATCTTCAGCTTTTTTAGCATCCATTTTGTATTTGTTAATTAATTTATTAGCAATACCAGTTAATTCATCATGTGGCATAGAATAGATATTTCCATCTAAATCTCCAGTATAGAAGTTAATACAAGAAATTTTAGATCCTTCACAAATAGTAGTGAATAGGTCATGATTCATTCCATAAACTTCATGAGGCATCATAAATCTTAACGATTTTTTATCAGGATTAATAAGGAAAGTTTCATTAATTCCATTATAGGTTATCATACCTTCAGCTACAGAAGATGGGAAATAAACCATAGCATGTTTTTTATCAATCTGGAATAAACCAACTAATTTTTGTTGTTTTAAAACACCTTGATTTTTATTTTCATTAACAAATCTTACCATCTTAATATCGTTAATATCAAAATTAGAAGAATTACCAAAATCAATATCTAATATACGAATTAAATAATCATTTTGTTTATTAATTTCATAAAAATACATAACTGAATTATAAAATAATACACAACCAGAATCTACAGGTTCAGACATTTGGATCCATTCGCCATTTCTACTAGATGCATAGAATTCATTTTCTTTAGTTACATGTGCCCAAGTATAAGGAATAATGTTGTAATACTCTCTATTTTCTTTAGGATCGAATATTTTAACACTGCCATCATCTTCTAAAATAGGAAGACCATATTTATCATATTTCTTGGGGAATTCTACTCCATCTTCCTCATAGTAAGTTATGATAATTCCATCTTTTTTGATTTTATAAGGATAATAACATCCATTAAATATTACGAGAGCATTAGAAACATCAGCTTTAAAGTTTACATCTAATCTATATTTTCTAGCCCCATCAATTATATCATAGTATAACTTCATTTCAAAATTTACTGGTTTAAGAGATAATCTAGATTTAACTGCAGATGGACTATCTAAACCATCTCTAGCTCCTATTAAATGTTTAAAACCATAAGCATCAATATATTCACAATCTGGCAGTAAATATAGTTCTTCATTGGTTAATTTTGGAGCATTTGTAATTTTATCAACGAAATGAATACCAATTTGAGATAGCATAGCTTTTCTATAGTTAATCCAACTAGATCTAGAATTTTTACATTTATAATAAATCTCTTTAACATTAACTAACTGGGAGTTAATAGTACTATAATGTTCATTAAAATATTTTAGATGATAAGCTCTACAAAAACTATCTGATTTAAACATAATAGTTTGACCGTCCATATATTCTTTATACATTATAGTTTCCTCCCTTCTTCTCTAAAATAACAACATTATTTATGGATTTTTCTTCTTTTCCATTTTTACTATAAAATTTTAAAGTTACGGTACTACCAGGTTTATAAAATCCATAAATATAGTCGCCAAGTCTTCCATCTTTATCTTCACTATAAAGTAATGTAGGCAAGGATAGGCCGTTAAAGTCATCCTCAACGGCCCATCTATTATATTTCTTACCTATTACATTATTTTTATCTAAAGAAAGTCTGGTTCCCATAACGAAATTTTCAATATAAATAATGTAATTTTCCATATAGTATTAAACCATCCTTTCTTTAATTATCTATTTCTATTTCATTATTATTGATGGTATTAATAACAGCAGTATTGTCAACTTTAACAATATCTACATCTATAACATAGATATTGTTACTTTCAGATCTATAACAATAACGGTTTAAACCACATCTTAAAATATCCAATGTAGTTTCAAAATTAGATTCACGTTTCTTTAACTGGAATTCTATGTCATTACCACTAGCAGAAATATCAGTTTTATAACTAGCTTCAGGTCTTAATTCAACTACTGATTCAATAATTTCATTTTCAGGTATAATAGGTTCGATAATCAGCCAGTTTTCATCTTCATAAGTTATATCATCGATATATACTCTAGAAATATCTAACATTTCATATTTGAAATAATCAAATTCACTATTAGTATAACTGCCTTCAGGAACATGTAATTCAATTATCTTATTAATACCTTCAATATCAAAGAAGAGATCAAGACTAATCTTACCATTTCTAATGGATTTTTCAATATACTTATTAATAGTTTGGACATTACCAGTACTAGTTTTAAAGTTTTTGAAACAAACATAGATATACTGAGCCATACTATTTTTAGTATAGTTATTATTTTCATTAACTAACTGAGTATTGTATTTTACAATAGTGTTACCATTGATATCTTTTAAAGCAGCATTAGTAAAATCTATTTTAGAATACTCTTCATTTAAAGCTAGTTTATTAATAGCTATAGTATAACCATCCATTATATTACCAGTAAAGATACCTTTAGCTGCAATACGAATATCATTAACATCCATAACTACAAATAGTAACTGCTGTACAAATTCTTTAGTTTCTTTATTATAGAAATCAACAGCTACTACTTCATTTTTATTTAATACACCAATGGTCATGACACCTTCAGCATTAGTTAATTCAGCCTGACCAATAGACATATAAACACCATCAAGATTCTTTATTGAATAATAGAAGAAGTTATCATCATCTTTATACTTATTAATAAAGTTTTCATCTAAAGTAGCAGTTAAATTATCATAATAAATAATCTGGTGATTATTCTTAACATTATTGTTAAGTAATTTAATAGTAACATCAGTATAATCTTCAGTTAAGGTTTCAATAGGATCACCAGTCTTGGTATCATCATTAAATACATAGAGTCTTAATATATATTCTTTATCTAATACTAATCCAGTAATATAATCAGCTCTGGAAGATTCTTTATCTAATATATCATCTCTAAAAACATATACGTCAACAGTATCGGTAGTTACTTTTTGAATCTGGTTATTATTATAAGTAGCATAAATATCAAGATTAGTTATAATTTCTCCATCAACTAAATAGCTATTGGGAATTACATCTAATTTTTTAATTCTCTTACTAGAAACAGGAGATACAAGAATAGACTTGGTATCATAAATATGATCACAATAAATAGCTGAAATTATATAAGAGCCTTCAGAATCGACTATACCTTCATCATATTTAATAGAACCATCAAAATTAGTTAGAGTTCTAGTATATTCTTCTTCAGTTAGAATTCTCTCATTACCATTTTCATAATGAGCAATAACTCTAATAGAATTAAAGATATTATCATTTAAAGTAAAGATATTAGTGTTACTTACAATTCTAATAGATTCGACTTCAATAGCAACTACTTCCATAGTAATAGAATCAGAAATTAAATTTCCATTTTCACCTTGATTGAATGTAGCAGTTACATATTGTTTGCCTACATTTACAGTATCAAAATCAGGTAATTCTTCACCAAATTCATTCTTAAATGTATAATCACAATATTCAGTAATATCAATGTAATCTTCATCAGAATAATAACCTAATACTCTGAAGATAGGATAGATATTTTGTTTAATCTTTTGGTCAGATGCATTAGTAGTACTGATAGAAATTTTCTTAAATCTACCATAATAGATATCATCAGTAGTTTCTACTTTTCTATTAGTATCTAATTTTTCATCTTTAACAATTTTTAACCAACTATTCTTAATTTCATTATTCTCATCTACATTCTTTAACTGAGTGTAGATATTTTCTCTAACTTCATTAGGATATCTAGTCATGTTAATAATTGCTTTAGCATAATCAGACCAGTTTATTTCAGAATAAATTTCAGCATCTTTTAAAGTAATATGTTGATCATCAATCTTTAAATAACGATTGATAATAGAGCGTTTATTACATACAGGAACACGTACACGTCCAAGGTATACTTCAATATAATCTTCACAGATAGGTACGCTGTATTCATCTAAATCAATGATACCGTATGAGAAATTAGTTTGTACGGAAGATTCTTCTAAAAATACTAATTCATCTATTATATCGCTATAGTCATCAGTATATTTAGTAAACATTACTCCATCAAATACTTTAATTCCATTAATAATAATTTTATTATTTTCTACTAAACTCTTTACATAGAGAGAAAAATCTAAATATCTATCATTATTTACAAATTCAAAACTATCATTAGGAATAAATGCTTCATCAATTAAAATGCTATCTACTTCGTCTACAACAATTTCTTCATATTTACCAATTTCAGGATTAGATTCTAAAATTTTTTCTATAGCAGCAATTGCAATATCGGTATTTTTAATGACTCTATAGAAACGTTCAAACATGTCTCTATTATTACGATAACGATGTTCTTCATATTCATCTTTATAGAGAACACATTTAATAGTATCAAGAATAACTAAATCAGTATTATTAGGAATTCTTTCAATATTGATTAAATTTTGGAATTCTTGATTAAAAGCTACATAGTCAGTAATCTTATCTAAATTATGTTTGCAGTAGAAATTATAGGTATCATCAATATTTTTATTTCTAAAGACAACCTTAGAATTAGGTTTAAGAATACCGATAAATTGAATGTACTGATTACGATCTTCATCATTAACAAAAATGTAATCTACATTATTAATAAGTCTATAACCATCAACATAAACTTCTACATCGTTGATAGATTTTACAGGAAGAGGTAAAGAACAACCTGCAACTTTTCTACTATTATCAACTAGAGGAAGAATAATATGATTATTTGCATCATATTTAATATATTCTTCATCTTCCAGTTCAGTAGTATTAATAAATTCACATTCAACATGCTTTTTTCTATTAATGATTAAATATACATCGTTTTTATTTAAATTATCTTCACTCAGATCTAGAATAAGTAATTTTCTGTAATTAAAAGGAATAAATCCCCAATTATCTACATTAGAAGTTTCTCTAGTTTCTAGAGCAAATAGAATATCACCTGCATTACAAGTAAAGTTACCATAAGTACCAGCAACTAATACTTTATAAGCTTCATTTTTCTTTACATTTTCTAAAGGTAAAGATATAATATCTGAGCCAGATCCAATCTTACCAATAGTACCTTTAAAAGTTAAAGCATCTACAAAAGGAATATATTCTTTAATAAAAGCTTTAGTATTTAATTGGAAGTATTGCTCATCTTTTTCTAAAGAAGATTTCTTAAAAATAAGTAAATTTTCTAAAACAGCAATATCTTCATCTTCATCTAAAATTTCACCATATCTACCAACATCTTGTTTCTTAATCGTATAAGTTTTAGTATTAACATTATCAATACTTATAGTAGTATAGAAAGAATTACATCTAGGTTCTTTACGAATTACTACACTGATAATATCTCCAACATTTACTTTGTTTTCATCAATCAAGAAACGTCTACCACCAGTTTTAAAGTTATAAACTTTATCACTAGGCATTTCAATATAGTTTTTCTTAGATAATTTTATACCATTTACAAAAACATCAGAGTAGAAATCATAGTTATCTGATGCTAAAGAACTATCGGTACAAACAATTAGAATTTTATCGCCATTACCAAAGTTTAGGTAAACAGAGTCATTATTGAAAATATTTTTATAGAGTAATTTTTGTTTAGTTTCAACACTATCAATATAAACATCGGTTTGATAAACAATGTTTGAAGAAGCTTTTAAGTATCTTCTTATATAGTCAGGATCTTCTTTAATGATCTTATCAAAAGTTTCTTTTAGTTCTTTTCTAGTAGCGTAGGGGGTAATTTGTTTTTTTAAAGCATCTATAGTAGAGATACTAGTATCTCTATTTTTCATTGCCTCCATAACAATGGAATCAAAAGTAACTGACATTCGTTTCAACACCTTCCTTGCTCAATTTTTTAACTACGACTTAATACACGAGTAATTTCAGTGTATAAATCTAGAGCATCTTTGTTAATTGTACTATCAACTAACTGATCTCTATATCCTCTAATGTTAAAGATACAAGAAGTTATAATAACTTCTAATAGTCTTTGATAATTTTCTATAACAAATATAGAATCTTCACCATAAAGATTCATGAACTCATTTAAGAATACTCTTAGATTTAGCTTATTTAATACGTCAAAGTATTCAGATAATGCTTTAAAGAAAGTTTCTAATGATTCATAATTCTCTTTAGGGAAATCTAAATCTGTACTAAGCATTAGTTTCTTAGGACTATTACCAGAAGTGCAAGCATAAGCAATATCGTTAGTTGCATCATTTTCTGGTTGTTCTAATACATAAAGTAGGAAGAACTTAGCTAATAGATAACTAATACGGTCTGACTTCTCAGGCATTAGATTGATTGCATATAGTTTATCTAATACTTTTCTCATTAGCTTTACATAGCATTCAGCAGAAAGTTTTTTAATCTTACCATTCATAGTAAATTTTCTTTCTGTTTTTTGTAACTCTCTAGAGATATAAGCACATTCTAGATAACCATATAGTTTTTTATTATCTATTCTAACTTCACCTTGTTTGCTTTTAGTAGCACCTATAGACTCTAGATTTACTACAGCAGTTATGTCATCCTTAAGAACTCTATTCTTTATAAGAAATATTGGAACTAATCTGGTTAGTTTTACATGATCTGAAAAAACAGTTGTTATTTCTTTATTTTCATAAGAATTGATAACTTGTTGCTTTAAGGTAAATGAAAAACGTCTTTTAATGATATCGATTTCATTTTTAAAATATTCAGCATCTACTAGATCTTTTTCCCAATCTATTTTCTTTACATTTTCTCTAAAGTTTTTACCTACTTTTTCATCTTTTCTAAATAGGTAAGTATCACTTAATCCTTTCAAGCACAAACACCTACTTTCTTTCTTTTTTCATCATAGATTTATTAGTTTGTTTCAAGTAGATTAACTTGTTATTTTAAAAAGATTTACAACTATATATCATAAAGGTATAGAAAAACTAAAGAAAGGAAATCTGATACAAATGAGTAATTTTGTTGAACTTAAACAAGGTTTAGAAGGAAAATCTGAAGGACTTATAAATCTTAATAGAGTATCATATATCACTATTGACATTGATAATTATAACTACATTACTGGTGAATATTCAGATGATCCAATATATTTTATAGTTTTTGTAATGGATGATAAGGATGAACATAGAAGACAATGTAGTTCACTATTAGAAGCACAAATGATCTATGCAAAACTAAGAAAATATCTTTGTAAAAATGAGGAGCTGAATGAAATACTATGAGTAAATGGATGAAACTTGACGGATGTTTGTTTAATTTAGATTATGTTATGAAGATCTATATGTTAAACGAAGTTAATAATAGAGGAAAAGATAAATACTATATAGTAATCGTCCAAAGTGAAGATTATGGAGAATATAGAATTCCTTGTGTTAGTAGAACTGAAATGGAAGATACATTCAGTATGATTGAAAGAAAAGTTATGGAGGAATAACATATGAAAGAATTAATTAAGATAGCACATATAGCAGATGTACATTGGGGAAGCATTAATCCTAAGAAACTTTATAATGATTTAAAAACAGAATTCATTGACAAAATCAAAGCTATGGATGATCTAGACATGATTATGATTCTAGGTGATTATTTCGACAAAAAGATTCCTCTAACAGATCAATCTAGTATTCTGGGTATCAAATTTCTGAATCAACTTTGTAGTTATGCTAAAAAAAGAAATATTGAAATCCGCTTAATTCGTGGTACTAAAACACATGATTTCAACCAATTAGATAACTTCAAATCATTAGAAACTAACTTTTCTAATTTCAGAATCATTAATACTGTTTCTGAAGAAGTATTTAATGGTCTCAAATTTTTGTATGTTCCTGAAGAGTATATGAATGATCAGGAAGAATACTATAGAGAGTTTAAGAATAATAGTTATGACTGCATGTATGGACATGGTACTTGGGATGTTTTTGCTTTTCAGAATCAGATTTCAGAATCAGAAAGAATGATTAAGGGTTCTCCTGTTTTCATGTACAATGAATGGGATAATGTAGTAAAGTATGACATTATCTTTGGACATATTCATGTAAGAAATAATCATAAGAAGCTACAATATCCTGGCTCTTTTGAAAGATGGTGCTATGGAGAAGAAACAAAAAAAGGTTTCTTAATTCAGGAAATTGATTTAAAGAATGAAGTATCTTTCATTCAGTTCTTTGAAAATACTAAAGCAACTGAATATACAACAGTTACCTTATCGAATTTAGTAAATGAAAATGAAGATTTAAAAGAAACTATTTCTAAAATAGAAAATCTAAAAAAAGATAATAGTAACTTTAGAGTAAAAGTAAGTAAGGATATGTCTTTAGATAATTTAAATATTCTAAAAGAAACTTTTTCTAATGAAAATTCTATTAGAATCGAATTGCAGTCAGTTAAAGATCAGGTACAAGAAAAAGTTTTACAAGAATATGATTTCTTAGGTAATGATGTTAGTGAAAATATTCAAGCTTTTATAAAAGAAAAATTTGGTAAGGATATTTCATTAGAAGAAATAAATGAAATTTCTAAAGAAGAGAATGATGATTGATTTATAAAAATTTTAGTTCTAAGTACTAATAAAGTACTTAGAACTAAAAATGTCTGTTAAAAACTTAAGGAGGTTAAAATGAATGACAAAGATTTAGATCAAAAAAGAAAATGTTATTCTTAATTTAATAAATTGTTTCCAAATTTTTGGAATAAAACTTTATTTAAATAAATCATTATAAAGAATATATGAAAGTGTAGGTGAAATATACTTGGATTATTTATATAATATTAAGAAAATAGATGAATTAGAAATAGGTGATATTATATTTATGGAAGTAGATGAAAATAATAGACCTATTTGCGAATATATAATTCTAGAAAATTTAGATGATGGATATAAATCTACTTTTTGTTTAGAAGAAAAATCTATGAGAAAGTTAGATTTTAATGATATGAAATTTGTATATTTCTTAGGAAATATGTGTCAAAAATTAAGTATTAAAGAATTAATGAAAAACGTACAAAAACGTTATGTTTGGTTAGGTATTGAATATGATCTTATAAAAGTATTGGTTAATTTACTTGATGGTAATGTAGAAAAGTATAACTACGAAACTGAAGAATGGGAATACCTTAATGACGAAGTAGAAGATAATGGATATATAATGACATTAACTTTTGATAGTGTTAGATTCCGTATCAATCTTACTACTCTAAAAGTTCAAATGGCTAACTCTCATACTTTAAGATTTAGAAATTATAACAATTTCCTTTTAGGTTTAGAAGGTGATTATGTTTTCAATAGTGAAAATGAGTTAGAATTAATAAAACCTAATGGAGAAACAAAATAAAAATTTCTGTAAATCTTAAAGTATATTGGGAGGAGGTTTTAAATTTGGCTAAGAAGAAGGACAATTTAACAATACAGATTCCAATTAATCTCAAGCAATTTGAATTATTTATTGGAACTGCATTAACATATAATGAATACGTTAATAAACAGTTAATAAGAAAAATTGCTGAATTAGCTACAAATATAGATAAAACCATGTATGAAGATGATATTGAGTTAGCTTCTAGACTATGGTTTTTAAAGGCTATACTAAAATATCGTATTAAAAATGGATTAAAAACTTCTGATGAACTAATTGAAGCTGTAAGAGTTAGTGGTAAATTCGAAGAAGAAATTGATACAATTATAGAATGTATTAATGATAATTGGTATGAAGAAGATAATGGTTTAGATAGAGAAAGTATTTTATATGTAGATGAGTTAGTATCCGATATCTTACAGTTTAGCTTTATTTTTGAATACCAAGATATTGTCGATGATTTAAGCATTAGATTGCGATCTGGTGATTATGGAGATAGTATTCATGATTTTTGTGATTCATATAGAACTACTATAACTAATCTCTATACGGCATTTAAAAAGGCAGAAACTATTTCTAAAGAAAGTGAGAATGATTTTAGTAGTAATGATTCATCTCTAGAAATTGCAGTTGGTCGTTCTTTAAAACAGTTGAATTCTCCTAGTAATAAACTAAAAACTTCTATTCGTATGAAGAATGAAATGTTGAATGGAGGTTATGAGTCAGGACGGTTTTATTTGATCCTTGGTTTACAGGGTGGAGGAAAGAGTGTAGAATTAGCACAAATAGCTATGGATTTTAAGCACTATAATAAAGATCTAGTTCTAGAAGGTGGAAAGAAACCTGTAATTCTTTTTATTACTCAGGAAAATTCTATTAGAGAAACTATTGAAAGATTCTGGAGTTTCTATATGGGTAATTCTGATGATTTCAAATCTCATTCTCTAGAAGAAGCTATGAAAATTCTAAATGAAAAAGGTTTTTCTAAGGGAACTGAAATGCTGGTTAAGTACAGAAGTTCTAAGTCTATCTCTACAACTGATGTAGATGCTATGATAGAAGAAATTGAAGAAGATGGAGATAGAAAAGTAATTGCAGTTATTCATGATTATTTAAAGCGTATTCGCAGTTCTCAATATAGTAAAAATATTGGTAATAACTATGAAGAAATGGGTGCAGTTGCTGATGAATGGACTGTTATTGCAAAACAACATGATATTGTAGTTGTTAGTGCCATGCAGTTTAATCGAAATGCTCTACAAAAGATTGAAGAAGCTATGAAAAAAGATAAAGCTGATCCATTGAAAACTTTAGGTACATCTGATATTGGTGAATCTGTAAAGATTCTAGATAATAGTGATGTTATTTATTCTATTCATAGAAAACCTAATCCTCTTAATGGTGAAATGATGATTAGTTATAAACTAATGAAATATAGAGGTAAACGTTCTGCAGATGCTCCTGAGTATTTCAGTCATCCTTTTGAAGAGAATAATACAATGAAACTGAAACCTGATTTAAATCTGACTAAGCCTCTATCTGTAGTTGAAATGGGTGATGGAATGAATAATTTCAATCCTAGTGAAAATCGTAAGGCTAGAAACGAAAAGAATGGTGGTAAAACACCTTCTGGTGGTCGTATTACTGTTAATAAGAGTAATAGAAAGAACTTAATGGAAGAAGAAGACGAAGAAGAATAAAATAAAGAGAAAGTAAGATTAGAATATCTTACTTTCTCTAAAATCTAGATTTTAGAAAGGAAATGCTAAAATGAGAAGAAATGTCTATCCAGAAACTTTTCTAGGGAAAATTGTTTATCATGAAAAAGAAAAAACGTATTATCGAATTGATCATTTACCTAAAAGATATAGAAACACATCTGAGACACATAGTGGAGAATATTTTACAAGAGTAACTAGATTAACTAATAATGAAGATAAGGACTCTTCAGATACCGTGTTACATATTAATCCAAATACTATAGAACATATGAAACTAATGAAATCTAAGAAAAATTCTAAACTAGAAATTAAGATTTATAAAGACAATAGTTATTATAATGAAAATCTAGTTGAGCATACTGCATTAACAAAAGATTTTAATGAATATATATATGATATTCACTATGGTATTCATAAGAAGGAATAAATACCTATGGATTTAACAAAAGTTAGTAAATACTTAAGTCTAATTTTACGTCATAAACCTGAAGTAATTGGAATTACTTTAGATAAACATGGCTGGGCAAATACAAAAGAATTGATTGAAGGAATCAATAAACAACAAGATTTCAATATGAAAATGTTAGAAGAAATTGTTAGAAATGATAATAAACAACGTTATTCTTTCAATGAAGATAAGACATTGATTCGTGCTAATCAAGGTCATTCCATTAATGTAGATGTAGAATTGGAAGAAAAAGAACCGCCTGAATTTCTTTATCATGGGACAGGTATGAAATATGTAGGTTCTATTAATAGAATTGGATTACTTCCAAAAACTAGACTTTATGTTCATCTTTCAGAAACTTATGAGATTGCTATAGAAGTAGGTAAACGACATGGTGAACCTAAAGTTTATCAAATTAAAGCTAAAAATATGTATAAAGATGGATATAAATTCTATCTATCAAAAAATGGTGTTTGGTTAACAAAAGAAGTTTCTCCGAAGTATTTTAATCATAATATAGATGCTACATTAAACTAACAAATTTTGGATATATCTCATTTTAGAGATATATCCAAAATTTTTTTATAATAATCTAGTATCTTTAACTCTAACTGGTGTTAAAATATGTTTTTCTACAAATTCAGGTTTATCTTTGTTTAGTAACAATTTTCTATTATATGAATTTACTATACGATTTATATGTGATATTTTAGTTGGATCATAAATGTTTATAACAGGAGAATTGAATTCAGCAGCAGAAGGTATAGGATTAAACATCATAACTAAATACCAAAAGTCTACGCTACCATAAATTTTTTTAGCTACTATTTCTGGATGATAATAATAAGCTTCTGGACAATTAACTTTTATTACAAATTGAGCTAAAAATCCTTTATATCTTTCTAAAATATTATAATCAAATGTATAAAACTCGTCATTAAAATTTACTTTATGACTAAGATTAGTCAATAGCATTGAATTATTTTCACTTTTTTCTAATGATTTATTTATATTAGCAACACCAGCTGTACTATCAAACTTAGAAAGGTTTATTGTCTCCATAAAATTTACACCACACCTTTATAATTTCTACAATTTTAATTACATTTACATTCAATATTACTACCACTTTGGAAATATCCTGTACCACCAACATCTATTGAACCACCAATCGAAGTTGCGCCACTGATATCAACTGAACTATTAAAATTAGCAGATCCATTAACATCAGATGAACCATTTATAGTAACGTTACCATTTAGTTCTATTCCACTTTCAGAAATTACAATAGAATTTCCACCAGCAACTAATTTCATTGTATGTTCATTAGTGTCTACTTCAATTCTACATCCATCCCAATATGATCTAATAACGTCTATATTACAACGTTTTTCAGGATCTTCATAATTTCCAGGATTTATACAATTTGTAGTATCTATTTTATTACCTTCTGTATTAGCTGAAAATGGTAAGTAATAACATTTCTGTAAGTCTGAATCAAAAAACAATACTAAGATTTGAGAACCTACTCTAGGTATTCTTAATGAACCAGAACTACAATATGATTCATTATATTTCCAATTTGGATTATTACTTTCATAGTAACTCATTGGTCTAGCCCAAATATAATTACTTTCCTCTAATTCCATTTCAGAATCTTCAAAATCTTTAGAATTAAGGATTAAGCTTTTATCTAATTCTACTTTAAATTCATTTTCAAAAGGTTTCTCATCATATTCATTCTCATACATTAATTGTGGTATAAAAACTGATACTTTTCCCTCATTATCTGGATCAATATTATCTCTAACTTCAGCAATTACAAATTTAGATGTATCTAATTTAGAAATATCTTCTATCATATTGAAAATCACCTTCCTTTTATTATTAGGTTGTTAAAAACAATTTTTCTTATAAATATATATTCTAACATTGTAAGTATATTGTTTTGTAAAGGAGTTTTGATAGAATATGAAAGAATTAACAATAGAATCTTTAAAAGAAATTAGTAAACGATATAATGATTATGATAGCCCTTTGATAAAATCATTTAATAATGGTACCTATAAAGTTTCAAAAGCATCTTTAGCTAGATTACTAATTCAAAGTATTACAACATTTAGTCATGACGATCAATTAAAGAAATTTTTAAATGAAGAATTACCAAAATTAACAAAAGATGATTTAAAAGAGATTTATAATTTGAAAGTAATTTCACGTTCAGATATAACTTCAAAAATGTTTAGTCTTTTCAATTCAGATTTAATAAATCTAACAAATATGGAAAAACAATTCATTTTTCTATATGCTTGGAGACAAAATTGCATTTTATCTGATAAAGAAGAGAAAATGACAATTATTACATTTCTTAAAAAAGAAAAACATATAAAAAGTAAAGAAATTAAAAAAGATATTGCATTAGCTTTATTAGAGATTGATTATCTAGACTACTTTAATCCAAATGATTACAAAAGAGAATTATTTGATATTTCATTAAAAATCTAAAACTTTTAGGGAGGATAATAAACATATATGGAGAACAAAAAGATTTTAACAGATTACCTAATTGAGAAAATGGAAGACGTTTTAGATTTAGATCATGATAATGGAAAATACACTATGCAGCAGCAGATCTTTGAAAAAGATAAAGATATTATTTGTAATCTATTTCTACCTTTTAACATTGATGGTAAAACAATTGTTGATTATAGTGAATCTGCTAATGAGATTTTAAAGAAAGACAACTATAGACATTATATTAGATTCAATCCAATTAAGTATAAATCTCATCTATGTTTACTAGAAGAAGCTTTAGTAGAATTTGGTAAAAGTATTGGACAGGATTTAGATAGTTCTGTCATTAAAGATGATGAAGGATATTATGGTATTGTATTGATTACATTCCATGATGGATCTAAAGAAACTTTCTTAGAAACATCTAAAGGATATAAAAAAGAAAATGAGGCTATTTTAAAAGCTATCCTGTTAGCTTTAACGGATTATGAAGAGGAATGATATAAGATGTCTTCAGATTTAGAATCTATTACTACAATTATGTCATTTAAATGTAATAATTGTAAAGGTGAATATATTGATATGAATTTAAAACCAGATTATGATAATTTCTATCATTGTAAAATTTGTGATACTTATTATGCAAAAACTTATACGTATAATGGTTTTTATTATGTAGCAGACTTATATGAAATTGATAAGAAAATAGTTTTTGATAGAATGCTAACTAATAGCAATCATAAGATTATTGATTTAGAAGGGAGGAGTATTTACATTGTCTGAAATTACTATGGATTCTTTAACACATGATCAGCAAAGAGCTATAAAGAAAATGGTCATGTGGTGGAATCTGGTTGATAATCAACAGTATTATCGTTTAGTAGGTTATGCTGGAACAGGTAAGACTTTCATAGTCAATTTCCTTATTAAAGAGTTAGGCCTAGATCCTGTTTCACAGGTTGCATTTTGTGCTTTTACTGGTTCAGCAGCTATGAATTTAGTTAAGAAAGGTAATAAGAATGCGACTACTATTCATCAGTTAATCTATGAAACTACAGTTGAAGAATATCCAGTTTACCATAAGAAAAAGAATAAAGAAACTGGAGTTATGGAAGATGATTTAAGTCGTGAACCAATTAGATATGAGAAGAAATTCTATACTACTAAGAAAACTCAGCTAAATCCTTTAATCAAACTAATTGTTATAGATGAATACTCTATGGCTAGTGATGAAATGTTAAAGGATATACTAAGTTTTGGTATTAAAGTCTTGATGATTGGAGATTCAGGTCAGCTCGAACCAGTGAATAAAGTAAATACCTTTATGGATGAGTATGATTCTATACTAGAAGAAATTGTAAGACAACAAGGTGAAAGTCCCATTATTGATCTATCTTTTAAAGCGAGAAATAAGATAGCTATTCCATATGGTACTTATAATGAAGATGCTGAAGTATTACCTATGTATTGTTTAGATGATATAGATGATGCTATAGAATTATATACATGGGCAGATCAGATTCTTTGTGGTTCTAATAGAACTAGAAAGAATATAAATCGAATTGTTAGAAAACATTTAGGATTTACTGATATAATCCCTCAAGTAGGAGATAAGGTAGTTTGTACTCAGAATAATTGGAAACTATTAACATATAGTCCTAAATTAGGAACCTATATAAATCTAGTAAATGGCACTATGGGTTATGTAAACAAGATTAAAGCAGTTAGTCTAGTTTCTAAAGAATTCATCATGGATTTTAGATGTGACTTTGATCCAGAATGTGTATTTGAAGATATCAAAGTTAGTTTCTGTAATTTTGATGAAGAAACACAACCACCCTCTCAAAGAGGTAAGTTTGACGGTAGAAGTATTACTAACATCTTTGATTTTGGTTATGCTATGACTGTTCATAAAGCACAGGGTAATGGATATGGTAAAGTTCTTGTTATAGTCGAAAAAATGTCCTTTAGACCTTTCAATATAGAAACTGAAAGACGTTGGCTGTATACTGCTATTACAAGAGCTGAAAAACAGTTGATTATGTTAATTGATGATAAATACTATCGTAGTCCTTTGTATGAAAGAGATAGAGAATTTTGGAATAGCTATGATGAATACTACTAAAGAAAGGATTGAAACAAACTCATGACTAATAATCCAAATGAAATCATTGAAGAGTATGAAGCTAAAGAACAGATTTCTGACAAACAGAAGAAAAAGAAACCTAAGACTAAGAAAGCCGATCACAAACATGTATATGATAAGTATGTGATAAAAGAAGAAAAATTAGAAACATTATTTGGTAGCTATACATTGTATAAGGACAAAACACAGTTTAGTATATATAAGAAATGTTCTGTATGTGGAAAACTTATTCATGAAAATCTACCACAGTATATAGAAGATGATTTAGCTAATACTTTTGAAAAGAATTCAAAAAAATGGAAGTATTTTTATTTCTGTATTAGTAATAGAGATGAAGTAGAGTATATAGAAAAGAATTATCCTGAAATTGAAATTTGTTATCTTGAAAAATAAGTATATATTCTTATAGTGATTCTATTGAGGAGGTTTATTAACTATGAATGAAGTTTCTAATCAGCAAAACAATAATCAAGAAATGGAAAAACTATATTATAAGCCTAATGAAGCTAGTTTTAATTTCAATGGTATTACTTTGAATGTAGACATTCCTACATTTGTAGGTAACATTAAGAAGATTAGAGAAGAAAATAGAAGAAAGAAAGCACTTAAAGAATTAAAGAAACTTGAAGGTAAGACTTTAAGAGACGCACAGCATCATGTTGAAGATGAAACTATTGAAGTTGAAGAGGTTAAATAATGAATAACGAGAATACTTTTCAATCTACAGAAAATTTAGATGATATTGTATTTACTACAGATACAGAACTACCAATTGATCCAGAACAAGCTTTTATCAGTACTAAAAATTCAGATGATTTTGATTTCAATTTTAACAATCAGAATAATGCTAATAGAGCTACTAAACCAAAAGCTATGACAAAGAAACAAAGAAGATCTCGCACTAAAATGACTAAGGCGAGTCGTAGACGTAATCATAGATAAAAAAGTATTAGGGGAAGAATGACAAAAACTGTCATTCTTCCTTAATTTTTTTGAAAAACACAAATTTTCACTATAACAAAAAATTACACAAAACATAAATCACTAAGGTGATAGTATTTGTTATAAATGTATAAAGGAGATGTTTAGATGAATGTAGCTGAATGGTTAGGAAAAGACAACCAACTTGGAATTGATATTTGGGAAAAGAAATATCGTCAAGATGATGAATCTTTTGACGAATGGCTAGATAGAGTAAGTGGTAAGGATGATGAAGTAAAACAGTTAATTCTTGAAAAGAAGTTTTTATTTGGTGGAAGAATTCTTTCAAATAGACTACTTGATAGAAAAGCTACTTACAGTAATTGTTACGTTCTTCCTGCTCCTGAAGATAACATAGAAAGTATTTTTGATACTGCTAAGAACATGGCTAGAACATATAGCTATGGTGGTGGTATTGGTTTTGATTTATCTAAGTTAGCTCCTAATGGTGCTAAGATTAACAATACCGCTAAGTATACTAGTGGTGCTATTTCATTTATGGATCTATACTCCATGGTTACAGGCTTGATTGGTCAGAATGGACGTAGAGGTGCTTTGATGTTATCTATGTCAGTATCTCACCCTGACATTGAGGAATTCATTAAGTGTAAGACAGATCTAGATAGAGTTACTAAAGCAAATATCTCTGTAAGAGTTTCTGATGATTTTATGAAAGCTGTTGTAAATGATGAAATGTGGACTATGTCTTTTACAAGAGATGAAACTAAAGAAACTATTAGTAAAGAAGTTAAAGCTAAAGATTTATTCAGACTAATTTGTGAAACTAATCATAACTATGCAGAACCTGGTCTACTATTCTGGGATACTGTATCTAATGGTAACTTACTAGAATTTGATAAGGATTTTAGTTATGCTGGTACTAATCCCTGTGGAGAAATGCCTCTACCTGCTGGTGGTGCATGTAATCTAGGTTCTATTAATCTAGCAGAATTTGTAGGTGAACCTTTTACAGATGATGCATATATTGATTATATAGATTTAGAAGAAACCGTTAGAATTGCAACTAGAGCATTAAATGAAGTTTTACATGAAGGTTTATCTAAGCATCCTCTAGACATTCAGAAAGAATCCGTTAACAATTGGAGACAGATTGGTCTTGGTGTTATGGGTATTTCTGATATGCTTATTAAGCTTGGTGTACGTTATGGTTCAGAAGAAGCATCTACAGTACTGTATAATGTAATGAAAACTATTGCATATGAATCTTTTAAAGAATCCTATAACTTAGCCGATAAGTATGGTTCTTATCCTAACTTTAAAAAGAATAAAGTCGTTCAGTCAGCATTTTATAAAAGATTAAATGTATTTACATCTAATAATAAGAAACTAGATAAACTAGCAAATTCTCAGTTACTAACTATTGCTCCTACTGGTACTCTTTCCACTATGTTAGGTATTAGTGGTGGTATTGAACCTATCTTTGCTAATTCCTATACTAGAACTACTCAAAGCTTACATGGAAATAACAATGATGTAGTTTATAAAGTATATACTCCTATTGTAGAAGCATATATGAAAGCCAATGGTATAACTGATGAAAAGGATCTTCCTGATTACTTTGTAACTGCAAAGGATATCAATTGGAGAGAAAGAATCAATATGCAGGCTGCAGCTCAACATTGGATTGATGGTGCTATTAGTTCTACTCTTAATGTACCTGAAGATTTTACAGTTGAAGATGTAATGGAAGCATATATGTATGCTTGGAACGCTGGTCTAAAGGGTATCACTATGTTCCGTGATAACTGTAAGAGAGTAGCTATTCTAAATACTGATAAACCTAAAGAAGAAGAAAAGTCTGTTATTGAACTAGCTGATAGTCTAGTCGGTAAGAGAAAAACTCTAACTACTGGTTGCGGTAGTTTACATTTACAGGCATTCTTTGATAGACATACTGGTGAACTAAAAGAAGTCTTCTTAGCTAAGGGTTCTACTGGTGGCTGCAATAACTTCATGATTGGTTTATCTAGAATGATTAGTCTAGCTGCTAAAAATGGTGTTTCTACAGCAGAAATTGTTGATCAGCTTAATAGTTGTGGTGTATGTCCTAGTTATGCAGTAAGAAGAGCAACAAAGGGTGATACAAGTCCTGGTAGTTGCTGTCCTGTTGCAGTTGGTAAGGCATTGATTGAATTACAGAAGGAAATGAAAGATGAGATCAATCAATTTTCTTCTAATACTAAAAAAGAATCTGCTGTTCAAAAGAAAGTAGAGAAAAAAGTAGAGAAGACTAATGCTAATGTTGATCATTCTAAACCTATTAAGTGTCCAGAATGTGGAGAACCACTAAGCTTTACTAATGGATGTGACAGTTGTACTAACTGTGGTTATTCTACTTGTTCTTAATTAAAAACTATAAAAGGTATAATCCAATACGGATTATACCTTTTTTTTATTTCCTTAAAGTATGTTTTAGTGAAAAAATTATTAATGATACTTTTTATGAAAGGAAGAAGTAAATAATGAGAAAATTTTTTAACTGGCTTCATAGCCTATTTAAGAGCGAGAAAAATACAGAAATTGCTGTAATTACAGAACCTACCGATGAGGTAATTGAAGAAAAGAATGATGAAGAATTAGATATCCCTGTAGAAGAAACTATTGAAACTGAGTGTCACTGTGAAGAGTGTAATTGCGATAAGCAGTCTGATGAAGATTTCTTAAAGAATCTTGATTGGGATAACTTAGATTTGTATGATTTACATACACTATATTCTCTTGATCTAGAAAATTACTGTGATGACTTAGTTAACTGGTATAAGATTTCTAAGATTAAGGGCCTACCTGATGATTTCATTCGTAAGTATAAGGACAAGATCATCTGGAAAGAGTATAACAAGAGTTACTTAAGACATAAGACTAGAGATATGCTTAGAGAAGAAGGATATCTATAATAGATAATACAGATATAGCTTAACAAAAGCTATATCTGTATTTTTCAATTATAAAAATATCTATTATTCTAACTTTGATATAAAAGAATTATTTCTTTAAAAATGCTTAAAATAATTCCATATATCAAAATAACGTATGGTTTACAAACATACATTAAAATTCTATTAAGAAAAGGAGAAGATCAAATATGACTGATCAGAAAAGATTTAACAAATCTGTTATTGATGAAGAAGATGAAATTGAAGAATATAGCGATGATCCTAGAAATGTAAAGTACAAGAAATTTGTAAAACTATTTGACATGCCTGATGAAGAAAGACTAAAGATGTTTGATCATTTCTTTAGTGAAGAAGCTAATCATAAGTTCTGGAACTATTGTAATGAGTTTAATCAACTTTCTATTCCATTTGTAGAATACTTTATGGATATGCTTCCTACTAAGTATTGGAAGACTCAGGCTAGAAAACTAATTAGACATGATTTAGATGAAACATTTGCTGATCATTTTGCTGATAAGATCTACTGGCCTTTGGCTTCTAAGGAAATGACAAAGCTCAGACAGGTTGATGAAGAACTAATTAGAAAATATGATAAGTATTGGGATTGGACTCAGATTTCTAAGGCTAGATTGTCTGAAGATCTAATTGAAGATTACAAGTATTGCGTAGATTGGACTGAAGTATCTATGCATTCTAGACTATCTGAAAACTTTATTCGTAAACATGTTAATGATGTAAACTGGGAAAAGATTTCTGAATGGCAAAGAACTCTATCTGAAGACTTTATTCGCCAGTATCAAGATATGGTTAACTGGAAGTTCATCTCTCAGTATCAGAAACTATCTGAAAAGTTTATGGATGAGTTTGCTGATAAGATTGATTGGTTCTATGCTTCTAAATCTCAGAAAATGTCTGAAGGATTTATTGCAAAGCATAGAGATGATGTTGACTGGGGAAGAATTTCTCGTTATCAAGTACTAAGCATGTACTTTATTCGTCAGTATAAGAATTATGTAAAGTGGAATAGTATCTTTATGTATCAGAAAACATCTGAAAAATTTAAAGAAGAATTTGCTGAGTTCTATCAGCCTTATGAAGACAAGTTAAAGAAAAAGGGAAAAGGTGTTAGAGCACAGAAACGTAAGATGGCAGCAAAGGCAGTCTTAGAAGATGAATGGCGTAAGGAACGTGGCTTTGAAAATCAATCTGAAAATTTCAAATATAGTAAGAGACCTTCTGGTAAGCCTTTACTAAGAAATGAACAGCAGATTAGAGAAGAGCGATCTATTGTTAATAGATCTAGTGCTCGTACAGTTGTCAAACCTGGTGATCGTTATACACCTGTTACTAGACCTACTATTGCTAAAGAAGTAAATGAAGCAAGAGATGAATCTCTTAAGAAACACTTTTAAGTTTTAACAATAAAGATAAAGTATGATTAACCTATTTAGAGAATCATACTTTATCTTTTTTAAAAGAATGAGGATTTTACATATGAATAATTCAGATACAGAAAAGAGTTTTTTAAACTTTGAACTAACTTTGGAAGCCTATGACGCAATAATGGATTATATAGAGGACAATAACTTACTAAATGAAGATAATGCTGAAAGTTTTAGTATCTATGAAAGTCTAATGTTTGAATTAGCTATAGCTGAAGTAACTAAACTAAAACAAGTACTAATACAAGAAAATGCTAAATACTTATTAGCATTATTAGAAGTTAAAAAAGCTAAAGCAATGATAGATGATTTAATAAAAGAAATTACAAAAATGGCTGAGAAAGAAAAGCTAGAAAAAGAAAGAAAAGAGCAAGAACAGAATGATACAGTAAAATCTACTAAGGAATCTTTTATAGATACACTAAAGGGTAAGTTCTCTAAGTTTTTTAATCTATAATCAAAAATAGTATAGTTTTTATAAAAACTATACTATTTTTAAATCTTTATTTTACTTATAAACATATATCATAATTCAGGTAAAATAAAAAGAAAGGAAATTTCATATCTTATGGAAAACATTAAAAAGACTAAAAATTTCTTTTGTAGAAAATGCTTAACATCATATATCATCCCAACTGAATATAAAAATGAAATTGTAAATCTAACAGAGAATATAAAGATTGATCAGCATCTAAACTTTACTTATAAGTGTTGTAAGTGTGGCCATGATGCTGAAGAAATTGATGAAAAGATGTTTTATAACGTCATAAAACTGAATAAAATGGGTTTCTATACTGATTATTGTTGTGAAGGTCATTCAGAAGATGATAAGAATATGGATAGTGGCACTTATATTAAATTTCTAAGTTTTGATGAACGTTTCTGTGATGATTTTAGAAAAATGGATGAAGAAAAACATTTATATCTAAAATCTTTCTTAGAAAGAGAAATTAGAAATCATCCACTACTAAACTTTGAAATAAGCAAATATGATCATTCAATATCAATCGATATGAACTATAATTCAGATGAATTTGATAGATACATTGATGATAAAGGTTTTGAATATGTCAAAACTGAAACTCTATCACAATTTGATGAACTCATCAAAAAATTAGAAAAACAAATAACAAGAGAAGAAAAAATGAAGAACTATAAGAAAGGAAACTATTAAAAACATGAATAATAACGAAAATGCAACTGTAATTGTAAAGGATAGAACTATCATTTTCTCTGGTGTTATCGATTCTGAAGCCGCTGGTAAAGGTATTTATGCTATCAAATCAATTGAAGATGAAGATAATGATAATGAATCTCATCTAAAGACTTATAATAGAGAACCTATCAATCTTATCATTAATTCTAATGGTGGTAATGCTTATGATGCATTAGCATTGATTGATGTAATTGAAACTAGTAAAACTCCTATTCATACATATGCATATGGGATGATTATGAGTGCAGCATTACCTCTATTTGTAGCTGGTGATAAGAGATTCTGTGGTAGACGTGTAACCTTTATGCATCATGAAGCTGCTGCTAGAATTGATGATTATTCTAGTATTATTTCAGCAAAAGCTAAAGAAGTTGAACGTGTCGGTAAGGTTATTGATGATGTCTTAATTGAAAGAACTAAAGTTACTGATAAGATGGTAAAACAGTGGTATAATGAAAGAGAAAAATATTTTGACGCACAGGAAGCATTAAAGTTAGGAATTGTTCATGAAATTCTATAAGTAAAGGAACTTTTGGTTTATGGATGGTGAAATGAAAAAGTTTATAAAATATTACAAAAAAGAATTTGATAATAATGGAAATTTGATTGATACTAAAGAAGTAAAACTTTCATTTGATAACATGATTAAGCATTCAAATTGTTTTGACTGGTATTACTTATCTAATAACATAACTGAAGATACTTGCACCAGAGATTTCATTACAACATTTGGCGAACATCTTAAATGGTATAATGGTAATTTCCTTATGTATGTGCCTGATGATATAATTCTAAAAAATATGAATCGAATTGATAAAGGTTCTATTTTTAGTAGAAGACAATTTTCAGAAGAATTTTGTAGTAAGATTTTGGATGATATTTTGAATACATCTCCAAAATATGCTAATGACATGTACTTTACAAACTTGAAGTATATGATAAAGTATCAAAAGAATCTTTCAAATGACTTCTTACAGAAATATCTTTTTACTAAAATCACTACTGATAAGGTTAAAGGTATTATTCCAGACTATCGTGTAGGAGAGTTAATGAGGAATCTAGCTGAATATTTTCCTCTTACAGAAGAACAGTATTTGATTTATATAGTAAAAACTTCTAAATATACAACCAAATTTAGTAGATTTACAGCTTTAGTTAATGCGGATAGTAATTACAGTCTAGATTTCATTAAAAATCATAGAAAAGGTTTAAATGAAAAAGCTTTCTTAAATACCGATCAAGTAAAATACTATCTATCACATAATAAGATTTCTGAAAATGCATTAACTGTATTTAAGCAGAGAATTAACTGGATCGATCTTATTAATAGCCATGAAACAAAAGCTGAAGTTTTAGAATATATGGGAAAACACTGTAAGAAAGAAATATTTGATACTATAATGAAGCATTCAGACAAACTAAACAACAAAAAGAATCTAGAAATAGTTAATAGATCAATTTCAGAAAAAGTGTAAAGTTAGAATTTTTAAACATATATTCTAACTATGATAGAATTATAAAGAGGAGAAAGGATTATTATAGAAAATTTCTGTGAACCTTTCTCCTTTTCCTTGTCTATAAGAAAGGAGATTTAAAGAAAAATGTTTAAAATTATGAAAAAGGAAAAATATGAACTAAGATACTTTTCTGTAAAAATACCTGATGTTGGTATTGAAAGCATGAATAGCAAACAATTAGAAGCCTATTATTCGAAAGAAAAAATCATTCAATTAGCACAAGATAATGTAATTGAAATTTCATCATTTACACTATCTAAAATGTCAAATGAAGCTATAATTAGATTTAGTGTATTTGATAATTCTTTAAAAGATAAGTTTTTAAACATTCTTAATAAAGACTATCGTGAATTGTTATTGATCAGAAGTTTGACACCGTTAGGAAGAATTAGAAATGTACACTGGATCTGCAAATGAAAAATTTTTTAGTATAGCTAGAAAAGCAGCTGAGATGTCAAATTTTTATAGATGTCATACTGGTTGCGTAATAGTTTATAAAGGTGATATTATTTCATCTGGTTATAATCAAAATAAAACTCATCCCTTGCAAAAAGTCTATAACAAAGAAAGATATGAAGAAGATAGTACACCTCATTATATGCATGCTGAGATACATGCATTATCTAGTGTAATTAATGATACTTCTATTAATTGGAAGAAAGTACATATCTATTTATATCGTATTAGTAAGAAAAATGTATATGCTTTAGCTAGACCTTGCCCTGCATGTATGAAATTGATACATCATTTAGGCATTAGACATATACATTACACTACTAATAATGGTTATGCTCATGAAATATTGAATGAGAGAGGAATTGAGAATGAAATTTGTATCTAAAGAAAAGTTATCTAAGAAGAAACAAAAGGAACTAAACAAACAACATAGAAATTTTTGGTTGATAAATCCTATTACTAGAACTCCTAAAAATCCCAAAGCTTATGATAGAAACAAAGAAAAGAATTGGATGAAGAGTCTTGATGACTCTTGATATAGAAAGGTTTATTAAGCGATTTAAGAGATGAATAACTTTAAGGTTAAGGAAATGCAGAATATTCTTAGAAATAATGGTTATGCAAAGAAAAGACATCGTGGATCTCATGAAATCTGGTATAATGATGATAAAAATGATACTGTAGTTATTACTAATCGTAAGAAAGGTGTTAATTACTTTACAGCAACTAAAATGATGAAAGAACATTGTATTGTAAGATAAAAATTATAGAGGATTTCTTTTATAAGAAATCCTCTTTTTTTTATTGGTTAAAATAGGTTTCAAATATATATAATAAAACTAGAATACTTTATAAAAGAAAGGAGTTTGTAGTTTTATGCAATATACTTTTAAATTAGAAATCTATACTGATAGTGATTTTAGTTTTCCATACATTCCTATTGGAATGAAATATGGCATTGAATGTTATTCTTTAGAAAAAGACTTTAAAAATAAAGAAGCTGCAGTTAAGTACATTAAGGATATTTCTGAATTTCTTAAAACACATATTACTGGAGATAAATATGCTATAGAATCTTTTAAGTCAATGTTAGAAAGATTTTGTAAAAATTTAGAAGATAAACCAAATAACCATTTTCATTCTTGTGTTGATTACATGGGAGGAAATTATGAAGGAACTAGTATTAGTTTAGAACAAACTTTAAACAAAGTCTATATTACAGAACTTTTCTTAACTGATGAAGAATATGATTTGTATAAAAGTGCAAAATACTTATCTTTAGGTGATATTAAAGATGCGGTTTTAGAAAAATGTAAAGAGATAAAGGAGAAGTATAAACATGTCAACTACTAATAAATGGAAAGTGACAGGTTATTATGGTTTCTCAGATTATGATGGTCCTGAAGATGATAACATTAATCTTATAATGGAAATGGATAAATCTGTAACAAAAGAAGAATTAGAGTATTTATTATTCAAACGATATGAAAAATATAGATGTGTCGTATTAAAAACTAAAAAGGAGGAAATATAAAAATGGCGACTAAAAAGAATCTAACATATAACGAAGATAGTATTAAAGTCCAAGAATATCCTGATAATGTAAGATCTAATCCTACAGTCTATATCAGTAGTCTTGGTAAAGAAGGTAATACGCATCTACTAAGAGAAGTAATTGATAACTCTATTGATGAATTCCTAAATGGTTTTGGTAAAACAATTACAATTGAAATTTCCAATAAAAAAGGTGTATTTAGAGTAATTGATGAAGGTCGTGGTGTTCCTCCTAAATCTATTGAAAGAGCATTTACTACATTACATGCTTCAGGTAAATTCGATAAAGATAGTTATAGCACATCAGGTGGTCAGCATGGTCTTGGTAGTACATGTGTTAATGCACTTAGTAAGTATTTCCTTGTCATTACACATGAAGGTGGTCATGAATACTCTCAAAGATTTGAATATGGTAAGAAAGTAACTGAACTAAAAGATTTAGGAAAGTCTGATAAGGTAGGTACTATTGTAGAGTTTTGTCCTGATGAATCTGTAATGGATACATTTGAGATTGACATTGAATCAGTCAAAGATGAATGTAAGATGAAGTCTTTTATCAATAAAGGACTTACTATCATTATTAAGGACATGGATGAAAAGAAACAGGCTAAGTATTATCATAAAGATGGTATTGAGGAATACGTACAGTTAAATGCTAAGAAAGCTCTATTTAATCCTATTACATTCTCTACATCAACTACTGTTAACAAGGCTAATAAAGAATTGAATGTAGAAATCGATTGTTCCTTTACTTATGATAACTCTACTGATCCTATCAATATTAAATCCTTCTGTAATTCCATTTATACTAGTGATGGCGGTACTCATGAAACTGGTTTTAAAACAGCTCTTACTAGTTTGATTAAAAAGTATATTGCTGATAATAACCTACTAACTAAAAAAGATGCAAATCTAGACATTACTGGTGATTCAGTTCAGGAAGGTGTAGTAGCAGTAGTATCTATCAAACATCCTCATCCGATGTATGATCAGCAGTCTAAGAAAAAGCTTAACTCTACAGAAGTTTCTGGTGCAGTAATGAAAGCAGTTAATGCAGAATTTAGTAAGTGGATTGAAACCCATGCTAAAGAAATGAAAGTACTTTGTACTAAAGTAATTGAATCTGCAAAGGCTAACAGTGCTGCTAAGAGAGCTAAAGAACTAGCTAATAAGAAATCTGAAAATGGAATTACTGCTGTTTCTGATCTATCAAAATTAGCTAACTGTATTTCTAAGAAACCTGAAGAATGTGAACTGTTTGTAGTTGAGGGTAATTCTGCAAGTTCAAGTGCTAGAAATGGTAGAGATAAGCAAACTCAGGCTGTTTATGCTCTAAGAGGTAAGATTCTCAATACTAACAATCTAGCTGAAACTAAGATTTTTGAAAATAAGGAACTATCAGATTTGATTTATATCTTAACTGGTAAGAAAACTGCAATTGGTAAGAATTTCAATGTTGAAGACATGAAGTATCATAAACTGGTAGCCTTGACTGATGCTGACGATGACGGTAAATGACACATTAAGTCTGCATCAGTGAGAAATTTTCTAACAATACATTAGTATTAATGTTAGGAGGTTTCATTCAAATGAAAAATGAAAAAGAAACTAAAGAAAGATATGCTTCTGGTATTGAAAATTGTAAAAAACAAGCTCAAAATCTTAAACAAAAAGCATCTGAAAAATTTTTAAGTAAAGTTTACGAACAAGTTGGTGATGATTATACTTTTCTGGAAACTTATGTAACGAGTAAAACTAAACTCTGGGTAATACATAATGTTTGTGGACATAAGTATAGAGTAACTCCAAATGAGTTTACTTCTCATAAAAGACGTTGTCCAAACTGTGCAAATAAAAAAAGAGTACTTAATACTGGAATAAAACCTCATACATTAGAATCTATTATTGAAAGTGTAAAAGAATTATCTAATGACGAATATGAGGTAGTTAGTAATGAGTATGAAAATAATAAAGAAAAAATTTGGGTTAGACATAAAACATGTAGTTATTCATACCTTGTTCGTTATAATGACTTTCAGCAAGGATATAGATGTCCTTTATGTGCTGACATGAATAAAAGTCAGAATAATTCTAAACCAATACAGGATATTAAAAGTGTTCTAGATTTTAATAAAATTGAGTATGAATCAGAAGTGTCATTTGAAGAATGTGTAGACAAACGTTTTCTTCCATTTGATATATTGGTTTATACTGATAAAGTCAATGATGAATACTTTTTAATTGAGTATGATGGACAACAACATTCTGATCCTAATGCACAATTTGGAGGAACTAAAGAAGAAAGACTTATTAGATTTGAGCTAACTCAAAAACATGACACTATAAAAAATGCTTTTTGTGAAGAAAACAGTATAAAACTTTATAGAATTTCTTATAAAGAAGATTTGATGAGCAAACTAAGAAGTATATTGGAAGAAAATAATCTAATTTGACTTGCAGTGAATGCCGTCTAAAAACCTAGTTAACTGCGGGAAACTATCAATAAACACTATTTACTAAACTAAGATAGTAATATACTTAGTGGCAATGGGTAACTCCAAAGATATAGTAAAAAGAATAGTGTTTGATACAATCGACGCAACGAAGTATCCTACATTTAGTAAAAGATAGGATATGAGTTCAACGACTATCGAAACCAACTAACTTAATGTTAGTAATAAGGTAAGTTGAAATACTTACACGAAGGGAGTAGAGTAGGGAAATGTAAATTACAAAGTACCGAAAAGCTAGGCTATACTAATTTAGTATAGAAAATATAGTCTAAATTATGCAAAGTAATTTGCTTCACATTGCAAGCCTTATCTTAGGATTTGTATATAGACATGCTAAACCCATTTTGGAAAAAGGTTACATGTATATTGCAATGCCTCCTCTTTATTCTATCATTGAAAGAAATAAGAAACGTTATTTCTTAAATCAAGAGGAATATGATGCATATATTGAGGAAAAGATTTTTGAAAACTATGTATTTAGTTGTAATGAGATAGGTTTAAATAAGACTAAAGCTAAAACCATTCTTAAGAATTTTGAAACTTACAAAAACAAAGTAAGTGAACTATCTACTAGTACAGGTATCAATATGTATTTAATTGATGATGTATGTGATTATTTACGTACTAATGAAAATGCAACAAGTAAGGATATTGTGAATTTATTAAAACAGATTGGTGATTTTGAATTCTTTAAGAATGATGAAGGAAATTCTGAGATTAATGGTCTTTATGATAATAGCTTTGTAAATGCAGTAATTAAGGATTTAGTAAAGTCTGCTAAAAAAGCTAAGAAGATTCTAGAAGATCTTAGTATTCCTGAAGAAGTATTCATCAATGATTATCATCTATCAATTAAGAACTATCAAGACATGTATAACAAGGTTACACCTAAGTCCAGAAGTCGATTCAAAGGCTTGGGAGAAATGGATGCTAATGAACTTTGGGAAACTACTCTTGATCCTTCAGTTAGAAACATTATGCAAGTTGTACTATCAGATGAAGAAAAGACAGATGATACTATGGATACACTACTAAATTCTAATAGTAAGTATGCAGACAAACGTAAAGTATTCTTAATGAAAAATCAGCAAAAGATTAAGGAATTAGAAATCTAACTAATACAAAAAGAAAGTATCTTATTTTAGATACTTTCTTTTTTTGTTTTAATAGGATTTATAACATTTCTATAATGAAAACTATTTTTAAGGAGTGAAATTACTATATGGCACAAGTTACTATAGATGCAACTCAGGATTACAAAGTTACTGACATTAGAAAAAACGTCAATAATAAGTATGATACTACTATTAAGATGCTTAAGAAGTGGACTATGGAAAACTTCTATTTCAATAACAATGTAGTTCATTATCTACATCCAGAAGCAGCTTACACTACTCAGATTGATAAATCCATTAGATGTAATGAGGTTGTTTATAAGAAGTCTGAATTCGATACCCCTCTGTCTCATATGATGTACATGTTCATTGTTATTGGTAAAACAATGGAAGAAGATGAGAGAATTGAAGCTATTGATGCTTTATGTAAGTCAGTTGAGGATGACTCTGTTGTTTGACTACCAATGTTTAGAAAGAATCTAGGTTCAGGAAAACAAAGAAAATTTTGGTAATTTTCTAACTTTCTTTTTAACTATATATAATAAACCTGTCATAAAAATCAAACATTTTTAAGGAGGACATTAGTTATGTATAGTTTTGGTAAGGAAGTAAGAGATCTAAAAGAAGCAGAAAAAGTTACGATTGATCTAATTGAAAATGGTAAGTTTAATGAATTTTTAGAAAAAACAAACATTGACAAAGACTTTTTAATTAGTAAGATTGAAGTGGCAGAATGTTTTACATTAGGAATTGACTATGATATCTGTCTAGAAGATTGCTTTAATCCAGAAACTCAGCAGTCGATTATTGATGAAATCAAACAGCGAGAAGGCTATGCTGACAATTCTTTAATTGTTGGAGATTGTTCTGTATATCTAGAAGATTCTGATAAGATGCTTTTTGGTTATTTCCTATGTAGTGATGTTTTCTCTAATACCAATACTGATAGCATGCTTCTACTATCTGTAGGTTTTGCTCTAGGAGAAGATATTGCCAATGCAACTAAGCAGTTTGTAACTTTATAAAAACACTAAAAAGAGGATGTTTTATTCATTAAAACATCCTCTTTATTTTGTTTTAGAGGAGAGTTAATCATGGAAAGCTTAAAGAATGTAATAGAAAATGAGCATATTTTTATAGTAGAAGTTGAAGAAGTTTTACAAAAGTTAGTTGCTATTAAAGCAGATAGTAAAGAAGAAGCATTAAAAAGAGCTAAAGAAAAATACAAAAATTGTGAACTTATCTTAAATGAAGAGGATTTTAAAGAAACTAGCTTTAAGATTTATGAATACAATGATCCTAGAGAAATCATAGAACTAGTAATCACAGCTTTAGCTAATAGAACTTGTTAGAAAGGACTAATGATGAAATGACTATTGAAGAAATCAAAAATATGGTTAATGGTGAATCATACGATTTTCTAAGAACTAATCCACATCTTAAGGATAGAATCATTTTTCTTACATTAGGTGGTAGCTATGCCTATGGTACAAATAATGAAAATTCAGATGTAGATGTTCGTGGTTGTGCTCTTAATAGTGTTAATGATATCCTCGGTATGTCAAATTTTGAACAGGTAGTAAATACAACAACAGATACGACAATCTATAGTTTTAATAAATTGATTAAACTCTTAATCAGCTGCAATCCTAACACCATTGAATTACTTGGTTGTAAACCAGAACACTATTTTTACATTACAGATATTGGTAAAGAACTAATAGACAATAGAAAAATTTTTCTTTCTAAAAAAGCAGTTGAGGATTCTTTTGGTGGATATGCAACTCAGCAGCTTCGTCGTTTAGAAAATGCAATAGCTAGAGATAAACTATCACAGGAAGATAATGAAAGACACATTAGAAATTCCATGCAAAGATCTTTAAATCACTTTATTGATAAATATGGAATTTCTGATGGTAATGGTGTTGAACTCTTTATAGATAAAAGTAATCGTGATGATTTAGATTGTGAAATTTTCTGTAAGATTTACCTTGACAAAATTCCAGCAAGAGATTTTACTGTTATGTTAAACTCTCTATCAAATGTAATTAGTAGTTATGGAAAACTAAATCATAGAAATCATAAGAAAGATGATGCACATCTTAATAAACATGCAATGCATCTAATTAGACTGTATCTAATGGCTATTGACATTCTAGAAAAAGAAGAGATCAATACTTATAGAGAAAATGATATAGAATTTCTATTAAGTATTCGTAATGGAAGATATCAAAATGAAGATGGTACTTACCATAAAGATTTCTTTGATATTGTATCTGATTATGAAAAACGTTTAGTATATGCTAAAGAAAATTCTAGTCTTCCTATGGAGCCAAATATGGAACTTATTGAAGAATTTACAATAGATGTAAATAGGAGGTCATTAGATGTATAATGTCTCTTTCAATATTCCAGATAATGTGAATGTTATCTTAGATACTTTACATGATAATGGATATGAAGCATATATAGTCGGTGGATGTGTTAGAGATAGTCTGTTAGGATTACAACCAAAAGATTGGGATATTTGTACTTCAGCACTTCCACCACAAATACTAGAAGTTTTTAATGATAAGCGTATAATTGAAACAGGTTTAAAACATGGAACAGTTACTATAGTTCTAGATGACGAACAGTATGAGATTACAACATATCGTACTGATGGAAACTATTCTGATAATCGACATCCAGATTCAGTAACATTTGTTAGTAACCTTAAAGAAGATCTTGCAAGAAGAGATTTTACTATAAACGCTATGGCTTATAACAAACAAGATGGTTTGATTGACTATTTTAATGGTTATAAGGATTTAAAGAATGGTATAATTTCTTGTGTTGGAGATGCTAATGAACGTTTTAATGAAGATGCGTTACGTATTATGAGAGCTTTACGTTTTTCTTCTAGATATGAAATTCCAATTGCAGAATCCACACAAGAAGCTATTCATAAAAATAAGGATTTACTTAAAAATATTGCCATTGAACGCATTAATAGCGAATTATGTAAATTGTTACTTGGTTATGGTGGATCCTATATTTTAGCAAACTATAAAGATGTGATTACAACTATTATTCCAGAATTAAAACCTTGTATTGGATTTAATCAAAATAATCGTTATCATGAATACGATGTTTATGATCATATCAGACATGCAGTATACAATTATGGAGGTTCGGATTTAGTAGTAATTATATCACTCTTACTTCATGATATTGGCAAACCTCATTGTTATACTGAAGACTGTAACGGAGGACATTTTTATGGTCATGGAGTAGTAAGTCATGATATAGCAGAGAAAGTATTAGACAATTTAAGATTTGATAATAAAACAAAACATGATGTTCTTGAATTAGTATTATACCATGATTCAACTATTGAACCAACACCAAAAACAGTACGTAGATGGTTAAATAAAATTGGTGAAAAACAATTTTTAAGACTTCTTGATATTCGTGAAGCAGATATGTTAGCACACTCCAAAGATACACAGAAGTCTAGATTAGAAAGAAATGATAAACTTAGAAAAATTTTAGCTGAAATAATCCAATCTAATCAATGTTTTACTATAAAGGACTTAGCAATTAATGGTAAAGACATTATTGCTATGGGTGTACCTGAAGGTAAACGTATAGGTGAAATACTAAATACAGTCCTTAATGAAGTTATTAATGAAACTATTGTAAATGAAAGAAAATTTTTATTAGATTACGTATATTATAATCTAGTATAGAAGGAGAACACATAATGGCACAGAATGTAATTCAAAAGGATATTGTTGATATTCAAAAAGACAATATGCTTCAGTATATGATGTCTCTAATGTATGATAGAGCGATTCCTGATATTAGAGATGGATTAAAACCAGTACAGAAATTTATCCTTTGGAGTTGTTACAGTTCAGGTTTCTTTCCAAATAAACCCCATGTAAAGTGTGCTAAGATTGCTGGTGATGTTATTGCTAACTTCCATCCACATTCACTAGATGCAGCTTATGAAGCATTGTGTAGACTTGCTCAGACTCATTCTATGAATATTCCATTAATTGATTTTCATGGTGCATGTGGTTCTATTGATGGATCAGGCGCAGCAGCTCATAGATATTGTGTGACTGGTGATACCTTAATTAGTCTACCAAATGGTAAATTAAAAAGAATTGATGAACTAATTGAAAATTCTAATGATGATTCAACTATGGATGTAGATTTTGAAGTATTAGATTTTAAAAATAATCCAGTACATGTTTCTAAATTCTTTAATTCTGGAAAACATGATATAATCAAGATTAAAACCAGTTCTGGTTGTACTATTAGAGGTAGTTATAATCATCCTATCTTGTGTTTATATAAAAATCCTACTGATGGTCTACCAGAATTCAGATGGACAACTTTAGATAAAATTGAAACTGGATGTTATGCTGTTATAGCATCTAAATTCAATAATTCTTTTAATGAAACTATAAGTGAAGAAGAAAAGCTTAAAGCAATTTTCTTTGGTGGAATGGTTTCTGAAGGAGGTTTATCTAAAAATCAGAGATACTATAGAGTAAGTTTCTCCAATCAAGATAATGAATACTATAATCTAGTGGAATCTGGATATAAAGTATATCTTGAAGAGAATAATCTAAGTAATTTGAATATTCGTATTAATCCAAATGCTCGTGGTGGAGTTAAAGAATTTTGTACTGAAGACAAAAATCTTCATAATTTAGTTAAAGAACAAATTGGTGAAGATGCTCATAATAAACAGATTCCTCCCTATGTTCTAAACTCTAATTTAGAAATTCAAAGATGGTTTTTAAAGGCACTTTTTGAAGGAGATGGAGGAGTAACATGTCGTTTAGATAAAAGAAGAAAAGATAATGTTACTGGACATGTATTTTATTCTACTTCTTCAACAAAACTTTTGAATGAATTAAAAATTCTATTAATGAATTTTGGTATTAGAACTAAAGTTACTAAAGACAGATCTAATTTTAAACTTACAATTTATTCTTTAACTGACATGAAAATTTTTAAAGAAAAAATAGGATTTTTAAGTGATAGAAAAAATAAAGTATTGAATGAATTAGTAGAAAATAAAGAAATACAAATTACTAAGTCTTATGGTGTTTCTTCTTCAGATAAAATTCCATATCTTGCCGAATTCATTAGAAATAATAAACTTAGAAATACACATTATTTAAAGTCTCATAGCCTAAATTGTAAACAAGATATAGATAAACATAATGATGTAATTAAAGATTCTTTGAGTTATGAAGAATATTTTAAGCTTATGAGAAAACTTGAAGTTTTAGATTTATACCATTATGAAGAAATTATTGAAGTTGAAAGACTACCAGAAGAAGTAGTATATTCAATTAAAGTAGATTCTAATGATCATAGTTTTATTAGTAATGGTTTTATTAGTCATAATACTGAGGCAAAACTTAGTAAATATGGATTAGATATTCTTAGTGAAATCGATAAGGATGCTGTTGATTTTGAAAAGAACTATGATGTAACTAAAGATCAACCAACTGTTTTACCTGCAGTAATTCCTAATATCCTATTGAATTCTTCAATGGGTATTGCAGGTGGTTATGCTTCTTCAATTCCTCCACATAACATCAAGGATGTATGTAATACTGTATGTGAACTAATTGATAATCCTAATATGTCAGTTCAAGATGTAGCTAAGAAACTAGTTCCTGACTTTCCTACAGGTGGTATCTTATGTTCTAAGAAGGAAATTGAAAAAGCTTACATTACTGGTCAGGGTTCAGTAAAACTAAGAGGTAGAGCAACTATCAATAGAAATAAGAATAACACATCAGAAATTGTTATTACTGAAATTCCATTTATGACTACAATTGGTCCTCGTATGAGTGGCACATCTACTAATACTGAGGGTGGTTTGATTAATTCCATTGTAGCTAAGATTAAAGATGGTACAATTGATGGAATTAAGGATATTCACGATATTTCTGATAAGAATGGTCTATGTATTAAAGTTTTTATCAAGAAAGATTATGACCCTGATGTTATTCTAAATCAGTTATACAAGTTCACTCAGTTAGAATCTACTTTTAAGATCATTCTAGTTTGTAAGAATGGTAATTTCTTTAAGGTTTATAACATCAAGGAAATTCTAACTGAATGGATTGAATTCCGTGTATCTACTATTAGACGTATCATTACACATGATATCAAGAAAGCTAAGTATCGTGAACATATTCTAGAAGGTCTATTAAAAGCATTAACTGATATCGATACTGTTATTAGTATCATTAAGAAAGCTAATGGAAGAGCTGATGCTAAAGTAAAGTTAGTTAGGAAATATGGATTTACTGATTTACAGGTTGAAGCTATTCTTGACATGAAACTTTCTCAGTTAAACTCTCTAGATGGAAAGAAGCTAGAAGAAGAAAAACTAAGTAAGCAAAAAGAAATTCTAGAACTAAAAGAGAATTGGAAAGAATCCAATATCTATGAAAGAATTAAGAAAGAACAGAAAGAATTTGCTAAAAAATATGGTAGTGAAAGAAAGACTACTGTAGAAGAGATTGATACTGATATTACTACTGAAGACATTATTGCTGATGAAGATACTTTGATTGTCATTACTCAGGGTAATTACATTAAGCGTATTTCAAATGAGTTTAGAACTCAGAAACGTGGTACTCAGGGTATTTCTATTGGTGATAACTCTATCACAGAAATGTTCTCTGCTTCTACTAAGGATCATCTACTATGTTTTACTAATACTGCCAGAGTCTATGATTTAAAAGCTTATGACATTAAAGAATCTAAGGATCTTAAAGCTAAGGGTTTAAGAATTGAAAATTATCTAAATCTAAAAGAAAATGAAACAGTTACTAACATTCTATGTATCAATAATACACAGATGAATGATAATGAATCCTTCCTAGTTTTCGCTACTAAGAATGGTATGATTAAGAAAACTAAGTTAGAAGAATTCAATAACATTCGTTCTACTGGTATTATTGCTTTGATGTTAAAGTCTGGTGATGAACTAGTTTCTGTAAAGTATATTGATACTAGTAAACCTATGCAAGATATCTTGATTTCTACTAAAAATGCTCAGACAGTTAGATATGATCATGAAGAAATCAAAGAATTAGGTAGAAATACCTATGGTGTAATTGGTATTAATCTAGAAAATGATGACCGTATTACAGATATGTGTATCATTGAAGATGACGAACAACTAATCTTCTTTGCTACTAAAAATGGTTTAGGTAAAACTATTCGTATTACTGATAATGTAGAAAAAGTTGATCCCAATACTAAAGAAAAAGTAATCATCAATGATGGTTTTCCTAGACTAAAACGCTCATCCAACATTAAAGGCAGACTATGCATGAAACTAAAAGAAAATGACGAATTAGTTTCAATGGTAGCTATCAATAATGTAAATGACGAACTAATGATTGTTACTGATAGCAAACTATTAGTAGTCAATACTGAAGAATTCAAAGAACCTTTAAAGAGACCTACTTATGGTAAGAAATTAGTTAGTTTGACTAATGAAGACTATGTAAGAAAGGTGATTCTAAAGTGACTGGTTTAGTTATATTTGTATTAGCTATCTTAGTTTTCTTTACAGTATATGTAGTCAAATTTCTATTAGCTTTAAAGAAAATTAAACCAAGTTTTAGTAGATCTATTGTCATTACACATACTGTAATTATGTATGTTTTTATGGTAGTACTACTTATTTTTCCTTTATTAGAGGTGATTTTCTAAATGTCTGTACAAATCTGTATGTTTATTGTATCTATTAGTGTACTTCTTATAATTTCTGGTTGTTATATCAACATAAATGATACACTAAACAAAAAAGATGGAGATATTCCTGAATCTATTGGAATTATTCTGTTTGTTACCTCTATCATTAAACTTTGGAGAATGATGTAAAAGGTAATCCTATAAATTCGACTATTTCAAGGTTATATCTTGAAATAGTCGAATTTTTTATCTCTATATTAAAGGAGAAGTATATTCTAAGATGAACGATCTCTTTAATCTATTCATGATACCATGTATTGTTATAATACTAATTGGATTAATCACTATAACACTATTTAAAAAATCTCGTTATGAAGGATTTTGTATTCTATCTATTGGTATTATTGGATTTTTGATCTTATTAGTAACTTTCAAAATACTTCTAAAAATCTAGGAGGAAATTAGAATGCTAGAAAATAAAGAAATGCCTATTAGAATTGAATTCAATCTAAAAATCACCGATCAGGATATTGAAGATATTGTAGTTACAGCAATTGAAGGCGGTATTGGATATTGGGCTTGTTTGGATAATACTACTGAAGAATGGAATGAATTTGAAAAATCTAATTTAACCACTAGTGAATATTGTTCCAAACTACTATTGGATGGAAAGAAACTAAGATTTATTGATGATGAAGATAGGAATACTTCTTGGTTGTTAGATATCGATATGTTACTTAATGGAATTAAGATGTATATCGAGAGTTGTTCTACTGATATAGTTGATAGTGGTTGTTTTGAGTTAGACCTATGTAATCTAGATGCTAATTCTGCTGATTGTATTTTCCAATATGCCTTATTTAAAGAAATTGTATATGGTTAAAATCTAAGAAAGTAGGTATACTATTATGAAATGTCCTAACTGTGGTTGTGATTTATTACTAACAGTAACTACAAATGATATTACAGGAAATAGTTATACTAGTTTTTATAGATGTGAAAGTTGTGAAACTAAATTAGACGAAGATGAAGTAGTGAAATTTAATGATAATGAGATTATTTAGCTTATAACTATAAAAAGTAAAAATTTTTATAAATATATTTAATAATTCTGTAAACAAAATACTACAACACAACTAATCAAAAAGGAGACAAAATCATGAAGTATTCAGAATTGGTCGATCAGGTATTCGTAACTTCGGTGGCAGGTGTTGTACCTTATATCGAAGGACATGCTGGTGTTGGTAAGTCGCAGATGATTAGAGACGTAGCAAATCTCTATCGTGAAAAAGGATTTGAGGAAGTACCTATCGTTACCTTATTCGGTGCGCTACTAAAAGAGGGAGAGCTTAACTAAAGGTTACAATTCTTTAATAAAGGGGATGTTTTTATGAGAGTAAAAACAAAACCTAATGTTGATGTTGGAGTTACTTTCACAAATAACGATGGTTTAGATTTTATAGTAGATGAGATAGTAGAAATAAAAAAGTATGAAAAAATGTGTAAAATCACATTTTTAGAAAGTGGATATTCAGCTATAGTTGGTAGTAGTTCTATAACAAAAGGAAGTGTTAAAGATTACTATCAGATAACTATTCTTGGTGTTGCTTGTTTTGGTGATGCTAAAACAAATCCAAGGCATACTAAGCAAACATATAGAATTTATAAAAACATGTTACATCGTTGCTATGATGAAAAAAACAAAGACTATAATTCATATGGTGGTATTGGTGTTTCTGTTTGTTCTAATTGGTTGAACTATAACAATTTTCTAAATGACCTTTATGATATTGAAGGATTTGATTTTGAAAAATTTGAAAATGGTGAAATTAGTATGGACAAAGATAAGAAACAAAAATACATTCCTAAGAATGAAAGAATTTATAGCAAGGAAACATGTTGTTTCATATCTACTAGTGAAAATTCTACTATAAGAAATTTCGAAAATAGTCTAAATCCAGAAAAAAGAAAAATTCTTATAACCTATCCAGATGGTAATACTGAAACAATAGATAGAACAGAATTAAAAATCTATTGTGAAAAAAAGGGTTTTACAAATCCAAACCATATTAGAAGAGTTTTAAGAAAAGAACGTAATTCTTACAAAAACATTAAATTTGAACTTGTAGACTAATGGGTTCTTCATTAACAAACCTCATGAACTTAAGGTAAGATCTTAAGGTGTGTTACTTATCGTATTAAGTAATGCTAACGGTATCAGTGGAATAAGGATAGTTTACTATCACGAAGCAGCTGACTAAGAGACTCTACGGTCCAGAAATGGATAGCAGACAATACCGTGCCAAGCTTCTCAAAAGAGATGAAGGTGTACAGACTATCGAAACCAACTAGTTTTAAACTAGTAATAAGGTAAGTTGAAATACTTACACGAAGGGAGTAGAGTAGGATAAACAATCCGAAGGATGAGGATCTAGATTGTTTCTAGATAAAAGATAGTCGAAAAATCACATAGAAATATGGTAGTGAAAACTACATGATTTTTGCGGTGGTATTCCCGTTCCTAGACGTGATGAAAATAGCAAGAAAATGATCAACGATTACACTACACATGTTAAAATGCAGCAGATTTTGGATAATGATACTAGAGGTATCAACACAATCCTCTTTATTGACGAGCTAAATAGATGTGAAGCAGCAGTGAATCAGGAACTCATGCAGTTGATTCTTGACCGTAGAATCAATGAAACGATTCTTCCTGATTCTTGTATTATTGTTGCAGCAGGTAACCCTGAGTATGACGATGATAACGACTATCAGGTTCAGGTTATGAACGACGCCATGAAGAATCGGTTTGTTAAGTATACACTTGAAGCTGATGTAAAGGACTGGCTTAAGTGGGCATCTAACACAAAGGATGATAACAAAACTGGTACAGAAGCAATTGATTCTGACGTAATTGAGTTTATTGCAGAAATGCCTAATCTACTTCACGATCCTCATAGTAAAGAAGACATCAAGCCCACTCCTAGAGGTTGGGAACTTCTTTCTAAGGTAATGAGACAGATTAAGAATTACTATCCTGAAGATTTTGAAAGTATGTTGTTTGAAGCAGCAAAGGGTGTAGTTGGTCAGACTCCTGCAACCCAGCTAATTGGTTTCCTGAGAGATAAGAAGAATCCTATTACTTCTACTAAGGATATTTTCAAGTCTTCTGATAAGGAATTTAACAATAACGTACTTAACAAGATTAAGGGTGATACATCCACTAGACAGTTCGTTATCATTGATCGTTGCATTCGTTACATTAGCGAAAACATTAAGGAATTCAATGATAAGAAGACTGGTGAAAATAGCTGTAAGAGATTCATTGAAGTATGTAAGGTACTTCCCAAGGACATCATGGTTGGCGTTCTAAAGAACATTGGTGTTAATCATAAGAATATTCATGATACTTTTACTAAGTATGATGACTATATGGATCTATTCTTTGATACCAATAAGAAGACTATGACTGCGGCAAACATCTAAGCCATACTAATAGAGTTTAAGAGTTAGAGAAAAATAAAAAATTCTCTAACTCTTAAACTTTTTTCTTTTTTAATGAGTAATCAAAAAATCTTATAGAGAAAGGAGATGTACTATAAGTTTTGACTGATAAAGAATTGGAATTTGTAAAAAAGTTTCTAGATTTTAAAGAAGCTACTGAAAACAGTTACTACTATGATCGTTATATAACACCAAGTGATGTTATGAAGTTTTTACAACCAGATGCAAGAAGAAACTATAAAGATGCTTGTAACATACTTTCTTATGAAGATAGAATAGATTTAGCAAAAATCTATCTAGAAAGAATAGTAAGTATGACATTTAGTAACAATTTTGGTTACTATAAAAATAGTCATAATAGTAATAAAGGTTACTATGAAACGATGTTATCCAATAGTGGAATTGACTGTTATGTTGATGTAGCTAAAACAAATGAAGAAGGTTTTCCATTAGAGTTCAACAAGAAAAATGAGAACTTTTTCTATATCTTCTTAGATGGTCTCTATAAGTATTGGGATAAGCAGTTAGAATACTATAAAAACAATCAACAAGAAGCTGTAGAGATTATGTTTGAATCTCAATGTAATGGTACTTGGTTTTACTATAACCATTTCAACTATAACTTCCTAAAAGTATATCTAGAATATCTGAAATCTAGAGGATTTAAGATTAACATCTTTGAGCTTTTCAATAAGAAACTCAAAAGAGTTATAAAAAGTATGGATAAAGGTTTAGCACATTATACTAAATCTTATCTATTTGAAAGTTTAGCTATAATCTTTGATTTCTATAATGCTATTCTAGATATCTATGGAGAAGATAATGAAAAAGTAATCAATAAGCTACAGAACAATCTAATCACTATTTTCAAAGATGAAATAGAAACTGAGAAATTTGGTTTCATGAATACTTTCTTATACACAAAGAGGTGGACTAACAATAGTAAGAATAGAAGTTCTGAATCAACTAGTGATGTAGTTCATTTCTGGGAGTATGTTTACAATAATGAACTAAATCCTACTTTAAAACGTATCTTCTTGAATGCAATAATTCATACTTGGAATAAGTCACCTATTCCAAAAGTAAGAAACTCAATGCAGTTACTAGTGGATTTAGCAACTTATAAATATGATGGAAGATCAGGATTTCCATACCATAATCAAAGATTGTTCTATAATGACATAATTGCAAATGCAAACATGCTAAAGAAATCTGTTAAATCTATACTATTTTCTAAAGCAATTCTAGAAGAAGGAGGTTTATTTCTATAATGGCAGCTAAAGTTAGTACTAAGAATACTAGTTTAGAAGACATGAATGTAGAAGAACTTAAGAAAAGATGCTTAGAATGTGTTAACAACAAGGATCTTAATACTGCAACAAGATACTTTAAAGAGTACATTGAATTGATCATCTTCAATCTATTGATTTCAGATCACTTCTTTGGTACTTTCATTATCCATATGCAAAGAGAAATTCGTTATGATTTCTATGCACCTGCAGGTGTAACTATCAAAAAAGGTTCTCCATTATTGGTAATAAATCCTGCTCTACTACTAAGATATACTCATAAAGAAGTTAAAGCTATTCTAAAACATGAGGTTTATCATCTACTTCATTTCCATCTTCTAAGAAGTAAAGAGAATAACAATCGTTTTGATAGCTATATTGAGAATATCGTTATGGACGTTGCTATCAACCAGTTCATTCCAGAAATTCCTGATGAATGTGTTACGTTTGACAATTTCTGTAAACAGTTTAAACTAGATCCTTACAGAGTATCTCGTAAAGAATCTTTTGAGTATTACTTAGAACTAGTAAAGAATAGTGATGTATACAAAAAAGATTCTGAACAGTATAAGCAAATGATGAAGGATATTCAGGATATTCTTGATCAGCTTAATGAAAGTATGGGTCAGAATGGTAATGGTTCTGGTAGTGGCTCTGGATCTGGTGATGGTAAAAATGGTAAAGCTTCTGGAAATGGTTCTGGAAATGGTGGAAAATCCATTCAGGAAATGTTAGATGAAATTCTAGATAAGAAATATCCTATTGATCATTCTATCTGGAAAGAATCTGATAGTTCCGATGTTCAGAACATCAAGGAGATCGTTAAGCATATGGTAAATGAAGCAATCAAGAATTGTGGTAATGTACCTGGCGATCTACAAGAGCTAATCAATAAGATTAATGAACCTACTATCATTAAGTGGCAGGATGAACTAAAGAGACTTGTTGGTTCTGTTAAGTGTCCTTATAAACTTACTCCTCTAAGAAGACCTAGAAGACAGCCTGATAGAATGGATCTTAAGGGTAAAATGTCTGATAGAAAAGTTAAAATCGCAGTTGCTATTGATACTTCTGGTTCTATGGGTGAAAGAGAACTTCAGTTTGTATTCTCTGAAATCTTTAAGATTCTAGAATTGGTTAAGTTTGAAATGACAATCATTGAATGTGATTATAACGTACAGAGAGTTTATAAGGCTAAGAACCTGCAAGAAGTTGACATGAATGTCAAGGGACGTGGAGGTACAGCATTTACACCTGTCTTCAAATATCTTAAGGAAGAAATGCGTCAACAAGATAAACCTGACTTACTGGTTTATTTCACTGACGGATGGGGCGAGTCTTGTCTTGACGAAAAGTATCATATTAGTAGTAGTACCAAACTAATGTGGGTATTAACAGGACGTAAGAAAGATTTATCATGTTCTGGACATGGTGCTTGGACTAATAAGATCAAAGAACTTAAGATGAACGAAAGATAAGTGTTAAATTCATACTAGAGACTATAATACAACTTATAGTCTCTAGTATTTTACATAAATCAAAAAATAAAAAGGAGACTTAAAAAATGGCAATTATTATCCCTATCATTATTGGCGTAGTACTATTAGGATTAGTCATTGGTTTCATGTGTATGATTTACAAGGTAGCTGATATTGACAAGGCATTGATTATTACTGGTGGCAAAGAGCCTAAGATTAAGGTATCTGGTGGTAGTTTTGTAATTCCTATTTTTAGAAGAGCACAGTATTTTGATCTTTGTATGCTTACTGTTAAGGCCGATAGAGATGAAATTCGTACTGTAACTTCTGTACCTATTGTTACCGACTGGACTGCTCAGATTCGTCCTGATACCTCTGATGAAGCAAATCTAAAGAAAGCAATTATGTCTTTTAAAGAACGTGGTCAGGAAGGTATTATTAATGATGTTAAACTAACTCTTACTGGCGCTGTTCGTGATATTGTTGCATCTATGACTCCTGAAGCTGTTCTTAAAGATAAGGCTGAATTTGCTCAGAAGGTTCGTGATACTGTTGAAGATGAAATGAGAAACATGGGTATGGAACTAGTTTCTCTAAACATTCAAGATATTTCTGATAATAATGGTTACTATGATAACATTGCAGCTCTAGATATGGAAGATAAGCGTCTATCCGCAGAAACTAAGAAGGCTCAGATTAATCAGGAAGTTCGTAAGAAGAAGGCAGAATCTGAACAAGCTGCTGCTCATTCTGAACTTGCTGCAAATCTAGCTATTGCTGAAAAGAAACGTGATAATGATCTTAAGAGAGCTGAATTTAAGGCTGAAACTGATACTGCTAATGCAAATGCTGAAATTGCTGGTAGACTTCAGACAACTAAGAGAGAACAGGAAGTTGCAGAACAGGAAGGTAGAATTCAGGTAATCCGTCAGGAACAGGCTAACTTTGCTGCTCAGAAGGAAAAGGAAGTTATCATCACTAAGGCACAGGCTGAAAAAGAAAAGAATCAGATTGCAGCTGAAGCAGTAGCTAACATCAAGAAGATTGATGCTGAAGCAAAGGTTATGGTTGCTGAAAGAGAAGCTAATGCTATTAAGATCAATGCTGATGCTAATGCAGAAAAGGTTAAGAAGGAAGGTCAGGCAACAGCTGATGTTACTAAGCTAAAGGGTATTGCTGAAGCTGAAGTAGCAAAGGAAAAGGGTCTAGCAGAAGTAGAAGTCATTAAGGAAAAGGGTCTAGCAGAAGCTGAAGCTGAGAAGGCTAAACTACTAGCTAAGGCAGAAGGTGAAAAGGCTCTAGCAGATGCTCGTGCTTCTAATGAAAAGGTTAACTTCGAAATCGAAAAGCTTAAGATTGAAGCTGAAGCTAGAGTAACTATTGCTACTAAGACTGCTGAAATTATGGCTGAGATTGGTAAGAATGCTGAATTCGTCAACATCAATGGTTCTTCTCAGGGTACTCAGAGTGGTAATGTACTAATCGATACTCTTAAAGGTATTCCTGAACTTATGAAGGTTCTTAATGTTGAGAATGAAGCTCTTAATGGTAAGGGTATTAATGATGAAGTTAAAGGTATTGTCGAGAGTGTAACTGGTCCTGTAAAGGGATTACTTGTTGACAATTCTAACAAGTCTGATACATAAGCTTCTTAAAAAGAATAGACTCTATCAAAAGAGTCTATTCTTTTTTTGTTATTTTTCTAGACTTTAACAAATCTATAATAGAAAAACATAGAAGAAGGTGAACTAAATTGGCTAGTCCTAAAGATTGTAGCAGTGTTATAGTTAAAACCAAATACTATCCAGAAATTGAAAAGAATATAGCTAAGAACAATGGTAGAGAGTTCTTAAGTTACATTCCTAGATACATTGATAGAAATCATGATAAACTATTCAATGCAGATTTCAAACATCTATCTTGGAGAGTTGACAGTATGGATGGCGAAGTTGTTTTTGATACAGTTGGAAAAAATCCAGAAGAACTAAATCGAATCATAAAGGAAACTAAACAGACTGAAGATAGCTGGGTTCTATACAATAAAGCAGAATATTGGTCTATGATCTTCATCATTAAGTACTTCCAAGATAACAAAAAAGAAAGAGAAATGAAGATGTCCATACTTTACTTTGCATTAGCTCTATACTCTAGTGTTATTAGAAAGTGTTTTAAGTTTGAACCTAATCCAAACATAATGGAATACACTATAAACTCTTTATCTAATCGCTATGACATTAAGAAGTATGGTACTATCATCAATGTTCTACAAAAGCTATCCTATGGTTGTCATGAGACTTATAAGGATTACTTAGATGATAAGGATTTCTGTGACTTACACATTAAGGATTATCTAAACAACATGTATGTTCGTATTAACAACTTTGTTAAGGAAATCCTTACTGTTTATATCAAAAATAAAGAAAACAAAAACTATATGAATACTGAAAGAGAAAAAACTGATGCTGAAGATTTTTATGAAACTAACAACATCTCAAATAAGATTTATCAGATGACAGAAAAAGTAGCAAATACTATCATAACTTCTAACTTGAATGTAAACATAGTAGAAATGTCTGCTAAGATGTCTAACGTTTCTATTAGCGAAGTTAGAAACGTAATCACTCGGATCTTAGAAAAAGATGACAAACGTATTAAGGAATTCATAGCATTATTCTTACATCAGTATTTAGTAGTTGATAGACATCCAGAAGCAACATTCTCTAGTTCTAATTTCCTAGTTTATGTTAACAAGATTTATGGTAAGTCTAATACTAACGATAAAGGTGTTATTAGAATGAAGGAAATTCTAGATGAATGGTTAAAAGAAAATTCTGAAAAATACTTAAAAACTCAACGAGTTGCTAGTTTGATAGCATTTAGAAAGTCTATCATGCTTTTCTTCTGTATTGCAACTCAACAAGTTATACTGAATAAATACTAATTAAAATACAGGTAGGTGAAAATACTTTGGAAATAATGAATGAAAATGTTCTTTTACAGGAATCTTACTTCGGTAAGGATAGTACTCTACTAGAATGTGAAGAATGTATTAAAGCGATGAAAGAAGCTATAGTAGCAGGCAAGAATCCTAACTCTATCAATGAAAAGACTACATTTGAATCTTTGATAGCTAAAAAGTTCAACTGTGAAAAAGTCTATTTATCTATTTTAGCTGATGAAAGTGGATTGAATGCATATACTGTACCTTTCTATTATGAAAAGAATCGTAGTTATGATGATAAGTTTTTTGAACTAGTATCAGATAATAATGGTATACGATATAAGTCTGCTACTGGTAAGACTTTATACATCTATATCAATACTTATACCATTAGAAACTATAGTGTCACTAACATCATGGGTATTTTACTACATGAAGTTGGACATAATTTCTTCTATATGAAGGAACAGATACAAAATCGTAAGTCTAAGCTATTTACAGAGTTTGTACTATACTTAATGAGACTGTTAGATCAATACAATTATGATCCTAGATTAGTATCTGAAGTTGTAAGAGTTTTAATCAATGAAGGATTGAACTTTAAAAAAGGAATTCAAAAGTCTTCTTATGAAGAAACTAAGAAATTCCTATCTGATAAAGCTTTTGACATCATTAATGGTAGATACAAGTCTACCCATACTGGAATTGGTAAAGCTTTCTATACTTTAGCTACTGTTGTAGGTAAGGTTATAACTACTGCTTTTTCTTTAGTAAATACTGCAATATATACACTAATGTTCCCTCTATTAGTCAATTCTGCGGCTTATAAGAATCTAGAGAATTCAGCTAAGAAAACTCAGAACTATAATGCTGAAAAGTTCTGTGATAACTTCGCAGCTTCTTATGGTTATGCATTAGGTGTAGTTGATACTTTCAACTCTTCCTCTAACTTTACTTATTCTAAAAAAATTGCTAGTAAGATTCCTATTGTTAGAGTCTTAGATTACTATTCTGATGTCTTATTCTATTTCGTTGCTTATATGAGTGACGAACATCCTACTCATCAGAAACGTGTAACATTTGCTTTAGAGAAATTAAAGTATGAGTTAGAAACTAACAAAAAGAACATGTCTCCTAAACAGATAGAAGAAATCCAGAATGATATCAATGATATCGAAAAGCTATTAAAGAAAACTCCTTATTTCAAGAAAGCTATAGATAAGCTATTTGCTGGTATTGATGATAGGAGAGATAAAGCTGGTTCTTTAGGTATGACTGATGAAGAAATCTATGATTTCGATAAGACTATACTAAAGGATAAAGTTACAACTATCAATAAAGAAGATTTAGGTATACTTTCTTATATGACAGAAGACTATCAAAAAGCTATAGATGACTATTTTGAATCTCCTGTGATGGAAATGTTAAATGAATCCTGTATTCTAGAACAATGAATTATAGGATTCTTTAATCAAAAATAAAGAAAGGAGATTTTTAATTTATGTTAAACATTACTGCTAGTAGTTCAGAAGACTTCAGTGCAATAGAAGCTGCGTTATTTGAATTTGATGAAAATGAAGTATTTTTAAAATATTTTGATGTTGCAGTACAGTCTGAAGCTGATGTTGAAGGTATTACTGTTATCTTAAGAAATAATAAAAAGTTTAAGAAAGATCTCAATAAGAAAAAGTACATTGTTTCTATTCCTACTACTTTAACTATAGATGCTTTTGAGTTCTTAAAGAAATATGAAACCAAAGGTAATAAGAGAGTTCCTTTCTATTCTGTAATAATTAAAGGTCATCTTTATCAGTCTGATGTAAAACTTATCTTAATTTTATGTGGATTTAATGATGACAATATTCGTATCTTAAGTGCCGATGAATATTCAACTGGTGACGGTATAATTGTTGACGGTGGTTCAATTGGTGGTAACAATGGTTCAATTGACGATGATTATGTTGACGGTGGTATAATTGGTGAGAATAATGGGAATAACGGTAGTAATAGTGGCGTTAATGGTGGTTTAATTGGCAACAATAATAACCATAAATGTCACCATACTAATCGTAAAATGCATGAAATGTATCATCCTCCCGCTCCTTTAGGTCCTCCTCCTCATCATCATATGAGACCTGAAATGGCACCTCCTATGGATCATCACCATCATTGCAAACCTATAATAAGCTGTGAAGAAGAATCTTTCATAGTTGATACCTTAATTGATCAATAAAAATACAAAAAGAAGAGTATAACCTAAAATAGGTTATACTCTTTTCTTTATTTAGTTAGATTTATTCTATCAGTTAGTCTAGTAAACAAATTTGGTTTTTTAGGAGTTTTCTTTTTAATCTGTAAAGGTTCTAAATAACTCATTGAAGCATAACCTTTTAGATTTTGTATATAACCCCAACCATTATTAGTTTTTTTATTGATATGAACAGTTTGTCCATTTTTTAATGTAGTTATTATATCATAGTTAGTACTAGGCCCTTTACGAATGTTTAGAACATCACCTTTGTCTACATTTGTAACTACAAATACCTTACTGCCAGTAACAGGGATTAAATCTATCTTAGGTGCTAAAGTAAGAAAATTCATAGATACCCAACCATCTAAAGATTCTATATAACCCCAGTTATCATTAGTCTTTTTACTAATAGTTACTACTTTGCCTCTTTTTAAAGTATCAATAATATAAGAATTGGTATTAGGATTATTACGAACATTTAAAGAAGAATTAGCAGCTACATTTACTACATAGTCTTTATTAACTAAAGTAGTTTTGATAGGTTCTTTTTCTAATTTTTCTTCATTAGAAATTACAGTATCATCTCCATCAAAAAAACCAATAGGACGTCCGTAACCAGCAATACGATTGTAATCAAGTCTATAAGATTTTCTTTCAACTCCACCACCATTGGCTACGACACCATCATCAATACTAGTATTACCTTCTATAGTATAAACTCTATTAGAATCTACTTTATAGACAATACCTACGTGTGCCATCATACTATAACTTAAATCAGGATATAAGAAAAAGATAATGTCACCAACTTTAGGTTCTTTAAAGATTCTATTCTTAGCCTTAAAGTTGTTATAGCCAACTATACAAGCACAGAATAAATCACCACATAGCATTTCCTTAGCCTTTTTTACATTACCTTTGCATAATTCTACCATGATTACTGAAGTAAACATAGCACACCAAGGTTGACCCTGCCAATAAGTTTCACCTACACCAGTATATACACCATAATCTCGATTAAATCTAGTATAGTTATTATTACCTGCATTTGCTGAGAAATCTTCTAAATTTTCATTGGATAATTTTTCATGATAATTCTCATATTTCAATGCTATATTTACATAATCAATTGCTTTAATAATTCCCATTTTTATAATTATCCTCCATTTTAGGTTCCATCTAAACTAATGTCATCTATATCCTCATAAATAAAGTCATCACCATAGTGTTTTTTCAATTCTGATAGCTCTTTAGATTGAGAAACTTTCATTGTAACTAAGTCTTTTTGATAAGCTCGTTTCATATATGCTTTAACACAGATACCTAACATAATAACAATACCTGCACCTACGTAAGCTACTGGTTCTAAATTTTGCTGTAAGTGCATTTCAATACATATAAAAAGTATGAATAAGAAAGCTAGTGCAACACAAGCTATAGTAATTTTTTTAGAAAATTCCATTTTATGTTTAGCTTGTTTTTCTTCTTTAGTATTAAAGTTAGATGTTACTTTTTTTATTTCTTCACTAGTTAGTATGTTTAATAACTCTTTTTTAATACTTTCTTTGTCATCTTCAGTAAGAACACTATTGCAAATCTTTTCTTCTTTAATAGGTTCTTCTATTGTAAATTCCTCTTCAGGTATTTCAGAATTTTCTTGATTATTTTCAGAGATAAACTGTAACTCTTCTGCTAAATCAGTATAATTTGATTTAGTTTCTTTTTCCTCTTTTACATCTTTTAAGATATTACTCATGTTTGATAATCTCTCTTTCCTAAGACGTTCTTTTTCAGTCATAAATAATCACTTCAACTTTCTTTTAAGAAACTTTTATATAGGCTTGATTATTGTATTGTTAAGAGTAATAATTAGGTAGAGTTTATAATAGTATAATCTTCCATTTCTTCTCATTATAAACAACAAACTATTAATGATTCTTAAAAAATAAAAAGAAAGGAAATGGAGGTTAAAATAACTATGCCTAGTGTTATTAATATACGTCAAACTATTACTGAATATTTTTCTGGTGATAGTGCTTCTACTAATTTTACTATAACTCACCTTCCTTTAGCTATACAAAAAATTACTGTAGATGACAATTTATTAGATGAATCTACATATAGTTTATCTGATAAAGTTGTCAAGATTAAATCTGCACCTGCTAGAGGTAATAAAAATATAGCAATTACCTATACCTATTATAGTGAACTACCTTTTATTAAAGGTAAGGATGGTAAATCTGTTTATGAAGTAGCTAAAGAAAATGGTTATACTGGTAGTGAAATAGATCTTTACGAAGCTTTAGGTGACTTAGATAAATTCCTACCCTTTACTGGTAATGAACCTGGTTTAGTACCTTCTGGTTCTAATTCAAATAAAGCTCTTTTCTTATCTGGTGATGGTGTTTGGAGAACTCCAAGTGTTGATTTAAATACAGCTTTAGAAGATTATCCAACTGAAGATGAATTAAATAAATTATTAGAAAATTACCTTCAAGATAAGGATTTAAAAAATTCTAATGCATTAGCTGGTATTTTAGAAAATTATGTTAAGTCTAATAATAAAGATACTGTATTAGAGACAGTATTAAATGATGGCTATTATACTAAGGATGCAATAGATAAACTATTAGACGGCTATATTAAAAATGGTGAATTAGATGGTAACATTGGTAGCGATGAAGTAGCTGATTTACTAGCTAACTATGTTAAAAATAGTGAACTAACAGAAACTTTAAAAAAGTATGCACTTCTTACTGAATTAAGTAATTATTACAAAAAAACTGAAATAGATGCTACATTAGGTGATTATTACAAAAAAACTGAAATAGATGCTACATTAAAATCTTATACTACTAATACTAACTTTACTGATCTTTCAAATAAAGTCACTAATATAGAAAATAATTATACTAAAACATCTGATTTAAGTGATTATGCTAAAACATCTGATTTAACTAATTATGTTAAAACTACTGATTTAAATAGTAAATTAACTAGTTATGCTAAAACATCTGATTTAAGTAGTTATGTTAAAACTACTGATTTAAATAGTACATTAAATAGTTATGCTATTAAATCAACAGCTACTACAGTTACTTTATCAGCTAGTGGTTGGGAAGGAACTGAAGCTCCTTATACCTATAATGCAAGTAATATTTCTGGTATTACTGAAAATGGTATTGTTGCATTGGCTGATAGTAATACTTCCGCTCAAAAAGAAGATGCTGCAGATGCTTTAATTAGTGTCAGTGCACAATCTGTAACCAATAAAACTATTACATTTGCTGCTAATGGCACTAAACCTACTTCCAATATTGTTTTACAATTGGTATTCTTTGGTTAATAAAATCTTTTTAAACTTTATTTCAGTTATGATGATAAAGAAAAAAGAATAAAGGATAAAGGGAATTAATTCCCTTTATCCTATTTTTATATCACTTATTATCAATAAATTCTTCTAATTCAAACTTATAAAACCAAATCTCTCTTAGATCCTTAGTACGACAAAGAACTTGTTCTTTACCTTCTCTTAGAACCCATAAATAATCCTTAGTAAACTTGTGAATTAGCTTTTTACCATGAGTAAATTCCATAGTTAAATACCACCTACAACCTTTTTAAATTTTTAGTTCATATAATTTATATAAACTAATAGTTTTTTAGTAGTATTTTTAGTTTTTAAAAAACTTATATGATAAAGAAATATTTTAAATCATTTATCCTAAAATCTAATCTTAAATTATATTCTTATGATATATTAGATGGATAAATAATAACTAAACTCATTATTAGAAAAACCATAAGCGTTCATATCTATAACCATATTATCTTTAAGGACACGTACAACCCACATAAATGCTTCATCATAATCATCACTATTAGAATACTCAAACTTTATAGATTCAAAACTATCTGCAGGAGTAATTTCTGGTATAGTTATCCCCCATTTATAAGCACTACCTGTGTAAGTCACATTATGCATAATAATAAATATAGAATCTATAGGTACTTGTATTGTGACTCCTGAATTATCAGCATTTACTTTTAAACGAATTAGAGATTTAGTAGCATAGTCATAGTAAATAATAACATTAGCTGGACTATAAGCTTCTCTATCAGGTTCTCTATCACTATTTAATGTAATAGTAGCCATCTCTGGCATATTACCAGAATCTCCGCCTCTTTTAACAAAAACAGACATATTCTTTCAAGTCTCCTTTCATTATATTACACCAATATTTATAGGTATATCAACTTCAGGAATTTCTACAGTATAGAAAGTTAAACTGTTAAGACCTTGAGCTACCTTTTGAGAAGAAGGTCCTTTAATCCAAGCTTCTAATATTGATTTATCAGCTTCTATATCTGTTCCTGATAATCTTGCATCAACAATAATTATAGGGGTATTAATAGTTACACCAGATACAAATATAGACTGTTTATATCTACCATCAGAATTAGATTCCCATCCAGAAATAGTAAGAGTAGCTGAAGAAGCTTTTCCATGATTAGCTTGAGGAATTGAATTTATAATACCCATAAAGTCTTTATTACCCTCCTTATTAGATTTTATTTGAAAACTTAATTTCTAATTAAAACATTTAACAATCAAAAATTTTAAAGAATAAACTATTTTAATTCCTAGAAACAAACTATTATAGTTTGTTTCTAGATTCAATAGCTTATTAATTTTTTAAAACTAAAAAGGTAAGAAGTTATTGAAAAGCTATTTTTATGTTTTTGTTATTAAATTTTAAAAGGGAGGTTATAAATATTTTATGAGTATTATAAATGCTATACCCCAAATTAAAAGTATAGATACTAGTGAATTTGCTAAAATTACTGATTTAAGTGATTGCATGAAAAAATCTGAAGTTTTACAATTATCTTCAGAACCAAATTCAACTACAATTGGTTATGCAGGACAAATGGCAATTGTAAATACTGATACAGTATATGTTTGTGCTGGTGCTATAACTGACGGTACTACAACTCAATATGTATGGAAGAAAAATAGAAGTGGCACTGTTGCTGGAGATAATGGTAGTGATCCTCTAGTTTTTACTACAAGTAAAACTATTGATCTTAGTGCTTATGGTTTAGAAACTGGTGATAGTATTACTATTGCTTGTGTTAGTGGTGGTAATGGTGGTCAAGCTGGCGGCGGTAATGCACTTAGAGATGAAGTAGGTGGTAATGGTGGAGCTGGTGGATGTGGTGGTAAAAGTACTGGTAATAGTCATAGTGGAGGTGGAGGAGGTAGTGGTGTAGGATATGGTGCAGGTGGCGGAGGTGGTGGAGGTAGACATTATTATAGTAGTACATCTGGCGCCACTAAGTATAAAGCTGGTAATGGTGGAGCTGGTGGAGCTGGTGGAAAATGTGAGGTAAAAACTGTAACATTAACGTCTACGTCTGTTGCTGTTACTATTGGAGCTGGTGGTACTGGAGGTAGCGGTATTGCTAGTTCTTCTGGTACTACTAGTGCCGATTATACAATTGGTAATGTTGGTGGTACTGGAGGTACTACATCCTTTGGTAGCTATTTATCAGTTACAGGTGGCGGAGGTAAAGCTGGTGGTAATGGAAGTAGTGGCGATTATCGTAGTCCTAGTACTTATGATGATTATTCTTATGGTGGTTATGGTGGCGGCGGAGGAGGCGGTTGGTACTGGACTACTGGAGTAATTGGTTCTCTAAATCAATATGGAGCTGGAAGTAATGGACCTGATACTAGTAGTGCATGGGAAACTTATGGTGGTAGAGGAGGCGGTGCTGCTGCTGCTAATGGTGGTACTGGAGGTAATTCTGGCACTGATAGTGGTTCTGGTGGCGCAGTCTTTATTTGGTATTAATAGGAGAGATGATTGATTATGAATAAGAAATATATAAGATTAGATGAAACTAATAGAGTTTTAGAAATTATTCCTGAATTTGATCCTGTATTTCCTGAAATACCATTAAGTGAAAGATATTCCAAAGTATTTATAGATTCTCTTATGGAAATTGAAGAAGATGTAAAAGTAGAACAAAATTGGTACTACAACAAATCTACTAATGGTTTTGTAAAAACTATTAATGAAATTCTATCTTCTTCTGAATTAAGAGAAAAGGCTTATAAAGAATTAGCTATTATTAACTGGGAATCTTCTACAATTACTGTTGATAAGGCTAATGAACTTTGGATTGCTTATACTGCTGAAGGAAATACTGAAAAGTCTAGTAAACTATCTGCTTTAATTGCAGAAGCTAAAGCTAGCATTAGAGAAATGTATCCTGATGAAGTAGTTGAAGAACCTACTGAATCTGTTGAATAAAAATAAAAAGGATAAAGGGAATTTAATTCCCTTTATCCTTAAAAATTACTTAATTAACCTTCATAGCAAATATAGATATCACCAGTAGGTAGTGAAGCACCAGAACCAATGTCATTAGTTCCAGCATAGATGTTTCTAACTTGTTTAGTACCTAAGTTAGTAACAGCACTTGCATTAGCAACAACTTGTCCTGCTAAAGTACCAGCAGTAATAGTATTAGCACCTTGATTGTGAGAAGTAGGAGCTACACCACTAACTTCAGATGCACTGTGAGTATGACCTACAGGAGAAGCACCAACTTCAGATAAGGTATAAGTAAGACCACCAGTACCGTCAAAATTCTTACTAGAATTACCAATCTTAATAGCTCTACTAGTAGTTAACTTAGCAGCAGAATTTACACTACCAGTAGGAATTACATAATCTACACCAGCTTGAGCAACTGTAATTGTACCATTACCATTACCTTTTAATAATCCATTAGCAGTAATAGTAGCTTGTTTACCTGCAATACTAGCTAACGCAATATAAAAAGCAGCTTCAGTTCCAGTATAACCACCAGCTACAGCAGATTCATATGCTGATTTACCATCAGCACCAGCAGTAGTAGGAATACTATCCCAATAACTATAAGAGATATTAACGAGTCCACTAGGGGCAGTATTGAATGTAACAACATTACCAGATAGAGTATAACCAGAGTTAGCACCAGATACAATTATCTTAACATTTTGGTCTGGTATATTTTGTAAAGTAAAATCCTTCTGAGAACCATTTCCAACAAAAGTTTCAGTAATAGGAATTTTAATTTTTATAGATTCAGCCATTATAATTTACCCCCTTTATTCTATAAATTTTTGAAATCATTTTTTTTAGGTATTTTTTAATCTTTCGTCTAGTAAATTCATTACAAATTGATAAACTGCATTAGAAGTGACAAGATTATCACTGCCAAAAGTTACTTCATTATCAATACTAAATCCAGTACCATCAGGATTAAACCAAACATCAATTTCATCAGTAGGTCTAACCTTACTTACTTCAATTCTACTATTGAATTTAAGGTTTTGTACGGAAGCTTTTTTATCCTCCATATCAATAATGACAGAAACGATACTATTAACTTCAAATGCATGTTTATAATTACAGGTACAGACGTTTTCAGAGTCTACTAATTCATAATTTTCTCCATCAATTACAATGTGAGTTAAATCACAACTAGCTACTGGAGTTTTAAAATTGATCTGTAGCTTATTCTGTACGTACATACCAGTAGGTAAAGATAATGTTAATTTTTTATCAGCGATACTACCATTAACTGTAGCTGCTACAGTACCAGCACCAGCAGTATAAGCTACTTCATATTTTTCAAAAGGAATTAATTCATAAACACCTTTAGAAAAACTAGTAGCTTTAAAAGTATCACCAGAACGTTTATAATAAGTCTTTCCACTTACTGCAGAATTATCAGAAGTTACTTGATAGTTAGCATAATCAGCAAAACCAGCTTCAGAAATATCAGAGAATTGTTTAAAACAAAAACCATTAGCATCATATAATCTAATAAAAGAAGAACCTCTAACAGCTTTATTATAATCATAAGATACTAAACCTTTTACTAAAACACCTGCCATAATAAGTTTCCTCCTTCCGATTAATAGTTAGCTAGGGTAGGTTGAGCATTTACAGAAATAGTACCACCAGTACTATAAGTATATAGAGTTCTAGCAACTAAATTAGTAGTTTTAATACTTACAGAACTTCCACTATCAACAATAATACCATCAACAACTTCATTATTACCACCAGTAATGGTATCTATATACATCTGAGATAACTCAGATACTTTAACTGCTGTAATGGCACTATTAACATTGATAATACCTTTGCTAATAAAAGTACTAGCTTCTTTTAGTTCAATACCAGTATCAGTACTATTAATAGTAATTGTATATCCACTATCAAAAACAACAGCACTGTCAGTAATAGTTATACTATTAGCAGTTAAGTGTATTCCATTAAACTTTACAGAAACACTGTAAGAAATGGATAAATTATTGATAGTGATATCATAATTATCTCCACTAAAAATAATAGAACCACCAAAGAAACCAGTTACATTAACGACTTCATTATAAGTTCCATTATCTATAAAGGTAATATATGCATTATTACCATTTAAATTTTTAGGAATTACACTTAAAGCCTTATTAATAGTAGCATAAGGAGCATCCTTACTACCATCTCCAGTTTCATCATTACCAGATATACCTACATAAATAGTTGCATCTACTAATAGATTAGGACTTTTTGAACTAACTATATTGTTTATGCTACTATTGTTATTATTACTATTTTCTTTAGTAACAAACCAAACAACTTCACTACCAGAAGGAGCCTCACTACCAACATGAACTTCAGGAGGACTAATGTTATTTTCTAAAGCAGTATATATACCGCCAGATGTAACTAGATTAGGACTACCAGAGATAGGCATTTCATCAATTGGACGAGTAGCTTTTGCTAGGATAGCTTCACCCATGTATAATCACTTTCCTTTCTTCATTAGATTAAAAGAAATTATCTTTTTTAAGAATTTTTACAATTAAAGGACTTTTTAATCATTATTTAATTCATTATAGATTTGTTTAAAATGTTGCATTTTTCTATTTTGAGTGGTTATTAAGAGTGCATTTTTTATAGAAAATTTATACTCAAACAATACTATAAAACAAATTTTAATAAAGAAGATAAAAATCATAAAAATATTAGGAGGTTAACCATTATCATGACTGAGTTTTATCATTCTTATTTTGATGAAAGATGGAATAAAGAAAAATCTAAGAATGATATAGATATTTCTGAGATAACAAGTAATTTATCTATATCTATGTGTCTTTCTATATTATTCAAACAAGAAATCTTACCTACAGAATTTATTAATAACGATTTATTCGGTATTATTGAAAAGTATAAACTTTATATGACTAAACTAGAAAACATAAATGAAATTATAACTCAGTTAAAAATTGGTAATCCTATTGTAGTAAATATACATTCAAGTAATGCAGTATATAATAAAAAACAATCCTTAGTTATTACTAGTTTTGATGAAAGCACTAATACATTTTCTATAAAAGATCCTTATTTATATACAACTAAATATACTAAGGCAATAAAAGAAAATCTAGTTAATTATAAAACACCTACAGGATCAGTAAATCTTATTAGTAATAATGATGCACTTAAAGGTTTTGATATCTTCATATCAAAACATGCATTAGAGGAAATTAGTAATACTATGGATTTTTATTCCATATCTGATAATGAAAAAACAAGTGAAGAAACTCCTATTTACATTATGAAAATAACTAGTACTAGTAAAGTTTCTATTAGAAAATTACCCAGTTATTCTTCAGGAAAAATCTGTTATAAATACATTAATGATATAGTCAATATCTATGAATTGGCCGATGAAAATTGGGCTAGAACTGATAAAGGTTGGATACAACTAGAAGAAGGTTTGATTCTAAATCAGCCAGTAACTAAGGTATTAAAAGAAAAAACTAACATTAGAAAATATCCTAATAATAATGCTACAAAACTAGGTAGATATAATAAGGATGCCGAAGTTAAGATAACTCAAGTTTTAACAGATTGGGTTAGAACTAATAAAGGTTGGATATTATCTAGTTCCTTAACAGATTAAAAATGACAAAGGGAATTTAATATTCCCTTTGTCAATTATTTTAAGTAAAAGATAAAACCTGAATATCAAATGCTTCAGTTAAAGCTTTATTACTATAAACTGTAATAGAACCGTCATTAGAAACGATTTTAACAATATTTGCAAATAAGTTATCTTTCTCTAAAGTTTGCTCATAAGTATCTTCTACTAATTTTTTAACTTGAACTACTAACTTACAACTAGCAGTAATATCTTCCATATCTCCAATAGTTTGCATATAGTAATTACCATTTAATTCCCAATTAGTAGTTATGGTAACTTCATTTAACTTACAAACACTAGCACCAGCTTTAGCATATCTTGGATCTAAAACATCATATAATTCAGGTAAATCTAACTGTTTAGATCTAACTAATCCCATATACTATTGCTCCCCTTTCTATTTTAGTTTTATATAAAACGAATCTATATATTTTTTACTTTCTTATATATTTGTTTCCTTTTTATAAGATATATTATTTTACTTTCTATAGTATTTTTAGTTTAACAAAAAATTATACTTTGTATAAAGTATTTGTATAAAGGAGGATAGTTTTAGAATTATGTATATAGGAGAAACTACATTAACATCTATAATTAAAAATGATGAAAATATTGATTGGATTGAAATATTTAGTATTAATGAAAATAGAAGCGAGATTTGTTTATCTAATAATGAAAAATTCACTATTAATAAATCATTGGAATACATAATCAATATTTTTAAAAAATTTGAAGATAGATATGCTCTTCCGCCATTAGAGGATATTTGTTACAAATTTATAGCTATAAATCATACCAATATACAATATATTGATGATGAGAATATTTTCTTTAAAGATGGTTTAAAATATACTGATTTTTATGCCAATACAATGATACTAATTGATAAGTATCAATTATCCTTTGAATATCCATATTAAAAATAATGAGACTAACCTTTAAATTAGGTTAGTCTCATTATTTTAGTCAATTATCTATTAAGAATTAAAATACTTAAATCATCTTTTTCATCAGGTCGATATCTATTAAATGTAATTGTGTTAGCATTTAATTTAAATAAATCAGTAGAATATAGAATTCCATTTACAATTACTGCTATTACAGTTTTATTAGCTTGAAGTACTAAAGATTCCTTTAAGTTTACAGTAGTATCATCTAATACATTAAAATTATATAATTTGTATTGAGAGATATAACCACTATTACCAGCACTTGAAGATGTAAAAATCATATATATTCTATCAGTAGAATAAACAGGATAATCTTTATTAATAACAACTTTATTCTTAGCAAAACTATAATTAACAGATTCTAATAGAATACCATTTATAAAAATACCAATAGGAAATTTTAATTTTTTATTTATTTTGAAAATTTCAGTAAGATCTATACAAATATCTTTATTTTCATCTAAATAAAAATTTCTCTGATTAGATTTAAAATCTTCCTCTAATTTTATAAACTCATATTTCATATAACATTTTTACCTCCTTATCTTTATTATTTTTGATAAGCTTAATAATGTTTTGTTTTAAGAAATAAGAAAATCCATAGTAAAACAATTCTATAAATAGTATTATGAAAGGAGGTATCTTTAGTTTTGACAATTCAAGAAAAAAGAAAAAAGATAGAAACTATGATTATCAATACTATGAACTTAATGGATAAGACTGGTAGTAACGGAAACAAGTATAAAGTCTTTTTTAAATCTATGAATGATGATCAATTTTCTAAATGGGCAAAAAATTTCTTAAAAGATGATGAGGAAAATTTTTATATGGAAATCTTACCATATAAAAATGAACCAAAGCTAAAAGATTTAATTGAAGCTGGAGAATACCTAGATGTTCCATTAGATGAGTATATATACTATCGTGATAATGGAAATATGGATAATCCAATTAGAAGTAAGTATAAAGTACCAGTTGGGTAAAAGAATTCATTATATGCTCAACTTATAAATTTTCTTTAAATGCTGGAAATACTCATTTAGTAAAGAGTTAATCAGCAGCTAAAAAATTAAATGAATTTTTGTTTATATATTTTAATTACGTTCCCAACTCCATGAGATCGTAAAAGTATTCTAAAAACCCTGAGAATACTAATGAGTATAGTTTTAAGGCTGGTCTATACTCATCCCTCCTTTCCAAAAGTATATAATCAAAAAATCATTTTTGAAGAAGTCTTTACAGGTGACTTCTTTTTTTTTAGTTCAACGACTATTTTTGTAGGATTTAAATGAATCTGAAATAAGAAAACTATCTTATATGATAGAAGATATAGTCTAAACTTTATTGAAATATAAAGATTAGTGTAGATTAATGGACTACACACTTGAAATAATGATATAATGATACGCAAACTCCAACAGATGTTGATGAAAAAGAACTCTTATAGCCTATCAATAGATTCTCGTAATCTACGTACAAATCAGCTTTCTGGCGATGACAAAGTAGCTAGATTAACTGAAGCGGAGAACTTTGCATCCTCAATTTGGGGAATCGAGGATGGATTAAAAGAGATGATGGGTCCAAGAGCTGATGATAGTGTAGCTAAAACACAGCTATATAAACAAATAGCACAACAGGGTTATTGTTCTCTAAATGATATAGAAAATGATCCAGCTAATAAATACACTCTTAATACAGTTGATGTATTTATGATAGGCGCTGGATTAATGTCAGACTTAGTAACTGATGGCTTAGAATTGCGTAGAACTGAAGATGCTAGAAAACGTAGAACTTCTACATCTGAAAGAATCTCTGATAAAACTGAACGAAAAGATTAAGTTAAATTTTCTGTATAGGATAATAAGTCCTATACAGAAAATTTTTTAACGTATTTATTCAAATTTTAAGTATATATTATAAAAGTAATACAATAATAGTTACTTACAAAGGAGGACTAATCACACATGGCACAACCAATAAAGAAAACCTTACTAAAAAAGAATATGTCTATGGAGGAAATGGAAAGACAGCTTAATGCAATTACTAAAAATGATGTTTTGCTTTCTTTTAGTACATTATCTTCTAAGCAAGTAGATCCTATTTATCGTAGAAAATACTTGCAACGAATTACAAAGTTATTCACGTTAGAAGAATTGATTAAAAAATGGGGATCTAGCAAAACTACTGTATGTAAGTTCTTTATTAACAACAAGATCTCTATTTTCGAAGAAAAAAATCTGTTTGAAAAAGAACTTAACATGCTCTTGGAAGCAGAAAATGTTACATGTAAAGAAATCAGAAAAAGAATAACATCTATGTTTGCAATGTATAGTGTTCATACTATTCTGAGACGTTACAAAATTTCATTGAATGAATTAAAATTCTACTGTAGTTTATTTGGAATGGATGATACAACAAATTTTATTCCTGCTAAGAATGAATTTTTCAAAGATATTCCTGAAAACTATACTCTCATATTAAATACTGATATTTTGAAAAAGAAAGAGGAACAAACAATGCAAGAAACTAAAACTACTGTAGATATTACTACTGGTTTGGTAGATAAAGTTGAATTTTTAAATAAGACTTCAAATATTGATAGTCAGCATCAGATTAAGAAATCTGATGATTACTATAAGAAACCTATTTCTATTATTGAATTCCTGAAACTTCCTGAAAACACCAGAAAAGATAGAATCACCACTCTATTAAAAGATTATGATCTGAAGCATGATGAAATCGAAAAGATTTTGGGTATTCCTTCCGTAAACTATTTTAGACAGGTCAAAGCAAGACATCTTATTTTCGATGATCTTCGAAAAAATGAGATTAAGAAAAAATTAGAAACATTCAATACCTTTGAAGAATGTCAAAATTTCATTTTGGAAGTTTTCAATTCTAATAGTTATAGTAAATATAAGTTTTCTGCAAGTGGTTTTGAAGCATTCGCTAAAAACTATTTTGGTATTTGCAAAAATAAAAATTCTCTTAGAGTTGATACATGGGAAGACTTTTGTAAGAAAATTACTAAACAAGCAGTACGTGTATACAAAAATGATTCTAGAGTTACTAATTTTGATAAAGATCAGGTGGATGAATATGATAACACTAATCGTAAAGTAATTAATCTGTCTAGTCTTATTAGAATTACTAGAGAAACTATCAAACAGAGCCATAGTGAAAATCAGAGTTGGATTTCCATCTATGACTTCAAGTCTGCTATTGAGAAAGAAGGATTTGAACTAGATTCTAATGATACTCTGATTAAGACTATTGATAATCTCATTGCAGGTAATTCTTTCAGAAATGAAAATTTCACTCTGAAGAAGATTACTCTTGATAATCCTATTCTTTCTGATGATAGTTCTATTAGATGGGAATTTGTTAGCACTAAACCTATTGAAGCTCCTGTAGTTACTGCTACTGTTGTTAAAGAAGAAACTCCTGTAATGTCTAATTCTGAGTTGGAAGAAGCTCTTGCAACTAAGATTGAAGAAGATGTTAAAGAAGAAGTAGTAGTTACTAAGGAAGATATTAAGGAAGAGGAACAGTTCATCAAAGAACCTCCTAAGAAGGAAGAACCTGTTACTAAGAAGAAAGACTTTATCAATGACACTACTGTTAGTCTTTCTTTCAATGAAGAAAATATTGATGAAGTAATTGACTTTGTCAAGATGACTTTCAAACTGTTTGGTAGAGGTAACGTTACTCTTAACGTTTCTAAGACTTAATAGCTTTTATAAAGATGCTAGTTTTCTAATGAGAACTAGCATCTTTTTTTGTCTATTTTATAATACTTTACCTTAACAATACATTATAAACAATAAGAAAATCATATAAAAGTAGGTGAATTATATACGATGAATCTATATAATATATACACTGAATCTGCTTTAGTAAAAGCTGAACGTGATAAGTTAGCAGATTCTGATTTTGGTTTACCAAAAACTAGACAATTTCCATTACATGATGCCGAACATGTAAGAAAAGCTATACAAATGTTTGGTCATTGTCCAGAGGAACATAGAAAAGAATTAGCGGAAAATATTTATAAGGCAGCTAAAAAATTTTCTGTAGAAATATCAGAGAAATCTCTAGTTTTCAAATATTTATCTAAATCACAACAGTCTGATATTCTAAATACTAATAGAAAACAAAAAAAGTTAAGTGAGAATAATCCATTTCTAAACTTTGTAGATTTCTATCAGTTACCTTTAACTGAAGGAAACATTGAAAAGTATAGCAAATACTACTCTAAACTAAACTGTATTCAGGAAAGTAAAGATAGAAAAGGAACATTACTAATTGATAGTAAAGATCAAGTAGCTGGATTTATTCAAGTTGATACTAAATCTGGTTATCTAAACGACCTTGAAGTTAATCCAATTTATACTAATCAAGGTATTGGTAGTAAGTTACTAAATACTAATACTGGTAAGTTAGCTACTAGAGTCAGTATTAAATCTGATAATGACAAAACTATCAATTTTTTTAAGAATAATGGATTTGAAGTAGTTTCTGATAGTAACTATAAAACCATAATGAAACGAAAACTAGCTATTAATGAAGATTCTGGATTTATGTTATCTGGAAATACTTCAAAACTAGATATGCAAAGTATTATGGATGAGAAATTAATAGATTCTATAGATCAATTAGAAAATTCTAATGATATAGTAACTCAATTAGAAAATTACTTAGATTGTTTAAAAGAAACATCTGTAGCTGGATTAGCTTGTGTAGCTCCATTGGCTGGGAAAACTATAAGAAATCCATATGTAAACAATACTGTTAGACCAGCTACTAAAGATTGTCCTAACATGTTTGACTATGATGAATTCTATGAGCCTGAAGAAAGTAATCTTACTTATTCCGAAGACTTCTATTCATCTAAGTTAGACACTAGTGAACCAGTTGATGTAGTTAAAAATACTGCTGATAGAGATAAGAATTCTTCTAGTGTTATACAAAAACCTCAAGCTATGATGGAAAATAATAAAGATATTGATAGCAATATATTTACAAGAGGAGAATTTAAAAAATATAGAAAAGATGATTTAACAGAAAATAGAGGAGAAATAATAGTTAATGAAGATGATGGTATCTTAAGTGCTATTATTTGGGATATCATTAAGTTCATAGTAAAGTTACCATTCAAAATCGGTAAGTTTATTGCAAGAAGAATTAAGAATTCTGATTCTCATAAAATCGAAAAAGCAATTAAAGAATATAGAAAAGCTTATGATAGTTGTTTAGATATTTCTAGAATAGCTAAAAACCATAAAGAAATTTCTTTACAACAGTTATGTAAGGAACTAGGTGCATCTTCTAGTGAAGTAAAACATATCAAAACAACTGGTATTATAAAAGTAACTGCATGGTATAAAGGTAAGAATCTAATTTCTTATTTCATAGAAATTCTAAAGAATAAAGATTCCACTCAATATGAATACGTATTAGGTATAGTAGACGGAGATTATACTAAAGATCCTACTAAAACCTTATTATGTGCAATTATGGAGTATACTACTAATTCTTATGGTAAATACTTAGATAGACTAAATACTATCTTAAGAAAACGTGGTAAAAAGCTTTTGGAAGATGTAGTACTATTTGAAGATATAGATGCTACTGCTGCACCAAATAGTAAAGTAGTTGATTACAAAGACCAATCTACAGATGTAATTACTGGTATCGATCGTTATACTAACCATAAAGATGAAAATGGTTGTTATTATATAAAACTAAATGCTAATGAATATGAAGATCAAGTACAAAAGAGTCTAATTCTGCCTTATATTAATGAGGATATGTTTATTACTTCAGATTTACATCTAAATCATAAGAATCGTAACTCAGCTAACTTAGCTAATATTCTAGTTAGTGAGATTAATGCTAAAGTTTCAGTAGATGGTGTATTAATGATTCTTGGTGATCTAGGTAATAAAGGTGATGCTAATCAAAAAGAATATCTTAAATCTTTTATACAGAGACTTAATGTAAGTAAGAAAATCTTAATACTTGGTAATCATGATAACTTATCATTAAAAGATTACTACGATATGGGATTTACCTTTGTTTCCGATAGATTAGAAAATGATGATTACATTTTCTCTCATTGTCCTGAAGATCCAAAAAATAAGATCAATGTTCATGGACATATTCATGATGAAAAAGAATATTGGAACATACCTGCTGAAGGGCATATCAATGTTTATATCAATTCTCATAATTATAAAGTTCATACATTAAGAGAATACTTAAAGTTTTATAAACAAGGTAGATATAAAGGTAAATCTGTAAAAAAGAAATTTAATTGAAAGGATGATAAAAAAGTATATGTTTGATGAAAGATCTTGTTGTTTAGAAGATGCATCCTATTCTATTTTCAGTGAATCTAAAACTAATTACATTATACAAAATAATGAAAAAATGTATCCTATTTATATTTTCTGTTTATCAGGTAATTGTATTGCATCTAAAGCAATACAGAAATTTACCAAATCTCCATATAGTCATGCTGCCATTGGTTTTGATTTAGCTTTTAAAAACTTATATTCATTCAATTTTGACAATCTAAGAATGGGTGGTTTTAGTAATGAAAGCTTAGCTGGTTATATCGAAGAACTAAAATCAGAAGATGTTTATTTTAAAGTAAATGTATTTTTTGTAAGAGAAAAATACTATAAGATTATAAGAAATAGAATTTCATACTATAATAAACATAGTAAGGATACTAAATACGATTTTGTTAATTTAGTACGTAATGTATTCAAAATACAGGTTAAAGTAGATAGTTTAAAACTAGTATGTTCAGAATTCGTAGCTGCTGTTTGTAACTTTGCAGGTATTAGTATTGTAAATAAGCCAATTAATCTAGTAACACCTAAAGATTTAGCTGATGCTGATAAAACTAATAGAAAAGTATATAATCTTTATGAAGGAACTTATAAAGATTTCTCAGTCAGTTCTATGCGTGGTAAATTAGCAGGTATTAAACATAGAGGTGGATTTATTAGAGTATCTACTAAAAATATGACTAATGAAAATGTAACTAGTAATAAGAAAGAGTTATATGATATGTGTACTTTCTTAGAATACAAAGAATTTAAGTAATATTTTCATTTTAAGGAGGTTAATTAACTATGACTGAAATTGAAAGACTGAGACAAAAGAAACAAAAAGAAGAGGAAGAAAAGAAAAGAAGACAAACTACTAAGCAGGATTATAATCGTATAATTACTGAAGATGGTACTTTAGCTTCTTTTAATTTCAATGATAATTACAAATCTAAGTAATAATAGAAAAAATTTAAGTCTAACTACTTTTTACAGTAGTTAGACTTAAATTTTCACGACACAAAACCAAAAATAAGGAGAACAAAAATAAAAACACGGACAAATCACACAAGAGGAGGACCACATACGAAAATCAGAAAGGACTATGTTCCACAGAATCTTTCGCCATAAAAATTCTATGACCTATTCTATATTAACTTTCACCCCGGCAGAAAAATATAGAATCTTATTTAGTAAGCTTAATATGAAGAAATTCACGACCATTTCCTTTTAGATTTATACTATCTGCGAGAAAAAAACAAGATAGTAATTACTCTTTTTAAATCTAAAACATCATATAATTACTTACAACTCTTAAGTAAAGGGTTTTATACTAAGACATTATAAGTATATCACTTACCTATTAATAAAATGTTCATTATCTTTTATTCTTTAATTTACAATTAATAAATTCTATTAATTGTTCTTTATTACTCATAACTAATAGAGTTAATAGATAAGAAGAAATATATTCATCCAATTTTTTAGTAATAGTCATTATCTCAGTATTGATATAATCCTTATTACTAGCATCAGACTTTTCAAGCTTTCTTTTAAGAGCATAAAAATTTTTTCTAATAGAAACATAACGTTGAAATTTCTTATCTTTAATCTGTCTTAAAAACTTTTCATCACGAATTAAACGAGTACCATTATCATAAATCATAGGTTCCATATCATGATAAACATCTTTAGCTAAAGAAGAAAAGAATTTACTAACTTCTAATTCATTTCTAACATCAGCTAAATCATAATCCTTATGAATAAATCTCATTAATTCAAATTCAGTAATATCGAGTTTCTTAAGAAACATATCCTTTTGATATTTCTTACGAGCTTTTTCTAACTCTTCTGGAGTTATTTTATCAATACAATCATACTCATCATCTATAATGTCTGATAAATCAGTATTCTTTACTAAAGTAGCTGCTTCGTCTAATAGATCTGCATCATTTTTAATTTTAGACATTTTAATCACTTCTTTCCCTATTCAATTTTTTTAATTCTTTTGTATATTCTTTATAATCTTTATGATATACTAAAGAATTTATTAGATTACTACTATATTTATGTTTTTTAAATTCATTAAATACTTTTTTAATAGTATCACTATCTGTATAGATAATTTTATCCTCTAAATCTTTATATGTTAAAACATAAGTTTTATCTGGTTTTACTGGGACATCAATAGTGAACTCTTCAATAGATTTATCATGCCCTCTACCTACTAATTTTGTAGGTACAGTTTTTTCATAAATAAAAACTTTATCTGATGTAAATAGTTTTATAAACTTTTCTTTATCTTTTTTATCTACTAATACTTTCATATTAGGAATATCAAAAGCACATTTAATGTTAATATCATTTTTGATTAATTTTCCTAAGTATTCATAAACTGCAAAAGTTTTTGAATGTTCTATATTATTAAACCAGAAAGAAGACATTCTACCAGTAGATAATCTAGTTCCAGCATTATATGAATTTGGATTAATGTTACTTAAACTAAAAGAAGAAGCATGATATAAAGTAATTTCTTTACCTATAAATGGTTTAGTTAATTTAGTTTCCAATGTTTCATTTAAGAATATACATTGTGATTGTATATATAGCTGATTATCATTTAAAATCATATTTAGTTCACCTACTTTTATAGTACATATTAATATATTGGTAGTTACTTTATATAGATTATAAAAAAAGATAGTATTATAAAAATACTATCTTTTTTTATAATCACATACTAATCACAAACCATTTATTCTTAGTAGAATCAAACTTAACTGTATAACTAAAAGATTTAGTTCCAATTTCTTTATCACTACTAAAACTAATTAAATTGTATTCGTCTTTTTCTTCCCAAAAGACTCTACTATGTTTTGGCTCTTTAAAGAAATATGGACAAATACCATCAGACAATTCAGTTCTCATACTAGGCTCATAACTAAATTCACTAGACTCAAAGAAAGAAAGTAAATCACAAGCCTTTTCTTTAGATATATTGTTTAGCATCTTTGCAAATTCATAATCTCTTGGATGGCAGTTAATATGGTTATGTAATTCATCACAAAATATTCGCCAATACTCATTTCTACCAACTAGATTTTTTAGTTGATAATAATACTCTTCATAATTCTCATTTGAAAATATCGATTCTTTACTAATAATCATAATGGGATTCTCCTTATCTTTCATTCAATCTTTTCATTTGTTCTGCAACTTGTTTTCTTTTTTCAATTTCTTCTTCAATCAAGTTAATTGCATAGTTTCTATTCATACTAGGTCTATATCTTTTAGATTCTTCAAGTAACATGTTTAATTCTCTATTAGTCATTACACTAACTTCTTTTTTTGTTATTTTACAACAATCATAAATTGAATAAAAGCTAAGATCATCATCTTCTTTTTTCCCATAAAATAGTATTCTCCTTTAAAAGTTTTATAGTATATACTATTATAATATATAACTATAAAATTTTATTATACATATTTTATTATATGCTTAGTTTTTATATATAATTATTTTAATCCCCTATATTATTAGTATTTAATAGTTTTAATTAAAAATTTTTATAAAAAAAGAGAATTACTTTTAAAGTAATTCTCTTTAGTTTAAGATTAATCAGGAAGTAAAGAAAGAAGTTCTCTAGTTGAAAGAATAGCGCATTCTACACCATTGCTATTTACTTCAGTAAACATTCTTTCAAGTCCACCTCTAGTTTCAGTATATTTCTTTTCTTCGTCAGTTAGTAAATCAAGGAACTCTAGAGCAACTGCTAACTTACTACTTTCATTAATAAATTTTCCCCAATCTTTAACTTCAGTATAGTAAGTATAATTAGAAAATTCTGGTCTATGACAATTCTTAATATAAAATTCTTCTACAATACTTTTTGCATATTGAGTTTTTGTCATCATAGAATATTACCCCTCTTATCTAGCTTTAAAGAATTGAATTTTTCTAATTTGTGTTTTAGATAACTTCCAAAATGTAGCCTGAATGTATTTTCCTTGTATAATCCATCCATTATCAATTGGATCAATATTGAAAATATTATTCCAACTAAGCTCAATTTGTTTTTGTCTTTCGTCGTTAGGTAAAGAATCTAACCAATTATTAATCACATCCCATTCTTCTTCATTTTTAGAATAATTATGATGCCAATTATTAAGTATATAATGCCATGAATTATGATCTGATAATACAATATCTTCATCAGGAATTTCAATTTCCATACAAACACATTGAGAACCTTTATTACCTAATCCAATACATCTTAAATCAGGTTTTTTATGTTTCCAGTTGTATGTATACCATGCCCATACTGGATATTGTATATTTAAAGGAGGTTGACCGATTTTTTCTTTCATTTTTTCAACTAACCAATCATATTGTTTTTCAAATTGCATAGTTTTAATACAACTTGATTCATGATTCGGATCACAGAAATAATAACCTTGTTTTTGAATTAAATCATAAACTTCTAGTGTTTGTATTGTCCATAAAATCATTGATTAAGAATCAACTCTTTTCTTAGAAATGTCTTATTAATAACGAGAATCAATAAGTCTAAAGATAGCGTTATCAATAGATTCTTGAGTTTTAAAAGATTTAAGAACTTCTAATTCTTTCTCAGTAGGATTGATATAAAAGTCATCCTTAAGAATCTTTAATTTTCTATTAAGATATTTGTTATGATCATTTTCCCATCTAGGATTATAAGAAACAGCGTTACCAATACTCATTTTAATTCTCCTTTGTAGTAATAAAATACTAGTAAACTCAATCTATGTTCACTATAGTTAAAATATATGTATATAAAGTGTAAAAATACGAATTTTTTCATAAAAAACAATAGAAAACTATAAATTACTAATCATTAAACTTGATTAATTTTTATAAAGGAAGGAAAATAAGAATTATGGGTTTATTAAAAGCACAGTTTAACAAGGCTATTGATAATGGTAAGTTAGGTAAAAAAGTAGAATATATTCCTTTTTATCGTACGGGTATTGATATTTTTGACTATATTAATGGTGTAAGAAAAGCAGATGGTACTATGGACTTAGGTATCCAAGGCGGTAGAATCATGATGGATATTGGTCAGTCTGGTACTGGTAAGACTTCTAAGATTATTCAGCAGGCATGTTATATCGCCGATCAGTTTGAAGAAGCAGACGTATGGCATTATGATTATGAAAGATCTACTAGTAAGGAACGTGTTATGGCTCTAACTGGTTGGTCTTCTGATCATTATGATGAAAAGTATCAAATTTTCCAAGAGAATATTTCTGTAGAAACTCTATTTAGAGCTTGTAAAGAAATTGAAAAGATTAAGATGGAAAATAAAGAAGCTATTCAGATTGATACTGGTAGAAAAGATGGCAGTGGTAAACCTGTTTACATCTTACCTCCTACAATTATGATTGTAGACTCCGTCGCTATGTTAGCTCCTGAAGATGTCGAGGATGATGATGAACTAAAGGGATCAATGGGTAAACTTGCAATTGCATAATGTGCTCATTTAAAACTCACTTAATTGCTGGAAAAACTAATTTAGAAAATCAGCAGCTTATAAACAGTTGAAAAAATTATTGCACTAATTTTCGCACCCAAAATCTAACATATAATTAAATTCTATATGTTAGGAGTTGTAAAAATGAAAATAGATTTTCAAAGTTTTATGGTTGGATGTTGTTTAGGTGATTCTAGTTTTGAATTTAGAGCTAGAACAGATACATTTGATAGAATTTCATTTGGACATAAGATAGAGAATAAAGATTATGTTGATTTAAAGAAAAATATTTTATCTGAAAATAACATAGAGTTTTCAGAATTAAAAGGATTAAGTATGACTAATATCTGTCGTTTTAGAATTTCTTATTCAAAATATAGTGAGTTAATTGAAACTTATTATGAATTAACTAGAAATAATGATAGAAGTAGAAAACTTCCATCAATTGAGTATATTACTCCAACTACTCTTTTCTTTTGGTTTTTAGATGATGGTTATACTACAGCTAGAAATTGTAAAAATAAGAGTTCTAAAATTTCTGGTTATGTTAGAACTGAAATAGGAATTGCTTTAAAGAGCTATGCTGACGAGGATATTATGAACTTAACACCTCAAATCAATGAAAAATTTGGTTTAAATTTTACTTATAAGTATGATTACTATAATGGTACTAAAAAGATTAAAGATATTATCCTTTCAAAAAAGAAAGACCAATATAAGTTTTTGGATCTTATGTATCAATTTAAAGAAATTTTACCTGTAAGTATGGAATATAAATTCTGTCTTTGTGAAATACCTAAACGAAATGGAATTAGTGTAGATACAAGATACAATATGTGTGATGTACATGAAACTGGATTTTGTACATGTAGAGAAAAAGATTTCTCTAATTGTTTATAAGTTCAACGACTATGTCATTGCAAGTGCAATGTGAATATTGAGTACTGGAAACAGTAAAGATATAGTCTAATCTAAGTAGTAATACTTAGAAGAAGAACTAACAATTCTTCAAATAAAAGCTGGCAACAGCAATTGCAAAGGCAAATACTAACGTTTTTAAGCGTATTATGTCTCCTATGCAGAATGCTAACATTATTCTAATGCTAGTTAATCATATTACACAGAAAATTGATAGATTTTTGTCAATGTAAAATCTTAAGAATTGCTGGAAAAATCGATAAGATAAATCAGCATCCCTTATATTAAGGGTTCAACGACTATATACTATAGAAATCTATAGTTAGTATAAGACTTAGAAGATATAGTCTGAACTTCTATGAAAATAGAAGACTTAAGTACGATTAATGAACGTACTAATAATACAATTGATTAATCCGATGGCTCGAACCAAGGCTCAGATAAACTATCTTAAGCAGGATGAGTCAATTCCAGGTAAACTATTTACTGCCTGATGTATATTCTTAAATGCTGGAAAATTTATAAAACAATCAGCATCTAGTATTTTATACTAGTTCAACGACTAATTTTACTTTTCAAATGAAAAGGAAATGGAATCTTTGAAGATATAGTCTCAACTTCTATGGAAACATAGAGAAATTTGTAGCTTAATAAACTACAATGAAGAAATGTAAAAAATTGGGTAAAGCAGTTTCTTACCTAACTAATACACTAACTAAACTAGAAACAGGCTCTAAGCTAGAAACTGATAAGGAATTTGGTATTAAGGGTTTCTATCTATCTGGTATTCTAGTTAAGTCTCGTTCTACTGAAGCTGGTGTATCCTTTAAGATGGTATTTGAACAGAAGAAGGGTGTTAATAACCTACTAACAAACTTTGCTAATCTTAAGGATCTAGGTCGTATCACTGGTGCAGGTCGTAGCTTTAAACTAGATACTTGTCCTGATGTTAAGTTCTCTATTAAGGAATTCCAGAATAAGTACTATGAATCTGCAGAACTTAGAAAAGCTTTTGATGCAGCAGTTCATGAAGAATATTCTAAGTTCCTACCTGAAGCTGGTGTTGCACCTAGTCAGTCTATTGATATGAATAAGCTAGATGAACTAATTGAAGATGATGTTAAGTCTGCAGGTAAGAAATCTAGTAAGACAACTAAAACTACTAAAGCAACTACTTATGAACTAGTAGATGAAGAAAATGGTGTTTACCAAGGTACAGATGGTAAGTACTATATCATCGAGAATGGTGAATATGTAGAAGTAGAATATGAAGAAGAATAAATAAAACAAAGGAGATAGAGAATGTTAAATCTCTATCTCCTTTTCATCTATATATTCTTTCTATAGTAAATAAAAACTATAGAAAGGAGTTTAGATTCAAGATGATTTGTCCAAATTGTGAAAAAGAAATGAAAGATAAGTCATATTGGTATTATGGTATTAGTGATTGGGATATGGATTATCCTGCTACATTACATGAAGAACATTATTGTAAAGATTGTAGAATTACTTTTGTTAATGGAAAATGGAAAATTCCTAAGAAATTTGAAAGACCTACTGAAAAGCAAATTAGAACTGTTCTCTTTATAAATTCAAAATTAGGTACTAATCTTACACCACTTTTAAAAAGACAGTGTTGGAAGTTTATTTCTAAACATTTTGAAGAAGCTAAACTACAAGCTAAATATGACAGAGAAGAGTATTTTGAATGGCACAGAGAAATGTATGGTGAATTTGAATACTACTAATGGGAGATATACCAGAATTATGAGTAATAACCTTAAAGACTATGTAGTAATTCTTTGTAGAGAATATGACAAATATCAAGGAAGAGAACCTATAGTTTATAAACTTGATATAAAACAAGAAGACATGACAAATATTCTATTACATTCTCTAAATTTGAGATCCAGATATAATCCTGAATTGGCATATTTCCTAGTTTTAAAGGAAAATTGGGAAGAGAACAAAGAAGATATAACTAATAAGATTTTCAGAGAATATGAATTTGAAATGTTTGATAGTTTTATAGGCAATGGTTCTAATGTATTAGAAAATAATGGTATTGTAAGAATTTAATAGAGAGAATTTATGAGGATAATTGACTATGCCAAAAATTATATTTGAAGGTATTGAAATTCCAAAAAATTGTAATGAATGTGAACATATAGGACACTATGAAAATGGACTATTTTCTCGTAATCCACATTGTTGTTGTGAATTGATTTGGCAATTAAAACATGAAGATTATAAAGTTGATAAAAATTCTTTAGATGAAAATTGTCCATTAAAAATTGGATATATAGAACTTTAAAAGTATTATGAAATGTATAGAATGTAAAAAGCATATGAAACTAGTAAATGTAGAAAACTTCTACATTTCAGATACTAGTGAAGCTACATCTTCTATAAATGAGTATGATTGTCCTAATTGTGGTATTAAGATTTTCATGAACATGAGTATTTCTAATTATGGTATAGAAAAATTGTATATACCAGATTTACTAAAACCAACTGAAAAACAATTAGAATTTGCTGAGTATCTTTGTAGTATAATGCCAGAATTAAGGTATTCTAGATCAAAGTGTTATACTAAAAGACAGTTAAGTAAATTCATATCTGAAAATAAGGAAGAAGTATTTAGATTTAAAAAAGAAGAACAAGAAAAAGCTAGTAGTAAAGTAAGTAAATCTATAGCTACTAGAAGAAGTATAAAGAAAAGGAGTAATACAGATGAGTGACAAGAAAGAACTATTAGTTAAAACTGATGTGATTACTTGTATCGATGAAGTTTGGACTCCTCATAATTGGGGACTTAAAGAAAGACTTAATAATCTGCCTACAACTACTATTGATGGTAATACTTCAGATGGTTATCATACTTTTAATGAACTTTACCATCATAGAGCTATGCTTTTTAAGACTATTTGTGAAACTTATTATCAATATGCTTGGAAGTCAATGCAACATGATGATCCTGAAAGTAATCCTATGTATGATGGAATGTTTATCGTAGGAATTGAAACTCCAGAAGGTCAAGCTACTTATCATTATGATGTTGATCCTTATTGGGATTTATTTAATGTTAGAGAAATCGCAAGAGCACCTGAATGGGATGGTCATACTCCAGAAGAAGCATTAGAAAGAATTCAAAGTCTTACTAAATATAAAACTTCCATTTACTAAAATATAGGAGTTGAATTATAAATGGCTAGAATGGTAAAGAAAGATAAAGTAATTGAAAAGAAAACTTTAGTTTTAAAAAATGAAGGATATATTGATAATCTAGATGATTTTAGTGCTATTCTAATCTGTGCTGTTAGATATTGCCTTGGTAGAATGACTTATATGCCAAAACTAGTAACATCATTTATTAAAAGAAATTTAAAAGATTTCATTACTGATAACGATATTACTGTTATGATTCAAGATATTCAGAGTTGTAACAATTATGGACATTCTTGTGATGAAGAAACATGGATGGATTTTCTATATTGGTTGAAAGAAGTTAAAAAAGAAAGAGATGATATTATTAAATGAAAGCACTTTTGGTAATTGGTTTATTGATTTTTTGTACTTTAGCAGTCCAGTATAATATGTTTAATGATTAATACAAAAGATAATTTAGTTTACTTTTATATATAATGATGAAAACATAAAGAAAGGAAAACTTAATTATGCCTTTAGATATTCAAAAAGTCCAAGAATCATGTGTAAATTTAGAAAATTCACATAAGTTCTTAGCAGAAGAATTATTGATTCCAAATCTAAACAACTGTGATACTGTACGAATTAACATGTTTGATAATCATCTACCACAGGCATTAGTTTTATCTAATCCTGACTTTCCAAATGTATTTACTAACTTTGAAAATCAAATTGGTAAGTACAGTACTAGTTATAAGAAAGCTAGTAGAAAATGGGAGATTATCAAAAAATTTAAAAAGAATGATATGAATTATACGTATCTTCTTAAGGATAAGGAAAACAATCTAGAACTCTTTCATGTAAAACCTGCAGAACGAATTACAGAACGTTATGGTTATACTTATAAGAATCTAGTATTAGAAAAAGATACTGGTGATTATATTGAAAAAGATGAAATTCTTTATCATAGTACAACTTATGATGAAAACATGAATTTCTGTTATGGTAAGAACTTAAAAGCAGTATTCTTAGCAGCATACAATCTCACATATGAAGATGGTATTATTTGTTCTGAATCAGCTGCAGAAAAACTAGGTTCTTATGCAGTAGATGAAATTGATATCTCACTTAACAATAACGATATTCTATTAAATCTACTAGGTAATAACAAGTTCTATAAAGCATTTCCTGATGTTGGTGAAATGTGTAATTCTACTATTCTATGTAGTAGAAGACGAATTGATTATGAATCAATGCTATTTGAGATGAATTCTAAGAATATTAAGAAAATCAATCAAGATATTGATTCTATTTTCTTTGTAAATAAAGATAGTGTTGTTTATGACATTGATGTGTATTGTAATGGAGATCCTGAAGTATTAAAGGATTATCCTTATTACAACCAGTTAATGAAGTATTATAAGATGAACTATAATTACTACTATGATGTAGTAACTACTATTGCTCCTTATATGGATGATTCTAGCTATACTTGTTCTAGTGATGTAAAGTATTTCTATAAACGTAGTATTGATATGATTAGCGAGAACACTCAATTTACATTTGATGGAAATGCTTTTGATAACATGATTGTTAGAATTAAAACCTATAATAAGAAGCCTTTGGTCACTGGCTCTAAGATAACCGGCAGATATGGATCCAAGGGTGTCATTTCTAAGATTCTTCCTGACTCTGAAATGCCTATGAATGAATATGGAGAAGTAGCAGATATCATACTCAATCCTTTCGGAGTCATCGGCAGAGAAAACATTGCTCAGTTATATGAACAGGAACTAAACTTTATGGGCGATCAGGTTGTAAGACAGACTAAGTCTATGGAGTCTGTAAAAGAAAAATTTGATCACATTATGAAGTTTTATAAGATTGTAAACTCTAGTCAGTATGAATTTATTAAGAAATCTGTAAAAACTTTAGGTGATAAAGAAGAATTCATTAATGACAGTTATGAACACGGATTATATATCCATCAACCTCCTTTCTTCGATAACATTACTATTGAAAACATGAATAAGTTATATGAAGAATTTGGTTGGGAACCTTATAAGTGTACTATTGGCGGAAAAGAAATTGAAAAACCACTTGTTATAGGTAATCTTTACTATTTACGGTTAAAGCATGATCCAAGTACAAAGTTGTCAGCACGTTCAAGCGGTGATCTAAGTCTTAATAATATTCCTAGTAAAAGTAGTAGTTTTAAGTATCATACTACACTATTCTCAAAGACTCCAGTAAGATGTGGAGAAATGGAATTTACATCTCTTTTGTTGACCCAAAATATGCCACTTGTAATGAGATATCTAGCACAAACTTCTACTAATCCAGAGGAAAGAAAGAACTTCAATACTGCACTTCTAACTAGAAATGTATTTGATATTGACAAAATTAACCTAACTGGTAATAAGTCTATTACTTCTCGTATAGTAAAGACTCAGATGTTAACTCTAGGTCTGATTAATAAAAAATCTGTACCTGAAATTGAAGAAGAATTAGAATCAGTTAACGAACAATTAAATGAATTAGAAGAAGTTATGCTTTCTGAAACATTAGAGGGTGATTCTGAAGAAGAATAATACTTTTTCTATGTTCCAGTAGACTTATGTTTACAAAAAAAAAAAAAAAAAAAATAGTATCTTTCAATTAAAGAAAGATACTATTTTTTTTTTATTTAGATTAGTTTCTCATCCAAGGTAATATGGTATGTTTGATTATCAGTTTTAATAGTGATGAAATAATCACCTTTTACATCTTTATTAAGAATCAATTTACATTTATTCATTGAAACTTTATCATTATTGTCTACTTTGGAGATAATTCCTTTCAAACCTTTAGGTGAAGAAACTTTCTCATATATTCTTTTTGCTAAACCAAGATCTTTTAGTGTTAAACTCATAATTGTATTCTCCTTTTATTTATTCCATTCTCTCTCATATGCTGTATCTTTCCAATGAATCTTTACAGAATAACCACTAATACTATTAAGGATATCGTCAGCATCTTCTTTATAGTGTCTTTTTACATCATCAATAAGTCTTTTAGTATCAACAGTCGCCCAATCTTTTCTTTCTTCTTCAGCATATTGAATGGGTTGATAACTATTTCCATTTTCATATTCCCATTCTTCACAATTTGCAAAATAGCCATTCTGCTTAGTATCAGCTTCTTTACCAGACTTCATATAAACCTTAATACCCTTAGAGTAATAAAGTTTAGAATTTTTAACTTCATTAACTTTATCATCTCTAAGATCGACACTGTTAACATCAAATCCTTCTTCAAAGGATTCAGTTAAAAATGTCTTAAATGCTGCTCCACAGTTGCCACAAATTCTAATAATTGAACGATTTTTATAGTCTTCTTTCATCCAATCAAATTCACTATGAGGCATGATATGAATACGACCACAACCACAAAACCAAACTTCATAATGTTTCATTATAAGTAATCTCCTTTTAAATCATCTATCAAAGTACAAAAATTCGATTTGTTCCATTCTTTTTTCAATATGTGTGAGACTAGACCAATAGCCATTTTCAGCTAAAAATTTTTTAGCATTATAAATAGCTTCGTCATCATTCTTAGCTTCAACAGTGATAAAATAAACAGGATGTTCATCACTTTTGAGTTTCAACACCGCACGATACTTCTTCACTTCTTAAAACTCCTTTAAAAGTATATTTTTATCATTGGTTTTTATCTATAGCTATAATATATATCTAAAAAAAGAAAAAATACGGATTAATGGAAAATATCCATTAATCCGTAATTTATATTACTTAAAAAGCATGATCATAATACTCAGGGAATAGTTCATTTAGTAGCTTTACTTCATCTTCAGTACAAGCTCTAGAATTCATAATAGTAAATACTGTAGAATCTTCAGAACCTTCACCTAGTTCTACACAATTCCATACAAACTTGTCATTATTATAGGAATCTCTATCAACAGAAGCCATGTAATAACCAATATAATCATGTAAAACAGATAGATCAATACTATCAGTTTCGGCTAAGTACTGAGCAATTACTTCAGCTTCACCATTTTCTAAAGGTTTAATAACTCTGAAAATCTTTACACCACGTACTAACATGGTCTTACCATCATCAGTATTTAAAGCTTCAGTGGTAGTTACATCATGCTTCTCATATAGTAGAACATTGTCCTTTGTCATTACTTTCTGTTCAGTCATAGTCTTATTATCCTCCTCAGTTTCTTCTTCATTATCATCTTTATGAGTAAGTAGTAATATAGGAATTGTAAGTAATCCTAAAATAGCATAGCCAGTAAAGCATACAACATTGTAAATCAAATCGATTAAAAAATCTATAAAATCTAATACAAATGTACATATAAGAGTTATTGGAAAAAATATTGATTTTACAAATAAGTAAAAATAACTACTTTTATCTGTATATTTACTATGAATCAAATATACAAAACTAATGTAAACTAGTATTAGATAGATACATAGTAATAAATACCAAACTGGTAGTGTATTTAAAAATCTAATGAAATCATTAATCATATACTGCTTAATCTCCTTGTGATTAACAAAAATAGATACTAGTATAGAATTAACCTATACTAGTATCTTTAAATACTAGTTTTATCCTAGCATATCAATTAGTTGTTCACAAGTAATGATAGGCTTGTTTAACTCTCTAGCTTTCTTATTCTTAACGGTTCCACTATTAGGTGTTTCGGTGACCAAATAGTCAGTATTTTTAGATACAGAACCAACTAATTTATGACCTTTATTTTCAATATAGTTCTTAAGATCATCTCTCTTTTCAAAGTAACGCTTATCAGGATCTCCAGTAGTTACAAATGTTAACTGATTTGTAGCCTTTTCACGCTTTACTGTTTTAAACTTTACTGTAGCAAGTAGATCATTAAGTAGAGCATTATTGTTAACTAATTCTTTAGGAATTCTTTCAGTCATAATTGGACCTATACCTTCGATGTTGGCAAGCTTTTCTTTAAAAGCTTTAGATTTTACATAATCCAAATCACATAGACTATCAAAGCTGACTTCAGAAAGAATGTTTTTAGCACAATCTTTACCTAAATTATCAATACCTAAACCAGCTAAGATATCATAGTCATTAGGTGTATTGGATCTGATAGCATCAATAATGTTTTCTGCAGATTTAGAACCTAGACCTTCAACTCTAGATAGAGTCTTGTAGTTAAGCCTATACAAATCAGCAGAGGTTTCTAATAGACCTGCATTGATAATCTTCTGTAGAGTAGAGACTTCAATACCTTTAATACCTACCTGATTGGTGTAGTTATTGATCTTACCAATACGTTTCATAGAACATAGAGGATTATCACAGTATACAAAAGTTTCATTCTCATTAACTCTTAGTTTAGTACTACCACATGCAGGACAGAAATCAGTGAAAGGAATAGGGTCAATAGTTTCATTAATTGGATCATCCAACTTGCTACAGTAACTTAGAACATCATTACGATATTCAATCATTACCTTACTACCTTTACCTAATCCTAATTCTTTAAATCTCTTATAGTTAGCTAGAGATACCTTAGTCATCTTAGCACCATTGAAGTATACAGGTTTAAAGATAACGCTAGGAGTAATCTTACCAGTACCATTAGGAGATGCTTCAAACACAATTTCTTCTACAGTAGTAGTTTTCTGCATATAAGGGAACTTTAGCTTAGCCTGCCACTTAGGAGAACCAGAAGCAAAGTTACCTAGTTTCTTCTTATAGTCATCATTGATTACTTCAATAACTAGACCATCAATCATATAACCTAGATTTTCTCTGGATTTAGCATATCTTTCATACATTTCTTTTACATTTTCTTTAAGATTTTTGTATGTTCCTTCGAAAATTTCACCAGTAAATTCAACTTCAGATTTAGGCTGTAGTTTTTCGATGTAATCTAGTTCTTTATAGCGATCAATTTCCTTATCCTTAATTCTCATAGATAGAGGAACTAGAGTAAGATACTTTCTATATTGAGGTGCATCTAGTCTAGAAAGTAGACCAGCTACAGTATTTCTAGGATTAGCATAAGTAGCTTCATTATTAGCTTGTCTTACTTCATTTAGCTTATCAAAGTTTTCATAAGTAAGCATAACCTCATACTTAATACCACAATACCACTTAGGTTTCTTTAGTAGTTTTTCATTTTTGAAGATTTCAGTTAAATCAGCACCTTGACCGTCCTCGCCACGAGTCAAAGCTACTTTACACTTACCTTCTTCATACTCAATACAAATAGAATTGCCATCATACTTTTCAGAAACTAGAATCTCTAACTCATCATTTTTAGATAGATTTAGATCACCGAATAGTTTTTCAATCCATTCATTGAAATCATCTAGATTCTGGAACTGATTATCAATAGTAGAAAGTAGATTCTCAAATGTATGCTTAGTATCTACTAGTTTCTTACCAGATTTCTCATCTTTAGTTTTTCTAGGAGCAGTTGCAGTATTATAAGGTTCACCACTAAGCTTGCGATAAGTAATACAAGCATTGTCGAATTCCTCATCTGACATAATGGGAAGGTTAGAGTTATAATAAGCATCACATGCTTTATCTAGAGTTCTTTTTAAATCTTTTATCATTTCTTGTTTATTCATATGAAAATTCTCCTTCACATAATCCTTCGATTCTTGCAGGACATTCTAAACATTTTCTATCAAACTTAATAGTAATGGTTTTAGTATTAGTAGTTTTTGTAGTAGTTCTCTTATTTACCTTTACCTTAATAGGTTTCTTTTCAGCAATAGGAATTTCTACCTTAGTTTCTGCTCTCTTAGTTACCTTTACCTTAATAGGTTTCTTTTCAGATTCACTACTAAGTTTATTCATACGTTCTTCTTTAACTTTTTCTAACCATTCTTCTTTACTAATAACTTTTGTTATATCAATATCTTCCTTTTGATTAATAGAAGTTTCTTCTTTTCCTTCAAATAGTTCAGGTTCATATTCAAATAAGTCATGTAAAACAGTAACTAGTTCTTCTTCACTCATAGGAACCCATTCTCCATTTTCATAATTGTACTTTTTGATAGTTGCCATTAGTATTAAACCTCCTCAAATGCAGTAGCTAGTAGTGCGAATAACTGAGATAATTCTAGACAGTCCTGTTGATTTACAATGTGATTCTTACTTTTGGTACAAAGAATTAGTTCGTTTTCATGTGAAATAAACCATACATCTTCTTTAATCTTATCTAATACTGGAAAGTTCTCTAATAGTTGTTTAAAAGTCTCTTCAAAGCTCATTGTGATAATCTCCTTTATTTTAGTATTTGTATCGTTATTATGATATATGTTTAAATGTATTTTTAACGTTTATGGACATATAATGAGAAACGTATTTTTAATATTTTTAAGTATATATTTTAAAGATAGTATACTAAAGAAAAATAAATCAAAAAGGAGTGAATTAAAAATGATGTGTACAAGAGACTTTAATAGCAAGCAAAAGGTTGAGTTGTTAAAAAAAGCTTATCCTAAAGGAACTAGAATTCGGCTATATAAAATGGTAGGTGAAGATCAGATGCCATATGGTCTTGAAGGAGATGTTACTTTTGTAGATGATATCGGTCAAATTCATATGAATTGGGATAATGGTTCCACTTTAGCTTTGCAAGATCATGATAGTTTTTCTATCATATCTAGATAAATAAGTATCATAATGACTAAACATTACTAATCATTACAACACAAAGGAGACAGTAACAATGAAAAACACTAATGATAAGAGTTCTTATAAGGAGATTGCTAGAGATTATAGAGATATGATCGAGGGCTTAAACAATAGTTTGAGCAAACCTTATAGAATTAAAACGAAACTCGCAAACTTTGAGAAATGCCTGTTTAAACACTTAGTAAATAATGGAAATGGTGAAGATATTTGTTCTGTACTTATTTCTATTGCTGAACAAACTGGTATTCCTACTGAACTCATCAGTGATAGCGAAATTGAAATGAATGTTTTCATTAATGATGTAGATGATGAAATTGAGATTAATGAAGAACTTGAAATGAATGAATCTGTAGAAGAAAAAGAATCTTCTACTAATGAAAAGAAAGAAAAAGAAAAGGAAACTGTTGATTTCAAGGACATCTTTGAAAAAGGTTTTAATAAGACCGTTAAGAATAATCCTGTAACTTCTAGATCTGAAGTAACTAGTCTTGTAAGCCAGTATTATGATATTCAGGCATTTAGAATTGCTGGTGGTAACCGTCAGTTCCAGCTTGATAATAGTGGAACTAGTGTAGCAACTAATAACAATAATAATCCAAAAAATATTTCCTTTGCATATGTTAATGCTGGATTCAAGGAAATTGAGGGAATTATTGTTAAGTGGCTGAAGGATTATGTTGAACATGATAAAATGGGTCAATGGCTTATTGCTACTAAGGGTATTGGTCCTGTTCTAGCTGCAGGTTTGCTTTCTTATATTGATATCTCTAAGTGTCAAACTGCAGGTTCTATTTGGAGATATGCAGGTTGGGAAGGTCATCGTGCTCCTCGTAAGAAGGGTGTGAAGCTTGACTATAATCCTAAGTTCAGAGTTCTTTGTTGGAAGTGCGGTGAAAGTTTTCAAAAGCTTTCTGGTACTAAAAAAGATAAGGATGGTAATACTATTTATGAAAATGGTAAGCCTGTCTATAAGTCTTATTATGGTGGTCTTTATGCTGAAAAGCTGAAGTTCTATATTGATAAGAATGAAGCTGGTGGTTTTGCTGAAGCAGCTAAGCTTGCATTGGAAGAAAAGAACATTCAGAATGTGAAGACTAGAGCTACTTATGAATCTGGTAAACTTCCTATGGCTCATATGATTGCTATGGCTAAGCGTTATGCTGTTAAGATCTTCCTTTCTCACTTGTTCGAAGTCTGGTATGAGTATGAGAATGGGGTTAAGCCTCCTAGACCCTTTGTTGAAGTTCATCTTGGTCATGTTCATATCATGGAAGCACCTAATAAAAATATTCTTGGTTTGAAGTAAGAGGATTTGATGTAATTTCTTTAATTGTTTTAATCACTACTTAATATAGTATCATACATCAATAATGAATCATCCATAAAAACAGTATCACAAAAATGATAATGAATCACTTATAGACATTCGTAACATGGTGAATAAATGAATCAATGAGCATTATAGTATCATTAGCTGTAAATGAATCATCATCAGAAATTTAGTATCAAGGTCATCTAAATGAACCATACTGCGATATAGTATCAGTTGATATAAGTGAATCAATGAAGATTATAGTAACAGAACAGGAATAAATGAATCATACCCAAATATAGTATCAGTATCACTGAATGAAATTATTCAAAAAAATCAAAGGAGGATTTTAGAATTTCATCTATATAACAAAAAATCACGACGACCTATAGTATCAATAACCCGAAATGAATCAATATTAAAAATAGTATCAACTTTTAAAAATGAATCAAGCTCTTCAAAAGTATCATATTATTTCAATGAATCAAAGTAGTTTATAGTATCAGATACGCATAATGAAAAAAAGAGGATAGACTTATTTAAAGTCTATCCTCTTTTTTTGTTAAGAAAATGTATAAAGAAAGGAAATTTTTAATGAATTAGTCAGAATTATTATCAGGATTTTTTATATATGTATATACATAATTTCCACAATCCCAAATTCTATAATAATCTGTTTTATCCATAATTTCTTTTTCTGTTAAATTTTCATCATAATACTCTGGAAACAGTTTTTCTAATTTATGTTTTTGGAATTTAACTCTATTCTCTCTATTTGTAAAATTAGTATAAAAATAGCTAGGTTTACTTATATCATCTAATTTAAATCCAGTATTCTCGTATAGTCCACCTATAGACCATCTTCTATCAGCATATGTTATAATGCTATTCCATTCATAGTTTTCTTTAAAATACTTAAATAATTTATCAAATGCACCATATACTTGATATTCTATATCTATAGCAAATCTAGATAATTCATAATCATGATTCTTATTAAATCTAGGTTTACAAAATGTCATAACCGCTACTAGTCTATGTTCTTCTTCATTAATAGGATACCATAAACCAAGTTTTATGTTAGCTTTATCTTCACCTTGAATGTGATTTTCATTAAGAAATTGATTCTTAGTAGTTGAGTCTAGTTCTTCTATATAACATTTACTAGCTCTAATTTTAGTATTGTTATTACAACCAAGAATATGTTTTATCTTAGATTTTACTATATTCTGTTTGAAATTCCATTCATCTTCAAAGATATGAATTAAACGAATATTCTGTAAACGACAGTTTACAGTTTTATTAAGATGATAATCCTTATCAGATATATTCTTTTCACAATGCCAATATAATCCATCAAATTCTATAGCCAAGTTTCTATCTGGAATATAGATATCTAATTCTTTACCATTTAGAATAGTTCTGTTGTTTTCAGTTATTTCACCATTATAAATGGATTTAATAAAATCCATGATTTCTTTTTCACCATTACTATAACCTTTAATAAGAGAACAATCAGCACATCTACTCTTTTTTGATGTAAAATGATGAGGTAATACTTCATACTCATTTCCACAAGTATTATGTCTCATTTTTATTTTTACATTAGAGTTTATATACTTTCCTATAACAGTATATTCATCTCCAACTTGATCAAAAACCTGTTTTTCAAATTCTTCTTGAGTTAAGGTTGCATCTTTTATTCTACAATCTTTACATCTAGTACCTTGTTTAAAACAATGAGGAGTTATATATAGATCATCTTTACCACAGATATTGTGTTTCATTCTTACTTTAGTATCAGCATTTACATATTCACCTATAACAGTATATTCATCTCCAACTAAATCAAATACTTCTTTCTTATATCTTTCAGTTGTATATGATGAACATATTTTACATCTAACTCCACCTGTAGTAAAAGCATGAGGTGTAGTTTCATATGTCTGACCACATACTGAATGAAACATCGTTATAGTTTTATTATCTTTAATAAAAGGTGTAGTTGGAATATATTCATCACCGACTAAATCAAATACTTTTTTTCTAAATTTTTCATCCTTTTCTTTTTGTAAACATATTTTACATCTGTTTTTTCCTTTTTTAAAACTAGCAGGAATTATTGGATAAATTGTACCACATACATTATGTTTTACATCTATATCAGTATTGTTATTTTTGTAAATACCTAATACAGTATACTCATTACCTACTAAATCATAAACTTCTTTTTTAAATTTTTCTGTAGTACTTTTAAGATTTCCATTACATTTAGGACATCTAGTACCTTTTTTATTTTCTCTATCTTTAAAATGACAAGGTGTTACATACCAGTCATCTTTACCACATACATTATGTTTCATTCTAATTTTTGTTTTATCATTTACATATTCACCTATAACAGTATACTCATCACCTACTAAATCATAGACAATTTTCTTATATTCTTCAGTATTGGATTTGGGCCACATATATTTCACTCCTTTAACTCGGTACGTTTAAATACTTTATAGTATTGTTCCGTAAAAATTAAAAGAATAAATAAGAGGTATACTCAATTGAGTATACCTCTTAGATTTTTAATGAAATAGGATTAAGCGTTTAGATCCTTCTTTAGCTGTGCGCCAGAAGTGAAGGAAGGCTGCTTACGTGCAGGGATTAGAATCTTTTCAGCAGGGTTCTTAGGATTATGGCCTTCACGAGCTGCTACTTCACGTGCCTTAAAAGTACCGAAACCAGTAATCTGGACAATACCATCTTCACGTAGACCAGCAGTGATTAGGTCTAGAATAGTGTTAACAACAGTGTTAGCCTCATTCTGAGTTAGCTTAACGTTTTCCATAGGAGTCTTAGCGAGTGCCTTTACTAGATCAGTCTTAGTCATAATTTATATACCATCCTTTTTTTAGTTTTTAATAAATTTTTTAACATTTATTTATAAAAATTAGTTTTTAGATTTTTTATATGAAAAAACTAATTTCTATATGTATTATAAATATGTTATTAGCTTTTATTTCTTTTTTATGTAAAAATTGTATTTTTATCTTAATTTTGAAATATATATAATAAAAGAAGTTAGAAGTAATACATCATATTTTAAGAAAGGAAATGTTAAGAATATGTATAATCTATTACAGAACTATTCAGATGCTAATCCAGAAAGATTTAATGAAGATTTGATCTATTTGAAAGAACATGATACTGTATTAACTCATATCAATTCTATTTTTAAAGCACTTGAAGTAGTTAATGGAGTAGAATTTCTAGGTTCTACTATTAATGAGGATGAATCTAGTTTTCCTGATTATATCAAACATGAAAAACATCAGGTAAACATTGCTGAATCTAGACATGTATTGATTGATTTCAAATTCAAGATTTCTGATAGTAAAACTGGTGAAGAAGAAATCATTGAAAAGAGTCTATTCTTTCCAAAACTAATTGATAAGACTTATTTCATTCTAAATGGTTCTAAGTTCTTCCCTATTTATCAGATTATTGATAGTGCTACTTATAATAACAATGGTAGTCTAACATTAAAAACTCTACTAATGGGTGTTACTATTCGTACTAAGGACATTGAGTTCTATGATATGATGGGTAATAAATATGATGGAAATATCAAAGTAATAGATTTGTTTAAGAATAAGCTGAATTACTTACTATATTTCTTTGTAGATAGAGGCTATACTAAAACTATTGAGTATTTCTTAGGTAAAGAAAATACTAAGAAAATTCATTTAGTTCTAGATGAAAGTAAGGAATATAAGAAGTTAGTAAATAGTGATAATAGTTATGTAATGTTTAATCTAAAAAATGAAACTATTCTAGCTATTGAAGAAAACCTATTTGAAAGATATTTCAAATTCTTCACTAATGTAATTGAGATTCTTAGTGGAAATGAAATGTTCCAGATTATGGATCAAGATTTCTGGAAACTAGAAATGGGTAAAGTATTTAGTAGAAATAAGAATAACTATGAAAGTAAGGCTAATGATATCTTAATCTCATTTAGACGTATTCTAGATAATTCTACTCAAAGTACATTAAGACTGAAGGAAGAGAATAAGGAAGATATCTTTGCTATCATTAGATGGATGGTAAGAAACTATGAAACTTTGATCTATCAGGATAACATGGATCTACGTTATAAAAGAATTAGAATCAATGAATACTTACTTTATGATTTGCTAATTAAGATGTCTAATGCAACTTATCGTCTATTAAATAAAGCAGAAATTACAATGAAAGATAGACAGCAGTTGTTTAGTACATTAACACCTATGTATGTATTAAAGAAGATTGGTAGTAATGAATTGCTAAGATATTTCGGTGGTGTAAATGCTATTGAACTTTTCAATCCTAGCCTTAAATTCTCTCAAAGAGGTTTCCAAGGTCTAGGTGAAGGTAGTAGAGATGTTAATAAATCCTATAGAGGTCTGCACTATTCATATCCTGGAAGAATAGGTCTAACTAGTAGCTCAGCTGGTGATCCTGGCATGAGCGGAACCTTCACTCCATTCTTACAGAATTGTGGTTTCTATTTCTCAGATGAAATGTTAGATACTAACGAACAAGATTTTTAAATAGTAGTAAAGCGTATTAAATCATACTATAGCTATATATTTTAGTTATAGTATGATTCTCATAATGAAGGGAATTTATAAAAAAATGAGTTTATTCGATGATTACATGATAAATGCACAATTTAGTAAAGATTTTCCATTTGGAGTACCTTGTGATACATGGGTAACTAGAGATGGAGTAAAAATAAAACTAAAAGATATGACAATATCTCATATAAAAAATTGTATGAAAATAGTTGGTGAAGATGATCCTTGGTATCCATACTTTCAAGAAGAGCTAAATAAGAGGAAAAAGAGGAGATTTAGAACTAAATGAAACGAAAAAACTATATTTCATGGGATGAGTACTTTATGGGAGTTGCTTTATTAGCAGCTAAACGTAGTAAAGATCCAGATAGACAAGTTGGAGCTTGTATTGTAAAGAATAAGAAAATTCTAGCTACTGGTTATAATGGATTTCCTTGGGGTTGTTCTGATAATGTATTTCCTTGGATGAAGAATCAAAAAAATCCATTAGATAATAAGCAGATGTATGTAGTTCATGCTGAATTAAATGCTATTTTAAATAGTGGTAGTTCAGATTTAACTGGTAGTACTATCTATGTAGATTTATTTCCATGTAATGAATGTGCTAAAGCAATTATTCAAGCTGGAATTAAAGAAGTTGTATATATGAGTGATGAAGATTCAAATAAAGCTACCTATATTGCATCTAGAAATATGTTAAGAATTGCTGGTGTCAAAATTAGAAAATTTGGAAATATTGATTTTATCAAAAGATTAAAAGAGGTGTAATCTAATGATTAAAGTAGGAACTCTTAAGAGACTAAATAAGCGTATTGATGAGATCGTTGAAACATTTGGTTATGAGGTTTTTGAAGATGCTAAAGCACAAGTAAAAAATCTAGATTACTACTATGGTAAAGATAGAGATATCGATAATGATGATGGTGGTTATCTAGTATTTTTAGAAGATCTAACTGATTACAATGAGAATATTGGAAATATCAGTTATGTAATTCAGAATAATTGTTATGAAAATTTCAAAGAATTTGATGATGGTTTTGTAAGAGTTGACTACATGGTAAATAATGAAACTATGATTTCTGTTTATATGCTGAGTTACTTGTTTCATAAAAAAGAATAATGGAGGAAAACAATGAATGTTCTATTAAGGAAAATTGATATTAGATCAGATAATGAAATAAACATCCTTAATGAAACTATAGAAACTACTTTCTTTGGTAGAACTAAAAAAGTAGAAACCATAACTAAAGAAAAGGCAGTATATTCTTACTGGATAGAATTTCATATTGATCAAGGTAGATTCTATTATGGTGAGACTAAACCAGTACTAGTACCAAATAGAAAAGATGTATATGTATATCAAACTAGTACTAGTCATACTAAGAGAGGATTGGATAAGAGTTTAGAGATTATAACTGAGATTAAACAAAGAACTGAACTAATCCATCCTAATTGGGAAATTGAATTACATCAGATTTCAAATATGCCATTCTATAGACAATTTGACAGAGAAAAGAATCTATCAGATTACTACTAAAATAGAAGTTTTTAATCACGTAGGCGAATAGTATCAAAGGTACACAATGAATCAGATGTATTTAAAGTAACATGTTGGTATAATGAATCATATAATCCTATAGTATCATCCTCTCATAATGAATTAAACGTATTAAAAAGTAACAGAGGAAATTAATGAATCAATACTACAAAAAAGTAACAGTTTATTCTAATGAATCAGTGTAGACGATAGTAACAATGCTAATTAATGAATCAGATGTATTAAAAGTATCACATGGTTATAATGAATCAATATAGTGAATTAAGTATCAGTAGCCAGAAATGAACTATGTAGTGCAATAGTAACAATTGGAAATAGTGAATCATACTATAGATAGTATCATAGAAATGTAATGAATCACTGAATCTAATTTTTAGTAACAAGACTTACTAATGAATCATAGGAGGTCTTAAAGTATCAAAGATATGTAATGAATCAACTTGAATTGATAGTATCATTGAATGGGAATGAATCATAGCTTTGAATAGTATCAAATATATGTAATGAATCACTGAATCCCTAACCTGTATCAAGGGGATGAAATGAATCACAAAAACTGATAGTAACACATAAAATCAATGAATCATATAGTGTAATAGTATCACACTTGCTAATGAATCAATGATTTTAACAGTATCATATGCGGCTAATGAATCATGTCTGTGATTAGTACCATATATCTTTAATGTAAAACAAAGATTGGATAAAGACTTTAGTTAGTCTTTATCCAATCATTTTTTTTTTTAGTTCATTTTGATAGCAATACCAAGTTCAGGGAATCTAGCTTCCATTAAAACTTTACCATTGCTATATCTTTCTTCTTTATTCCATTCTTCCTTTAAGAACTTTAAGCCACGAATAATCTGCTTAGTAACTTCTCTTAAATCAGAAGATTCTCTAACAGGAACACAGAAAGATTTAGGATTATAAGATAGAATCTTTAAAGGTTCACAGTTAATTCTTAATCCATTTTCATCATAAGCAACTGCTTCATTGATCATTAGATAATGGTTATGATACTCAGTATCTAAAACTACTTGTTTAGTTTTACTAGGTAGATTGAAATCAATAGATTCAAAGTAAGCCTGAATATCTAAATCAGTATTATCTAAAGTAGTATCGAAGTTAAAACTACTTTCATTGATAACCTTACGCTTATAGACTAGATTCATTTCATTTAAACGCTTATCCCAGAATTCATCAGTGGATTCTTGAGTCAGATTTTCAATGGAAATAGTTTCATTCCATTTAGTGAAATAGTTAGATACTAGAACCTTACCTAGATCAGTAAAATCTTCAGTATACATTTTGGAATTAATACCAAAAGTCTCTAGATTTTCAATACCAGTATCAGTTAGTAAGTTTTTACCTTCACACCAAGTATAAAATCTTTCTAATATGTTACAAGAATGATTCTTATTCATAACTTCTTACTTGCACTTCCTCTCTTTTAAAGATACATTTTCATATTACATTTATCTATTTGTTCTTTTAAATCTTTATCCTACAAAGATTTTTCTATGTCTACTAGATTTATTGAAGTTTCCTCTCCATTTTTCTAGTAATTGTTTCTTGTCTTCAAATGCTGAATCAAGTCTATCCATGAATAACTCTAAGTTACCAAATGTAGTATTGATAGTAGCAAAACGTTGTCTAATAGGATAAAGAGCTATACGTACATCATATAAAGCGCATTCTAAAAACTCATTTCGATATCCTAAAGGAATAGTAGCTAAATGATCAGGATGAATAGTTTTTACTTCTACAGTAAACTTACCTAATAGTTGAGTTTTAGGATATACTGAAACTATGTTAGGTGCTTCATAAGCAAATGTAATAGGTTGTAAGAACATAGAAGCAATATCAGCTGTCATTTGTCTATTAACAGGATCACTATCATAGTATGCTAAAGGTAAACCAGAATTACCCATGTAATTCTCTGCTAATACTTTAGAAACACCAAGAATTTCTTTATCAGTTTTTAGATAAAAAGTATTAAAACGATTAGGTACTTTGTCTTCAGCTGGAGTAATAGTTAGTAATTCATAATGAGGATAGTAAATACTGAAAGTAGGAACTGTCTGAGTTCTTACTACATCCATTATCTCATTAGCATCTAATTCTAATACTTGTAAACTAGCACCTAGATTTAGTTCTATATATTGCAATACATCAGTAGGATTCATTGCCATAATGTATTAGTCACCTACTTTCTGTTGATTAGCCTTCGATATCTCTTTGAATACCAGTATCAATAATCATATCGTTGTAATGAGAACCATTAGGAACTTTTAATTTACCTTGATTAGGATCAGCTAATACTCTTAAAGGATCATCATTATTGATTTCATCCTTTAGATCTTTAGTAGTAGCATTACCTTGATTTTCAGGAGAAATTTCATAAGTATTGGAACTAAAGCCAGGAACTATAAAACTAACTTTGTTACTATCGTCCATAGTATCATCAAAAGCTTCAGACTTAATACCTAGTGCAAAGTTCTTGTAGTTATCTACATACGTATTACCAAATTCGATTAATCTAGTATCTTCAGAATAAGTCTTTAGTTCAAAGTAAACATCAGCTTTTTCTTTTTTTAGATAACGATTTACAGTTTCTTGTAAGAGTTTCATGTTATTGATAAATCTTACTTGTTCCATTTCATCTAAAGTATCTTCTATATCAATGGGATTTACATTTAAAGCAATACCTAAAAACTTACCATTATCTACAAACTGAACACTAGATTCAGTAAAGTAAGGTTTTAGATAAGAGTTCATCTTACTTCTCTGTAGGTCATGATTGATGTTTTTAGCTATACGTAAACCCATTTTCTTTAAATCTTCTTTATTATAAGACATATATCATAAACACCTGCTTTCTTAAATTAGATGACTTTAAGGATTTTTACTTTATAATGATATGTTTTTAACAAAAATACTATTTTTATAGAAATAGATAAAAAAATGAGATAAAGGGAGATTATCCCTTTATCTCATTAGAGTATTAAAGATTAGACGTAGTCAACACCAGTAATTTCCTTGAACTGTTCTTTAGTAATAACACCTTTACGAACAGCATTCTTTACCATAGGTAGGCTCCATAAGCCAGCATCAAAGTAATACTTAACTCTTTCAAAATTCATAATTACTGTACCTCCACATCTTCTAGAGTCATCATATTCTGATATTCCATACTAGCAGCAATAGATGCTAGAGAAGTAGCAGTTAGTTCTTCATTAGTCATTTCTTCAGAAGGAGTATTCTTAGCATCTTCAAAAGCTTCGATAACAGCTAGTTTTTCTTCAGGAGTAGTTGCATTAGAGAAATCAGCACCATCATTCTCATACTGCATTACCATCTGTCCTAGAGTACCAAAGAAACCACCATTGATTTCACCAGCAGAGCAAACAATAGTGATAGAGGGAACTGCTGCTACAGGGAATTCTTCAATCCACTGTTCAGCAGTGAATACTTTACCATTAGGAGTAATAATGGGATCTACTTTATTCCAAATTGCATATCTTTTTAGCATAGTTTTATTCAATCCTTTCTTTATTAAAGTATTTTGTAAACTTCTACTGTATATGTTGAGTCATCATGTACATTGCTTTGTATGTTACCTCCAGCAAAAAGAGCATAATCGCCAACACCTACACCTACATGGTTATCTCTTGCCACAGATAGAGGTGTTAGAATTTGTTTTGTTAGATTAGCATCATAAGATTCAGCAACATTTGAACGAGTATAGTTATTAGTATAACCGCCTGCAACGACTACAATTTCTGGTGCAGAAACACCTTTTACAGATCTTCTAGCTTCTGATAATGCTGCTATTGAAACTCTAGTTAATGATGCATTATAAGCATTTGCATAAGCAACACTATTTTGATGAGCTTCTGCGCTATCACCACCTGCAAATACAGCAAAATTATTCATAGAAGCACCAGCACCATTAGCTGCTGCGTTAGGTAACGCATTAGTAAGAGTTGTAGTCATAGAATTTAGATTTAAAGCTTCAACATTAGTAGTTCTAGGTTTATCAGAGCCTGCAGCAACACCACCTGCAAATAAAGCGTAGTCTCCGACTCTACCAGGCATAGATCTAAACATACCAGCATTAGCAACTAATCTAACATAAGAACTAGTTAAATTATTGTTAACTACATATACTGTATTGTTATATGATGTAATAGATGAAGAAGCTGAACCAGATTTACCACTAGCAAATAAAGCATATCCTTTAGCGGATAAAGGAGTCATATCAGCAATAGAAATTATCGTAAGACTTGTAGTAACTTTAGTTAAATTGGCATTATACACATCTAAAGAAGAAGTTGTATAACCATTAGTATTATAACCTCCAGCAAATACAGCATTTTCTTTATTACCAGTATATGCGGATTCTAGATAACTTTTAGCTTCTGTTAATTTAGATATTGTACCAGTGAATTTTGTTAACTGAGAATTAAAAGCTTCTAAATTTGCAGTATTGTTGTTATAACCACCAATATATCCACCAGTAAATACTACATAGTCACCTACATTAGTTGCAGTATGGCCTAAACTTCTATTTGTTAGATTAAATGTATTTCCGTAATAAGCAACTTCTTTAGAACTAGAGAAAAAAGGTCTAGCTACACCATTAACACCAACGTATGCTTTTTTAGCTAGCTTAGCTACGTTACTAACACCTACATATATCTTTTTACCTTTTTTAGATGTATTAGAAACACCAATATATAGTTTACCTGACATTAGAGTTAACACCCCTTTCTTATCAGAGTTTATTTATTATAAATTTGTTGAACTATAAAATCTTTAAAATAGAGTGAGATTCTATTGATCTAATTAATAAGATGTTCTATCGTTAGTTACTAAAAAAGAAATCTAGGATATGTGCTTTTTATACACATATCCTAGATTTCTTATCAAAATTTTTAATCAATGATGTCAATAACTACAGATAATGCAATTGTAGGAGTTGTTTCACAAGTAAAAGTTAAGCTATTTGTAGTTTGAGAAACACAAGTAACTTCTGCATCTTTATAATCAGTTAAAGAAGAAGATGCAGGATTAACAATTATTAGATTATTATCAGTAACACCGTTACAAGTAACTGTCTGTGTATTATTAGACCAACCTGCTGTTGTTAAACTAACAGTAACATTAGTCATAGTACAGGTTCTTTTGTTATTACTATATACACAGCCATCAGTTCCTACATAAGCAGTCTCATGAGAATAAGTTTGAGAATTATCTGCTAGAGAGATTGCACCAACTAAGTAAATCTTACTAGAAGTCTTAGTAGAACCAGCAGTATTCTTAGTATCTGAATCATCTCTCCATGCAGGATTACCACTACTATCAGTTTTCCAAACTTTATTAATTTGTCCACTACTAGAAGTTACATAACCTTCACTTGAAGAACTATTTGCTTTCCAAGTATTAGTATCTTCACTTGGAATTCCTAAAGCAGTTATATCAGATTTAGCAACATTACTAACACTACTAACATGACCTAAACTATCTACTTCAATCTTATATAAACCAGAAGATTTAGATTCATATGAAGGATGAATATAGTTATTAGCTCCTTCAGCCATACCTTCTAGTTTTTTCTTATCATTAGCTGACATCAAACCATCAGTTAATGTAGTAGCAACTGCATCAGGAATAGTAATGGTTCTACTATTCATGCCAGTTATATGTCCTTGATTATCAGATACAGGTTGTGTTACATTAAAAGATCCACCAAATTTAGGAGATTCATTTTTTGTAGGAACACCAGTATATGCAGTATAAGTAGGATGTTGATAGACAACTGCTTCTTCAGCCATAGGAGCATATAGATTAGTAGAAGTTGTACCAACAGTAACAGTACCAATATGAATACCTTCTGTGTAATTATTAGTACACTTTACAGTAGTACCATTAATAGTGATATTACCATTAGTATCACTAGTAACACTAACTGATCCAGAACCAGTAATCTTATGACTAGAAGTTACTTCATTATTTTCAACATGATTTAAGAAAACTTTACCATTAGTTAAAGCACTAGTAGTATTAGTATTGGCTGTAGTAGAATTACTAATTACGTTTTTACTTTCATAATGAGTATCAGTATTAGGATTAGCTGGCATGGTCATAGTAGTAGTACCTTTTCCAGTAATATGACCTTGAGCGTCATAAGTAACAGTAGGAATATTAAAAGTACCACCAAAAGTTAAAGTCTTGTTTGCATCACCTTGTGCAGTACCAGCAGTAATACTATTTTTATGGTTAAAAGTAGTACCGCTAAGTTTTAAACCAGTACCTGCATCATAAGTAACAGCTTCATCAGGCATAGGCGCATATAACTTAGTATCATTACCATTGATATTGATAGTACCAATATGAGTACCAGATGCTAAAGCACTAGTATAACTTACGTTATCTCCACTTTCTGCACCATTAATAGTGATATTACCATTAGTATCACTAGTAACACTAACTGATCCAGAGCCAGTAATCTTATGACTAGAAGTTACTTCATTATCATTTTCAACATGATTTAAGAAAACATTACCATTAGTTTGACTAGAATTTGAAGTATCATTAGTAGCACCAACAATATTTTTACTCTTATAATGGGTAGTTTTGTCAGCACCTTCAGCAATTCCATCTAGTTTTTTCTTATCATTAGCTGACATCAAACCATCAGTTGATTGTGTTGCAGTATCATCAGGAATAGTAATGGTTCTACTATTCATAGCAGTTATATGTCCTTGGGTGTCTGATACAGGTTGTGTTACATTAAAGGATCCACCAAATTTAGGAGATTCATCTTTTGTAGGAACACCAGTATATGCATTATAAGTAGGATGTGTATAATTGTTAGCACTATCTTCAATTCCATCTAGTTTTTTCTTATCACTAGATGACATTAAACCATTACTATTAGTAGTAGCATTAGAATAATTTGCACTAATGGTAACACTATCAGTATCTTCATTAGCTTCAAGAACGATATTACTACCAGCAATTATTCCTAAACTGCTTTCAGATTGATTAGCATCAAGAGGAATAGTTGTACCATCATTAGTAACATTTACAATGCTAAATGCATTTTGGTTCTTTTCAGCATTAGCAGGAGCATGAGATAATTGAGAATGGTCATAAGCAATTTTACCCTTATCACCATAGTAAGCAGTAGCTGATGTTTCACCTAAAGCTAACGTTTCAGAAATAACTGCATAAGCAGTACCACTCCAACGATAAGTTTTCTTAGAAGTGAGATCAACATAAATCTTACCAGATTCTGCAGCTATTAATGTAGTATGACTAGATTCTTTATAGAATTTACTATTGTATAAGTAGCCTTCTATTATGTCATCAACGTAAGAAGGTAATTGAGAGGAAGGAATTAAACCTCTTTCATCCAAAGTAGCAACACCATTAGCAGTACCCATTTCAGTACGCTTAACCTGTGCATCATTAGTAACATTACCTAAACCTACTTGATTATTAGTTACTCTATGAGGGTTATCAAATTTTTCAATATGTGAAGTTATACTTACACCAGAACTATTTCTGATTTCGGTTAGCTGTTCTTGTATGTTAGAGGTAATACCGTCTAGATAGTTCAGTTCTTCAGTAGTTACTTCAATGCCATCTAAGACGTTTAGCTCTTTAGTAGTAGCAGTAATACCATCTAGGACGTTTAATTCGTTAACATCTGCTTTAATACCATGTAAAGTATTTAGTTCACTAGTAGTAGCTGTAATACCATTTAGAGTGTTTAACTCATTAACGTTTGCTTTAATACCATGTAAAGTATTTAGTTCACTAGTAGTAGCAGTAATACCATCTAAGACATTTAATTCGTTAGCAGTAGCAGTAATATCTTTAATGTCAGATATTGTATGATTATAATTACCATTAGGTATTGTAGTTGTAATTGTTAGATTACTACTACCATCAAAACTACCAGAACCTGAAACATCACCAACTAAAGATATTGTTCTACTATTTGCAAGTTTATAAGCTGAACCAGAAATATTTGCTGTTATTGTATTAGTTTCAGGATTTAAAGTTACGCCACTATCAAAAAATGTAGTATCTGTAGTTTTAGTAATTTGACCGCTTGGACCTAGTAATAAAGGATATTGACTGTTATCAATTTTAGGTGTTTGAGTTACCTTAGTATCAGTCCAAGGTATATTAACGAACATTTGATCATCGGAGTTTAATTCTACAGGATAGTTTTGCTTGTTTTCTTTATAACCGATTTTAACTAATCCAAGATCACTATCAGTAGCAGTATCATAAGTAGTATCTTTTGCTTTAATAACAACTGCTTTATTTTCAACAACAGGTTCTAATACAACATTAGGACCAGCAGCTAGAATTAAAGTATCGGCGACAGCTTCAGCAACAACATCTTCAACAATCTCTACTTTTTCACTATCTTCTACTACTTCAGCGATTTTAATTTCACTGAAAGCATTTTGGTTTAAAATTTCTTGAATTGTATATCCGCCATCTTTAATGACTTTACCAGTAGTATCAGCAAATACAGCAACTTTATCAAGTTCTGCAGATTCAGGACCAACTATATTGGTATTCAATTCAAGCTCATTAATTAAATTTTTAAGATCAATTTGCTTTGCTTTTATCTTATTCCCCAATTTAAAAAACACTCCTTTCTTTTATAGTTTCTTATAATGATATGTTTTTTAGTAAAGTAAATGATATTAGAATATGCATAAGAAATGCATATTCTAATATTCGTTAATTTTAGTCAATAATGTCAATATCTACAGTTAAGTCAGCTGTAGGTATATTTTCGCAAGTAAAAGTTAAACTATTAGCAGCTTGAGTGGTACAAGTAACACCTGCGTTCTTATAATCAGTTAAAGAAGCAGATGTAGGACTAACAATTACTAAGTTATCAGTAGTAACACCAGAGCAAGTAACAGTTTGAGTATTACTAGACCAACTAGCAACAGCTAAAGTAATAGTTACTCTAGTTTTAACTTTAGTTATATAATTAGCAGGTAAATAAGTTTCCTTCAATGCATTAAATGCAGATGACACATCATCATAAAGTGCAAATGTAGAACCCTTTGTTGCAGTAACAGCACCATTAGTAGCAGATATAGAAGTAATAGCATTACCATCACCAGTTTCAGTTACAGTAGTGACAGTATCATTATCTACTCCCCAAACAGCAGTACCAGCAGCAGACCAACGTAAAATTTGTCCACTAGAACCACCACTAGGAATATGTTTATTACCAGCAGTAGTAGGATGAGTATAAACAGTATCAGTAGCTGCAATAGTAACCTTATCATTAGTAGCATCAGGTGTTAAAGTAATGTTAGTACCTGCCACTAAAGTTAAAGTATCAGTTTTAGTATCAGCAGCAATAGTAGTTGAACCAACCTTTACATTACTAAAAGCATTCTGGTTTACTTCTGCACCAGTAGCAATTCCAGCTAACTTATTCTTTTCGGTAGTAGTATAGTCGTTAGTTGATAATCCTTTTCCGTCTACTTTATCAACCTTTTTTCTTAAATTGTTTGCAACCCAAGTCTTTAAATCGTCTCTTAGGTTTACTAAAGCTTGTAAAATATCCATTATATTTTAACCACTCCTTTTATCTAAATCTTAATAAAAATTTTATATAAGTTTTCTAAGAACAATTTACCATTTACATATCCTTTATTAATAGTATGTTCTTTAAGATAAAATTTGCATAAAAATCTCCTATATCTAAAGCTATAAAGTTTTAGATATAGGAGAAAATTTTTAATCATTAAGAAACGATTGCAGTAGTATCAAAAGATAATAAAGAATAATCAATATCTACAATATAGTTGTAAATAGGTACGCCCTTTAATGAAACATTAGTAGTATTAATACCATCTTTATTAACAGTCATAATAATGTTACCAGATTTATCAACGATATTATAAGTCTCAGAATTATCTTCTGTAATGTTAGGAGCATTATCTAGATCGTTATAGTTACCAGAGAAATCTGATTTACTATTCCAAGTATTTCTCTCATTAGCAGTAATATGAACAGTAGTATTACCAGTATGAGTAGTTAAAGCTGTTTGATCAGCTTTAGCATTCCATGCAGTCTTATCTGCTTTAGTAACATGGATATCTCCATTACTAGTATGAGTACTTAAATCAGTAATGTTCTTATTCCACTTAGTTCTTTCTGCTTCAGTAATATGAACAGTAGTATTACCAGTATGAGTAGTTAAAGCTGTTTGATCAGCTTTAGCATTCCATGCAGTCTTATCTGCTTTAGTAACATGGATATCTCCATTACTAGTATGAGTAGTAATAGTTGTACGAATATCACTGTGAGTAGAAGTATCACTACCATGAGTACTTAGTAAATCTTTAAGAACATTACCTTGTTTAGCACTTAAAGGTTTATTAGTATCAGTAGATGTTAGATTATTAACAATATCGGTAACATTTACTTTACTATCAAGAGCCACTTTTACATCAGTACCATTAACAGTAATTGAAGTTTTTGCTTTAATATCAGTTGTTTCTAGACCAGAATTATCTACTCTTAGAATTACATTACCAGAATTATCAACAATAACCCATTCTTTTGATTCAGAAACAATAGTTTCACTTAACTCAGCCTTTAGAGCATCTAAAGCTGTTTGCTGTGCAGTTGAAACAGGTTTGTTAGCATCGGATGTATTATCTACATTACCTAAACCAACCTGTGCTTTAGTAACACTATGAGGATTATTCTTATTAGCAATATGGTTATCCCAATTAGTTCTTTCAGTAGGTGTAATGTGGATACTTCCATCAGTAGAATGAGTATCTAAAGCAGTTGATAACCCATCAAGTAATGTTCTAAGAACTTTACCCTGATTAGCACTTAAAGGTTTATTAGTATCAGTAGAAGTCAGATTATCAATGATATCAGAAACATTTACCTTACTGGTTGTAATTGAATCAATTAAACTCTTATTTGACTTAATATATGCAACAATTTCACTTAGTTGGTCTAAAGTTGTATCATCACTATCAGCTAATGCATTTAGTCTTCTTTTTAAGTCTTCTATAAAAGTAGCTTGTTCACTAAACTTAGTAGTAACATCAGTACCATCAACAACTACAGTTTTTGCTTTAACATTAGTTGTTTCTAGGCCAGAATTATCAACTCTTAGAATTACATTACCAGAATTATCAGCAATTACTACATCACCAGAGTTATCCTCAGTAATGTTAGGCTTATTACTTAGATCGTTATAATCTCCACTAAAGTGGAAATCATTCTCTCTATGATTATCTAAAGCTGTATCAACTTCATCTATTGAAGTTTTTAGAACATTACCCTGATTAGCACTTAAAGGTTTATTAGTATCAGTAGAGGATAAGTTATCAATGATATCAGCAGTATTTACTTTTGCATCAACTAAATCTTTAAGAACTTTACCCTGATTAGCACTTAAAGGCTTATTAGTATCAATAGAAGTTAGATTGTCAACTATATCAGCAGTATTTACCTTGTTGCTAATTAAGGTTTCATGTTCACTAAACTTAGTAGTGACATTAGTACCTTCAACAACTACAGATTTTGCTTTAATGTCAGTTGTCTCTAGACCAGTACTGTCTACCTTTAAGATAACATTACCAGAGTTATCGGCAATTACAACCTCACCAGAACCATCTTCGGTAATGTTAGGTTTATTCTCTAGATCGTTATAATCACCACTGAAGTGGAAATCATTCTCTTTATGATCATTTAAAGATGTTTCTAAAGCGTCAATCTGTCTATCAACGTCTCCACTACTAAGACTTAGTTTAGTAGTATGAGCACCTTGAGCATCTACTTTAAAGATAATGTTACCATCATTATCGGCAATTACAACCTCGCCAGAACCATCTTCGGTAATGTTAGGTTTATTCTCTAGATCGTTATAATCTCCACTAAAATGAAGACTAGTATCTTCTTTATGAGTAGCTAAAGATGTTTCTAAAGCGTCAATCTGTCTATCAACGTCTCCACTACTAAGACTTAGTTTAGTAGTATGAGCACCTTGAGCATCTACTTTAAAGATAATGTTACCATCATTATCGGTAATAGAAACTTCACCAGAACCATCTTCTACGATGTTAGGTTTATTCTCTAGATCGTTATAATCACCACTAAAATGAAGACTAGTATCTTCTTTATGAGTAGCTAAAGATGTCTCTAAAGCATCAATTTGTCTATCAATATCTCCACTACTAAGTTCTAATTTAGTAGTATGAGCACCTTGAGCGTCTACTCTAAAGATAACATTACCAGACTTATCAGCGATAGTTACTTCACCAGAACCATCTTCAGTAATGTTAGGTTTATTTTTTAGATCATTATAATTACCATTAAAGTGAACACTAGTATCTTTTTTATGCGCATCAATAGTAGTATTTATAACATCTACGTCAGTATTTTTAGCAGGAGTGTAACCTAATGAAGAGATTATCTTACTTTTAGTTACTGATTGACCAGAAAGTTTTTGTAATCCATTTTCAAGTTGGATATTTATACTCATATGATTGAAATTACCTCCTTTCAAAATTTGTATAGAGAAATTTCGTTTAAAAATTTATAAAATAGCTAAATAATATAAAAAAATCTTATATTATTTAGCTATTTTTATATCTTAAATGTTTACCAATTATTTATATAATTAAATATAAGCCTTAATATAAGTTGGGAAGTATAAAGCATATCCTTCAACAGCATTAGCATCAGTAGAATTAGTTCTATGGTGTGCTACAATTAAGTATTGAGCGTTAGAAGGTACAGCTATATTAGTTGTGCTCTGTCCTTTTTCAACAGATTGACGAGAACCGCTCAAATCAATTAAGTCTTCATCAATACTAAACTGATAATAAGTGGTAAAATTATTTTGTGCAGTTATATCAATTTTGGAATATCCTTTAATAGGACAATAAGCAGTATAATAACCATCTTGAGCAGTTGCTAAAGATGTACCACTACTCATAATCCAAGTATTATCAAATATCTCAAAATCAGATTCAGTTAACACTTTATCTTCGGTTGGTAAATCTTCAGGTAATTCACTTTCACCACTACTAGTACCACCTTTAACGTCAGCATAGATATAGATATCACCATTAACGTCTGGTACGTTAATAGTGGTAACATCTCCAGAAGTAGTATAAGCATTTTTTAATTCACCATATCTCATCATAATGCTAATACCTTCACTACCTAAAGAACAACCACTATTTAAAGTTAAAGTAGCATTAAAACTCTGTCCTTTTTGTACTGTAGAAGGACCACTGTATTCAATACCACTATCTAATACAAGATATACTTTATATTCACTATCAAATTCAGCCTTGTTACTATTATCACGCAACCAGCTAAATTCAGATGTAATAGCTTCATATGTCAATGTATTTCCTAATGGACTTAAATGAGTTCCATCAGAAGCAAAATAAGTTTTATCCTGACCACCAGAAATAACATTATTTTTACTAGTTAATAAATCAAGGCGACATCCAAATTGTCCTAAAGAAACAATGTGTTCATTTAAAGGTTTAATACTTCCAGCACGACCATCACAAGCCCAGCAAGTATTTAAAATTAAAATTACATTAAAATACTCACATATATCAATAAACTTTTGATATAGATATTTATTACCACCATTAGTGCCGATTGTAACTACAATAGCTTCAGGTTTTAAACGTGGAACCATACTACGTACAGTATTAACACAACACATAATATCTCCAGAACCTCTACCACAAGCAATAGAATTGCCAAAATATCTACCACATCTAATTGCAAAGGCATCGTCTGGTAGATTATGAGTTCCCTGAGTAATACTATCTCCAAAGAACATAACCTTGGGTTTAGTACACCAAGTACGACCATACCATTTACGAATAACTGGAGAGCCAGATGATACAAACAATTGTGGAGAATCATACATACGTCCAACTGGACTCTTTCCTCTAGTCAAACCAGTACTTGACTCATCCTTTTGTGCTACTGTTTCTAATCCGGCTAAGAAAGTTACTGATTTATTTGTATGATCATTAATAATTGTTGCTCTAATAGGACCATCAGCTTTTTCTAATTTAATTGTAAATAGATGATTATTATCTTGACCACCAATTGAATCAACTACATCGCTAATATCTACATTCTTATAGAAAGAAGAAGGTACATTACCTCCATTACTTCCTTTTGCTAGTTTCATAATTTTATTTTTAAAATTAACACATAACATAGTTCCATGTGAACAGGAACCTTGTGTAGTTTTAGTACTTAAATAGATTTCTTCTTGATTGGTGATTGTTTGTACTTCAACAGCCATAGTTTGAGCATCTGCTAAAATAACTTTATTTAATAAGATTCCATTTCCAATACCAGTATTTAAAACTAAGCCACCATCTTTAAAAGTACCATTGATTTTATGGTCTACAAAATCGTTGTAATCTAAAGAATCGGGATTAGCAAAATCAGCAAAATATAAAAAACCTTTATGGCGTTCTTTAGATTTTGGAACTTCAATATTAAAATCAGAGAAATTAGCAAAATCATTTGAAATATAAAGCATTGTTGCTGTTTCTGGAATACTCAAATACTTGCAAGTTCCAGAATTCCACTGCTCAATTATATCTGTTTTTGAGGAACCAATTAAAGTACAATATCCAGTTGAATTTGGATAAGCATTAACTATAATTGTACTGCCTCTATATTTTCTTACATCAAAAGTGCATTTTTCATAAGAAGAATTTGAAGCAGCAGAACAAGAAGCTGAGTAATATCCGGTAGATGTAATAGGATAAATTCTCTCTTTATCTGATTGAACGATACCTTGTTCAATTAAATTTAAATGGGAAGCCTCTAAAGTTTGACCTTTTTCAAAATTTTGAATTAAATAAGACATCTTAAATACCCCCTAATTATTATTTATAAATTTTTAAATTAGTGGGGAAGTAACTATATGTTAAACCATCGTCCTTAATACGAGAATGAGCTACAATTAAATATTTAGCTTTACTTGGAATACTTTGTTCATTTAAAGTAGTACCTTTGTCTACTTTAATTCTAGCACCTGTCAATTTATAAGAGCCATCAGTAGTAAAGAACTGATAGTAAGCTGCATTTTCATTATTTGCAGTTATATCAAGTTTTGTATAACCTGTAATATCAATAGGTAAGTAAGAACAGAAATAGTTTGTACTTGTTGTTCCAGCACTTTCATCTTGATTGTCTAATAAAGTAGTATCAGTTCCATTTAACCAGGTATGATTTAAAACTACAGTCATATCTGCAGTTATAATACCGTCACTTGGCATAGTTGCCCCATTTGCGTATGGATGTTTTGCAACAGGATTTTCAGGCTCAACAACATCTCCATTACCACCATTATCATCTTCACCAGTAGCAGTATTCTTAGTAGGAACCTTAATAACAACAGTGCCAGTAACCTTTGCAATACTAATAATGATAGTATTGCCATTAACAGTAACGCCAGAAGTTACAGCAGAACCACCCATAGTAACAGTAACACCAGCAGCACCTAGTTCATAGCCTTCAGCAATAGTAACAGTTGCATTTAATGCAGCATCCTTGTCAACAACACGATTACCACTATAGGTAGCACCACTACCTAAAACAGTAGAAATACTCCAAGAAGATAGAGTACCAATGTTAGATGTGCTAAAATTAGCACCAGTTAAAGTAATTATCATAACTTAAATTTTCCTCCTTTAAATTTTTATCCTAGGATCATTTGACCTAAAACACCAACGCCAAGTATAGAAGAAGTAGCATCAGCATTGATATCGTCATCATTACCAGTATCATCATTGATGTCTTCATCTACTTCATCAGTTATTACTACAATAGTACCAACAGGAATCTTATTTTCTGAATTAGCAGCTTCATATTCTTCTCTAGTACCAATCCATGTAGTATTAAATGAACCCTCATTTCCATCACCTTTAGTAAAAGAAATCAATGAACCTAATACTGATAGACCTTTTATATACTCAGTAAGTCTAGTTTCAAGTTCATCTAAATACATACTTAGTGATGAACTAGGAAAACTACTACCTTCACCACCAGATTTAACATCAACATCTTCAGCATTAACTAGGAAGAATTGACCACCACCAGTTGAATAACCTTTTGGTTTTATAGTACTTTGTATTTCAACAGCCATATATCATTTCTCCCTCCTTTTAACTAACTTTTACAGTTGATGAACCAAGTGCAACCTGATCAGAGAAGTATACATTATAAGATTCTGTATGACCAGAAGCATTTGTTAAATCAAAAGTAGTTTTTAAGAAGAAGCCACCATCAAAACCACCAACATTAAAATTAGGTGTACCATAATCTGCAGGTAAAGCAAATACAATATACTCACCAGTTCCAGGATTTACTGTAAAGGTAATACTCTTGGAACTTTGTAGCTTACGAGTTAAACCTAAGATAGCTGCATTGTCAACAGTTGCACTATTACTAATAACACCATAGTATACACCATTAACAAAGGATACAGAAGTAGTCTTCTCTGCAGAAGCTCCACGTTCATCAGTAGCTACTATCTTATAGGTTTTCTTACTAGTTAGATTTAAACCACTATAGGTATGAGTAGTTAGAGTCTTTTCTATAGCAGTACCATCTAATGTTAGACTTTCAGGAGTCTTACTAGTAGCCCATGTTAGAGTAACAGAGTTAACAGTAGAACCAATTTCAACAGTACCAACATTGTTAGTAAAGCTACTAATAGTAATTGCTTCATATAGTAAATCAGCTAACTTTGTATTAATCTCATCTATCTCAGTATCATAAGTTTTAGCTTCGATGATGATAGCTTTATTTTCCTTATCAGGTGTTAAAGTAATGTTAGCACCAGCAGCTAAAACTAGAGAGTCAGTAACATATTCTGCTGCAACGTTGTCAACATGTGTTATGTCACCTTCTTGAGTTTTTTCAGCAACCTTAACTTCACTGAAAGCATTCTGATTTATAATTTCCTGAACAGTATATCCGCTATCTTTAAGAACTTTACCAGTATTGTCACTGAATATTGCAACGTTGTCAGTTATAACAACAGTTTCACCTTCTCCACCTTCGCTACCACCACTTTCAATATCAGGACCAATTACTACTCTATCTAGTTTACTGTTAAGTTCGTCTATTGTAGTTTTAATAACACTGTTTTGTACTGGATTAGTAGAGTTAGCATCTAACTTACTATCGGCTATAGCTAAACTCTGTGTAAAAGGTAAAGCATTAACATTAGTTTCGCCATCGCCTATTTTTATACGAGGATAGTTATGAGTACTATCTACATCGTAGATGATTAATTCACCCTCTTTAGGTGAAAAGTTTATGGCTTTTAGCCAATTGGCTTCAACATCATGCTTATGTTGAATTCTGCCATTGATTAACTTTTCAGCCAATTTATACATCTCCTTTCAATTTATCAATTTCAAAATTTGGAGCAAATAGTGAGATATCATTTCAATCTCACTTTATAATTTTCATAATTAATGTAATGTTTTTCCGATTGCAAAAAGTATTTGTTTAATCACCTAAAAACGAATTTTTAGGTGATTTTTTTAAGATAGAAGAATTTCTTCAATCTGTTCATCACTTAAGGTACAATTATAAATTCTACAATCATTTAGAATACCCTTTGCAAAACGTCCTTTTCCACCAGTTGTTGTTTGATAACAACCGAGAAGTAGATTTTCAGGAACTGCAACATATTCAACTTGTTTTGTATTTGTATAAATTTGACCATTTTCATTGTAACATCTTGAAATTGTAATATTGCCATCAGCTGCCTTTCTATAAACAACCTTTGCTCGTTGTAGATCAGCATTTGCAATATTACCACCTTGAGAGTTAGAAGAAATATTTAAATCTTGTCTAAACTCAGATATTATACCATTAGGACCATATTGTAGGATTAAGCCAGGATAAGGATATGCTTCTGTCATACAGTGAGCAACAACATATTTACTTGCAACGAAAGAGCTTTCTCCAGTATGAGTCCAATCAATAAAAATAGTAAAAGGTGTGTCTGTTGCTAGAGGACTGATACCAGTATCAATATAGTTTGTACCATCAAATTCGGTTACAGCAGGTAGACTATATAGTAAAGTTGAATCATCAGGAATAGTAGAATCTTGAATTCCACTGATTGCAACAAAACATGTAGCATAACATTCACCACAAGTTGCAGTAATAATTGCATTTCCATTAAATATAGCGGTAACAACACCATCTTTTACAGTAGCAACACTGTCATCATTAGTAGACCATATAATTCTATCTGTAGTATTTATTGGTTCAACAGTTGCTATTAATGTTTGAGTTCCCCTACTAGTAAATACAAGTTCGGTTACAGATAATGTAATACCAGTACATGGTACTCTTTCGATTGGTGATAACATATTGAAATAGTGATCAGTCCAATCTCGTCTTAAAACAGCAAAGTTTCTTATTTGCTGAATATTGTTTCTTGCAATAGATGGAATTCCAACATAATTTCCATTAGCAGTAGTAGATGCATAATCTTCTTTTATTAAGTCAGAAGATATAACATCTGTAAATCGTTCAAATCTATTAATGATATTTGATAAAGATAATGCAGAATTTTTTAATTCTATCCAACGATCTTGAAGTTCTTTATAGAAATTTTGCTCTAAACGTTCATATAGTAAATTTCCTTGACGTTCATTTACCATATCTTCGAAACTTGTACGAGCATAATCATAAGAAACAAGTGTTTCTCCATTCCAATATAAACCCCATGTACTGTCCATATCATACATAGATGCAATCCATTTATTGCCATCATATGTCATGTATATTTGATTCTTACCATAAGAATCAAGTCCACACATAGCAATACCAAATATATGGTAATCTAATAGACTTGGTATATCAAAATAGTTATCTAAGTTTGTTTTAAATTCTTCATCAGAACTATTTATAACAAAATCAATTACTTCAGTCCATCTAGCCTTAATACTATTAGGACATGAATCATGAATTTCATCAGACCAATCACTTTCATCAATAATTGGTAGTGCTCTAAAACAACCACTATCATAATTCTCTCCACAAAGAATACAATGCGAATCAATACTATCATCCATATTTGTCATCCAAGCATCTTTTGGAATATTCCAAGTATATCTACCTTGATAAACTCCATTATAATAAACCTTTATAAAAAATCCATCAATTGCTCCTTGATTTGGACTTGTAGTTAATAATTCAGGAAGTTCATTATAGTTTTTACGAGTTTTTACAATATCAGACCATATTCTTGCTGAAACAATATTTCTTGCATGAGAAATATCTATCCAATTTGCTTTTAAACAGAACTTATTCTGTTCTCCCCAACATCTAAAGTTATTTTTTAATTTTATTGTACGTTCTTTATCTTCGAATAATTTAATAGTAAAATTCTTTTTAGGATATCTTAATGAAGATGTACCTTGACACTTAATTTTTATATAAGAATGAAACTTAAGCGTCTTTGATATATAAGTCATTTCAGCTATTACATCATCTTTTGTAGTAGGCATTTCACCAGTAATAAAAACTTTTGGAATATCATTATTTGCTGGTTCAATTATAGTCATAGAAATTTCTTCTAATTTAGCTTGTAAACCTTCTATATTAGTCATACTATGATTATGACTAGAATCATTAACAGTAATATTACCAAAAGAATCTACATTAATATCTCCACCAGTTTTTATACTATACACAAATGGTAAATCATTAACAGTAGTTTCACCATCGCCTATTTTTATACGTGTATAAGAATACTTATTATCAACATCGTATACGATTAATTCACCAGCTTTAGGTATGAAATTTGTAGCTGCTAACCATTTATCTTCAATATCATGTTTATTTTGTATTCTAGTATTAATTGGTGTCTCAATCATATACAATATCTCCTTTCAATTTATTAGCTTCAGAATTTTTAAAGAAAAGGGTAAACCATTATTTCAGGTTTACCCTTTTTATATTTTAGTTAAATTATAATACCATATTCAATACTATTGATCTTTTCAATATCGTATAAGCTTTTTATATAATGTTTTAGCTTATTAAAGTATGTTGTATGATATATTTTATGTTCATCAGCAGTTTTAATCAATAATAATATATCTTTTGCCTTATAGCTCTTACATAAACTATCGGTTTCATGATATACTACTTCTTTTGAACCTGATTCAATCAATGATTTAAGAGAGATTAGATTGATTTGATCTTCTATTGTTAATCTGAAATGATGTTTCTTATTGTCACTAAAAGTAACAGTAACACCATTAACAATAGTTTGATTGCAAATCTTACTCATTTCTTCTATCTTTTTCTCTCTTATATCATTTAGTATACTTTCATCTCCACAAACAGTGTCACCACTCTCTATCAGATGAGAAAGATTTTCATACTCAGATTCTGAGATTTCTACTAAAGATACAGTTTTATAACCAGAACCTTCAGGATAGGGCATACCCTGAACGTGATACTTCTCTTTATTATCAGAAGCTAAAATGCAGTTTGCACTAGGTCTGTCTGTCATAACAGCAATTTTAGCTTTTTGTAAAAATCTCATGTATTTTACTTCTTTTAAAATGTCAATAACTATGCTTTCATGAACTATTTTATACATATCACATTTCCTCCACATAGTTATAGTTTACAGTTGCGTTAACAGCACCCCATCTAGAGCTATCACCTGAAACGTCACCCTTAGACCAAGGTACATTGATTGTAGTAAGGTTAGGACAGTCATCGAAAGCTTCAGCATGTATTGTTAGTGAACTATAATCGATATCTGCACTGAAAGTAATTTCAGTTAAGTCCTTACACTGACCGAAACCATACATACCTATATAAGTAATGTTCTTAGGAATATATACTTCAGTAAATCCACAATCATAGAATCCCATGGATCCTATACTAGTAACGCTTTCAGGAATTTTAACAGTCTTAAGAGACTTACAACCAGCAAATGAATAGCTTTCAATTCTAGTAAGACTTTCAGGTAAATCAAGTAAAGTTAGTTTCGTACAACCCCAGAATGCATATGGTGCTATTACACCTATAGTATTGGGTAAGTAGATTATTTCTAAATCTGCCTTATCTTTAAAACCTGTTACTTCCTTAACTCCTCCACCTATACCTATCTTATAAACTAGATATGTCTTATCTAAATCATAAGTAGAAGGAATTCTACCAATAGCATTAACACCATTATATATGTCAAGAGATATAGCATCTTTGACACCATCTTGGTTTGAATCCATTAGAGAATAATCGAAATCAGATAATACAAATTGGTATACAGTATCTTCACTACCAATGAAATAGTACTGAGCATAACAGTTCATAGTACCAGTAATAGCTTCAGGTTTAGGTTGCCATCCCACAAATTCATATAGATCAGGATGCTTAGTATCTAACTTTATAGGTAGATCACCAACAAATATAGCATCACTACCATATTCTGTTCTTGCGGTATAGATTAGACTATCAGCATTATAGAAGTTTATATCGTAGCTCTTTATAGCTTTATGGAATGCAATGTAAACAGTAATATCCTCATCAATCTTCTTTAAAGCATTAGGATCAGGATCACCATTTGCTATTCTAGACCAACCACCATATGTGAAATCATACTGAGCAGTACTGTCTTTTGTAGGCTTTGCATACATACCATCCTTAATAATGTCAGTAGCATTTTCACCATTATAAATAGTGTACTGATGTAAGACTGTAGTTCCTTCATCATTCATATATGTGATGTCAGCTACTAATGTATCATAAGTAACGGTTAATTCAGGATATACCTTGTTCATCTTCTTTAACATAGTACCTCTAATAGTAGGTACATGTACAGAACCAGAGATTAAAGGATAACGATTTGCATCGTCTATATGAGTTCCACTTGCATCAATATACTTACCCTTAGCATCATCACTTAGTAGTAATCTTACGAAAGAATCATCTTCTAAACTTTCATGTAGACCAACAATTCTGATACCACCAGTTAATTGAGACATATAGTTTTTAAGAATATCAAATACAGGGATATTAGGAGTATTTTCAATGTGTAGTCTATTTAGTGAATCATAACTTGTACATTCGAATATCTTAAGATTTGCTTGGTTTAAGATTTCAAGGTCAACGATATCACCAAGATATAGTTCTTCAACTACACCACCATTAGCTAGTATTACAGACTGAACACTAGACTTAGATGCATATAGTCTCTTTAAGATACCATTCTTGGATAGATCTAAGTTACCTAATGCAGTACAACCCATAACATTTAATTCTTCAAGTAGTCTACAACTAGAAGTGTCAATTTTCTTTAACTGAACGTTTTCATAACCTTCTTCGTCTGAACCAATTGTTAAATGTCTTATACCAGTTGCATTTTGTAACTGTAATTCATAAGGTCTAAACTTTGAAATATCACCAATATCGGTAAGGAATGTACCACCAGCAATATAGATAGTATCAGAGAAACCGACCTTATCACTAGATGTTGAACCTGGCTTTGTAACTACACATACATTACCAGCATCAGTTTTTGCACCAGAAATAACAGCAGCATCACCATCACCAAATTTTACAGCAGGATATAAAGTCTGGTTAGCAGTTATAGAAATACCACTATTGATAGCAGATACACCGCCATTAGTACCACAACGGAAGTTAATGTTGTTGTTTAAGAATTTCTTACACTTATACTTACTGTATAACATGTTAGAACGTCTATAAATGAAAGCGTCTTTCTGTTCAGTACGGCTACCACGTTGTAAGTACTTATAGTCAGAAATATGACGTACAGGGTTACCTTCAGATGAATAGTCTACGAAACCTTCAACCCAAGGATCTTCGTACTTATAAGTCATATCTTGGTTGACTACTGCAGGACATACAAGCTTAGCATTACCTTCAATATGCACTTTATATAGAGCTTCATAGCTTAAAGCACCTTCTTCAACTTTTTTCTCAGTTAATTCTTGTGCAGTAGCTTGAATCTTATTTGCAAATGCATCTTCAAACATTAACCATAGTCTTGATTCATAACCATTGAACTTCTGAGTACCATTTAGCTGATAGCTCCAGTCAGCATAATAAGGAATCTGAAGATAACCAGAGTTTTCAACACCATAACCAGAGTCAAGGTCATATAGAGAAGGATACCAAATAGCAAAGGAAGAATTCTCCCAATCTATCATATTAGCATTAACTTCACCAGTATCCATGTTGATAACGTCATTAATAGAAATTTCGTTACCATGTATATCAATTAATTGTTCTGCGTGAACATCTTCGCATTTAATGAATAGGTTCTTTGCACGGTTATCACATAATGCAATGAATTCCATGAATAGATAGTAAACTAATGTATGATTTAGATTAAAGTGTCTTTCAAATTCTCTTACGAAAATTGCTTTACGATAATCATATTCACTATAATACTCAACACCTTGATAAGTATAAGGAACATCTAATGTATCAGTTGAAGCATCCCAGAAATTAGCTCTCTGATATACCCAAGTAAAGAGTAATTGTAGATAATCATAATTAGGTTCTAATCCTTCATCTTCAAGGTCACCCTGATCAGGATACATTGACTCTAAACCAAGTGTTACACGTTTAACTTGTGAGCCTTCTTCAGTTTTAACCATTTCATAGAAACGGTCAGTTTGGAAAGAACATAGAGCTTCAGTGTTGTTTAGGAATTCCCATTTCTGACGAGTAGTATTATTACCACTATCTCCATCACATTCTAGACCGAAAGTCTTAGAGTTACTCTTATCGTTGTTTAATGCACCATCACCAACAAAGTAGATGTCACCATTTTCATGATTTCGTCTAAATAATAGACAACGGAATCCATAAATGGTATTCTGTACACGAGGATCTTCTAACTGAGAAGGTGTAATATCAGTAAATAGAGTATCAGCTAAGTTTGCGTTAAATGTATTAGCATGGTCTGAGGACATGAAGTCAGCTTTCCAACATAATGTGGATTCAGGAATAGAAAGTGCATTACCTTCTTCATCAAGACCCTTAAGAGCATACTTGAATTTTGAAGATTCACCATTTTTATCAAATCTTAGATAGAACTTAAAGTTCTTAATGGGGAATTTAACTGAAGAAGTACCCTGTACTTTATTATAACATAAATATCTTCCATTAGAATCTCTATCCATTAATGAGAACTCAGTAGTATAACTACCATTACCATCAGGCTTAGTAAGAATAGAACCACTATATCTTGTACCACCAGTATTTCTATCATCATCTTTATAAGGAGATAGATCACCAGTAATTAGTAAACAAGGATACTTATTAATTGCTTTGTAGTAATCAATATCTATATCAGAAGTATTATCGGTTAATATGTCATTATCTTCAAATCTACTAATCTTATCCTGTACAACAACAGGAGAAGCTTTATAGTTCTGAAGAATTTCATCCTTATTAAGACCACGATTATAAATACGTATATCATATACATTTAAGATACAAGTATTACTACCCATCTTAATGTACTTATCACTTACAAATCTTGCATTATCAGGATAAATAAAGGACTTTGCAAATTCGCCATTGATAAAGATATTTATACACTGACCAGTAATTAGTTCACCATTATCATTTGTATAACTTATAGATTTTAAAGGTTGGATAACAAAGCTTACTCTTATACGAGTATTATCCTTGATATATGCAGCTGCAATACTTTCTTCATTTTCAATGAAACCAGTACTATCAAGTTTTACATTTTGACCATTAGCTGATAGTAAGTAACAAGACTGAGGAGTAATTACAAAACCAGCATGATCATTTGACATACATTCAATAATACGAGCATTTATATCAGTTACATTAGTAACCTTAAATTCGATTTCAAAAGTTCTACCACTAGTTGTAACTGTAGCATCAGCTATATTTTCAAGATTGACAATTTGTCCCTCTTTATCTATATAGTTAGTAGAGAACATAGGTAGTTCAATAGTATGACGAGAGTCACCACTTAAAGTTAGAGACTCATTATCAATATAACCATTAGAAACCCAGTTAAAACCAGTAAATTGTCCTTCTATTTGTGTTTTAACACCATTAGAAGTTGTATAAGCATACTTATATACATCTTTATTTACGTCATTATTACTACGACCATTTGCACTATAGCTATAAATTAAGCCTGTAGAAACAGATTTTAAGTCGTATTTACTTTGAATCTCGTTGATTGTTAATTCAACAGTTCTAATAGTTTCTTTACTCTTAAATTCGATATATACAGTACCAGATGAGGGATAAGAAGTACCATTCCATGATTGCTGTTTGTTGTTAATAATACCAACAAGTTCAGTTGTATCATAAACAATCTCATTATCTTGATCATCTTTACTATATACACGAATAGATAACTCATCAGTAGTTTCTTGATTGGGTGTATATACTACATAATCTAGGCTTATTATATCACCATAATTGTATTCGGTTTGTTTACAGTTTACACCAATCATAGGTGCAGTACCATTTCCATCATCATACAGAATAGCATACTGTAGAACATTGGACATTGCACCGTCTTCAGTTTTGAAATATACTTTTAGATCATGTACACCATATTCATATTTTCCAAGCATCTCAATAATCTGAGGAATTAGGGTATTATGACTAGTGCCGATATTAATCTCATAGCATATTTCGTCATCAATCTCAAAATAAACTGTCTTATTTAAGTTAAGACCTATACATAGATATTTAAATTCAAAGTTACCAGTATATCTAGCATAAGGATTAAAGTTTCTATCTGCTGAGATACCAGCCTCAACCTGTGTAATTTGGAAAGTTAATGAACGCTTATATTCCTCGCCAGATTCACCACCGATAACGGTAAACTGAATGTCAACAGGAGTATCTTTAACAAGAATACCAGCTACGTCTATTGAGAATGGAGTGCCTTGTAGAACGTTTATAACTCTTCTAAAGGGAATCCATTCACTATCAGTACTTAATTTATAAGAAATCTCAACAGTACCAGATTTACCAGTGGATACATTACCCCATTTTTCATAGAATTCAATACTGATTAAATTCTGTTTTGATTGAGCAACAGTAAGAATGTTTGAAGACATTTTGTTTACTATACGTAAACTATAACCTTCTACACCACCACCGCCGCCACCGACAATTGTAACAGAATTTCCTACAGGTTCACCTTTTGAAGTTAGATATAACTGATTGGTTCCTTCATTATAGTATAAACCATCAACAGCATCTGCGTCTATAAAATCTTGTAGATTGTTTTTAAGATAACTTAATTCGTTACCAAGAGATCTAACTGCTTCGCCTGCAGTTTCATAAGTAGTACCATCATAACTAACTCTAATGTCAGCTAATTCTGCATCACCTGTGGTTGAACCATCTTTTAATGCAACAAAAGTATCCATTCTAGAGTTAGCAACTGCAATACCAGTTTCATTTGTTTCTACTCTAGCAGTAAGATCGGCAATATCCGTATTAATACTTGCAATTTCATTAGTAATATTTTCTAAACTACCATTTTCACCTTCACTATTCTCTAGTGTTTCCACTCTAGTAGTAAGGTCAGCAATATTAGTATTAAGACTAGTTAGTTCATTAGTAATAGGAGTTAGATCGATATCTACTTCACTATTTTCTAATGTTTCTACTCTAGCAGTAATGTCAGCGAGTTCATTAGTAATAGGAGTTAGATCGATATCTACTTCACTATTTTCTAATGTTTCTACTCTATTGGTAAGACTAGTTAGTTCTTCAGTAATAGGAGTTAGATCGATATCCACTTCACTATTTTCTAGTATCTCTAATCTAGCAGTAATATCAGCGAGTTCATTAGTAATGGAACTTAAGTCAACATTAACTCCACTATTTTCAAGTGTTTCTACTCTAGTACTAAGATTAGTTAATTCCTTAGTAATAGAACTTAAATCAACATTACCAATGTCTCCACTATTTTCTAGTATCTCTAATCTAGCAGTAATATCAGCGAGTTCATTAGTAATAGGACTTAAGTCAACATTAACATTTTCATCTTCACTATTTTCTAGTGTTTCTACTCTACTAGTAAGATCTGAAACATTAGTATTAACTGTTTCTAGTTTAGTGTTGATATCAAGAGCTTCAAGTGTTTCTACTCTACTAGTAATATCAGTAAGATCAACTGAACTATCTTCACTATTTTCTAGTGTTTCTACTCTACTAGTAAGATCAGTAATACTTTCATCAATAGTATCAATTTTTTCATTTATAGCTTCAATCTGTTCGTTAGATACATTACTACTTCCACCACCAGATACATTATCAGATCCTTGTATATAAGGTGTATTACTAAACTTTTCATCATTACCAACTTTAAGTTTAGTACTTCCATCTTCACAATATTCTACAACTATCTCGCCACGTTCAATAATTGGATCGACTTCATTCCATCTTTCGGTAGAACCTCTTCGATGTTTAACTATAGACATAATTTCTATCAACACTCCTTTCTATTTAGAATACTTTTAATTAAGATTTACCACATCACCTTAATGATGTGGTAAATCTTATTATATTTTAACTTAAATCTATACTTTTATAGATAATTATACATTTACAGTAGAAGTACCGCAGTACATGATTAGGAAGTCTTCTGCTTCGCCGAATTTCTCAACAAGAGCATCAACCTTGGTTTCTACTTCGTCTAGATCATCCTGAGAAGCCTTAGTAGCTAGACCAGTTTCAGCATGGTTGACAGCAGTCTCTAGAGCAGTAACCTTACCAGAAACTTCATTTAGAGCAGCGGAAGTAGCACTGTTAGCCTTTAGGTCAGCAACATCCTTAACTAGACCTTCGTTTTCGTCACCGACAACAGTAGCTAGTTCGTCTAGATCATCCTGAGAAGCCTTAGTATCTAAGCCAGTTTCAGCATGGTTGATCTTGTCAGTGACAGCCTTTAGTTCAGTATCGGTAGCGTACTGATCTAAGTTAGCAGCTTCGAAGGCAGCTTCGATCTTGCTATCAACGGAATTGTCGCCCTCAACTAGAGCATCAACCTTGGTTTTTACTTCGTCTAGGTCGTCCTGAGAAGCCTTAGTAGCTAGACCAGTTTCAGCATGGTTAACAGCAGTCTCTAGAGCAGTAACTTTACCAGAAATGCCTTCAACGACAGAACTCTCAGCCTTAGTAGCGACAGCACCCTGTAGATCGGCAACATCCTTAACTAGACCATCAGTCTCGTCACCAACGATAGTCTCTAGAGCATCTAGGTCGTCCTGAGAAGCCTTAGTAGCTAGACCAGTTTCAGCATGATTGACAGCAGTCTCTAGATTAGTGACTCTACCGCCAATACCCTCGACAACAGAACTCTCAGCCTTAGTAGCAACGGCACCCTGTAGGTCAGCAACATCCTTAACTAGACCATCAGTCTCGTCACCAACAACAGTGGATAGTTCGTCTAGATCGTCCTGAGAAGCCTTAGTAACAATATCTCTTTCTAGAGCAGCAATACGGTCACCTTCAGCAGAAACGTCACCGAATTCAACGAATGCACCACTGTTGAAGACATATTCCTTTTCACCAACAATGATTACATCACCATCAGAATAAGCAGCTAGAGCTTCGCCTTCAGGTAGTGCAGTTTCAACACCAACAAAGTGCATAGCACCACTTAGACCAGTGATAGTACCTTCTAATTCAGCGATACGAGTCTCGTGATCATCTACATCATCCTGAGAAGCCTTAGTAGCTAGACCAGTTTCAGCATGGTTAACAGCATTTTCTAGAGTGGTAACTCTGCCACCGATACCCTCGACAACAGAACTCTCAGCCTTAGTAGCGACAGCACCCTGTAGGTCAGCAACATCCTTAACTAAACCTTCGTTTTCGTCACCGACAACAGTAGCTAGTTCGTCTAGATCGTCCTGAGAAGCTTTGGTAGCTAGACCAGTTTCAGCATGATTGACAGCAGTCTCTAGATTAGTGACTCTACCACCGATACCTTCAACGACGGAACTCTCAGCCTTAGTAGCGACAGCACCCTGTAGGTCAGCAACATCCTTAACTAGACCTTCGTTTTCGTCACCAACAATGGTCTCTAGAGCATCTAGGTCGTCCTGAGAAGCCTTGGAATCTAGGCCAGTGTCAGCAGCATTGATCTTGTCGGTAACAGCCTTTAGCTCAGTATCGGTAGCATACTGATCTAGATTTGCAGCCTCGAAAGCAGCTTCAATCTTGCTATCAACAGAGTTTTCACCCTCAACTAGACCTTCAACAACAGTAGCTAGTTCGTCTAGATCATCCTGAGAAGCCTTAGTATCTAAGCCAGTTTCAGCATGGTTGATCTTGTCGGTAACAGCCTTTAGCTCTTCATCGGTAGCATACTGATCTAGATTTGCACCAGCTAGAGCGTCAGCAATCATCTTAGCTACAGAACCTTCAGCATCAGCAGCACCATTTAGCTTTGCAATAGCTTCTTCGTTAGCAGCAACCTTAGTGTTGGTCTCTCTTAGAGCAGCAGTAGTAGCATAGTCACCAATTGCACCCTGACTTAGTAGTTCAGTTAAGTAAGACTTAAACTCTTCTTCACTCTTCTTTGCCCAACCATAAACGTCAGCAGCTAGAGCAGAAGCCCAAGGTAGCTCATTGAAAGACTTCCAAGTGCCATCATCGGTAGCACCAGGAGTACCAACACCAACCTTGAATAGTACGGTAGGCTGCTTTACAGCATTAGTCTCGCCATATAGCTGACTACCACCATTAGCAGAATCAATGTAAGCAAAGGCAACTTCACCGGGACGGAGCTTTACAGCACTACTTTTCCAGTTACTTAGACTATCATATTTAAGGGCAATACGAGTATTTAGAATCTTATCAGCCATAATTTAAAATACCTTCCTTTTCTAAAAAATTAAAGTTTTTGTGAATGAGATTAGACAGCGGAAGAGCCACCATTAAGGATTAGACTATCGCCATCAGTTTGTATTAATCTGTTAACATTTAGACCATTAACTTCCATAGTACCATCATCATTAACAGAAATTTTGTTATCTTCATCAGAAGATTTAACAACACCAAAATTCTCAGCAGCAGCAATAGGAATGTTTACAGTTTTATCAGAAACTGCAAGAGGTACATCATTGATTGCTATAGCTTCAATAACATTATCCTTTGCACCACTTTCAATCCCATTTAGTTTTTCTAATAGAGCATTAGTAAAGTTGTTTTCAGAAAGACCTTTAAGAGTACTTGCACGGTTAGTAATCCAGTCTTCAAGACCATCAATATTACCAGCAGCAACCTTACCAGAAACTTCAACTTCACCATTTTCGCCAATAACTAACTTTTCTAACTTAATAGCTTCATCAGAAGTTAATAGACGAGAACCTTCTTTAACGTCTACCTTATTAGCAAGAGCATCAGATAGACCAGTTACTTTTTCAATAGCAATGTCGAGAAGAGTTAGTTTTCTATTTTCATCAACACTAAACTGAGCTTCATCAACAGATGCAATAACATTCTTTTCAGCTCCAGCTTCTTCAAGAGCAGCAATTCTGTCAATTGCACTGTTAAGAGAAGAACTATCAGCTTTATTAGCTAATGCAGCATTAATAGCTTCATCAGCTGCTTTATAAGCAGTTTCAATACTAGCTAGTTTAGCAGAATTTGCAGAAATGAGATCAGCTAATTCAGTCTTATCAGAAGAATCTAAATAATCATTTTCAATAGCGACTACTCTATTAGTTAAAGCAGTTAAATCACTATTAGTGGCATATTGATCTAGATTTGCAGCTTCAAAAGCAGCTTTAATCTGATCATCAACAGAATCTTCACCAATTAAGGCTGCTAATTCAGAAATAGCAGTAGTATTATTACTGATATTAGTTTTAGCATTAGCGATATCTGTCTGAACTACTTCCATTTCACCTTCTAAAGTGGAAATAGCAGATGCCATTTCAGCAGCATCGCCGCCATATTCATTGATATAATCGACTAATTCTTTGAAAGTATCATGAATGCCATTATCACTTATTTGTGTTGCAAATTCATTAATACCTTCTTTAATTTTGTAATCTACTGAACCAACTACAGTATCATTACCATTTAAGACATCAATATCGTTTTCAACTGATTCAATACGTTCAGTTAGATTACTAATAGCAGTAGTATGAGCTGAAACTGTATTGTTAGTATCATCTAAATCAGATTGATTAGCTTTTAGATTAATAGCATTTTGTAGCTCAGTCTTATCAGAAGAATCTAGATAATCATTCTCAATAGCAGTTATTCTATTGACTATAGATTCATCATCATATGCAACTTCATCAATCATTTCAACCAGAGTTTTGTTTTCAGGAACTTCGCCAACTACGGCTTCAAGATTACTAACTCTGCTCTTTAAACCTTCAATTTCAGTGGAAAGACCTTCAGCAGTAGTAGAAGAAGGTTCTACCCAGATTAGCTTACCATTAACATATAAAGGTTGGTAAGAAATACTAACAACTTCGCCGCTCTCCTCAGTTCTAGTAAGTTCTAGACCTTCGATTCCATATAGACTTACAGTACCATTTTCATTGATAGTAATAGTACTTTCATCACCAACAGAAGAGCTACCAACAGGTTTTAAAGTACCTAATTCATCTTCGATATAATAGACATTAACTGTACTATCAGTAGAACTAGTATAGTTAACTACAGAAATGATCTGACCTACATAAGCAGTAGGATCATTCTTAGCATATTCTTTTGCTAATTCTAAACTTTTCCATACAGAGCTATTATCAAGAGGATTAGGATTACCTCGTCTAAAATTTAGAGGGAAACCAAGACCATCTGTTTCTAGATAGTTTTCAAGATTGTATTTTGCCATAATCTATTCCCTCCTTTCTTATGCAAGTTTAATAGCATGAACTTCACCAGCATCAATCTTGCTAGGTTCATATACATAAGTATCATAGTCTACAGCAGTAACACCGTTTAGACCTTCAACTTTAACACCAGCAGATGTCTTAACATAAGACTTAGTTATAGGTGTATTCATAGCAGAAGTAAGAATTACTTCACTTAAACCATTACGAGTAGAATTACTAGGAATTGCAATTACAATTCTCTTAGCACCTTCTACATCATTACCCTTAAGGGTAAGAGATTTAGATTTATTATATTCGCCACCATTAGTAAGTTGATTACGAATAATTGCAGAAGTTAAAGGAGCTTCTTCAGAAGTTGTATCAAGTATACCATAGAAGAAACTTCTATAACCAGTAATTGCACCAGAAGTTTTACTCTTAACACCAGATGTAATCTTTTTACTACTATCAGTACAAGGATTACCCTTATTGGTAAGAGGAGTTTCACCAGCAGTGTGAGTGGCTTTTGCAGTTACAGAAAAATTAGTGTCATCAGATACAGTTACATCAGGTAAATCGCCAGAAGCAGTAGTATATGAACCATCACTAGTTACTATAGACCAGTTTGTAACTGTTGCGCCAGTGGGTTCAGGACCATAACTATAATTACCATCTTCAAAAGAAGCACTATAACTAACACCACTAACAATAGTACCAACTTCATAAGAACCAGTACCAGTTAATGTAACACTTACAGAAGGATCAGTTTTTTCAGGATCTTGTTCTTTAACAAACATAGCTTCAAATACTTCAGCTAAATTTTTACCCTTAGAAGGAATAGTAGCAGAACCATTAGTGGTTGTAATATAACCAATATCAGTTGTAACTAGCATATCCTCATCAAAGTAAACATTGTTTGCATTGTAGTTACCATCCATAGCTGCCCAAGCAGTACCATTGTAACGATAAGCAGTATGTTGATATTTTTCATTACCTTCAGCATCAATTGCAATTAACTCTGCAACAATACCAATGTCATGAGTATTGGGCATATAACCACTAGTTGCACGAACAAGAGCATCGTTATGAGTTTCACCTTCATTAACAGTGGCTTCAAAAACACGAGCGTCTTCACTGTCACCACCAAAGTAAGAAAGATCTTGCCATTTAGTGGTTCCATCACCGACTTTCATTTTTACACCGTTATCAGTAAACTCTAAACCAATTTCGCCTTTAAGTAAAACTAGACCTTCATCGCCAGCATTTACTACTGCTGAATTCCAGTTTGCAGAAGAATCATTACGAAGAACAATTCTTGTATTTAAAACACTCATTCAGCATTACCTCCATTGATTAATGTTATGTCTAAATCATTAGAATAATTTAAAGCTTCATATCTAAGAGTGGTTGTATTCCACTGATATATTTTTTGTTCAGATTCTGCTTTATAAATAGTATTAGCACTACCTATAGATGGAAAATCATAATGTGTTTTAGCATTAATTACATTATTTTCACCAACATAACCTAGTTGATTCCAAGGTGTTACACCATCACCGATCTTAAATCGATTTTCGTCTGTAACATAGCCAGGTTCACCAGATCGCAGAACTATATTTAGTTCTTTCCATTTTGAAGCAGGACCACGTTTAAATTGAATTCTTGTTATTTTTGCCATAATCCACTACTCCTTAAATTTCACCGCCATCAAGATTACCAATTAGAATATTCTCTAATTGTTCGATAACAAATCCAACAGTAGCAGCCTTTAAATTATCTTTACCAGTTTCAGAATTAACAGGTGGCAAAGTAACAGTTCCAGTAAAAACTGGATTATCAACTGGTGCTTTTCCATCAATAGATTCTTCTAATCTAATTAGATCATCACTTGACTTACTTAAAAAAGAATCTTTTAATTCAGTTTCAACACTTGCAATGTCAATTTGTTTAGCTTTTATCTTATGAATGCCAGCCATTTAAGTACTCCTTTCTTTCATATTTTTACATTTATAAAATGTAAAGTATTGCTTTAATAGTATGTTCTTAAGAAGGAAACGAAAAATTAGCTAGATAAAACCTTAACAATCTATACAATTTTTATAAATTAGCTAGATATCTGTCTAATTCTATATTAATATAATCTTCTAAATAAGCAGCTAGAATATCATTACCTTCTTGGAAGTAAACTAAGTTACCTTTCTTACCTAATGCAATTGCATCTTGGAAATTATACTGGTCTTTTAAAGATTTAATATTCTTACTTTCAGTATTTAGATAATTAACAATAGAGTCTTCAGTTAAAGGAATAAAATAAGACTCAGACATAGGAATGAATGAAGTATTTTCTTGTAAAACTTTCTGCATATAAGCAGGTCTATGAGAGGGATGTAATACCCAATCGTCAGTATCTTCCTTATAGATCTTTAAACTATAAGTGTTGTCTTAACAACTACTTTGTTATAAAACAAAGGTGAGACTATATCAAAATCTTCTATATGTGCGGTATAAAAGACTTCTCTTATTTCCATTCTTAAGAGATTTAGAATGTACTAATAGTCGTTGAACTTAAAAACGTAATTAAAAAATTTTTATTTATATATTATAAATGTGTACTAATCTTTACATAACATAAGGAGTGTTTTTATGTCTACATCTAAAAAACATTGGTCGCAAGAAGAATTAAAAATTCTTAGACGAGAATATCCAACTAAAGGTGTAAATATTCCTGAACTACTTAAAACTAGAACTGCAGTAGCAATTAGAACAAAAGCATTTAAAATGAATCTAGTTAATCTCGATTTTAATGAACCTTGGACTGAATATGAATTAAATCTTCTTAAGAAATATTATCCGACATATGGATCTAATATTCCTGAATTACTTAAAACTAGAACTGAAAATGCAATTAGGAGTAGAGCTAATATCGAAGGATTAACTAAAACAGAAGACTCTTGGACAGATTATGAATTAGATCTTCTTAAAAAGTATTATCCAATTAATGGATCTAATATTCCTAAATTGCTTAAAACTAGAACTGAAAATGCAATTAGGAGTAGAGCTAATATCGAAGGATTATTAAAATTAGAGTGTAATGATCCTTGGACAGATTATGAATTAGATCTTCTTAAAAAGTATTATCCAATTAATGGATACAAAATTCCTGAATTGCTTAAAACTAGAACTGCATATTCAATTATTGACATGGCACGTAAGGAAAAGTTATTTGTAATTAGTCCAAATAATCCAAAAAGAAAAAGTAAAAAACATTGGACTGTAGATGAATTAAATCTTCTTAAAAAGTATTATCCAATTAATGGATCCAATATTCCTGAATTGCTTAAAACTAGAACTGTAGTGGCAATTACTAATCAAGCAATTAGATTAGGATTAGGTGAACGAGATAATGATCCTTGGACAGATTATGAATTAGATCTTCTTAAAAAGTATTATCCAATTAATGGATACAATATTCCTGAATTACTTAAAACTAGAACTACAAGTTCAATTAAAACTAAAGCTAGAATTGAACGAGTATCTAAATTGGAAGATAGTTGGACAGATTATGAATTAGATCTTCTTAAAAAGTATTATCCAATTAATGGATCCAATATTCCTGAATTACTTAAAACTAGAAATAAAAATGCAATTATCGGAAAAGCCTTTAAGGAAGGACTAAAACTTATTAAATAATTCTATAAAAAGATTCCATTATTTTATAATGGGATCTTTTTTTTACGTTTTTAAGCTGCTGATAATACAATTTTTTGTATGTTCCAGCAATTAAAGAGATTTAGTATAACTATTACTAGTTATAATCGCACAATCTACGTTAAAATGTGTAGAGGATCTTTGATATAAGTAATATCACCTTTCTTTTCAGAAACAGGTCCAAATCCTCTCATTGAGAATGCTACTTGCATTCCTTGTCTGATTAAACCTTGCATGTCTTTACCTCTTTCAGTTAAACAGGTTTCGACACGACCTTTTAGTAAATTACCTTCCCACCATACATCAGTAATTAAGTGAGATAAATTAGATTGATCAATATACAATTGTCTTTCAACAGTTGGAGATAATGGATGCATTTTCTTTATATAGAATCGTTAATTCTATAACTTCATTAAAAAGCTAAGTATTTCTACCTAGATTAGACTATATCTCTATCCTTATAAATAAGAATACTTTTCTATTACGAGCTTACTAAAACTCTTTTATAGTCGTTGAACTTAGATAAAACGTAAAGCGTACTATTATAGCTATATATAATCACTTTGTACTATACAAAAGAAAACTGTATTATAATAAAAATAATACTTTAGAACTTTTTAACATAGTATACAAAAGAAGAAATATTCTCTAAAAAAAGAAAATCCCATTAACTTCCCAAAAGTTAGATAATCTAAAGAAAGGTTATTTATATCCTTATAATGGGGTTTCTTTTTTTTTTAGTTTTTATCTAAGCTGCTGATTGTATAAACTAAATTCTTTATAGTTTCCAGCATTTAAGAATAGTTAAAACCATATGTTATCATTATGGTTAGGCAATCCTTATTTTACCTGCTTCTCCAACCCAAGACTTAGTATTTAATCTTTCCTGTACATATTCAGAAGTTAAAGCTTTCTTAATAGTATCAGTAGGATAAATACGTTTATTACGATTCTGTACATCACCCTCTTGTAATATAGTTTCAATTACAGTAGGTTGACCAGATTTATCACTAATAATTCTAGGTGTAGTAGATATAGCATCTTCAGAAATGATATATCCCTTAATTTTTTCATCTCTCAAAATACATTACAACTCCTTTCTTTAAAATAAGGGTATCATATAATGAAATGTTGAATCTTTATTATCTAAAAATACTAGTTTTATTATAAAAATCATTAGTTTCAACATTTTATTAAATTAGATAAGAAAATACTTAACTATGAACTTTCTAATTCTAGTAAAGAAAGGAGTGTTTAATTTATATATGGAATTTTCTAACGAAATCTTACAAGAAATTGAAAACGATAGTAAGAGACTATTACAAGAAATGACATTATATGATAGTAAAGATAAGAAAACTTTAGATCAGAGTAATTCTAATCCTGAAGTTCTAAATAAGAAAAAGAATCTTTTAAATAAGAGTACTGCTTTACTTAAGAGAATGCAAAAGAGTATAAAAGACGAAGAGTACTTAATTAAAGGATTTGGTTATCATAGTAATATCCTTTATAAATTATGTACAAAATTTCCATTTGTTGGTAAAACAATTGGTATACCTTTAATGGCACTTACTAAAGCTGCTGTTAATAATGTTCCAGCATTAGGAAAAATAGAAAGAGAAAAAATTCTAAATTTATATACAAAACTAAAAGGTGATAAGGAAGCTGTTGTTGCTAAGATTGAACAATTAGAAAAAATGAAAAAGATTTCTAATGATCAAAAAGAGCAACTAATTCTATTAAAGAAAATGTCAGCTGAATTAGATATGAATATAAAACGTTTAGAATTTAATTATAAACTTTCTCATATCGAAGAACAAACAGCTAAAATGAAAAAGAATAAACCTAGAAATTATACATTTTAAGAAAGGGATGGTTAATTAATTATGTCTATAAAAAAATATAGTGAAGAATATTTACTATCCCTACTAAATGAAGCACCACCTAATGATGCTATGGGTCAAACAGCCACTATGCAAACCTCACAAGACAATGCTGCTTTTGAACCTCAAGAACAGAATGCTTCTATGGGTACAGAAAATGACATGGGTGAAGGTAATATGAATATGGATCCTGGAATGGAAGAAATGGATATGGGTGGCGGAGATATGGATCCTTCTATGAGTGGTACTGATGGTAATATGGGAACTGATCCTAGTATGGGTCAACCTCCTGTTAAAGATGTTTTCAAAAAAAGAAAACTATTTAAAGATTATAAAGATTTATTAACTGTTATTGAAAATTTAGAAGATATTTCTTCTAATGTCTTAGCTAAAGATCTTCCAGAAGATGCAAAAAAGATTTATAATTTTATAACTCATAAGATGGAAGAGAATAAAGAAAAAATAGTTATTATAATGACAGAACAATATTTAAATCTTTCTTACCAACAGTTATTAACAATCTATATGTATCTAAAAATGGCAACTAAGCTATATAGTGATATGCTAAAACAGCTAAATGATGCATATAATGAAAAATCTTAAAATTTTTCTAATTAAAAATCAAACAAATCAATAGTCTACTAATCATATATTTACTATAGTTACGTCTATACTATAGTAAATAAAACAAAACAATATATCAGATTATATTAAATCAAACAAAATTCAAAATTATTTCTTAATGAAAGGAGGAAATCATACATTTTTTGATTATTTCTCTTTTTTATCTAAAATAGACTTAATCAAAAAGAAAGAGTGTATGATAAATTCAAATTATGTCTATTGAATACCGTCAGACCGCTCGTTCCAGAATGAACGATGGTTTTACCGATGTACTACGTGAAGCTGCAGAATTCTTTGCAGATAAGGGCATTCAGATGACCTCCCATCAGGGTATGGAAGAGATTCTATCTGAACAGACTCTATTTAACGAATATAAAGATCATCTATTAGAGGGTATGGAACCCGATCAGATTGAGAACTTCAATCAGCTAATGGATAATGCTCGTACTCAGATGCTACAGGAAGCTTCTGTCTCTGGTGTACAGCAGATCGCTGGCTTATCTATGCCTACCATTCGTAAGATGTGGGCAAAGGTTGCTCTAAAGCACGCTATTCCTACTCAGGTAGTTGCTACTCCTCGTTTCGCTATTTCCTACACCAAGGCATATCTAATGGATGCTAATGGTAATAAGAAAGAACTACCTGATGCTATCAACTATCTAGGTAACACTGAGGCTCAGCTACCTCGTTTCCGTAACCCTGCAGAAGGTCTAGTTCTACCTATGACTGACTTCAGCCTATTCGAGATTGACTCTGCTGATTATGAAGGTCAGCCTGTTGGCTTCGATGTTGCTGGTCTAAAGGGTACTGACACCATTGATAAGGTCTTCTATGTTGAGCATGTCGTTACTGACAAGGCTGCTGTCCTAAAGGCTGCTGCTTCTCTACCTGAAGTTCCTGCTGATATCGATGAAGTCACTCTAAGAGTTCATATCAAGACTGATCTACAGGCTCTAGTTTATGCTAAGGTTGCTATTCCTGTTCAGTATACCGATCCTGTTACTGGTCTAACCAAGCGTTATGGCGAAGTCTATGATACTCTACTAGGTAAAGTTGACTACACTGAAGGCAAGATGACTCTAATGTCCTCCAACGGCCTAATCTCTGCTGTTATGGTTGACGCTCGTCTATCTCAGGAAGCTAATGACTATGGTCAGTCCGTCAGCTTCGACGTTCTAACTAAGGACGTTACTATCGGTGTTGGCAGCCACCTAAATGCTCCTCTACCCATCGAATGGCTACAGGACACTATGGCTATCTACAATATCGATGGTGCAGCTGAAGTTGTTGACCTAATGTCTCAGACTGTTGCACAGCAGCTAGAAATTGAGATTTATAACTTCCTAGCTAAGTCTATCGAAGTTAACAACATCCAGTATCTAGGTGAGTTCAACATGGTTCCTTCTGCTGGCTTCAATGGTACTCCTAAAGCATGGCGTGAAGAACTAAAGACTGTCATTGACTACTTTGCTATCAAGATGAAGACTGATGCTAAGTTCCATGGTGGTAAGTTCATGATCATTGGTAACCCCATTGACATGCAGATCATTCCTAATGTTGACTGGGTCTTCAATCATACTTCTGACCAGATGTCTGGTGTTGACGTTTCTTTCAATCTCGGTGCCTTTAGTGGTGCTAACAAGTATGAAATGGTCTCTAGTGACTTAGTTCCTTCTGGTGCATTTATTATGTTCTTCGTTCCTGGTATCGACAGGCTTAATTAATAGGCCACTATATTGGCAACAATATAGAATTATTTTGAGAATTGCTGGAAATACTATAAGGTAAATCAGCATCCTTTTATAAAAGGTTCAACGACTATATGATTATCAAATGATAATTTAGTACAAAATGACCTAATGATAGCGAGAATAGTTAGGTTAAAGATATAGTCTGTTCATTAATGAAAATTAATGATTAAATACATCTAATGAATGTATAAAAACTAAAAGTATGACTTACAAATACTATCCTTATACCTTCAACGTTGAGCGTGGTTACCGTGATCCTAATATGCCTAATGTACCTAGTCTAATGATGACTAAGAGACATGCTCTTGAGGAGTTCACGCCTCTAATCTGCCGTATTGCTATTAAGAATAATGTCGGAGCAGTTCCTCAGACTCCTGGTTATTAATTATCTTAATAAGAATTTACGCTAATTAAATAATGACAATCTCCTAGATCTTTTTAGTCTAGGAGATTGTTTTTTTTTGTAAAAATATTTTTAATTTCTAACAAATTTTTAAAATATATTTTATTTTTATAGAGTAAATTCTTCTTAAGAAAGGAAAATGATAATGCTTAAAACACATGATGAATATGTATTAGAATGCAAAGAATTGCTAAATCAAGGTTTTGAAATTTTATCTGAATATAAAAATAATAAAACTTCAATGAAATTCAGATGTCCTGTTGGACATGAATTTGAAAGATGGCCAAAGGATTTTAAACGGTATAAATCTTGCCCTAAATGTAATGGTAAACAAAAAATAACAATAAAAGATTTCAAGGATACAATCAAAAATGAAGCCAATAATGAATATGAGCTTCTAGAAAAAACTATTACAAATGTTCATACACCAGTTAAAATTAGACATAAAATCTGTAATCATGAATATAATGTAAGTTATACTAATTTTCAAAATGGAAAAAGATGTCCTAAATGTGCTAAAGAAATTATAATAGATACTTGTAAGAAAAATAGTACTAATAACTTAAAATCAGATCAAGATTTTAAAAAAGAAATTTTTAGTTTAGTTGGTAGTGAATACACATTCATGGAAAAATATAAAGGAAAAAGAAAGAATTTAAAATGTAGACATAATTCTTGTAAACATATTTTTTCAATTAATCCAGATTACTTTAAAACAACTTTGAAAAAGAATTCTGTTCCATGTCCTAAATGTAAAATTTTAAAGGATAGATCTGAAGCAGAAGATGAAATTTATGAATTTTTAAAATCTTTTTATAAAAAAACAATTATTCTTAATGATAGAACTATTTTAAAGGGTCAAGAGTTAGATTTTTATCTACCAGATGATAAACTTGCAATAGAATATAATGGTTTATATTGGCATAGTGAAGAAGGTAGTAATGGTAAATGTGATAGATGGTATCATTATAATAAAACTAAAGATTGTGAAAATAATGGTATTCGTTTAATACATATATTTGAGAATGATTGGTATAATTCAAAAGAAATTGTCAAATCAAAAATAAAGTATATTTTACATGAAAGTACAGATTTGTATAAAATATATGCTAGAAAATGTACCATAAAAGAAATTGATGATGATTTAAAGAATAAATTTCTTAATAAAAATCATATTCAAGGTTCAGATAAAACAACTACTATAAATCTAGGTCTTTATTATAAACATTATATACCTAAAAAACAAAAAGAAATGAATCAATTAATTGCAGTTATGACATTTTTAAGAACTAATAACAATTCTAATGATATCGAATATAACCTTTCTAGATATGCTAGTGATAATAATTATATCATTGAAGGAGGATTTAGTAAACTATTAAAATATTTTACTAGAAACTATGAATTTAATTCTATTATATCATTTGCTGATAGAACTTGGTCTATAGGAAATATGTATGAGAAAAATAATTTCTATATTGAAAGTTATACTAAACCAGATTATAAATACTATAAAAGAAATGAATTAGTGTTACATCATAAATTTGGATTTAGAAAGGATAAGATTAAAAAACTATTTCCAGAAATATATGATGATTCTAAAACTGAAAAGCAAATGATGCAAGAAGCTGGTTATTTAAGAGTTTGGAATTGTGGATTAATAAAATACAGAATGAAAAATTTAGGAGGTTAAATAAAAATGGGTTATCAAGAAAGTTGTATTTATACTAATAATAAAGACATTGAAAAGAATAATGAAGATATTAAAGATATCTTAAATCTACTTAAAAAATATGATATTAGACTTAGTAATGATAATTATTGTGAATGTATTGGTATCTTAAAAGTAAATGAAAGAATTAGTAGTAAGTATGAAAAAGACATGGAAATGTTAGTTTTCGCAGGTGAGAGATCAGAACAAAAGAATCAAAGATTTTTGTTCAATATCTGTTATGGTTATAATTCAGATTTTACTGATAAAGAATTTGATGAATATATTCCTGCACAATATAGATATGAAGATAAGATTAAAAAAGAAGATATTGGAATTAATATTCCTAAACTTACAAAAGAGGAATTAGAGCTTATTGATAGAATTAAAATAGTATTTATATATGATGATAATCTTCTTAATGATAAACTTAGCACAAATACAAGTTTTATTGGATTAGATGACTATTTAAAAAACATTAAATAAAACTAATTAAATTTTATAAAATATTAGAAGATTACCTAACTTAATAGGTAATCTTCTAAATTATTAATTTACATTTTTTAATCGTTTATATTCATTTATAAAGGGTCTTACATTAAGTGGTAATTTCAGTTTTAATTCTTGTATCAGTTTTACATATGCAATAGCATCTACATAGTTTTTATATTCTTTAGTAAAAATTCTATTAAAGAACTTACAGTATTGCATTGAATTCTTATAACCTTTAAATTCCATATAAAGTTGAAGTTTATTTTGATATTCAAAACAAAATCCATCTAAATATTCTATTAAATCTTTATCAGACTTTGGTTTTCCATCATGAGTATATTCATATTGCTTTATTAAATATTTTTTTAATTCTAGATGTTTATTTATATAGTCTAGACTAATACTATTATTTTTAAGCTGAATGACTTTTATTTCTTTATGTTTAGGTAATTTCTTTATATTAGCATAATCATCCATAGCAACAGGTAAAGCTTTTATAGCTTTTTTATTTAGAACCCCTTCAACAATGACATCACCTGCAATAAGAATAGCTAATGCAGCAGCAATTGTTAGGCCGACTCCTTCAGATAAAACCAATTCTTCATTTAAAAACATACAATTTCTATACATTTCTCTTTGTTTTTCATTAAGTATCATATTTTCACCTTCTCTTTATTTACTACTACTCTTAATCTTCTTAATTCTTTCATTCAAAGTCTTAAGAGCAACTTCTCTAAACCACTTTATAGTTAGTTCTACATCTTTAGTAGTTATACCTTTATCTAGATATTTCTTCTTAATACCATTATAGTAGTTCTTAGTTTCATCACATTCACCTAATCTAGAACATTTCTCTATACGTTCACCAATTTTCTTAAACTGTGAAATACCAAGATAGATGTCTTTTCTAATGTATTCTAGGCCATTTACTTTCTTAGTTCTATTTATAAGATTCAAGTATCCTTCGTATTTATGCTTCTTAAAAGTTTCATCTATATTCTGATGGGGATGTATCTTTAATCCCATGAAAGTCTGATTAATGAAACCTTCATTTAGGAAAATGCAATCTTTATACATATTCTTTTGATTTTCATTTAGAATCATTTCTATATCACTTTCCTTTCTATTGAAAGTATTTCTTATTAATCTATTGTTTTTATATATAAAAATACATTTAAAAATTTCATTATACTAAAGATAAAAGGAGACGTTTTTAATTCTATGAAATATCCTATATTCACTCTATTATCTATGATTTTCTTACATATTGTAGATGACTACTATTTACAGGGAATTTTAGCTTCATTAAAACAGAAGAAATATTGGAAGGAAAATGCTCCACAAGATTTATACAAATATGATTACATAGTAGCTTTATTTATGCATGGATTTAGTTGGTCTTTTATGATAATGCTACCTATATTTATCTATGTTAGCTTTAATCTAGATTTTAATATGATTATCTTCTTTATTGTTAACTTGCTAATACATGCTTATATAGATAACCTAAAAGCTAATAAATTCAAAATAAATCTAATTATAGATCAATTATGTCATCTAATTCAAATTTTAGTAACTTTTACATTTTATCTTTTCTATTTATAAAAATTTAAGAAGATTACCTAAAAATAGGTAATCTTCTTTTTTTTTATTAAAATTCATTTTTCTTTAATTTATTTTGAAAAGCTTCTAATTTCTTAGTCATATTATAATCAATTATAATTTCATCACCAGAATCATCTACAATAACAAGATCTGTTTTAAGATCTGTACTTGTAGATAACCACCATGTAGTACGATTGTCTCTTTTAGTCTTATTTGGATTCTTTCTTTCCACTCTAATCTCATATTGATTAGGATGTCTATCAGAATCATATGGAATTGGTTCTGAAACAATAATACCATAATTTTCTTTTGCCTTTATATTAAAAATTGTCTTTCCAACTAAACTATCCTTATTAGCTGCTAATTTTTTCATTTCATTTGTAAATCTTGTATATTTATCCATAATTTTATTTCCTCCTTAGTTTTCCTTGCTATATTCTTTTTCTTTAGTTTTTAAATCATTCTGTAGTTGTTTTAACTTTTTAGTAAGTTCTTCATTCTTATAAACTTTTTTACCTTCATCATCTACTATATACATATCCTTATCTAGATCTGTACTAGTAGAAATCCACCATCTAGTATAGTTATTCTTAGATTTTTCTTTGTCTTTAATTTCATAAGCTTCAACAGATTTTACTCTAATTTCATACTGATTAGTATGTCTTTCGGTATAACTAAAATCGTGATAGATAGGTTCTTCATAGATTATACCAAATCTTAATCTCTTACCATTCTTATTAAAAACAGTTTTTCCCATCATCTTGTTTTTACTGAAAAATCCGCCTTTATCTTTCTGTACGGTATTTCCCATTACTTCATTTAAAAACTCTTCATACTTTGCTCTCTTATCATTAGTATTCATAACTTTAACTCCTTTTTATCTAAATTCGTACGATTATTTCGTATTATTTTTATGTTCGGATATGTACGAATTTTAAAATAAAAAAGAATAAAACTATAAAAGATTTTTATCTATATATTCTTTATATGTTATAATATATATAGAAAGGATTGATTGTACTTATGAGAAAAATGACATAAGTTGTAAATAATCAACTGGAAAAATAAAATTAAAATGAGAATTTGCATGAATGTAATATAGATCTAAACCTTTAAAAAGATTTTTATAATTAGGAGTATAATCCTTATATGAAACTAATAAGACATCTATCATACAGAAACTTATTTAATACAAACTATAGAATTTATTGTATTCAATTCAGCCTACCTAAATTTGGATGGAGAATAAATAACTTCCTATATAAATATCACCTATCAGATATTAGTTATTGTGAAGATTGTAATAAAGTTAGATACTTAAGAAAATGGTATAGAAAGGAAATGAAATTATGAAACCACTAACTAGAAAACAGATATTTGATTTACTCTTTAAGTATCCAGAAGTAAATAGAATAGGTAGAATTATCAATCTATCATATGGTAATAAAGTCTGGTTTGATGATCATCGTATTTGGAAACATATTTCCGATAATTTCAAACTAAGCGAAGATTTTATGAGAGAATTTAGAAAACAGTTAAATTGGGATTGTATTTCTAGAAATCAAAATTTATCAGAGAAATTTATTAAAGAAATGAAAAATTATATAGTATGGAATCATATTGTAAAATATCAATCTCTTTCTAAAGAATTTATAGAAAGAATGGAAGAAGATTATAATATAAAAGAAAATATATACTAAGTACAGAAAGGATATATTATATATGGCAAAAATGGTAAAACCTTCTAATAAGTCTTCATCGAAATCTAAAACAAAAATGAAAATCTATAATACTAAGGAAGCGAAGAGAGTAGTAGAAAGAAATGGTTGGAAGTTAATTAGAACAAAAGGTGATCATTTCTATTATAAAAAAGAAGGAGATCAAAAAGTTCTTGGTATTTCGGATGGTATGAATAAATATTGGTGGGAAAAAATTATTGATAAATATAATCTAGACTTAGATGCTTAAACTAATAAAAAAAAAGAAACTCTCATTAAGAGAGTTTCTTTTTTTTTTGCTTTGGATCACAGAAAATTTTCAATTAGTCAATAAGACTATGAAGATATTCCTTGTAATCATCACTAAGTACAAAACCGTCACTGTTAAGCAGCTGAATGATGAGATTTCCATCAATTTCTACATTCTTAGAAACAAAGTAATTGATAAGTTCTCTGTTTCCATAAACGAGTGCATAATTGATAAGCTGTTCATCATTCAAATCGATATGATACTTATTACCGAAGAACTTAAACCAATCAAGGTTATTAAGATCAATAGCAGCTGTAAGAATATAGTTCTTAACAAAATCTTCAATATTACTATTGATTCCGTGATTACTGAGAATATGCATTACATTCTTGAAACGACCCATTGTTGCTGCACACTTAATAGGATTATCATTGTCAATATGAGGATCGCCACCATACTTTACTAACAATTCAAATTCATCATGTTCACCGTATGCAGCAACATGACACATCATATGAGGATACTTCTTATAAAGAGTTGCTTTACCAGATTTCAAAATAGTTTCAGCAGTCTTGAGATTGTGCTTGTCAATAGCTTCGATCAGCATGATGTCATAGTTCTTGTTCATTTGTAAAATCTCCTTTTAATAAAAATGGTTTTATTTGTTTTTAACTAAGTTTATTATATATAGATAAAACTGCTGAAAATACGGAAATTGTATGTAGTTAGATTTTAGTTAAAAAATTCTTCATCTCTGATATATCCTTCATCTATCAATTTCTTTAGCATTTCCTCAGATAATTGTGTTCTATTTGATCTACCATGAAGATAACAGAACCAATCTATCTTATCTTTGAATTCATATAGAAATTCTTCAGATAAATCTTGATATTGTTGAACTCTATACCAATTAATCGTATCTTTATTTTCTTTAATGAGGTTTTCAGATAATTTTTGATACATAGGTAAATCATACCAACATAAATAATAACTGAATTCTCGCATAAATTCTTCAGATAATTTTTGACACATTCCAATTAAATACCAGTTTACATAGTCCTTAAATTCTCTAATAAAATCTACAGGTAATGGTTTTACATATTCAGAAATATTTGTCCAATATTCTTCATAGTTCCACCACTCCTTTATACGTTTATCACCATTTATATAGTACTTTGGTTTAATATCAGACCATTTGAATTGAAGATTGAATATTTGCTGTTTAGTAAATTCTTTCATTCTATATAACCTTCTTTCATTCGAAAGATAATAAACAACTAGGATAGAAATTAGCAATATCATCTATAGTAGTAATTTTGCTATCAAATCCAGTCTTATGAATAGGACTCAATTCTAATAATTCCTTATATTCTTCGATAAAATCTTCTGGTAAATCTTTATAATATCCATATGATAAAAGTTGCCAAAAAATCTTAGTATCAAAGATATCATTATATCCATATTTTAAACAATGTTGCATAAAACCTATATTACACCATTTAGTATATAGATCAAATAGTTGTTGTTTTGTTAATGGTTTATCAATTTTCTTAGACGTAATCTTTGTATCTTTGGTAATTGTTGTTCCATAAAAATGATTAAGACCGTAAATAGAATTTTCTTGTAATCTTTTCATTTTTCTAAAGTAATTGTAATCAATGTTATCCATGTTTTATAAATCAACTCCTTTTTAAGTATTTCATTCAGAGTTATGATATATACTTATAAATCTTTATAATTCGCTAAAAAAAGAAAGGTACTTAATACCTTTCTTTTAGTTTTTATTCATAGCTTTCTGGAAAGCCAAAGACATAGCAGAAGGAAAATTTCTGCTATCGTTTCTATAAGATTCTCTTCTGTCTTCTCTTTCTTTTTTGATTCTTTTCCTTTCTTCTTCCAAATACTTTTTCTCTTCTTCGATATCTCGAATCAAAATACTAGGTACAAATTTACCATCAGGTTTCATAGAAGAAATAATCTTGTTAAAGATATTGATTTCCTCTTCAGTCAACATAATTTTGGTGGAAAGATAGTCATCACCAGCAATAATGATTTCATATTCCTTTAACATTGTTCAATTTCCTTTCTTCTTTTATCCACAATAAGTGTCTTCGAATTCCTGACACTCAGCTCTATTTTGAACATAATCTTTGAAGAATTTCTGTGCAGACTCATAACCAGATTCTTCATAGATTTCATAAAGTTCTTCAAAATCGATATTATACTTTTCAGCCATCAATTCAATAGTCAGAGGACCATTAAACAGATACTTATCTCTAGCAATATAGTGAGATTCGTATCTTTCAATAGCTTCTCTATCGCCATTATTCAGGTCCATCATAAACTGGTAGTTTCTAGTAGAAGAATAGACTTCGATATTATCATCGATATGCAACATTAACAAAGAACCTGCAGCAATAACTGCAATGAAAATTACAATATTAGTAACAATAGTTTTAACTCTATTGTATCTAGCTCTCTTCTTAGATTGTCGTCTATAGTTGATATTGGAGTAATTGCTAATGGGAACAATGTTGTTTCTAGGATTAGTCATGATAAAAACCTCTCTTTTCAAAAATCAAAAAGTATGTAATGAATATTTCTTTTCTATATTCATTACATTAATAATATATATTTATAGTTTTTTAAAATACGAATTTTTATAAAACTTTATAACTATATATCATAGACTTAATGAAAGGAGAGATTTAATGGATAATAAAGAATTAATAAAAAGATTTGAATTTGATCTAAGATTTAAATACAATCCTGCATATTTTGTAATACTAAATAAAGAAGATTTAAATCTAATTATTCACATTATTATAGAAGAATTTAATCTTAAAACTAATCTTGCATATGTAGAATATATGTTAGAAACTGATTTTAGAATAGACTGTACTGTTTTAATAGATTTAGAAAATCATATATCAGATGTATATAGTACTAATACAGCTATTTATATGGAGCATATTTCAGAAAAAGATTTATTGCTATTACCAGATTACATTAAATCATATCGTATAGAATAAGATTTAAAAAAAATAGAAATCTCCTTTATTAAGAGATTTCTATTTTTTTTTTTTGATTTACTTAATTTTTCTTAATATATTTTCTGTATTTAGTAACTAACTTTACTATTCTAGGATCTACATCAGGAATTGAAATACACAAAGGTGCTATGTAACTATAGAATTCAACTACAAAATTTTTAGTAAAAGTTTTTATTGGTGCATATTTCATAACTAACTCCCAATCAATGATATCTCTATATACTTTTAAGAAATTGAAAGTAGGAGTAATTGGTTTATTGTATTTATCAAATTTATTGAGATTAAGATACATTTTGTAAGTATCTTCTATTTCAGTACTTTTATACTTTTTTATACATTCTTCAGATAGATTTTTATTTTCCATCATTAGATTAAAAAGCTGTATATTTCTTGTATAAGTATTATTTCCATATTTTATATAGGTCTGTTCTTTTTCATTTTTCATGATATAAGGATATATCTCTTCAAATAGTTTTTCTGAAATACCATTATTAGAATTAAGATTTTTATTCATTATGAAATCCCAATCAGTAATCCTATCTTTATAATAAGAAATAAACTCTTCTGAAATATAGGATTCTTTACTATACGTTAGATAATAAGAGAATCTACCATTAAATGTACTAAATAACTTTACAACATCTAAATGAGTAGATTTAATTGTAAATTTCTGAAATAGATGTCCTCTTTTATTAATCTCATCTTTAAAAGTTTCCATAAATTCCATAGTTATAGAATCTGGGTCTATGTACTTATATAGTTTACTCCAATCCATTAAATGTGAGATACTTCTTAACTGTTCGACTGTAAAATTTGCATCAGGTTTCTTATTAGTACTATGAATTACAATCATAATAAATCTCCTTTCTTTTTATTTATTTTTAGTATATAGTTTTATAAAATGTTTTAAGCATTTTAAATTTTTTAAATAAAACATCTTATAAAAATACATTAAATTTTTCTATTTTTAATAAGATACTAAGAGGAGGCTTATTATAATGAGTGAACTTAGAGTACTACATGATAATGTATTAGTAATTCCATATAAACAAAAAGTAACTGATGCTGGAATTATTCTTTCTAATCGTGCAATAGAAACACAGATTCCTCCGTACTATGTAATTTCTACAATTGGACCTGATGTAAAGAATGAAGATTTAAAAGAAGGTACTGTTGTAATAATTCCTAGGCAAACTGGTAAATGGGTAGAATTTGAAGGTTTTAAATATATTCTAGTAAAAGAATCAGATATACTATGTATTGTAGAAGGTGCTTCTTATGAAGAATCACCAATAGATTAATACTAAAAGTTAAAGGAGATAAAAACTTATGATAAGACAAGTAGATGATGAGTTTAACTTATTTCAACCAACTGAAACTGAAAGAGCTGAATTATTAGCTAAGTTATCAGATGAAGTTTTGTTAACTAATATTGAAGAACAGTTAAAGAATCCTTTCATTAATTCTGTTTCTTATAATGATATGCTTTCTATTTTTGATAATAGATATGACTTTATAATGCAATTCTATCCAGAAGATGAAAGTATTATAGAAAGATGTAAAGACATCAAGAAAAATATCTATAGCAAAATCTATAATGTAATTACAACTAGATTTTCTATTACTTCTGACTTAAATGAAATCATTGGTACTGATGATTTCTATTTCTACACTAGAGAATTATATAATTTCTTTATTCTAAAATATAGAACGAATCTTGTAAATTTCTTCATTAGTTATCTTTATAGTCATAAAAAAGACTTAGTAAAAGAATATGAAAATGAAGAAGAAAAGAAAGACTTAATGTATCGTTCTCTTAAGAAAAATCTTAACAATAATGAAGATATTCTCTTACTTTATTATATGGAAAACATCATAAATGATTTTTCTCAGAATGAAGATGAACCTGAGTTTATTGTAGAAGAAATTATTAGCACAGATGAATATGAAGCTACTAACTTTGCAATGAAAGAACTACTAATTGACAATAGATTTAATACTACACTAGAAAAAATGTTTATTGGAGAATTCTTTAAACCTCTTAATGATGAAGAATTCCAGTATGATATATATTCTAGTATTAGAAATGATTTAATCACTCTATTAAAGCATGGAGGCAAATAAAAATGGGTAAGAAAAGAAGTAGATTTGTACAACAACAAAAATATAATGTACATTTACAGAATAAAGCTCATTCTAACATGAATCATTCTATCAATAGAACTAATCGTAGAATTGAAGAATATAAACAAAACTATGATAATTCTATTAAGGAAATTATGTCAGATTTCTTAAAAGAAAATGGATTAGATCCAGATAGCATTCCTAATAATTCCAGAATTCTAGTTTATGAGCTATTAAAGAAGAATATCAAAAACAAGTTAGAAATGTATACTAAATACATTGAAGAACATCCTGAAGATGAAAGAATTTCTGAATACTATGATGCTCAAACTTTATGTAATGATAGTTTAAAGCAGATTGATTGGATTTATGATTGGATTAAACCTTGTAGTTGTCATGGTTTATCTGATGGTGAAACTTATGAGTCAAGATTAGAAAAAGCTGAAAAGAAACTGCAAGAGTCTGAAAAGAAATTTGATAGCATTTTAGATATTCCTGAAATTATTGATTCTTTAAATAAACCTTATTGTGAAGATCTTAAATTTGATTTTTATCAATTTTGTGGATTTATTATAGAAAAAAGAAACGAATTAGATAAGTATTACATTTACATTTCTAATACTATTAAGAATCTAAAAATTCTTAATTCTGATGATCCAATTGTAGATTTTATGCTTAAACCCTACAAGGATCATACAAAAATTTCTGAAGATTGTGAGAGATGACTATGACTTTTACCTTCTTAAAAAAAGAGGAAGATAAAGTTGTATTTGTTGGAAACAGACTTGATATATACATTCCTAAGTCTTATTTTGACGAAGATATGTTAGCAGAAGAATTAGGAACTGAAGTAAAGACTATAGGATGCTTTGTTATGAAGTATTATAAAGATCCTGAATCAAATAAGTATGATACCTATCAGTTATCATTACCTGAAGATATAACATTTTCATTCTCAGAATTTCAAGATAATGTAAAAGAAGTTTTGATTGAAAGAGATTTCAATGATGACGATGAAAATGGTGATATAGATAGTGATGATAACACAGAAGATACTTATAGAGTTTTTACTTTATATCAAAATGATTCTTTTATAAGTAACTTAAATCATGCTAAATCCTATAAAAATACAGAAAAACTAGTAAAGCTACATCAAAAAGGTAAACTACCTAAATCTATTAGATATAGTGACTTTATTAAGCTTTATATAGAAAATATGGATACTAATAGTACTGACCTACAAGTTCCTTCATTAATTCTAGAACTTACTATTTCTGAGTTAGCTAGATATAAACGAAACCCTGAAATTCCATTCAGACAAGTTATAGGAAAAAGTAATACTAAAGTATCTGAATTAGATTACAAGCAGGTTTCTATAAAAGAATTAGCTATGTTAACTTCAACATTTACAGCTATGACTAGTGAGAATATCAATAAAGCTATTACTTATTCAGTTTCTAAATCTAGAACTGGTGGTAAAGAATCTGAAACACCTATAGAACCAACAATAAAGTATTAAAAAGCATACTTCCATTACCTTATTTTGAGGTAATGGAAGTTTTTATTATTTTTTCAGAACAAGATATTAGATCAAGAAAAATAAAGATACAATTTTATATAATTGCATTATGTGGTATAGGTTTATACCTATATTTTAAAACAAATATATAAAACATCTTTTATATTTACAAATCTTAAAAATTTAAAATAAAAGAAAGGAGGATTCTGCTGTAAGAAATTATTAAGATTATACTATATTTTTACACAGCAGAAAAAACTTATGGCAAATATTAATTATGTACATCCTTCTGTAAGCAGTACCATTACTGACAATTCTACCGTATATATAACCGCTTCAGGTACTACTAAGTTATTTGCTGTCTTTACCTCTGAAAAAGGTGTAGATAATAAAATCAAAATGATGACTTCTGTCTCTGAATTTGTGTTTAACTACGGTGAGCCTAATATGAAATTATATGGTCAGACTGGCTATAATATCGTTAATTGGCTTAATGCTGGTGGTGTAGTATATTGCTTACGTGTACTTCCTGGTGATGCAGGTTATGCAAATGCTATTGTAAACATTCAAACTAAGGTTTCTACTAAACAAGTTCTAAATGCAAATGGTGAATTTGTAGATGTTGATAATGTAGAATTAAGACCTTGTGTTACTTATACCAAAGTTAATAATAAAGAAATAACTGATATTAACTTCAATGAATTAAGACGATCTACTGATAAAACTGTTGATCATTATGATAATAATATGATCTTTGCAGTTATTCCTAAAGGCAGAGGTTCTGGTTATAATGATTTAGGTTTTAGAATTAATTTAAATGATGCTTATGATTCTACTTATGAGTTCAGACTTTATGATTTTGAAGTAACTAAAACTTCTGAATCTGGAAGTGTTTCCACTGTCCAAGGTCCTTTCCTTGTTTCATTAGATCCCGATGCAATGTCTTATAGTGGTTCTTCTTTATTCATTGTTGATGTTATTGAAAAATATTGTGATTATTTTACTATTATTTTCAATGAAGACAATTATGAAAAACTAGCTAAGATTATTAACTCCGATCCCGATGTACATCCTAATAGAATTGATGTCTTCAGTGGTAAAACTCGTTTTGTTGATGGTGAGTATGAAACTTATTATGATGAACGTACCTTAAAAAATGAAGATATTCATATGTCTCTTATCTGTTACGTCAATGGTATAGCTACTGATGAAAGAAATATTGTTGACGTAAGAGATGAGGTTGAAGCTGAAATTGCATCAGTCGATACTTCTTATCGTAATGGTTTATATGAACGCCATAATGATTCCTTTAATAGAATTAAAAAAGCATTAGGTGTAGTTAGAAAGATCCAAAACAATAAGGGTGATGCTAATAACTTTACTTCTATTAGTTTGGATACTATTAAGGATAAGGATGGTTCTAATCCTGCAACTTTAGGTGCTGGTATTGAGAATTTAGAAAAAGATACTACTGTTGAAAAAGCTTATTCAGATTTTAATGACTATAAAGATGTATTAGAAACTAAAAATTCTGTTGAAGGTGATATTGGTGAAGAAGATTATAATATCGCCAATTCATTAATGTATACTTTATCTAGTAGTATAGATAATTTACTCAATCAAATGTATGAACTTTATGATTATTCTAGAATCGGTCAAGGATCAAATCTTTCTCATTCATCAGATGATTATATTAACATTTTAGACGCTTTAAAAAATATTGAAAGTAATATAAAAAATATTATCACTTATGATCTTAACTGTACTAGATATAAAAATCTAATAACCAATTTATTAGAAAAATATACTGAGCTAGATATTTCTAATAGTAATTCTGAAAAAGAAGAATTTTTCTTTGAATTTATTGGTAAATGTGAAAAGATTTTAGGATTTTTAGATAATATTACTGATAGATATAGTGAAGAAGACAGTATCAAATTTGCTAATGGTAAATTAACTGAAGCTGAATCTTTATTAAATTCTATTAAAAATGATTATGATATCTTAACAGATAAATATACTTTATTCGATGATTACACAGAAACTATGGATGCTGCATGGGAAACTATTGAACGTTTACTATCATCTACTAGTTTAGTTTTTGCAATTAATCTATCCTTACTAGAGTATAAAACTAAAATTTATAATTCTATTGAGAATAGTATAAAAAATACTAAAACTTTAATTATTTCTCTTATTGGTGATATTGCAAGTAATATAGCTTCTATTAAATATGATACTGCTAAAACTGCTGTTGATAATGTAAAAGCTAAGATGGAACAATTAGAACAAAATACTTATATTACTAGACTTCAGAACTATGATTCTTTTATTAATTTAAGATATGGTACAGATGGTTCTATTGAAAATGCTGCATGGGCTAATAATAAAGAAATAGAACAATTAATAGCTAAGGGTTATAGTGGTGAAATTGATCCTAGTTTAGAAGATAAAGATCAGTGGCCTATTGATATGGTACTTGATGCTAAATATCCTGTATCTATTAAAAATGCTATTGCTAATCTATGTACTGAAATTCGTAATGACTTTATTGGTATTTTAGATACTGAAGATCAGCCTGATTGCGATAAAGTAATCGAGTATAGAAAGAATTCTATCAGTGTTAATAACTTCCGTTTAGCTATTTTCACTCAGACCTTTATAGTCGATGATGTTAAGTATACTGGTAATAATATTGAAGTTTCTCCTACTTATTTCTTAGCATCCAAAATTCCTGCTAATGATAATAACTATGGTATCCATTGGAACTTTGTTGGTCCTCGTCGTGGTACTATTTCTGGCTTTAAGTCTATTAACTTCTTACCTAATTCTTTAGAAAGAGAAGATCTTTATATTAAACAGATTAACTATGTACAGCAAGACCAGGTTTCTACCAGATTTGGTTCTCAGTTAACTTCTCAGACTACTGTTTCTGCTCTATCTAACATCAGTTGTGTTCGTACTTTATTACGTATTCAGCGTGATGTTGAAGATTTAATGAAGAACTATCAGTTCGAATTTAATGATGACATTACTATTACTAATGCACAGACTGCTCTAAACTCCTACTTAAATCAGTGGATTTCTAATAGAGCTTGTGATAATATCACTGGTACTGTTTATGCATCTGATTATGATAGACAACAGAAGCTACTTCGTGTTAAGATTGAACTTGTCTTCAATTCTATCATTGAAAGAATTGCTATTGACCTAATTGTCAATAACTAATTTATGAACTAATTATTAGACCAATAATTACGGTTGAGAGGATAGAAAACAATCTTTTCTATCCTCTCACATTAAAAATCTAACTTCTAAAATTTGAAAGGAGAAAACTTATGTTAAGACATGACTCTAATAACGTAATTGTCTTTAATGGTAATAATGGTCCTGCAAGTACTAAAAGTTTCTTTAATGGATCTTATAATACTATGATGCTAGACTTTGATCCTCTAGTTTCTGGCTATTCTTTCTTTAAGTGGATTGTAGTTCCTTCTTGGGTTCTTCAGGCTTTCCCTGATTTCCAAGCAATGACTGAGAAAAATTTCCTTTCTGGTTTCTCTCTCGGTGATATTGAACTACAGACTACTCAAGTTACTCATGGTTTTGCAGCTAATGAATACAACATTGCTTCTACTATGAATAAAGCTAATACTGAATTCTCTATTACTCATCGTGAATTCTCTGGATCTCCTATTCGTAATATGTATCAGTATTGGATTACTGGCGTTCGTGATCCTGAAACTGGTATTGCTACTTATCCTAGAGTTCATGGTACTGACTATGCAGCTAAGAACCATACTGGCGAAATTATCTATATTGTAACTCGTCCTGATGCTAATAACGTTGGACGTAACAATATTGAATTTGCATGTTATTACACTGCTGTTATGCCTACTCGTATTATGTTATCTCAGTTTGCATTTACTCATGGTACTCATGATGCAGTAGAATATGAACAGAATTTCCGTGGTGTTTTCCATATGTCTTCTAAGGTTGATGCTTTTGCTAAACAAGTCTTAGACGAAAAAGTCTATGGCTTTATGGAACTTGGTGAATTCGATCCTACTACTCCTGATGCTGGTAAGTTAACTATGGATGAAAGCTTTATTGCTGATACCAGAGTTGGTGAAACTGGTGCTTATGGATATACTGACGTTGATCGTGGTTTAGGCGGCTCAGCTCAGAATTATATCTAATCTAGTTTAAATAAATATAGACTATATCCTTTATGGATATAGTCTATATTTTTATTAGAATCCTCCCATTCCTCCGCCCATTGATGATGCGTCATCAGTAGGTTCAATAGAAGAATTTTTAATAGAAGTCTCTGTTTTATTAACTTTTGCGGATTCAAGGATTTTATCGTATTTACTCCAATCAAAAGTATTAAGAATATCTTTAGTTAATTCTCGTCTAAATTCAGTTTGTAATTCAGCATTATCCTGAGATACCATAGTGTTAGTTATAAAATCTATTATATCTCTAGAATTATTGATACGTTCAGTTATAGTAGTCATGTTAAGTGCTTGAGGGGGAGGGAATTTAACAGATAGTTGTTCTAGATTGAAATAAGTATCTTTTAATTCTGCTCTAGTTTTAGCTACATGATCCTTTTCTTCTTCAGTATCAACTAATACGGTATCATCTTTAGGCTTTTGATTAAGTTTCTTTAGTTTCTTTTCAGCTTTCTTAAGATCATAATCATTAAGGTATTCATTCTGATATAGTAAACGGAACATCTTAGTGAATTGTTCACCTAAAATCTTCTGCCAAACAAGAATAGAACGAACAAACTTACCGTTCATCATTCCTAGTGATCTAGCAAATTCTGTTTGTTCAGAATAACTTAAGAATTCAGGGGGAATACCCATACCAGAAATCATAGACTTTAATAGATATTCTAAGAAATCATTAGTGATCTCTACATTCATGCCAGGGATCATAGTTGTTAATACAAGTCTATTAAGCTTGCACCTTTTGAATTATGCTCTAGATTTTAAACTAGAGATCAGACTATATCTTCTATGTTTTCTATATCCAATGTATTTACATCGTACTATATAGTCGTTGAACCTTATTTAAAAGGCTGCTGATTGTACGTTAAGCATTTTCCAGCAATTAAGAAAATTTAGAGACACCTACCCTAAACTTTAAGTGTCTATTTCAACAGGTTTTTGTCCTTCAACTACAGGAATGTAATACTTTGCTTATTATTTCAGAGTTTGTTAAACTCTAAACTCATATTTTCATATGAGAATAGACTATATCTTCAACTATCTTTATAGTTGTTTCATACAGAGTATACAACTTATATACTACATAGTCTTTGAACCTTTTATAAGGCTGCTGATTGATCTGTCAAGTATTTCTTCTAGATTTTTATAATCTTTTCTATCAAATCTTAGAAGAGTTATTCCATTATTTTTACAATATTCGTCTTTTATCTGATCTCTAATTTTGGTGATTTTCAAACTTTCAGGATCTTTATTCCATCCTTTTTTATGTTGCTCACCATCAAATTCAATTGCAATATTATAATCTGGTAAATAAAAATCTAATCTTAATTTTTCGATATAAACCAAATCGTCAAACTTCTTTTCTGAAACAAAATTAAAATTTTTTGATTCTAAGAATGATTGAATCTTTTCTTCAGCTCTAGAACCATGTCTACATCCACATCCATATCCTGCTTTAAAATTGTAATACATTGTTTCATAAAGATGTTTACAATAAGGACATAATAAACGTAGTTTATATCCTTTTTCAGACATTTGAATTATTGATTTATTTATATCATCATCAAAAAAATCATAATTACTATTATTAACAAATTCTATTATTTCTTTTCTTTTATTAATTTCTTTACTTTTATTTACACGTTTTAATTTACAATCAAATTCTGGACATCTTGATCCTTTTTTGAATTTATCAAATCTTACTATATAATCACCATGTCCACATTTATCATTAGTTTTTATAAAAAGACGATTATGTTTTGATTTAGAATCTTCTTCTAATTTATAAAGACATTCAAAATATCTATCGGACTCATTTATTTCTAATAAATGATCTTTAATAGCTTTAATGTCTTTTATAATTCGATTTTCAGAACAAACTATATCGGAATCAAATTTTACTATAATTCCATCAATAATTTTATTTATCATAAAACTGCCCCCTAGAAACTATTTTTAATAAATTGTTGTTTCTAGTACCCAGTTTTAAATATACTTGTACAGATTTTTCCAGCAATTCTTGAAATAATTCTCTATACTATCACTAATATAGACGACTATTATTTAATCTTGGAACGTTCCTATAGCATTTAAAAGAGTATTAATATCTTGACCAAAGTTACTCATCTTAATATCTTTAGTCTTAATATCTCTCATGAACTGTTGTACTACAGCTTCAGTATCATTATCAAGATCTACCTCAACATAAAAAGCACGTTTCTCAGGTGATCTTACTAGTCTTAACATAACCTGTGAAGTTAAAACTGCTAAATATAGCTTAGCACTAAATAGAATGGATTTATAAATACTATCATAGTAATCTTCAGTACCACTACCGAAGTGTACTACTTCACTAGCTTTCAAATAAATCATTCTAACTTGTTTATTAAGTAAGTAATTCTGCTTTAGTAACTGATAGACAGTATTTTTAAAATCAGGATTTTTATTGATAAACTTCTTATCAATTTTCTTTGCCATATTCTTAACAAAGACATCAGTTATTAATCTATACTTAGCATTAATGATATCTGGTTTTTCATTTGCCTGTGATTTAAAAGAAGTAAAGATGTTAGAAGATACACTGTAACTACCAGTAGTTAGCATATCAGCATTATTTTCTAGATTCTCAATATAGTAGTAACCATATTCAAAGTCATCTAAAACTAGCTTAATAACTCTCTCAGGTTTTAGTACTTTTAATACAGAACCACCTACTCGAATTTCATCAGTAGATTTAGTTTTAGAGAAAGGATTTAGATTCTTTCTATCTTCTTTATTTTGGCTTTGGAAATTATTGAATAAGTTTTTCTTACTACTAATTCCAAATTGTTTAGATATCTCTACATTGTCTTCTAATAGACAAGATGAATCCTCTGTAAAAACAAAGTTCTTATTTAGAATCTCAGCTATATCATGTGAGAGCCTTTGTTTAGCTTCATTAAATACTTTTACTTCCTCGTTATAGATTTTTAAGTCATGTTGATAAGCTTCATTTAGTTTTTTCTTATCAGTATAATTTTTATAATCAGATATTGAAGGAGGATTATTCTGAGGGATTTTTACATTAGATAAATCAAACATTTCAGCTAGTTGAACAATTTCATCATCAGTTAAAGTAATATCTGATTCTGTTAAAGACTTATTAGTAGCTTCCATACTACTTTTATAATCTTCAGATAACATTACTTTTGAAATTTCATCGTTCATCTTTAAAACTGCAACAAATTGATCGCCTAATTTTAAAGTTTCTTTTATAATTCTCTTACATTGAGTGTCTAATTTATACTTTTTAATTAGATCCTTACAATTATCGATTATCTTAACATTTTCACCTTTATTTTCTGTAGTAGAAATAATAACATCATCTAGATAGATGTTAAAGATATCTTTAGTAAAATCATCAGGTGACATTATATTATCGACATAAGTATCCAAGGCTTGAGCCATCTGGGGTATATTCTCATAGATTAGCTGATAACTACTATAAAGTTGGAAACGTCCTGATTCTTGACTGAATAATTCATTCATAGAATAGATATCAGTATTATTTACCATACTTTCAATATCTGAAAGTTGTTTTTTAACATGTTCTGTTTTTGCAGAACGACTAGGACGACCAACATTAGAATTATGTTTCATGTTAACTGCATTAAAAAATTCTATGATATCATCACCAGTAGATTTCTTATATCTAAACATAACACTATCTATAGTATTTCTAATGTCAGAAAGATCTTTATAGTTATCATCTGCAAATTTTTCAGTAGTTCCATATAATTCAGATGTAGACAATTTAGATACAGCTCTAAATTGATCTAGCTGATCTTTTAAAGTTAATTCTTTTTTCTTATCCGCCAAAATATACTCACCTTCCTTTCTTTGAAAGTTTTATTGTATTGTTTTTGTTATATTAGATTGTAAAAGATTAAAAATTGTTAGAAATATATATTTTAATGATAGAAAATTAAAAATAACTTTTAATTAAATATTTTATACGAATGAAAAGGAGTTGCTTAATTTTGGCAAATAGTATTGAAAACAATATCTTTAACGATTTTTCATCTGATCAAACAGTAAGTGAAGTTATGATGAAGAAAAAACCGACTGAAACAGATGAAAAGAATGTTAAAAAAATCTTATTTGATTTTGGTATTAAAAAAATTGAAATTCCAAAATTTAATACACGTTTAGAACTACAACATTTTATGCGTGAAAAAATTAGAGAAAAACTAAATGAACCATAAAAGGAGGATGAAAGATGTGAGTTTCTATCAATTAGTAAAAACTATAAAATCTCAAGACTATGATGATGAGGGTAATCGTTTTGATGTAATAATGAAAGTATTAAAAGATGAAGAAACTGGTGAAAAGATAGTTGAAACTATTCCAGATCCAGATTTTACTTATTATGTAACTGATGATGATTATGTATTAGATGAACAAGTAAACTATATAGAAAAAGAAAAAGTGCGAGAAATAACCTGTTCATCTAGTAATATAGTAAAATCTGTTGCATATGAAACTGGTAATGAAGATTTCTTCTGGAAATGTATTAAGAGTAAGAAATTTAGTGCAGCTAAAGCAGTATTTCTAGATCCTAATGTACATGGTTCTGATATTGACTTAGAAGATTACTATATTGGAAAACACTATAGTAAGTATCCAGTAGAACAATCTAAGAACGAATTTACTAAAGGATTTTTTGATATCGAAGTTGATTCTATGAAGATTCTAGGATTCCCAAATCCTGCAGATGCTGAATGTCCTGTTAATGCTATTTCTTTCTTTAATGATAGCAACATGACACTATATGGATTATTCTTAAGAAATTCTGAAAATCCCTTAATTGAAGAATTTGAAACTAATCGACTAAAAGATTTCAAGAAGAGAATGAAGCAAAAGTATAAAGATAAGGGTTTAGATATAAAACTAAAACTAATCTGGTATAATGAAGAAGATGAATTATCTCTAATTGCAGATTTCTTTCATTTGATCAATCTTTTGAAACCTGACTTTGCTAGTGGCTGGAATATATTCGGATTCGATATTGAGTATCTAATCAATCGAATTGCTCAGTTAGGTGCTACCCCTAATGACATCATTTGTGCTGAAGATATTCCATATAAGTATTGTTATCTCAGTAAAGATACTAAAAATCAGGATCCTGCAGATAAAGGTGACTATTTCTCAGTATCTAGCTACACTAACTATCTAGACCAAATGTTACTGTTTGCTAACTTAAGAAAAGGTGCAGGTAAGAGAGAATCTTATTCTTTGGATGCAATTGCATTTGAAGAATTAGGTGAGAACAAACTAGAGTTTAAAAATCCAGATACTACTACAAAGAATTCAGCATGGATGGATTATGAAGAATTCATTGAATACAACCTTCATGATACAATGCTTCTTCATATGATTGAAGCTAGAAATAAAGACTTCAACATGATTTATGCTGTAGCTGCAAAGACTGAAACTAGAATTCAGAAAGCACTAAAGAAGACTGTATGTTTGAAAAATCTAGCTAGAAGATTCTATTTTGACAGAGGTTATATCATGAGTAATAACCATAATACGAATTATGGTGGACTAAATGAAACTGTCAAGGAAAGCTTCCGCGGTGCGTTTGTGGCTAACCCCTTGTTAAACAAGCCTCTAGGTTTGGTAATTAACGGTAGTAAATCTAAATATATTTTTGAAAATGTCATTGACTTTGACTTAACTTCTCTATATCCAAGTATTATTCTAGCATTCAATGTAGATGCTACTACTCAGATTGGACGTATTGAATCTGATGAATTTGATAGTCCTAAGTTAGTTGATGACATTGTAACTAGAAACTATATCAACATTGGTAAAGACTATTTTGATCTACCTAATGTAACAGATATGCTAGAATTACTAGAAAATAGAAAAATCGCATAATCAAGATTTATAAGTATATATTTTAAACTAGATTTAGAGATAGAATGAATAATCAGTGGAAGTTTTTTGTATCATTGGCACAAAAATCATTCATTCTATCTTTAAATCATCTTTTAGTTTTTGAATTAAAGAAAATCATTCGCTGTGAAAGTAACATCAAGCTTTAATGAATCAGTATATTGAAATGTATCAAAAACAAGTAATGAATCATGCTATACTATATAGTATCAAACAAATAAAATGATCTTATCTTTAATTCAAAAACAAATCACACACAGACACCAATAGTAGACTAATCGTACATTGACAGGAGGAGAAATGATTATACGTAATGGTTAATAGACTGACAGAATTTATAGCACAAACAAAAGGTATATCTACTAATAGGTATATATACTTTGACCAAGGAATCTCTTATACGTATGATGAAGAACAATTAGTACAAGCATTTACAGATTTTAAAGAGGACAAAAAGGGTGGAGAATATTTTAGTGATAAAACATTCAAGATTCAAGTAGACGAGTTTAATGATTTTCTAAAAGATTATAAAAAATCAGTTACAGGAATTAAGTTTGATGAAGATAACTCTATAGAAATCATTACAAGTATTCCAAATACAAGTCTAAAATTCAAATGGGAAAAAACAGATACAGCAAAACTAAAGAGAATTAAAAACTTTTTTGAAGACTTAAATACAGAAGTCAAAAATAGAATTTTTGATTACAATTTTACAAAAGATGAATTAACAAAGTTTATAGGGGAAAAATCTAACAGAATGTTTGCTGATCTAGCAAACAATTGTATCTCATTTACAGATGAAAATCTAACTAACTTTCTAATGATTTCTATATTTCCTAAGTATCTAGGAAAACTATTAGCTTCAACTAAAGAATTCAATCTAAAAATTTATAATACAGATAAAGAGTCTATATTTCTAATACACTATACAATTAGAAATATGAACATAACCTCAAACTACTTTGGGTTATGTTCAGATCTCATTCCATTAGAGGAAGGAGGTCTGGATTAATGCCTATCGAAGTTGAACTAGATGTAAGCGATCTAAGCGAAAGCGAAAGAAAAGGTTAATGTTAAGTAAAGTTACTAAACTTTAAATATAAAGGGGAAAGTATTTTATAATACTTTCCCTTTCTTTTTTTTTTACTTTATTTTTGAATATATATAATACATTAGATATGAAATTAAAAATTCTTAAGGAGAAATTTAATGAAAGGTAATTCTCATAAGAAAATTGGCTGTTGGGAGTGTTATTTCTGTGATTATTTGACCTGTAAAAAATTTCGAAAGGATTACAAATGTAAGCACTATAAAAAATCTATAAAAACTAAAAATATAAAAAGGAAAATGAGAAGAAAGGATAGAACAAATGAAGATACTTTACTTAAGATTAGTTAATTCAGCTGGTATTTATGCAGGCACTAGTAAGCGAGAAATTGAGATTGATTTCACTAAAGGTAGTAACAATATTGTCATGCTTTTTGGTGGCAACGGAAGTGGTAAGACTACACTAGTTAGTTCATTACACCCATTTACTGGTACATGTAATGATGAACGAGACAGATTCTTTATTGAAGGTAAAGATGGTGAAAAAGAAATCCATTATCTGCTAGATGATATAGTATATATGATTCGTCACTATACATCAGCTAAAAATAAGACTAAGTCCTATATTGCTAAGATGGAATACCAAAGTTATCTATCAAAACCTCAAGCTAAAGATGAAATAGCCGACTTATATGGTGAAGAACTTAATGAAAATGGTGGTGTTATTACTTTTAAAGAAGCTGTAGAAACTTACTTAGGTGTAGATGAGGAATTTTTTAAGATTTCTCGTATTGGCTCTAATGTAACTAACTTCATTGACCTATCTACAGCTAATCGTAAAAAGTATATCTCTACATTTCTACCAGATATCGATGAATACTTAAAGCGTTATAAGATCGTTAATGATAAGTACAAGATTATGACTAAAGAAATCAAGTATTTATCAGACGAAATACTTAAACTAGATGATGAAAATACACTAAATCTAGAAAAGAATAGATTGGAAAAACAGTTAGAAACTATAAGAAAATCCATTGAAAAGTGTAATAACAAGATTGTTACTGCTAAAACTACAGTAAACACATTAGATAAAGATGGATTACTGAAGTCTAATAGATATGAAAATCCATATACTAAGGAATTAACTAAACTAGAAAAAGAGAAAGTTAAGATTGAAGAAATTACATCTAACTATTCTCTAGAAGAAATTGAAAAAGAAATAACTGAATGTGAAAAGAGTATAACTGAGTTTAAGAATAGTATCCTACTAGTTAGTGAAGGTTTAGGTAACAGTAAGGAAAATCTAGGTACTGTTTTAGTAAATATTAAAGCTAAACAGAAACAGTTAGATGGAATGGATAATGATGATCTAGAAAATCTAAGAACTATGGAGACTAAAAATCTTAACCGTCTATACATGCTAAATGAAGAATTGGCTAAACTAGATTTATCTAATTTCAAAACAGACTCTTTACTAAATGCTAAAGGTATACCTTTACTTGCTGTTACAATGAGACAAGTATACAATGTACTTGATAGTATCGAAAGTAGAATTAGTATTGAGTATAGAAATATACTAGAAAAGATTTTCATTACAAAGGTAATGACATGGAAAGATTTCTTAAATCAGCTAAATCAGTATAAGGTCGATATAGAAGATAAAGAAAAAGAAAAAAGAAATCTAGAGAATAAGCTATCAGAAGCTATTTCTAATAAGAAATACCTAGAAATTCTAAAACAAAGACCTGCTGATTGTATTACTGATAGTTGTCCTTTCATTTCAACTGCATTAAAGTATCAGAATATTGAGGCTGAAATAGAAGAAATTTTTAAAGATATAGCAAAAATAGATAGTGAACTAGAAACTTTAGAAAATAATGTCTATATCTTTGATAGTGTTAAGGAATTAATTCTTGAAATTGAAAAAGTATATAACAATTACAAAGATGGATTCCCTCTTGTAAATGATGTATTAGCTAAAGTAAGTTTTACTTCATTCAATGATTTAATGAAGTATTTCTTAACTACATCTAAGATTGATCGTAAGTCTCTATTACTTGATGGTTCTGAGAACCTAAAGTACTTCGTTTCTCTAAATGATGAAATTTCTGGATTAAAGAAGGAAAATGAAGTAATTCAAGATAAGATCAAAGCTAATGAAAGTATTGATAAGATTCATAAGGAACTATCTAAGGAATTAAAGGAACTAGAAGACAAGAAAGAAAAACTAACAAAAGAAATTGCTAGATGCAATCTAACTATTTCTGACTATAATGAAAATAAGGATAAATCAGAGAGTAGATTAGTAGAACTTAATACAATTCTAGAATACTTTAAAGAAGAAAAAAAATTCTTAGAAAAGTATAATGAAGTAAAATCCAATTTTGATAATACTGAAAAAGTTCTATTAGAAATTTCTGATTTAGCTACAGTTGTATCTGAACAAAAGGAAGAGAAAGATTCTTATAGTAAACAGTTACCTCTAATTGAGTCTGCTTTAGATAAGGTAAAGATTAAGATTAGTAAACTAAAGGAATATACTGATCGTAAGAAAACACTAGAAGACAACTATGAAAAGACTTCTTGTATTAAAGATGCACTTAATCCTACTAAGGGTATCCCAGTGTATTTCATTGAAAACTACTTAGATAAGACTAAGTTCATAACTAACAATCTTCTAGATATTTCTCAAAATGGTAAGTTTGCCATAGCATTCGAGGTTACAGATAAAGACTTCTTCATTAAGGTCTATAAGAATAATGGTGATATTCTATCTGATATCTCTCAAGCATCTCAGGGTGAAACTGCTCTTACTTCTCTTTCTCTATCTCTAGCTTTAATCGAGCAGTCTATGAAGAAATACAACATTTTCCTATTAGACGAATTAGATGGAGCTTTAGATACAACTAATCGTAGAAGCTTTATCGATATGGTTCAGACTCAAATGAAAGTACTAAATTCTGAACAAGTGTTTATCATTTCTCATAACAATGAGTTTGAGAATATCCCAATCGATATGATTCTGTTAAAAGATAATGGAATTGATGAAAACAATAAAGATTTTATGAGTAATAAAACTGTACTTTTTAAAGTTTAAAAACGAACAAATTAATAGATCATCAATAAAATCATATTACATTTTCTATTCTTAAAGATGACATTTTTATTTCCTTTCTTTTAACTTATCCACAATTAGAGTATCTAGATTTTCTGTCTAGATACTCTAATTTTCTTTTAAAAACAATACAATAAAGTATATAGAACTTCTAATACAGAAAGAAGGTTTGTTATAAATGATTTTGAACGAGAATCAACGAGAAATGTATAAAAATTGTATATTCCTGTCAGAAACTCCTGTACTAAATAATAGATTTTCTGGTGATGTTTTCAATAGAATGATTGCTAGTTGTGCTAAGTTTGCTAAATCCATTATCACTCAAGAGAAATTTAAGAAATCTAAAATGACTGGTAATCTAGCAGAAATCAAAGAACTACTAGAACCTGATTGCGTTCAAGCTTTCATTCTAGCTGGTAGTGAAGCTTGTAGAAGAATTCTTTTACCTTTTATAGCAGAATACTTTAGTAATAAAGCAGTTACTACTAAAGAAAAGGAAGCTAAGTTAAGTCAGTTAAAGAATGATTTAAAAGAAGCTGAAAGAATTGCTAAAGAAGAATTTGATAGCAATTTAAAGAAAATCAATGAACAAGGTGTTAAGTTCTTTAAAGAAAACATAAATGAAGCTATTAAACCATATAAGCTATAATCTAGTTTATATAATTTATACTATACTTTTTTATGATAAAAATCTCCTTTTCTAACAGTTCTATAAATGTATTTTATAGAATTTGTATAGAAAAGGAGAAAATTTTATGGCTAGTAGAGAACTTAAATATACAATCATTGAACATGTTGCTGATCTATGTGAACCTGATAACAAAGGCTGGGTCAAGCAAGTCAATATCATGACTTGGGGAAACTATAAGCAAGAAGTTATTGACATTAGAAAGTGGCAGTATAAGGATGATGGTAGTGTAGTTGCTGGTAAGGGTGTAACCTTAAATCTAGATGATCTAATTGCTCTACAAAAGATCAATACTAAGAATCTAGAAAGATACTTCACTAAAGAAGATGAAGAATGATTGTTTTGAGAGTATAGGTAAATGATATAACCTATACTCTCAAAATTTTATATAAAGGAGAATCCTATATGATTACATGTGCATTTATTGAAAAGGATTTTATTGATATATTAGAGGATGTTTTTAAAAGTGAAATTGAAATCTATAAATTAAAGTTTAAGATTTTAAAACTTAATGATTTAGATGTATTATTAATGGTTATTAGTGATAATAATAAAAGACGTATGAATAGTACTGTTATGGGAACAAATATCAAATTCAAACAGACATTGAATGATGATGGAAACTATGAGTATATTATACAGATATACGATGACGATTTAGAAAGTCTATTTACAAAAATTAAGAAAACTATATTTGACATTTGTCTAATAAAGTAAGGTGGTGTGTAAATATAATGATTAAAGTAAGACGAGATTTTAACAAAACAAAACCAAGAAGTCAAATGACTGAAAAAGAATTAGAGCAAGATGATATCCATAATTCTGATACAACTATGGAAAAAATTCTTAATGCTAAGAAAATTCGTTATGAAATTCTAAATTCTTTATTCACTAAGATTCCTAAAAACATTACAACTGTTACCATGTATATTGATGTTTTTAGTATCATAAACAATCTATACAATCCAAGTATTCTTGAAAACATTTCTGCATTTAATGATGAAAAATCTTTCATTTTCTCATCAAATCTGATCAACCTAGCAGCACATTTTCGTAACTATTTTGCTACACGTAAACAGCTATACACCAATTTTGTATTTTTCTATTCAACTGAAAAGAGTGAAAAGGAACTAGAAATATATCCAGATTATAGAGAAGAGTTTTACAAGAAACGTTTAGATAACAATTCAGAATTCATTCTTATGAATAAACTGATCAAATCTAACTTAAATCTATGTGAAATTCTTACTAACTATCTACCTCATATCTACTTTGTAAATACAAAGGAGATTAATCCTAACTTAGCACCTTATCACTTTATTGGTTGTCAAGAATCAGACGAAATGGCTATTATATATTCTAATGATAAAGTACAAATGCTAAACTGTCTACAGAATAAGAATACTTATTTACTTACATCTAGTTATGGTAATGTAAACCTGTATAGTCAGAATGACTTAATAGAATTATTTTGTAAGAAAGATGAGTTTACTTTAAACCCTCAATTACTACCTTATCTATATTCTTTTAGCGGTCATAAGAAATATTCTATAGAAGGTTGTAAAGGTTATGCTGAATTAAAGACCTGTAAGCTATTCAAAAAACTATTAGATGAAAATGTAATTTCTAACATTAATTATAAAGAACCTTCTATATTTCTTAATGAAATAAAGAGTTCTATAACTCCTGAACAATACCATATACTAGAACGAAATATTTCACTATTCCATGTTCCTACCATGTATATGTCATTATCTGATAGTGAAATCTTATCTACTTTTACAGTTAAAGATTTACAAGATATGAAATCTTTAGTAGATATAAACGCAGAATATTATGAAAAATATCCTTTACATTTAGAAGAATTAATGTTAGGAGAAGAATATGAGTCGGTCTAGTATTTAAATACTAGACCGTTTTTTTTTTGAAAGGAAGGTGAATTTTTAGATATATGTCATTAAGCTCACCAATCTTATTAGGACCTAAATCTTATAATAACCAAATAAAAAATCATCATTATGTTCACAAAATCTCATTTGCTGCAATTATTGGTAGCGAAGTAATGTATCTTTCTGATTCTATTTACGAATTTAAGATATTTCAATTTTATAATGATTTCATTTTTCCTATTGTATCTGTTTCTATAAATTTGAGTCCAAATGAACACATGAAAATATGTAATAATGTAAATAATGTTAAGTTTAGACTAAATTTATATAAGATACCTATAACTGGTGATGTAGATTATGTAGTTAATGATATACATTATACTAATGCAGCTGCAGAATCTGTTTATAAGGATTTAATGTTAGAATTATCTGATTATGATAAAGCTCGTTTCCGTGATGAATCAGAACAATATAAAGGTGGCTTTATTAATGCTAAAAAAATACAAATACATCTAGAACTTTTTAAATCTGAGCATTTGGCTATAAATAAAAAACCTATTACTGGAATTTACAATAATGTTAAACTAGATAACATGTTAGTTCATCTATTATCTAAAGCAAAACAAAAAATCTTAATACAAAAGTCTAATAGAAAAAATGAAATTATGAAACAGATAGTATTGCCTGGAAAGAATCTATCTCAGACAATACAGTATATACAAGATACTTATGGTATTTATAAATCTGGTTTAAGATTGTTCTTTGACTTTGATAGATCTTACTGTCTAACGCACGATATAAAGGAAAATGAACCAGTCGCAGAAGAACCACCTATAGAATACAAGAATGTAATCTGTTATATAGGTAAATCTGCAACAGAAACATCGGGTTGTTATTTTGATAATGCTACTAAGACTTATTATTTGCTAATGCCAAACTCTGATGCTTTTACATTCAACGATAAGTCAAATAAGGATATTTATGGTAATGAAATGGTTATTCAATCTAATAATCAAGAGAAAAGAGAAGTAAATGTTGATGAATTAGAGAATAACTATACTGCAGAAAATGTCAATTTAGGTTCTTCTGATAGAGAAAGTAAGAAAAAATACTACTTTAATCAAAATACTAATACTTATGCTGAAGAAGAAATGTTATCAGCTATAAGTCGTAGTGAATTAAGATATGAAGGAAGATTCAAAGATATTGATACTTGGTTCTTAACTATGAACAAAACCATATACTTATCATTTTTAGATGATTCCTATTCAGATTACAATGGTATGTATGAAGCTGAAAATATGTCAACTAACTTTGTAAAAATAGGTAAAGATCTATATGAAACTGATGTTGTAGTGTCTTTTGCAAGACTAACTAAAGACTATTTATCATTCTCTTAAAAATGATGAAAGTGTGGTGTAGAATAGAAAATGTTCTTAGATAAGATAGATTATGAAGTGTATAACGAACAATACTTGACTGAAGCATATGCTAAAGGAAAGTTAGCATCTGATTATATCTCTAAAATCAGAAATCAATGCCAGCTAATGACATATATTCCTGGATTTGATAAAGCTAAGATTACGAGACTAGATGGTTTAATCCAAACATACGAAGATAAGCTAGAATTAGCAAAAAAAGAATTAGCTGATTATCGTTCTAAATCAGAAGATGAGAAATCAAAAATCGAAAGATTAAACAAGATCGATACTATTCTATCAACTAGTATAAAAATAGCTGTAATAGTATTGAGTATTTACATTAGTATTGCTGGTGCTGCTAAAGCTTTACCATCTTTAGTTACTAATGCTAAAAAAATTACTAAATCAAAAAGAATTATTGCTAAGTTACTTAACTTTACTAAAATACCTGCAAAGATTGTAGAAAAAGCTGATAAAATCTCTAAAATGAGTAAAGGTTTAAAGATAGCTAATGCTGCTAAAAACAGTATAGGTGAAATAGGTAAAGCTAGTGATACAGTAAAGCTTGGTGGCTATGAAGCTGAAATAGTAAAGTGTATTCGTGAGATGGAACAATTACTAGTTGTATTAAAGAATAAAAGAAATATGTTTGAAAGAGAACTAGAGAAAAAAGAAAGAGGAATAAGGTAAATCCTTATTCCTCTTTAAAAAAAATCAATTATTTAACATAACCTTTTCGTTTAGCCGTTTTATAAACTTCTTTTATATTTTTAACTCCCTCTTTATTGGTAGTTTTATGATAGCAAGCTCTACAAATCTTTATAGCGGTAATAGATGCTTTATTAATACGAATAATTAATTTATTAATAAGATGAATATATTTAGAAGTTACTAAATTATTTGAATTACTTTCATTTTTAATATCATTTGCAGCTAATTCTTTAACTTTTGCCTTAATTTTATTTAACTGCCCAATATAGTCAGGTATAGAATGTAAAAATGCATCAGCGTCTTCAATATATTCTTTAGTGATTCTAACTTTACCAACTTTACTAATTTCTCCATTTTCAATTAAATGAAGTGTTTTATTAAATTTCTCATCATCATTAAGTGATTCAAACCTTAAACTAACAATATCAAGAAATATGCCACTAATATTATCAAGTTCAGATCTATCAATTTCTAAAGTAATTTCTTCATCTTTAATAACTTCTAACATTACTTCATATATGGTTTGATTTAAGAATTTTTTAGCAATATTAGACATAAAAGAAGTCCATTTAATACGAACTTCTTCAATAAATTCTAAGAATTTAGAAACCATATTCTTAATAGTAGATTTTACTTTTTCTTTAAAATCATTTTCAGCTTCTAATAATAGATTACTATCTTCATTAACTAGACAATAATGCTCACATTTAATCATTTTCATCTCTAATTCATGAATACAATTTTGAGCTTCTAATAAATTCTCATAAGATTTATTAACTAGATTATCTAAAATCATATTTATATTTCACTCACTTTCTTTTAAATTATCAATCCAAGTCTTACTAATTCTAAACAAAAAAAAAATATTTAAAATTAGATTTATTAATCTATTGTTTTTCATAATTAAAGAATAAGAAAGAGGAATAAGGTGAGAGCCTTATTCCTCTTGTTTCTTTATTACTTTATATAATCTTCTTTTTTCATTTCTTCTATAAACTCTTCAGATAATTTCTGATAGTAAGGAATACAATTCCAATCTAACTTATCTTTAAATTCCCTTATAAATCCCTCAGATAACATCTGTTTACTAGAAATTGTCTTCCAATTAATCTTATCACTAAACTCTCTCATAATTTCTTCAGATAGAGTATTATAATAGCACAATGTTTCCCAAACTAAGTTATTCTTAAATTCTCTAGCAAATTCTAAAGAAATCTTTTTATTCATAGATACATTAATCCAAGCTATAGAATTCTCCCACCAATTTTCTATTTTTTTACCGCTACCATCTTCAGGAATCATATCTAGATACTTAAACTTTAAATCAAATATTTGCTTCTTAGATAGAATTTTAGATTTATTTGAATTATCTTCCTTTACATCATCTATAGCTAATGTAATTTTTCCATTGATTTGAACTGGTTTACCAAAATATATATAACCACTATTAATTGCTTCTAAAAGTGGTATAAATGGAAGATTTTTATATGGATTTATACCATCACCCATTTTAAATGAAACTATTGTATTATCTTCATCATCTTTATCTTGTACTATAACTAATTCACCATTTCTAAGAATTGGATTTACATCATTCCAATTTTCTTTAGAATCTCTTCTTAATTGAATTTTAACATTCTGTTTAATATTTGCCATATTTTCAGTTCCCTTATTCTACATTAATTCCTTTAGATTTTAGGAAATCTCTAACATTCATATGTCCTTTTTCTGTAGCTCTAGCTTCATAAGAAGAAAATCCATATTTAGAAATAAATTGACTGGCTTTATAACTAGTATCACATTTATTTCTTTCCTCTTTTAGATGAGGTAAGTAACGAATAATAGAATCCATTGCTATGATTTGCTTTCTTGATGGAGGATCTGTGTAAAACATAATTTCATATCCTTTCATATAATAAATTCTATAAAAAGAATATATAAATAAAAGAAAAGTAAAAATTCGTAATTTGAAAAATTATAGGTATATATTATACCTATAGAAAAATAAAAGGAGAAGACTATATGAACTTTATTCACTTATATACTACTGAACGTCCATATTCAGCAATATCTTTCGACTGTGATACTTATACCTTTATTGTTCATCATTATAACCGACGTAAACCATATGGAGGATTTTATTTTAGTTCTTTTGAAAGTCGTATTAGCTTTGAAGGATTTATTAAAGAATTTTTACCTGAGTTTATTGAAAGAACAAATCTTAATCATTTAAAAAATTTGATAAAAGAAAATATCAAAGATGGTATGAATATAGATGAATTGAAAAAAATTATTTATAAAATTTCTTTACAAGATCCAATATTTTTCATGCATAAAACTAAACTTAATGAAATTGTATCATATCCTATGGTTTATATTGAAAATACAATAGAAAAAATAGAGGATTTTGATTTCATAAAGGTAAAATTTTTCATGAAAAAGAATAATGATGAAAAACCTGATTTCAATAAGTTTAGAGAAAATATCATCAAAAATAAAAAATTCTTAACTAAATGTGCTTTATTAGCTACTATTAGGGAAGTTAATAAAAAAGGTTATGATCTTTCAATAAACTTCTTTAAACTAGATGATATTACTTTATCTAAAAATGAAAATAGTCTAATCTATACATTTAGTTTAGTAAATAGTTAGAAATATACATCCTCACAGGCTTTTAAGCCAGAAAGGAAACATACAATGGCTAATAAACTCATCACTATTGAAGACATAGAAACTGCAAAAAATCTTGAATACCAGTTGATACATAATTTTTACCAATATTCTGCTATCAAATTTGATCATAAATTTGATGACGATCAGTATTTCTTTACATATGAAGCTGGTAAATGCTATTTTGAGCATATTCAAGATGGACGTCCTTTTATAGAAAAGAAGGAAATTTCTTATCCTATGTGGACTAATGAAATTCTTCATAGAGTTGCTTTTTGCTATAATGCTGAACTTATTGAATTTAGCGAAGAGTAATCTTAATAAAAGTGTTAAGGGATCACTATAAATGTCCCTTCTTTTTTTATAAGTTTTATCCTAATACCATATTTCAGGTATTAGGATAAAAATTGTTAGATTAGGCTTCCCAGATCTCTTTCATTTTACGTTTCATCTCAATTATGAGCTTATTCGTATATAGCATGTTATAAGTATCTGTAGTCATACGAGATACAATACTCATAGGTGAATAGATTGCTAGTATATTTTCATCAGGATATCTTTCAGAGAAAGGTTCTTCTCCTTTAGGTAATACGTCACTAACGATAGTCTTAACTGCAGTACCATAAGTAACCTTGTCGCCAGTCTTTAATCTATCTCTATGTTTTACATAGAATTCGATTACAATACCTTCAAAATCTATACCTTTAATCTTTTCATCTTTAATCTGTTCAGTTCTGGGGAAGAAAGTAGATTTGTTATCAGTATGTTCTACTATCTTCTTTCTAGTGTTAACTTCTTTAGCATAATCATTTAGTAATTTCTGTATAGAATCAGAACAGATTTCTTTAGGTACATTATAGTAAACCTTGATATCTATAATCTCACCTGAATATTTTGCCTTCTTACTATCTTTACCCATTTCTTCTACGAAACTAGCAAAATCATCGTTATCTAAACTATCTAGAATCTGATTAGCAGCAGCATCTTCAAAAGTATGCTCAAACGTAATCAGAGATTCACTAGCTTTGATATGCTGATGTTTCTTTGCCATGTAAAGAATGTTAGTATTAGGCGTTAGATTTACAGTAGATACCATAGTAATGTAACTAGACATACCTTCAGAAATCTCATCAGTAATAACAGAGGAGTCTTCTAGAGTATAATCGCCCTGTGCAATAGCTACTTTTGCTAGATAGCCTTGAGTGTAAGTAATACTATCAGGTTTATTACCTAAGAAGAAATTACTGTTTTTAGCTAAGATATCATCTTTTTTGAATTTTTGACCTTCTTTGAAAAGTAGATCTTTCTTATTGGAAATGTAAACATTTTGTATTTGTATAGAGTCATTACTTCTATAACTACTAAGTTATTACAACTTAGATTAGACTATATCTTATTGTACTTTCCTATTATACAATCATTTGACTGCAATATAGTCGTTGAACTTATCTTAAAAATACGTAATTTGAAATTTTATGAATATATATTATAAATGTGTAATAAAGCTAAAAGGGAGAACTATTTATGACAAGTATATTTTATAAATTCTACTATTTTGAAAGAGCAATTTATAAACTCGACAAAGAACGTATCATTTTCTTTGTAATAGATAAATCGATATATCCTAACGTTGTAGAATCATTCTCTGTAACAAAAATTGATAAAATAAGTTTAGGAGCATACGAAGATAGTATTAAACTTAATCTAGCAGGAGCTATTAGACTACTTAGAAACTTTATCAACTATAATCTCTGTAAAGATAAACCTCTTAATGATACTACTCTACGTAGAATTAAGTATGCAAAAAAGTTGAAAGATAAACTAATCAAAGAAAGTATCTATAGTAATCTTAAAAACGAAATCTTTACAGAATTTTACTATCCAGTAATCTATGATGATGTAATCAGTACATCATCTTTAAACAGAATAGTAGATGCTTATAATGATTACATTCAAAGTGAGATTTTTTAATTACAAAGAGGAGACTAGATAATGAACAACACTAAAAATGGTCATATCTTCATGAATCTTATTGGTAATCCGACTAAACAAGGTTTCAGTTGCTTAAGCACTGGATATGGTTATCGTGCTTATGTATCCACTACAGACAGATTCATCAATGACCTTTTCAAAGAAATCTGTATGTGGGGCGGTGCTACCGATACCTACGAAACTAGAGATGGACGTTTCTACAATCATTATGAACTGGATTGTAGAGATAAGGCTTTCTTTAAATCTGATACTTTCAAAAGAATCTGTCAGAGACATCACATTGATCTGGAAATCTATGAAGATGGAAATAATAGCCAAGTTTTTAGAGATTTCTTTGATCAGATGAAGCGTAGATAACAAATCTAGCAGAGTGTTAAGAGATCACTATAAATGTCTCTTTTAGTTTTTATAATAAAGGAGAATTTACATATTATGTCTACTAATAAAACTTTTAATATCGAACTCACTCCCCAAGAAGTCTATCTTCTTTATGAAGCCATGTGTGCCAGTATCTATTCTAACCAAGACATGATTAAGTTAGCAAATGGCACGTATGATCCTAATCCCGATCAAAAGACTATAAAATGTTTCGAAGATAATGCAAAACTATTTGTAAGATTTTCTGAAATTCTTTGCCCAGATGAAGATCCTATTGAAGACTACATCGATACATTTGGTTTTATGGATTTTGAAAAAGAATTTCCTATGTTCAAAGACGCATTAACCGAAAAACTTTATGATGTAACTCTGAAATATCAAGATGCGTGTACTGGAAAAGAATCTATTTTTCATCGTACCGTATCTAGCTGTACAGAATTTGATGCAAAACAAGAAGCCATTGAATTACATACTGCTAAGTTTGGAAGTCTTAGAGAAATTAGGTTTGAATCCGCTATTATTTATAAAGATTTATTTCATTATAACGTAAAAGGATGTTATGAAGCCATTTCTGCTGTACCACAAGATACATAAAAAGAAAAGGAGATTTTCACTATGATGAATACAACTATTAGAGATACTACTGAGAATATAAGATTTTTTGATCTAATTGAAACTGCAATTGATAAATTAGAGCAAGCAGTAAGTAATATCTCATATCCTGCATTTCCTCATATAAACAAAGATGTCGCTGAAAAAATTGGAAAAACTATTGCTATTCTCTATGATGTTTTAAATTCTGATATCTATAAACCTATTTAATCCAAAAATAAATAAGAAAAGGAGATTTTAATCATGAAAAACAACACCAAGAAAGTCATTAAGGAAATCGTTTATATTACTTCTCTCTTTGCAACTGCATATGCTGCTGGATTGGCTGTAAGTCAGTTCTTTCAGAAAGTAATTCACCCCTTTATGTTTAAGGATGAATAATCCTTTTACTACATTCAAAGAGAGAGTCTTTTTAGGCTCTCTTTTTTTTTAATACATTTTTAAGATAAGCTGCTGATTATACAATTTTTTGTATGTTCCAGCAATTAAGGAAATTTATAAAGGTGATCAATACAAATTTCAACCACCATTGGAGTTTTTACTAATACGTTCTGATATATCGATTACATCAGAAGTACCATCTTTATAACGAATTATTGCTAATTCATTCTTTTCATCTACTTTTTCTACTACACCATCTTGCTCTGCTACTGATACAAAGTCAGATGATAGTGTATAAGGTAGTGTACGTTCAATACCAGAACCATATAAGGCTCTAGATTGTTTTTCAGTGGGAACTATATGTTTCGCTTGCTGCGTTTGCATTCCGATTCTCAATATCTTCCTTGTAGAACTTAAAACTACAAGCGTTGTCTTAACAACTGCTCTATTATAAAATAGAGAGGAGACTATATCAAGATTCTATTATGAATCTTCTCTTATTTCCATTCTAGAGTTAGAATGTACTAATTAGTCGTTGAACTATAAAAATGTAAAGTGTAAAATTTTAATTATATATTATATTTATAGTATATTTTAATTATAATTTAGAAAGGTTGTAAAGTTTTATGAACAAAGGACGAAAATTTAATTTATGGACAGAGGAGGAAGTAGCTATCCTTAAGGAAAAATATCCTACACAAGGATCTAATATTCCTGAATTACTTAAGACACATACTAATTGTGCTATTAAAGCTGAAGCTCATAAACTAAATTTAGTTAATTTACCTAAAGGTAGTTCTTGGACTGAGGAGGAAGTAGCTATCCTTAAGGAAAAATATCCCACACAAGGATCTAATATTCCTGAATTACTTAAGACTCGTACTAAAATGGCTATTAATAGTGCTGCATTTGAATTCGGTTTAACTAGTGAAAAAAATCCTTGGACAGAGGAGGAAGTAGCTATCCTTAAGGAAAAATATCCTACACAAGGATCTAATATTCCTGAATTACTTAAGAAACGAACTGCTGATAAAATTCGTAGTAAAGCAAGTATACTAAAAATACGGAAAATCGAACCAGTTAAAATTAATCCAAAACTTAATCCTTGGACAGAGGAGGAAGTAGCTATCCTTAAGGAAAAATATCCTACACAAGGTCCTGATATTCCTGAATTACTTAAGAAACGAACTAAAACATCTATTCGACATAAAGCAGTTAGATTAAATTTAAGTGAAGAAAAAGGTAATCCTTGGACAGAGGAGGAAGTAGCTATCCTTAAGGAAAAATATCCTACACAAGGATCTAATATTCCTGAATTACTTAAGACACATACTAGACAGTCAATTGTAACTAAGTCAAATTATCTGTGTTTAATTAATAGATTAATTAATCCTTGGACAGAGGAGGAAGTAGCTATCCTTAAGGAAAAATATCCTACACAAGGATCTAATATTCCTGAATTACTTAAGACACATACTAATCAGGCAATTCAGATTAAGGCTACTGAATATAATGTAACTAATAAAGTAAATCCTTGGACAGAGGAGGAAGTAGCTATCCTTAAGGAAAAATATCCTACACAAGGATCTAATATTCCTGAATTACTTAAGGCTCGTACTATTAATAGTATTAGGGATAAAGCAATAGTACTGAATTTAGATAAGGTAAAAATTCATTGTTCGTGGACCGATGAGGAAGTAGCTATCCTTAAGGAAAAATATCCTACACAAGGTCCTGATATTCCTGAATTACTTAAAACACATAAGTCCACTAAGAATATTAGAGCCAAAGCAAATTCATTAAAAATTTATAAACTTTAATTTTAATATACTGTTAAGGGATCAGTATAAATGTCCCTTCTTTTTTACATTTTTATAGCTGCTGATTATACTTTCTTAATATTTTCCAGCAATTAAAGAGATTTCCTCAAACAAAATTGAGGCCCAGATTTATTTTAGGTGGATCGGCATGTAAACTAGTATAACATGATAATAGTTCACCAGCTGTCAACATGTTAGTTGCAGCTAAATCATTTACATCAGTATTATTATCAATAAAACCTAAGTTATTAGTAATCTTAGGACTATAGGAAAGCTGACGAGTAACACCAACTTTATTACTATCGGGGGAACTGATACCCAATAATCCAACCATAGATTGATCATAAGATCTCATCTGAGGGGTAAAGGCATCATCTAGGTTCGTACCTCCAATACCCTTATAAGTTGTTGAACCAAGTCTTTCAATTTCTAATACAGGACTTAAAGTTGAGTATGCTTCAACGATAGGTGATTCTACTAGTTTCTTTATTACAGCATCTGGACTGTGTAAAGAAATTTTACGATCTTTATAACCAGATTTATAAGCATCTTTATATTCTCTTACTGCTTCAGACAGTACATCATATAAAGTTGCATTAACAGTTTCAATACTACGTAAACGATAGTTTTCCATACTATTAGCATTAACATAACTGTTATTGTCTAATAGAGTATTGCAATACAGTAAAACTCCTAGTAAGTCACTAGGTAGCTTCATATACTCTAGAATTTCCTTAGTCTTAGGATCTAGTATGAAATTCAAAGTATTTTGGAAACCTTTTGCTAGATTTCGTTTACCATAACGTAAATCGAAATACTCAATATAGATTTCCTTAGAATTCATTTGAGAGAATTCTACTTCTCTTAAGAATGGAATATCGTTTATACCATTCATAAAGAGACTATTTCTTAGAGGTGTAGACTTATAGTTCAGATAACCATCTTTGAATCTTATAGATGACCATAGAGATTGTTCACTTTCATCTACTTGCTTCTTTTTTTCTGAAAGTTCATACTCTATACCATATCTTATCATAACGTTCTCTAAACCAAAATAGAAACCTGTTAAAATAGCCAAAGGTATCATAGTACCAGCTACTTTAGTTCTAACATACATGAACTTAGTAGAAGTTTTTTGAGTTAGAAGTTTCTTATAAAGGTCATCATATCCATGAATCTTAAAGATATCTAAGAATAGGTCAAAGATAGAATTACGAGTAGTTAAAGTTTCAACAATACTAGTTGCTTCATTTAAAACTACTTTATAAGAGTTAACTAATCCAGTTTCAGTATTGATAGTAAAAATCATTGAATTTCCTTTAAGAGCACCTAATAAGTACTCATTTTCAGGTATACTATCATCTACTGCATAATCTAAGAATTCTGCTACTTCTGCATTAACTGTCTCTCTATTAAAGGAAAAGAAAACATTGTCGTTAAAAGTAAAGTTAAGCATATACTTAGAAATCTCATCGTATTCCATTATCGTCTGATACTTGGAATTGATAGTAACACAATTACCTAGCTTTACTTTAATACTTCCTTTATGATTAGGAGCATCTTTTAGAATAAAGTTCTTTAGCTTATCAGAGTTAGAAGATAGCTTCTGATTAAATCTCCAAAAGAACATCTTGTTCTTATCAGTAGAAATAGAAACTTCGTTTGGCTTATTCTTAGTTATAGGAAGTTTCATTAACTGCTTACCTATAGAAATCTTATGGTCATTTAGATACATGAATGAGTTATCATAAATGATAGGCATTTGGATGTTAACTAAATGCTTATTACCCCAACCATCTTCATAGGTAACCTTTATTAGTTCTTTTTTATCTAACTCAGTAGAAATATCTTCTCTAGATAGGTTAGTAACATAGATAGGACATTCAGGGTCATCATTAAAAGCAGATAGAACCTTTATCAAGTCTCTATCCTTTTGATTTTTAACATAGTTTCTATCTAAATCTTTTAGAGTACATTTCTTGACTTCATCATTCAATGTATCTATCTTGATATTTTTAGATTCTATGTTATGAACTGAATGTTCTTTTATAATACTATCTATAGAAACAGGTTTTTCATCTTTCTTAAGAGAAACGTCTACTTTTTTCTGTTTTTCCTTAAGTTGTTCTACTTTTTTCTCAGAAACAGTAGTTTGATTATCACCTAAGTCTATTAGATACTGTAAGAATTTTTTATCATTGTTCAAGCTATCCTCTAAGTCATTTTCATTATCATAAAGACTAGATTTAACGTTTATAGTTTTTTCTATCTTATCCATTAAATCTAAATCCTTACTACTATGAGAAAGTTTAGTGTTTAGACTTAATCCATTAACTATCTTTTCTTTAACAAGATTAGCTATTTCAACATGAGGATCAGTATTAGAAATCTGCTTTAAAGAACTAGCTTTTATTTCATTACCAAAATCAATGTTTAGTTCTTTATTGATTCTATTAGTTATTTCCTGATTAACGTCTCTTTCAATTAATTCAGTTTCTTCATCCTTATCTAGAGTAATACCATTAGAAATCTTATATAGAATGTTACAAAGTTTCTTAAATCTTACTAAAGAGAATTTAGGATCATTAAAATCAACCTTAAACATTCTACTATTTCTAGAATCAGAAAAAACAAAATTGAACTTACTAAAGAATTCTTTATCTAATGAATCATGTAATAGTAAATAGTATAACATGTTTTCAAAAGTGAATTCTCTACCAGTAGTAATCATCTTTTCTGGTATTACATGAATAAATACTTCAGGATAAACAAGAGTTTTTTGTAAGATTTCCTTTAAAAAAGGTTGGAAAAACTTAAGTTTACTTTCAAATGTTTTATAAGATTTGAAAGTATCATCAAATAGTTTCCAATAAGGATAGGAATCAAAATAGGTATTATAGTTACCGTATAAATCTAGTTTAACTCGTTTAAATGTAACTGAAGGTAGTTTATTAGATATCTCTTTATATCTAATTTCTTGTAAATTTTCTATACGTTTACTTTTACATGATACTAGTCTATCAATCTTTGGGTAATAGTAACCTTTAATAAATTGCTTTAAGAAAAGATTAGAATTAACTTCTCTATAAATATTATCAGAACTAGTACTTGGAAAGAAAATCAATCTTCCTTTTTGTTTATTTGGATTCTCGTCATTACTAAAAAATAGATTATAATTTTTATATAGATAAAGGTTCTTATCTAATAAGTAGTAATTATATCTCAAAAACTTTTTCCTCCTTTCAGAGATTTTTATTAATTATTTGGTTATAAATCTTTTAATTCTTATAATTTTTAAAATTTTTAAATTCTATTAGATTTAAATCTAATAGAATTATTTTTTTTTTATTTATTATTAATAAATACTAATATATATTAATAATAGATTTAATACTCTTCCTAACTTCACCGCTTCCGCTTGTTAGTAATTTTATGTTTTTCAAAAATCTTTTTTTATTAGAAAAAACTAATTAAAAAATAAATCATTACTAATTCAAATGTATATATGAAATCTTTAGATTAAAAAAGATAGGATTAACTAAATTTTAATCTAATTTTTAAGTATATATTTTTATTTTAGAAAAATAGTATTTATTGGATTAGAAATAGTCATCTTCTTCCTATTTCAAAATTCAATGAATTATTATTTTGTACAAACTAATAATTCCAAAAATCAAAAACCAAAAACACACAAAAATTTAAGGAGGACAACTAATATGGCAGTTGTTAAGAAGCCCAAGAAGGTAGAAAACACTACACCCACTACTAAGGTAGTAAAGAAGACTACCACTGTTACCCCTGTTAAGAAGGCTGTAGAAAAGGCAACTGAAGCTCCTGTAGCAGAGAAGAAGACTGCTGCAAAGGGTGGTAAGAAGCTTTCTCTAACTGGTAATACTAAGACTCCTAAGTCCTTTGAAATTAGAGAAGGTACTCAGGCAACTCAGGAAGCTTTCATTGATAAGTTCTATAAGAAGATGCAGGATCTTGGTTATGATGTAACTAAGGAGCAGGTAAAGAAGATTAAGACTGCTTATAGTGAAACTCTAAAGGAAGTAACTGATATTGCTTCTTATCAGGACGTTGATGCAAGTATTTTCTATGCTCGTCGTTACATTAAGCCTCGTGTTACTGAACCTCCCAAGGCAAAGGATGGTCTAAAGACTCTAATGAATGGTCATTATGAGCTAAAGGTTCGTAAGACTCTAGGTGATGAATCCAACTATAAGTTCTTCGGTGATACTAACGAAGATGGTACTGTTTTCATTACTACTGAAGGTGTTGAGATTCCTCTAAATGAAGAAGAGGAAGTTGAAGTTAAGCCTATTAAGAAGAAGACTCTAGTTGCTAAGAAGAAGGCAGCACCTGTAGTCGAGGAAGAAGAAGTTGAAGAAGTCGTAGAGGATGAAGAAGAAATCGAAGAAGATGTTGTCGATGAAGAAGAAGATGACGATGATGAATTCGATGATTTCCTCGATGATGAAGATGAAGACGAATAATTCTTAATCACTACTTACAATTGAATAACGTATAATTTACACTAGGGATAAGTATTTTTACTTATCCCTAGTTTTTTTGTTTAAAAATACATAAAACTGTATAATTGTAAATAGAAAGGAAATAAAAACTATGAACAATTATAATGAAGGTAAATTAGTATATCCAGAATATAGTCATATAACAAATAGAAACTATATAGTGGATATTGCAGAAATTGTAAAACAAAAGCATAAAATACCAATGCAATATGAAACTATTAATGTTGGTGGTAATCCAGACGATCTACATCAATTATCTAAGAAACTAGATAGATATTTCTTGCACATCATAGAAGAAATAGCAGAATTCTTAGAAGAAATTGATAAGATGAAACTAACAAAATCTGACTATCTTATTCTAAAAGAAGATAGTAATAAAGATTGTTTAATGGAACTAATTGATGTAGCTGCTTACATTAGCAGTGTTATTTCTATTCTATATATTGATATGTATGGACTAGAAAATGTAGCTAAAGGTGAATACTATGATACAATTGAAAAACATTTTATAATCGATATGTGTGATTATGAAGCTATTCACTTTAAAGAACCAATGGTTGATACTATAAATAAAGAACTAATGAATGTGGAAAAGATTCTTATGCTAGATGTAAGAAGACTATTTCCAGAAAGAAAATGGCATAAAGATGTTAATAGAACATTATCAATATTTGAATTAGATACATTATATGAAAAATGTATTAATTCTTGCAGTAAAGCTTTAGTTGGAATTATTTCTATGTTTCTGTACTTGACAGATAACAACTATGAGCTATTTAATAAGTTATTTTTGGAAAAGAATGAGATTGTATATTCTTTAAAGAAATAAAAAGAAATAACAATAAAATACTTCCATGATTAATAAAGTTTATCCCAATCCAATATTTTTAAAAATACGATAGGAAGATTTTGATAGAATTTTTCTATCGTATTTTTACATATAGGGGTATCGCCAAGCGGTTAAGGCAATAGACTTTGACTCTATCATCGATGTTTCGAATACATCTACCCCTGCCAATAGAATTCTTGATAATTCTAAAATTTTTATGGCAATGTACTCAAGTGGTCGAAGAGATCTGTCTTGAAAACAGAGAGTCGGTTAATAGCCGAGCGGAGATTCGAATTCTTCCATTGCCGCCAAAAGTCTTGATAGTTTTTATACTATCAAGACTTTAATTTTTATAAAAATCAAGAAGGTAGCCTAGGAGTCATGAACCAAGGAGATAATAAGCCTCTATCTTAAGCTTCTTGATTTTTAAATCTTACTGTAGAGGAGTAAAAATATGATAGATAAACAGAAAAGTTATAATCATTCCAAAGAATCTAATAAAAGAAAAGCTGAACAGTTGGGAATGTCTTCTTATGGTAAAGCTAGAAATATTCTTAATAATTCTATTTTATTTAAATTAGTTAAAGATTCAGGAGAAAATATTTGTTATAGATGCAAACAACCTATAACTGATACTAAAAATTTAACAGTTGATCACAAAGAACCTTATTTATATTCTGAAAATGCTACTGAATTATTTTTTGATTTAGATAATGTAGCATTTAGTCATAAAAGTTGTAATTGTAAAAATACTAGAAGTAATGATAAATCATTACGTCCTAATAATGAACTAAATCTTGATACTAATAAAATAAAAGAAAAATATTTAGGTATGTCTTATGGTAAAGCTAGAAATATTCTTAATAATGATTTACTATTTACATATGTAAAGAAAACTGGTAATGATATCTGTTTTCAATGTGGTGAAAAAATTTTAAATAAAGATGAATTATCTGTAGAACATAAAGAACCTTTTATGTATTCTGATGATCCTAAAAAACTATTCTTTGATTTGAATAATGTAGCATTTAGTCATAAAAGTTGTAACTATAAAGCTAGTAGAAAGAACGAAGGACCTTGTATAAAGAAAATATCTAGAGATTCTATGATAAGCCAATCAGGTTATAAGGGAGTTCAGTATAGAACAAATAGACCTACTAAGTATTATTCCAAACTTGTTATAAATGGTAAATCGATTTATATTGGTTCTAGTAATGATCCTAAAGAATTAGCTGAACTATATGATAAAAAGGCTATTGAATTATTAGGTGAAGAAGCAATTACTAATAAGAAACTAGGTTTATTATAATTTACAATAAAAGTCTTGATATTTCATGAAAATTCAATTTTTATTATAAAAAAGATATAAATAAAAATTTATTACTACGAAAATTAAATCAATTTTTAAGTATATATTTTTATAGTATAATGAAGAATTGGTATATGAACTATCAAGACTTTTCTTTACATATGGGGGTATGGCGGAATAGGTAGACGCAACAGACTTAAAATCTGTCGATAGTGATATCGTGGGAATTCGAGTTTCCCTACCCCCACCATAAAAGTTTAGTAAGTTTCGATTATATTGGAACTGACTAAACTAATATCCTCCAGTAGGCTCAGCAGGTTAGAGCTTTCGACTTATAATCGAAGGGTCGGTGGTTCGATCCCACCCTGGAGGACCATTACATATAATCTAGATTTTAATCTAGTATTTATAAAGCGAGGTTCGATTTACTTTAAAGTAATGGTACGGTAAGATTCCGTAGGAGTATTATACTCTAACGCTTATACTGAAATATAGTTTTTGCATCTGTATGAGTAGCTACATATAGATACATACTTCAACTATAGAGTAAGCGTCATAGGGTACTACGAAAGTGTACAAGTTAGGTAAATGCTGACCTAGCGAAGGGGTAATTAATAAAAAAGTGCATCCTTGTAAGTTGGAGAATATAGAACTATAATATATGGCTGAAACGGACTATTATATTCTATAGGTAAACTTTCACCCCTTTAAATGCAGGTGTAATTTAATGGTAAAATGACAGCCTTCCAAGCTGTATTTGGGGTTTCGATTACCCTCACCTGCTCCATATGTTGTTATAGAGTTATAAAGCTGGATATGAGAGTTTTGATGGTATCTCAGTCATATAGCGTGTAAACCATTCTCTATAACAACCTTATATAAGGAGAGTTACCCAAGTGGTTGAAGGGGGCGGTCTACTAAACCGCTAGGACGTGAAAGCGTCGCAAGGTTTCGAATACCTTACTCTCCGCCAGAATTATTATAACTAGCATAAACTAGTTATTTTAATATAAATGCTTCATTAGCTCAGTAGGTAGAGCATCTGACTGTTAATCAGAGGGTCGCAGGATCGAGGCCTGCATGAAGCGCCATATGATCTGCTAGCTCAGTAGGTAGAGCACTGCCCTTTTAAGGCAGGTGTCCAGAGTTCGAGCCTCTGGCAGATCACCATATACAATATTCATCATTCCTGGTTTTGATGAATGATTGTTGGTAACGAAAATACTATAAGTGATTTATTTCACTTATAGTATTTTTTTTTTCACATTCTCACCATAATCCTATAAAAATAGGATTATGGTCATATTTTCTAATCCAATCCTTCATTTTTTTATTCCTTTACATCTAATCTACCTTTAAACAAAGTATTAATACAAAATATACAAAATCACATAGAAAGGAGGAATTTGTTAATGCCTAAAGATTTTGGTAAGAATTTAGCTAAATCCTTTAAATATGGAGTAGTAGATACTTTTTTACAGAATACTGCTCCTGATATTGCTGAAACTTTAAAGTCTAATAAAGAAGATTTACAATCATTATTAGATAGTGGTGCAGTTAAGGGTTTAACTAAAAAAGATGTAGAAACTATGCTTAAGAAGCAATCTACTGAAATTAAAAAAGGATTTACTGATGTAAGAAAGAATCTGATTTCTGATTTAAAATCTGGTAAATGGTTTGGTAATCAGGAACGTAGTAGTAAATCTATGCAGGATTCTATGTTTGGTGACATGGGTGATCTATTTGGTGATGATGATTTCTTAAATGGACTAGATTTTGAAGAAGGAACTTTTACTAGTAGTAAAAATTCTAAATCTGGTGATATAGATTTCAATTTCGAAACTAAAAATGAAACTAATGTTACTGATAATAGAACTAATGTCAATAATATAACTCAAATCCAAAATAAAGTAGATGGAAAACTATTAGCTAGTGTTACTGGACAGATGGTTAATAGTATGAGTACAATTTCTACACAAATAAAACAAATTTCTCAATTCCATTTAGATGAAACTAGACGTTATTATAACGATAGTTTATCTCTATTAACTGAAATAAATTCTACATTAAAGAATGTTTATACATTACAGACTCCAGCTGGTAAAAAAAGTGTATTAGATAGTATCTTTATTGGAAATACTATAAATTTAAAAGAGTATGGTAAGGCTTTATCTGGTAGTATGATGAGCGGTATGTTAGATAAGGACAATATGGAGATGTTGAAAATGATGGGTCAAACCATGATTGCAGATCCTATTAAAACTGCTCTTGATTTTGGTATGGATAGTATTATACCTAAAGCTATTAAGAAAGGTATGAGTGAGCTAAATAATGCTTTTGTAGATACTACTAAAACTCTAATAATGCAATTAGCTGAAGGTAAAAAAGGCAAAGGTACTGGTTTACAAAAATTACTAGGTGGTTTACTTGGTTTAGATTTAGGTTCATCTGCTAAAGTAAAGTTTGAAAATAAAGCTGTTCCTTTTGATAGTGAAACTAAACGAGCTATTGTCACTACTATACCTGAGTTATTACTTAGAACAAATAACACATTGGCTAACATGGGTGGTACTGGTGGAGGAGGAAAAAGTCTTAGAATTGATCCTGAAACTGGTTTACCTACTTATGAAAAACTTAAAAAAGTTAGAAGATTTGATAACAATTTTGCCAATAAGTTAGTCGGCGATAAGTATGATTATAGTAATGCTGGTTTATCTGATAAGGAATTAGCTGCACAAAAAGAAATAGATAGACTAACTAAAAAGATTAAAGAACTAGAAGATAAAAAACAAGGTTTTTGGGATGTTAGTCAAGATAAAAATATAGCATTAGCTAAAAAATTACTAAGTAAACGAGAAGATAGCTTATCTAAAGAAGCTAAGAAGAAAATTAGTGCCGCTAAAACTACTAGAGGTGAAGATTACGAAGAGTATTCTGAACTACTTTACAAGTTTGCTACTAGTCTTGGTAAAGATAGAAAATATGGTATAAGTAGTAATGCTATAAAAACTATAACTGCTAAAGAGTTTGATAGACGTAAAGCTGGTGGAACTGTATCTGATGATAGTTTTGATGAAGCATTAAGTAAACTATCTGACGATCAAAAGAAAGTTTTTGCTAACATACTAAAAGATGTAGGTGCTAATAACAAACGAAATTATACTCCAAACAAAAATAAAGGCATTGGAGAAATTTGGTCTGATAGTAAATTAGCAACTATTGGTGATGGAAAAGTTGGTATTAAAAACTTTATAAAAGTTTTTAATCAATTTAGCGATACATTAGCTAAACAAGTATTTGGAAATATCAACAGAGGTCTTTCCAATTTCATGTTTGGTAATGAAAAAGGTTTTAAATCAAATATAGGTCAGAAAATTGGCGACTGGGCAAAGAAAAACGAAAATGGAGAAGGTTTTAAAGGTTGGGTTGCCAAAAAAACTAGTGGATTTATAAAATCTAGAGAAGACGCTAGAGAAAAAAGAGAAAGAGAAATGGCTAGAGATCAGCAAAGATCTCGTATTGCTGTCGAAGAATTACTGAAAGAAGCTACTAGTGAGAATTGTATTTCCGTTGATTTAAAACGTATAAGTACTAAAGCTAAAGAAGCTTTTACAGATGCTCAGACTGCAGCTGCTGAAAAATTAGGTGTAGATACTGAAGGTAAATCTGGCAAAGATGTTAGAAAAAGTATTAAAGATGTACTTACTGGAAAACTTAAATCTAAGATCATTGGTAATAGAGATTATGATGCTAATGATCCAATAATGAAACTTTTAGGTTTACGTATTAGAGATGGTATTAAAGAAGCCTTTGAAAGTAGTAAAACTAAAAAGGGTGGAGTAATCAATACTATTTCTAATGACTTTGTAGGTTACTTAAAAGACAATAAGTTTGTAGAAAAATGGCAAGAAATTGGAACGACTATGATTGATGAAGTTCGTCATATGGTTCGTTCAACTATTACATTAACTGCAAAGTTAGTTAAAGCATATTATAAAACTATCTTTAGTTTTGCTAAAGGTATCTTTGGATTCATTGGTAAGTTAATTCCTAAAGGTAAAACTAAATCTTTTGCTCGTGAAATGGGCGAAAGATTTATGGGTGTCACTAATTTCTTTGAAAGACGTAAAGAAGAAGTACAAACCCTTCAATTTAGACGTTTAGGTGGTAAACTAAAAGATGATGGTACTATGGATTTTGATAGTTTGAATGATGATCAAATCGCTCAAATGAAGAGTCAGTACAAAGGTCTTTATAATACTGCTAGAAAACAAGGTGCTTCTTTCATTTCTGAAGACGCTAAAGCAACTACATCTGCTATGGGTGCTGTTAAAGACCAAGTAGTAGGTATTAGAGACGATATTTCATCAACTGTTATTCCTGCTATGTCTGATGTAGCTAATACTATTGTTAATGGTTTTAGAGATATCATTAATGGTAAGAAAAAACCCAGTAAAGTTAAAGCTAAGTCAACTAGTAAGGGAAAAGTAAAAACTACTATTCAAGGAAAACCTGAAGGTGCTTATGATGCTGATGAAGCTAAACAGGAAAGAGAAGAAAATGAAGCTAAAACTGCAGAACAAAAAACTGCTGAAGCTACTGGAGAACTAGTAGAACAAAATAAAAAATCAGAAGGATTAAGAAGTAGTAGATTTAAAAAAATCATTAGTTTTGTAACAATGGGTATGTTACTCATGCAGGGTGGAACTAAGACTGTTACTACTATTCTTAAAGGTGTTTTTGGTGTTGTTAAAATAGCAGCTAAAGCTATTAAGACTACAGTTAAGCTTTTAACCGTACCTATGAAAATTCTTGGTGGAATTTTAAAAGCACCTGTAATTGGTAAACTAATTACTTCTGGTTTATTACTTACTACATTATATACTTATTTAGCTACTAAAATACAAAAAGGTGTAAGAGCTGTTAAATCTGGTGTAAAGTCTACTATTAGTGGGATTAAGACTGGTATTGGTAATGCTAAACGAGTAGGATCTGGTATTAAAGGTGCTATTTCTGGTGTTAAATCTGGTAAAGGTATATTAGGTAAAGTAGTTGGTGGTTTCTCAGGATTTAAATCTGGATTTGGTAGTAAAACTACAGCTACTGCAACTTCTACTGGTGGTCTATCTCTAGATCCTGAAAAAATGACTGATGATCCTGTTTATCAAGCTAAAGCATTAATAGCTCAAGATATGTTAAAACAACATGGTCTTATTAGTGATATGGAAATGCAGAACGCACAAGCTAACATGGCTAGTGAAACTGCAACCAAACAACAATTAAACAAGCTAGATTTAAAACAAAAAATGGATGAACTAAAGCAAAGAGCTTTAGGATTTTTAGAAAATCTTAAGAAAACAAAGCTTTATGAAAAAGCTAAATTATTAAAAGATAAAGCTTTTGATGGTATTAAGCGTGTAATTGAAACTACTGGTTCTGGTATTAAAGGTATTGGAACTGCAGTTCAAGCAATACCAATTGCAGGTAAAGTAGCGGCAGCCGCCATTGGTGCAGCTGGTTTAGGAGCTATGATTGCTTTAGTTTCTAAGAAGCTAAAAGATGCAAATAGTGATAAAGAAATATCAGTTAGTGGTGATGATGGTAGTGGTATCTTAGCTAAACTAAAGAAAATGGGTAGTAATAGAAAAGCTAAGAAAGAAGCTAAAAAGGCTGAAAAAGAAGCTAAAAAAGCCGCTAAATTACAAGAGAAAAAAGAAAAGATTGAAGCTGTTATAAATAGTGAAGAATTTTCTAAATTTGGTTTAGTTAAGAAAGCTTATTGGAAATATCAAGCTAAGAAATATGGTGTTTCTATTAATGCTGATCAAACTAATCAAACAGCAGGTGCCATAGCTAAATTAAAAGCTATGAATGGTATTCCTGTTAATGATAATTCCGATCAAGAAAAATCTAAAAATTCTTTTGGTAGTAACATAGCTAAATTAGGTAAAGCAGCATTATTTATGACTAATCCTTTATTAGCAGGTGCTATAACTGCTGGTAAAGCTATTTCTAATGTAGTCTCAAAAGAAAAACATCAATTAGGTGAAGAAAAAGATGGCCTAATTTGGAATGGTGGTAAATGGGTAAGCAGAGCTTTATTACCTATTGGTACTAGAATTGGTAATTTAATATGGAATGGTATTGCTTTAGTAACTGCTCTTAAAAATACTGAAGAAGAAGACAAACAACTTTGGTGGCAAAAGTTAATGTCTATTGGTTTAACTGGTAATGATTTAGATTTCAAAACTACTAAACCTAATAGTTTAAGATCCAGATTAGCTGATTTTATAAAAGACTTCTGGGGTGGAATTAAAGGTGCTATAGCCAAAATTTTTGGAAAAGATGAATCTTCTAATAATGGAGCTAATGGTACAAATAATAATGGTAATGTTGTTGATTATGGTACAAATGGAGGAGGTTCTGGTAGAACTGGTAAGATTCCTGATGGTTCTACTGATATAAGGGATTTAATATACGATCCTATTAAAGTTAAAGCTGCCATGTATGGCAATGTAAATAGTAATAATCCATTACTTCAAAGTCAATATTCAAATTTCCTCCCCAATAATAATGTAAATCCTTTAATGTTAGCATCCACTTATGATTCATATAATAGTAATCCATTTAGTGCCAATATAGGTGGTACAGCGGCTGATGGAAGTTCTATGAATTATAATAATGTAAGTAATGATATTGGCGCTACAGTTTGGAAATTCTTTAAAGATAAAGGATATTCTGATGAAGGTATTGCTGGTATTATGGCTAACTTACAAGCTGAATCTGGATTTAAAACTACTAACTTACAAGATACTTATGAAGGTAGTTTAGGTTATAGTGATGATAGTTATACAGCAGCAGTTGATAGTGGAAACTATAATAACTTTATACATGATAGTGCAGGTTATGGTTTAGCACAATGGACTTATCATAGTCTAAAGAAAGATTTATTAGATTATGCTAAATCTAAAGGTACATCTGTTGGTGATTTAACCACTCAGTTAGAATTCTTAGATAAGAGTTTAAAAGATGAAGGCGTACAAAATGATCTTAAGAATGCTACCTCTGCTGAAGCAGCTGCTAGATTAATGATGACAAGATATGAACGACCTGCAGATCAATCTGAAGCAGCTCAAGCTAAAAGAGCTAGTTATGCCACTCAACATTTTAGTAATTATAGTGGAGATAAGTATTTAGCAAATGTAACTGCAGAACCAAGTGTTGCAGCTCAAGATGGTGCTAAAGATAGTCAGCAAAATAGTCTTTTAAAAGATGCAGCAGGCAAACTGACAATACCTCCTGGTGCTACAATATATTGTAATAATTCTTGTCAATGGGGTCATGTTGGTATTTCTGATGGACAAGGAAATGTTATCCATAATTCTGGTGGTAAAGTTCAAACTCAAACATTAGAAGAATTTTCTAGATATTTTAGCGGTGTTAGTGGATGGGGTTGGAATGGTGGTACTGAACCTCCTGATTCAACAAAAGCTATTATTGTAGATGTTGCTAAAAATTATCAAAATTACGGTGTTGTACGTGAAGATGGAATGTGTCAAGGTTGGGTTGCTAATGTTCATACTAAAGCTAATGAATTAGCAGGTACACCTACTGGACATATATCAGCAGCTTCTGCATTACTTGCCTGTAATGAATGGGGTGTAAATAAAGTATTCCCAACTGGAACTACATTAGCATATGGTTATCCAGTATCAACGACAGATAAAGCTGGAAATACTGGTTTAATGGATAGTGCTAAGGCAACAATAGCCAAACCTAATCAGATAAATAATCTAGGATATACAGATACTGCAACTGGTGGTAATACTAATAAAAATAATACACCAGCAACTTTAGCTAATCCTAAATCTGATATATATGGTACTTTAAATACTAATAATAATAATAATCTACTAACAGATCAATATTCTAATAATACTAATCCTATAGCTTTAGCTAATCAAAATACTAATAACTACACTCCTTCTGCAGTCTCTACTGGTTATACAAATACAACTAACGCAGTTAGTGATTATGCAACTACTGCTGGTACAACTACAGCTGCAGTTTCTTCTGGTAATAACTATTCAGAGATAATAGTAAAACTATCTGCTATTAGTGAAATTCTATCCAATATTGCTAACTATGATAGTAAAACTGCAAGTAGTATTGAGCAGTTCCTCAATGAATCTAATAATGATACTAAAACCAATAATAATGGCAATATGGATTTTAGTAAAAGTATAAAAGCCAATTACAATGATACTATTGTAAACAACAATAATGAAGCAGTATTTACTGGTCGTGTTGGTAATGCTAAAGAAATACTAAGTAACAATTCTAGGTTGATTGCTATGGGTATGTAATTAAAAATATAAGTAGTATTGTAGATTAAAATACTAAATCTACAATACTACTTTTTATAAAGTAAATAATCTCTCACATAGATTAAAAGAAAGTGTAGGTGAGAATTTAAGATATATGGCTTATAATGTTAATAAAAATACTGAGTATATAATATATGAAGTACAAGATGGTGATACTTATGCGTCAATAGCAGAAAAAAACAATATTACCATGTCTGAATTAGTTTTATTAAATGACTTTAATGCATTAGATTTAAATACACTATATGTAGGTTCTGTTTTAAAAGTTGGTTTGCGTGATGCAACTACTGGTGAAGTTATACGAACTAATACTAAGACAGATAATGATATAGAAGAAATTTTCTATCAAGCTTCTCTACAAGCAATTAGTGTTGATACTGTAACACAAAATACACTAAATGAGATTAAAGAGATTTATAGAAAAGAAGGTTTAAGTGGAATCACCAATCAGTTATCTTTTTTAGTAGGTAGAGGTTATACCACAGATGAAATTAAGTTACTTTTAAACGAAGCTAATTTAGATCTTTCTAGAAAAAATAATAATAGTCTAGATAATACTTTAGACATTATTGCTAATAATAAAATTGATAATACGATTTATAAAGATTCTGACTATTCTAAAGATTCTATTTTAGGTTTACCTTTTAGATATACTACTTATGCTGATCCTAGAAGAAGAGTTTTTAATAGTACATTCATGGCTGATGCACCTATAGTTTCTATAATTCCTGGCAAGCCTTTATTCAGAAGTTCAGATGATGATAATAGTGGATTAGGTAGTACTATAAGAAGTTTATTTTCAGATGATGATGATGCACGTATTTTAAATAATACACTTCCTATGTTTGATATAACTGGAGAAAATGATTATGATGGTATTTTAAAATGGTTAAAAAACAGTCAACAAAGTGCTGAAGCAAAGGGAGATTTACGATACTATAGATTTCAGGAAGACTATGATACATTTGAACAATATTTAGATATAAATGTTACAACTTTGGCTGCAAAAATGGGTGTTGGTAGTTTAACAGCAGCTAGATATAAGAGTTTTATGTCTAGTGGACAAAATAGTAATGCTTTTTTAGGTATAGGAAGATGTTTTAAATTCTTCTGTACTAAAAGTGGTACATCTACATCTGAATCTATTAGTAATGAATTTGCTGATTCTGTATTAGCAAGTACTGCTAATAGTATATCTGAAGCAGTTCAAGAATTCCATTTCTTAACAGGTAATTCACTTCAAAATCTAGCTTCAACGGCAGGTACTAAAATAGGTGACGCTATACAAAGTGGTGTAGATAGTGTTGCTGAAATATTTGGTGCTGATAAAGGTGCCAGTGTAGGTGGAGGCTATTTAGGTGGTGCTATTAGTACTGCAGCTGCAGGTAATAAGCTTATTTGGCCTCAAATTTGGAAAAATTCTACTTTTAATAGATCTTATAATCTATCTTTTGAATTCGTAAGTCCTTATGGAACACCTGAAGCTATTTTCAGATATGTATATCTACCTTTTATAACATTACTAACATTAGCTACTCCCAAACAATATGGTACAAATGGTTATTGTAATCCATTTTTAATTAGATTAGAAATGCCAGGTGCATTTACTTCTGATTTAGCTGTCATTCAAAATATGACTTGGCGTAAAGGAGGTAATGACAATCTTTTCACAGCTGAAGGTCTACCTCTATCTATAACTGTTGATATAACTGTACAAGATCTATATCCTAATATGATGATGTCTGGAAAATGGTCAGAATTAAGACATAATACTGGAATGCACAGCTTCTTGGATAATATGGCAGGTCTTTCAGTTGAAAGATTTGATCCTTGGCAAAATATTCAAAATTCTATTTTAGTTAAAGCTGTTAACGTATTGGGTAATGTAGAACGTGATACAATTGGAGCTATTAAAACGAAAATCTATGCTCTTACTACAGCGAATAGTATTTTTGGAAATGTGTTAAATCAATAAAGTTTGTGATACAACTTTTAATTTTTTAGAAAAAACTCAACGTTATCAATTCATTAAAAATCTAATTACGAATAAGAAATTAGAAGGGGTGAATTAATAACGTTGAGTTCTAAAAGTGATATAAAAAAAGAAGATAAGGAACTATTTAAGTATAAAAAACTTCTTGAAAAAATAGAAAAAGAAAATCCTTGGAAAGAAGCGGAATTTGTTATAGACATTCAGCCAGAACCATATGCTAGACCTAGAAAGTCAAGAAAACTAGAAATAGCTGGAAAAGCAAATGCTTTTTATAATCCAAGAAGTAATTATAAACGAAAGTTAGCAAAAGAGATTAAAGATCGAATTAATGAAACTGTAAAAGATTTCAATATCATAGATGGAGAAGTCCATTTAAAGGCTGAATTTGGTTTAATGCCGCCTAAAAAGTATACTGAAAGTAAGACTAAGTGGCAATTAGTAGTTGATGGAGTTATTACACCTACTGTTAGACCAGATGTTGATAACTGGATAAAACCTGTAATGGACGTATTGAATAAACTAGCCTATGAAGATGATGGTCAAATTACTGACTTACATACTATTAAGGTTTATTCTATTTTAGATCATCCATATATCCATATTTGGATTAGATATAGGCAAAATCCTATAAAATTAAGATAAAGGAGGTTTGTATTTACCTTGGCTAATATAGAAAATTTAGATACTTCAGAAATTCTGACAGAACAGGATTATAAAGATATGAGAGATATACAAGATATAAAGAAACGTGTAATGTCTTATGTAGATATTCCTATTTTAATTGATTACATTACATCTTTAATAGATAAATCTCCTTATCTTACTTTTAAGAATGATAGATCAAGAAAATACATTGATAAACGTAGACCTATTTTCTACATAAAAGTAGAAAAAGATAGAGCAATGGAATCTAATGAATATAGTACTAGAAATAGATTTACCAGTCAAAATGAAGAAATTAAGTATCTTTCCAATATTGTATTTATGGAAGTAATTACACATGTAACTAGATACATTACTGAAAGTTTAAAAAATAATCCAGATTTAGAAGATTATGTAGCTAGTAAAGATATTTTTAAAGATGTAAGAAAAGAAAATAGAAAAATTATAGCAGATCATACTGCAGTATTATCTACTATGTTTGGAATTAGATTTTCTCAGGAAGATAGTACTATTATTACACTAGAAATGCTAATTTAAAAAAAATCCCTTAAGGACTATTTTGTCCTTAAGGGATTAAAATTTTTACTTACGATTAAAGTTAATAGTCTTCATTATAGACTTTAACTGAGAATTAGAGATATTGAAAATTTTACTAGTGAATAGAGTTTCTAGTAGAGTATACTCAGTAATAGTTTCAGCTAGAATAAGATCCATCTTAACACCAGTTTCATTATTACTTTCACTTAGTAAACCAGCATGATAAGCTACATTACCTTCTAGAAGATTTCTAAATAGAGACTTAGAATTTCTTTCGATATAACGAGATTTACCAAAAATGTTTAGGAATTCAGTAGATTCACTTTGATTAGCATTGACAGAAACATTCTTACCGTCAGTTTTAATGGTAATTTCCATAGTGTTATTACTAGATTGTTCTGCATCAGCTTCAATAGAAGGTTCTTCAGCAGAAGTATTATCTAAAGCTTCTTCAGTATTTTCACTATCAGAAGTAGCATCATCTAAAGTACCATCTGCAGTCATATCCTCAGAACCTTCAGTAGGTTCTTCTAGATTTTCATCTTCACCAGATTCTAGATCGTCTAAACCTTCATCACTATCATCTAGCTCTTCATCTGCAGTTTCTTTTTCCATTTGATCTAGTTCTTCATCAGAAAGTTCATCCTCTTCAGAATCTACATCTTCGCTATCATCGATATCTTCATCATCGTCTAAAGAATCAGCTGCATCAGAAATCTCTTTCTGCATCTCATCTTCATCTTCTTTTTCTTCTTCTTTCTTTTTAGAAATTTTCTTTTCCTGTTTAATTGTATCACTTACCTTACCCTTAACAGTATCAGCAATTTCATCAGAAAGATCCTTAGATTTCTTAGCTTCAGATAAGATTTCATCAATAACAGATTCACTGAATACATCTACGGAATCTCTATTTCTAATCTTTTCTTTAACCAGACCAGATAACTCATAGTAAGCATCTTCCATTAAAAGATTACCATTCTTAGTGAAGCTATTTTCATTAATAACACCTTCATTAATCATGCTTTCAATATAAGTTGCTATTTTAGAAGTTAAACTTTTTTGTTCATTGATGAATTCTTCATCAAAAACTAAACTAGAAACTACCATTTCAGCAAGATATTTAGCAAGAGTTTTATTAGTTAAATTTTTCTCTAACTTAACGTCTTCTTGTAGTCTCTTTTTTCTCATAAGAGTGCGATTATTAATAAGATTCTTAGCATTTTGCTCTTTTTGTAGATCAGCCTGAACCTGTTCTTTATAGAGATTGATCTCTTTTTCACTCTTTAAAGATTCATTATAGTTTTTTAAATTTTCTTGTATTCTAGCGTCTCTTTTAGCTGCATTTGTTTTACTATATGGTAAAATTTCAGTCTGATTGAAATTAAAAAAACTCATATTCTTAAAACACCTAACCTTTCTTTACTTATTTATAAGTGATGATAATTCCAACTTGGAAGTTATCAGAACCCTGAATATATGCTTCTTTATCTATATGAACATTGAGATACTCTGGTACATAATTAATGAGTTGTTCTTTAGTCATATCCCTAATGGAAGGATAATCATAGTAAATAATCTGATTTCCATCAGACTTAATTTCATGTTCATTAAGTTCTTCAAACTCAATATAGTGAATGTCTTCAAAATTCTTTTCTAATTCACGAATAAGGTTAGATACAGCAAATATATTCTTGGAAGATTCATTAACTTTTTCAACAAAATCTAATATAAAGTTTTTAATCTTAAAGTCAAGATCTTGAGTATAGCTATCAATTAAAGTAATAACTAATTTCATGGTAATGTTAGTATTTATATTGCCAACAGTTTTACTATGGAAATACTTAGAAGGACCATAAGTATTATAGAACTTTAAGTTAACAGACGTATTATTCTCAAGTTTAGCAAAGTTGTCTTCTAATACATCATAGTATACAGTAAATGTGTTAAAGAAGTCTTTAAATACTGTATAGTTATATAGATAATGTTTTCCAATTACAGGAATTTCTTTTATCATTAACTTATTTTTAGATGTTTCTATATCTAAAATAGGATTTATAACATCATTTAAGATTTTAAAGAAAGAGAAACTAGTATTAGACTCCATAATAATTGCACATGAATATTCATATTCATCAGCTTGATCTGCAATTTCTAATGGATGAGACAGATTTAAAGTATCGGAATAGTAAGGTTTACCATTTTCATCTCTTAATACTCTAACTAAGAAAGCTAATTCTAAAGTTAGATTTTCAGGAATATAGCATTCATTGATTATTTCACCAACACTATAAATACTATTAGTTGGATTGATATTTCGAATACAATTAATCAACTTTAATCTATTTTTACTATCTAATTCATTATCAGTTAAGAATTCATAAGTATAATCTAGATTTGATAGGTCATTACATTCAAAATCAAAATAACCAATATACTTATCTTCAGAATCTTTTAATAAACATCTTACAATTAGTATTTTATTATCTTTACAATATTTATAATAATCTTTATCTTCATTAAAAGTAAAGTTTCTTATTTTTTCTTTATTAGCTTTAATATCTTCTATAGTAGAACGAATATTTGCAAATAAAGTAGTATTAAGATGGAATTTTAAGAAGTATTTATTAATGTCATTTGAAATTCTGTAAGTATACATTGGTTTTGCAACTACATTATTATCAGTATCTTCTTGACTATACTCTTTAGTTAACTCTTCAGTTTCTGCATCATATTCCATATAGACATCAGTTTCTATAAAACCATTAGTCATTTTAGTAGTACGTTCTTTAATACTTTTGTCTTCATTTAGATATATACTATCAGAAATAAGTCTATCATAAGTAATAGCACTACGCTGAATATTGATATTATTAAGAATAAACTCAGAAGATATATTACCATTAACTTCTTTAAAGTTGAAGTATAAATTAGTATCCATATTATTTTGTATAGATAATAATCTAGGATATGGATCTTTCATATAATGTATTGCATAAGGAAGTCTATATACAATATCTGTATCTTTAGATTGAGAATCTATTTCATAATAGTCTTCTGCACGTAATAGACCATCTTTATTATAGAATCTAAATAACTCTCCGTCTAAAGATTTATCATACTCATATAAGAAATTGTGCCAATTAAAGGTCCATTTAATACCTTTTATAGTAAAGTAGTCTTTATTTTCCTGATCAAAGTTACTTGAAGTATCAGTACTAATTACATAAGCTTGAGTTTCTATATCATATTCGTATAGTCCCTCAATCCATTCTTCTTCATTATACTGAGTAGCTTCTAATTCATAATAAACAGTATCTTTATTATACTTTTCGTCTTTAGTTAAAGAGAATGTAGAAGTTTCTTCATCTAATACATACAGTTTGTTACTCCAATTAGAATCCCAAGGAATACCATAATCAGTCTCATAATAGACATGGTCTTCATTATACTCAGTATCTAAAGTATAATAATAACCTTTAGCTTCAAGTCTAATATAGACATTTGGATCATTTTCTTTACGATATTGATCTTCTAGTCTAACCCAACATTTATATTTATCATTTATGAAACTATATTCACCAGTTTTTTCATCATACTTAATAAAAGAGTCTATAAAATCTTTATTAATGTTATTAGTATAATTGAAGTAATAGAAGACTTCATAATCAAGTATGTTATCTTCAATTAATAATCTAATGTATGAAGTTTTATACTCAATAGTAGAAATATCTTCATTATTTATATTAAGATGAATAATATCATCTTCCTGAATATTTACTTCATGATTAATTACTAAACTCTCTTTTATAGTATCAGTATATTTTATAAAACGTTTAAAACTACCAAATAAAGCATTAGCTTCACCATTTTTATACTTATAAGCGTCTAAGATATTGAAATTTTTGTTATCACCGTAATCAAAACAGCAGAAGATTCTATATTTTATATCTGATAAGATTTCTTTATAGGTATCTTTATATTCGATAACAGTAAAGTAATCATCATCAACATAGATTTCTTCAATATCTTTAGGTTTAAGTTTTATATCATTATCCTTTAGGATTCCATCTACATAATCATTATATTCGATATAAGTTTTAACTGTACTTAATGCAAATAGACCATTTTCAGATACATATCGATAAATTTCGTAATCTTCAGTATAAGGAATATATTCCTTACCATCAGACAATGTATAAATTTGATCAGAATTAGTAGAAATTTTACCATATTTAATTAAATCTTGTACATAAGGAGTATATAAAAGGTATTTAGTTAATTCTGTAGGAACAAAATATACTAAATCATCTTGTTCTACAGTAGCAACCATTCTAGCATCATTAGAATCATAAAGATAATACTTATGTTCTACTTCTCCATCATTATAAGTATAGATAGGATAAGTATTTTCATAATTTATCTTTTCATAAGGTACAAAGATTTGATTTTTTTGTAGAATACAATTAGTAGTTTTATCTAAGAAGAAAACATCTTCTCTATCTCTGAATTCTACTTCTTTTGTATTATCTGTACGATTTCTATAAATTTCATCATACTCTTCTCTATAACGAATATAAGTTCTAGGAGGATCATAATCATAAGATACATATATTTCGTCTCCAAGATTATTATCTTTATATCCGCCAATAGAATTAATTAATGCTTTAAATTCATGAGTTGGGAACCAAATATACAGTCTTTTAAACATGTAAGTTGCATTTAATTTTTCTTCATATTCTTTATAGTATTTTCCATGAATAGGACTTTCAGAAATAATGTAATTTCTTAATTTACCTTTTATATCAGTATAACCATCAAAATTGTAAATAGGAATTTCTTCAAATTGGTAATCATATAGGAATTTTTTCAAATCAGAATTATAAACCATTTGTAAATCATAGTTTTCATGAAAATAGAAATTCAAAATTTTTTCATTATCTAAGAATCTATGATCATTAGGATCAAATTCTATATAGAAATATCCATCTGATTTTTTAGTTATATATAAAGAATTTTTTTTAGTAATTCCTAATCCATCTCTCATTCTTTGGCTAATTAGTTTTCTATAATGTACCTTCTCATAATCATCATTTTCATTTTTATTTACAGATGATAAAAATTCAGGATCAGGAATTTTTGTTTCTTTACTTAAGTTATCTAAAATAGGTTTTAATTCATCATAATATCTGATATATTCTTCTAACATTTCAGTTTCATCATAGAATGTAACTCTTTTATTAGAGAATGTATAAATGATATATAATGGATCATCACCTTTAAGTCTTATATTTCTTTCAAATTTTTCAGCAATTTCATTAGTTAATCTAAAATAAATTTTCTTACCATTATCAACTAAATCAAAATCAGTAATACTAGAAACTCTATCTCTAGGATATATAGAACTAGTAGATCCATCTTTTGCATATTTTAGATAGTTATTTCTGAATCTTATATAGCTAGGTATCTTATAAGTTTCATTCTCTGGATTTAAATCTTTATAAAGAATAAATTCTTTTCTTTTATCTTCATAAAGAATATTTTCCAAATCATCAGCTATTGCCCCTCTTACTTCCATAAAATTAAAACCATCATTACGGAAATATGTAGGAACACCCTCATAATAATTAAGATTACCTTTTAAAGAAATTTCATCATCTAATAAAGTATAAGAACTATTCTTGATAAAAGATTTTAATTTCTTGTGTAAATTTTTATCTGTTACATCATCAGCTTTTACATAGAAATTTTCATCGCCTACGAATTTATACTTATATAAATCTAAATGACCTAAGACATTTTCATCATATACAAAGTATTTATCTTCATTATAAGATAATAGAGAACCACTAGGTATATGGAAAACTTCATTAATATTGTAATTTTTACAAGTTAAGTCAACTGTATTAGAAGGAATGATAAGACCAGTTTGATCTTTTAATAAAGCATAACCAACAAAAGTACGTTTTAAAACATCATCACGTTTCTTAATAAATACCATTTTACTAGAGTTAATAACTTGCTCATTTACTAAATTATTAAAGAAAGTATTTAAGTCAAATTCCGTAATTAGGTTATTTCTAGTTAAGAATTCACGTATTAGAACCTGTTTTACCTCTCCCTTTGTTGGCATATTTTTGCCACCACTAGGATTAGATGTTTTAACTATTACACGATCAATGTTTCTATTTAAAGAACTATCAGCAAATTGATGACTGATATTACCAGAATAATTAAAGTTACCAGCTGTACCTAGTGTTGTATATACAGAAAGATATAGTTTAGAATTAATACTAGGTTTAAAATTTCCGGGCAATCCAGAGAAGAAGATTGTTAGATCTGTATTAGAAAAATTATAGTAACAATAATAAGGATCATCTGGAGTAAATGTATCATTAAAGTAAGCATTAAGATATTCATCTACTATTTGAGTTTTATATCTAACAGTAAAATTAGCTAGATTATCATTAAAAGCTTCTTCGAAATATAAATTATCTGATAAGTCACTAGAATAATTTTCAAATACAGTATCTTTTTTTGTAACTTGATAAATTTTATACTGTATAGTAATTATATCAGCATCATTTGTAACAGTAGCTCTATTAACCCAAACAGGAATGTAAGGATTAGTAGAATTACTAAATAGGCCTGGAATTATAACTTGTCCATCTTCGTTTTCAAGTAAATTTTTATACTTTCTACGGTCATATTGAGCTGTGTAAGCATAAGTACCATCAGTTAATCTAGAAGCTTTAATAATAATGTCATTTTCAGTCATAAACTGAATGTTACCTAAATAATACTTATCTTCAGCACTTAATGTTAATGAATAAGTATTTAATTCTTTTTTACCATGGTTTAGGATATCTCTTTGATTTAATGTAAAAGTAATATCTAGAGAGGCAGGTGTAGCCATAGGTATTTCATAATTATAACTTTTTGCTTTATTATAAATGCTTTTTGTTAAAGAAGCAGTATTCAAAAAACTTTCATCATATAAAAAATTTCTATGAGCAGTAGCATAACGAATATTTGTAGCCATAACTTCATTGATATATCCATATAAACCAACTTTTAAATGACTAAGGTTATCTACATCTAGGTATTTTGGTGCTATTCTTTCAAACCAATCTTTTTCTAGGTTATATTTGTCTATAGAAATTTCAGATAAAATATTGTCAGCCAAATGTATTCACCTCTTCCTCTCTATTAATTATAGAATAATAGTTTATAATTTTTATCTTTTTTAAAGACACCAACATTTGTAAATGCTCTTTTTTCTAAATTTCCACCTTTACTTTGGTAGATATAAGCACTTTTTTCATCATACATTTTAGATAGTCCAACACTGTGTAAAGAACCTGGATCATAACTTGAACTACTAGTGATATTAATAAGTCTATTTTGGAATTCTTCCATATCATAGATAGATAAAATATCACCTTTATACATACCTTGTGCTTTCATTATATCACTAGAGTTCATAAATGTATCATTAAAATCCACTAATATAGAAGGATCTAAAAATTCCTTATGATTGTATACATAAGAAATAGAAACCTGAATTAAGTTTCTAGTACCAATGTCACCACCACTAAAGGAAGAATAAGGAACGTTCTGAGGGAATAATCCAGTATATTTACCCCAGAATACAATAGTTTCACCATCTGGTGATAGTAAGAAATAGTATAGAGAAGAAGAAAAATCTATTTCTCTACGATTTATACTATTTAGTGAAGGCATCATTTGATTAAACTTTACTGCCTCCATATATTCAAACCATACTTTGTGTAAGAAAGTAATTAAAGGAGGATTAGTTTCATCATAAGTGATTGAAAATGTACCACCACCAAAAGAAGGAGCTGCAGTAGTAGGTAATTTTTGATTGAATCCCCTCCAAGTTTCACTATAACTACCTTCAGATACACTATGATCTTCTAGTGAGAAAGATTTAAAATGATTAAACAATAATGGAATAAAAGTCTGCTTACCAGAATTATTACATGTAAGACTATCTATAACGTCTGGATAGTTTCTGGCTACATATTCTATAAATCCATTTTGTAATGTATTATATAATGCAGATTGTTTAGCTGCACTGATTTCATTTCTTCTCTCATCTACTGTATAACTCTCAGATTTAAGATTTTTAGTTAGATTTAAATCAGGTTTAGTAATAAAAATATAACAAATACCAGTTTCAGCATAATCAATACCAGTTTCAACACCAGTTCTAGTTTTTTGATACTGTGATAAAAGATCTATACCACCAGCATCAACATCATTACCATAACCTATTTCAGCTTTTTTATAATCTTTACCACTTGCAGCTTTTCTAATATGAGGAACATTATCAAACACTTCAGTATTAGGACTACCATCAGAATCAATATATGATACACCTTCAGTACGTTCTACTAAATTTGTATTTTCTATTTTTTGTCTATCTGCAATAACAGATGCTATATTATAAGATTTAGGTGAATTATTAGTCGCCATGTTTGTATAATTCCTCCTTTCTATAAATTCTTTGAATTTTGTATTATAAAGTTGTTTCTAAACAATTTTTTAATGTTTTTATAAATATATATTGTAAAAGTGATGGATATTGTATATTCATTAAGATCTGTTTTCTTTTAAGTATAAAAATGTTTAGTCCTCTGTGAACAAGCACATGCTAAACGAATGAATATATCAAATCCTCACTTCTTTGTAGAATTGGGGGATTGGTATGCTGTGGTTTATATCTCAGATGAAGAACATCAGAAACGTCTAAAATATATAGACTCATTAGGCAAACAAAAAGATAAAGAAGATAATCAAGAGTACTGGAGAACTATACAAGGACATCCAAATCCTTATGATAAAGAATTTTATGATTATGTAGAAGCACATAAGAATATAAAGTTCAGTAGTGATCCAAAAGTTGCTATGGAAGAAATGAGACAAATCAAATATAAGATTTACGTTTATTCAAAAGAAGAAGATCGTAAAATGTTTCCATGCGAAAAATCTAATGGAAGACTTATACTAGAGTTAGTTTCAAGCATCCTAGAAAACTTCTTTCTATAACTTAAAAGAAAACAATCAGGGGTAAGGACAGAAAAATCTTCCTTACCCCCTTGATCTTTTTTTGCTTATGTTGTAACAATTCATTATAAAAATGAATAATTACACGAAAGGAGTGTAAGAATAGAAAATGGCAGTCTTAAGTAGTTTTGAAAATCTTATGGGTACTATAGCTTATCTAGTAAAGAATGTAAATAATTCAGGTGATGCTATAAACGCTATATCAAGAGCAAAGGCAACTTACAACCAATCTATTGCTGCAAGAGCAAAGCAGAATATTTGTCAATTTCCTTTATTAACTTCTTCTACTATCTCAGTACAAAGTTATCAAAAAAGTAGTGAAATCTTAGAACAGTTATATGCTCAATACCTTAAGTTATTAATTGTAAATAGTACTGAAGTTATTAATCTTGAAAAAGATAATAAACTAAGTATTGTTGCTAGAGTCCATCAAAATGATAACGCTTTAAACAATACTGATTTCCAAAAAACCACTGAAAATATTTTAGCGGTTAGTAATCGTTCTGAAAGTGTTGCTTTAGAACAGTTTAAAGAGTTATTATCTTTTTTAAATATTGAAAACTATACTGAAAGTGAACTAATCGAAGCTAATAAAGCTCTATTAAAAGTTTATAATGAAAACTTTAATCTAAAGAACTTAAATGGTTCTTTAAGTGAAGCTTCTAATGGTTATACTAATGAAATTCTTACTAAATATGATCTTTTAAGTCAAAAACGTGAAAGAGAAGCTACTTTAGTTAAAACTATTTCAAATCTTGAGTATAAGATCATTGAACTAAAAAGACAGAATCCTGTTGATAAGACTAAGGTTTCTGAATTAGAGAATGAAAAAGATAAAAAAGAACGTGATCTTAAGATTATAAAAGCAGATATTCAAAGTTTACTAGAAATCATTAAGTCACTTTCTAACAAGCAAACTTTATGGGATGCCGAACAAAAAGCATCAGCTGCTGCTGAAAAAGAGGCTAGAGAAGCAACAAAAGATGCTGAAAAGAGAAAGTCTAATGAAGAAAAAAGAAAGTTCAGAAAACAATTTGGTTCTGTAAGTGATTTTGATAATACAACTATTAAAAAGAATAATTCATTAGAACCTTCTATTCTTTCTTTTGAATTAAAGTATACTACCACTGGTGGTGACTTTGAAACTACAAAAATGGCTTTAGCTGTAAAAACTGTAACTCATCTAGTTCAATCTGATGAGTTAGTATTCTACATGAATGAAACTTTAGATAACAATAAGAAGATTTTTAAAGCAATTCAGTTATTAACTGGTGAGAAGAAATTCTCTCTAAATTTCTTATTAGGTCTAGATAAGGCTAAGCGTGATGCTAAAGCTGACTCTACAACTGCTAAATGGTGGAGACACTTAAAAGATAGACGCATGGATAGTATGTTATTAGCAGCTAGAGGCAATGATCCTTATGTTCCTAATGCAACTATTGTTATGTCCTATGAAGACTACGAAACTCTTAAGTTAATGTATAGAAAAGATATTATAAAAGATACTAAGTTAGCATATAAGTTAACTAATCTTTTATTCTTAATGCATTTAGTAATTATTAATGATGTATCTAATGAATTCTTAATCTATGATAGTTACAATAGAGTTTGGGAAACTTATACTTTAGATAAGTTACAGAGTGAAATCAATACTATGAACAAACAAGTTTCTAGTAAGAGTCTACGTTAAAAGGAGGGAAATAGACAATGACTGATATGGAAATTATGTTAGAATCTTATCTATTTCCTGATGGTAAATCTAAACTCAAGTATGCAGCTTTAACTGAAGCTGAAAAGAAAGTTTTCACTAGAGACATGGTAACTAAGCTTTTTAATACCATTAAGAATAAATCTCTTAGAGTTAACTACATGGGTTTAGAGAAAACTAAGGGTGATATTACCAAATATCCTAAGTATGAAGATATAGATAATTCTGTTAAGATTCTAAACAACATGTATAAATCTAATCCTTCTGATGCACCTAAAGAAATTCTTAGTTGTGTCAAAGCATTAGAGTTATTAAAAAAATACAAATCTAGTTTTACTAAAGCTTTTTCTGATAAGAATGAGCCAGCTGCTATTCTTTATGTAAACATTTGTGCTGCTTTAATCGCTGGTACTAGTAAGGTTGTTGCAGCTACTATTGAGTACATTAAGCAACCTACTGGTGAGTATAAAGCTGCTTTTAAGAAAGAAAGTCAAAATGCTTTAAAAGATGATGTCTATTTTGAAAGCTTAAATCGCTTTGTTACTATGGAAAAAAATGGACAGCTAAAGAAGATATTTGATATATCTGGTAATCTTACTGAAGATGTTGAACTATTAGATGAAGGTATACTTGATACATTTGGTGAAATTAAAGATGTATATAAAGCTATCCGTGATAGTAAGTTTGGCAAAACTACTAAAGGTATTCTAACAGTTGTTTCTATACTAGCTGGTGTTATTTTTGTCGTTAACTTTTTACCTTATCAGATCTATCGTCTTCGTAAATCCATTTCTGACCATCTACTCAACTTAGCTTATTTCTTAGAAGAACATGCTTATGAACTTGAAACTGATACCAAACATGGTAAAGAAGTTCAAGAGAAACAGCTACGTATCGTAGAGAAACTAAAATCTTTAGGTAATAGTATTTCTCTAGAAGAAAAAGAAGCTAAGAAGCAAGCAGAAAAAGATAGTAAGCAAGATGAAGAAGAAGCTAGAAAAGAAAATGATTCTAGTAATTCTTATGATGACGATGATGTCTTACTATAACAATTTTATAGAGTAAATTTTACTTTATAGACAAAACAAATATATAAGATTTTGATACTTATTTCAAAATATTCTCAAATTTGAAAGGAGATAAAAAGTAATATGTTTTTAAATGAAACTAATGTTGCTGCTTATGATGCAGCTAAAGCTGAAGCCGCTTTCTTATACGAAGCTATCTTAGAAGCAAATGAAGCTTATCATGATATCTGCATGAAGATGGTTAAGTGTGAGCACTACTGCATCGTTAATGAAAATGCTGAAATGCTAAATGAAGCTGAAGAAGAAGCTAAGAAGTCTGTTAAACAGGTTGTTATGAATCTTCTAAAGAAGGTTAAGGAAGCTTTAGTTAACTTTAAGAACTTCATGATGGAGCAGTTATCTAAGCTAAGCAACCTACTTGGTCGTGCTGTTAAGGCTGCTGTAAGTGGTACTATTAGATTAGTCGATGGTATCAAGGGATTAAAGAAAGCTAATAGAGATCTTGATAAGATCAATGCAATGAATACTATGGAAGATCTACTAGATACTGACTTTGAAAGTGATGCTTATAATGAAGCTGAAGAAGCTGCTGGTGAAAATGTTGATGCAAAACAGGCAGTTAATGAGTCCAAGAATATCTTTGGAAAACTAAAGGCTGCTGTTTCTAAGCTAAACTTCTTCAAGGCTACTGCTGAAAAGGCAGCTAGAGAAGGTGATGAGCATCAGGCTCATAAGAAGCTAAGTGCTGTTTCTTCTGCTATTTCTAAGGGTTTTGCTAAGATCCGTAATGCATTTAAGGTTGCTGCTAATGCTGTTTGGACTGCATTAAAGGCTGCGGCTCAGGCTATGACCGCTGGCGCTAAGAAGGCTGGCAATGCTGCTAAGGCTGCTGCTTCTAATGTTAAGGCTAAGATGAGCAAGACTGAAGCTCCTAAGAACGAATCTAAGTCTATTTTAGATCAGTTCTAATTAAGTACTAATGATAGGATATGGAAATAATTCCATATCCTATCTTAATTTCAAAAAAAAAAATGTTTGTTTTAAAGAAGATATGGATAAACTGCATCCATATCCTCATTTTTTTATTTCTCTGGATCAACTTCAGAAAAATACAGTTTTATTACATTATCTTGGTCTTCTTCATTTTCAAGATTTTCTACATTGTTTCTAAGTATAGTTAGTATTTCTTTTTTACTTTCAATAAGTTTCCTATTCTCATTCAATATGTAAGATTTTTCGTCTTGTAATTTCTTTATAGATTTCTTCATTCTTATCTTTTCTTCTTCTGATGTCTTTAAAGTTTTTTCAATTTTCTCTAACTTATCTAGTAATTCTAAGATGTAGTTTTCTATACTAGGTTTGTCTTCTTCTGGTGGGTTATCTTTTTTATATATTTCAGTATCATCAGTATTTGTCTCATTACTAGTTTCTTCTTTTATTGGTTCTTCTTTTGGTTTTTCTTCATTACTACAATTTTCTTCCATTACTGTTTCTTCATTAATCTCTACATCAACAACTGGTTCTTCAGTATTACTAGATGTTGTATTTTCTTCCTTAGTTTGTTTGTCTTCAATTGCTTTTGAAGTTCTATACTTTCGTTTAAAGAATAGGAATTTTGGTTTGTCTTCTTTGATTGTGAATACTACTTCTTTAGGTAGTTGGTACTTGTTAGTAGCCACTATAAAGTCTAGTATCTCTTTCATCTCATTGTCATTGCATTTGATGTTTACACTTTTAATCATAAAAATCCTCCTTATTTACTTTATTCTATATCATTAGAATATATAACTATAAGGATTCATTATACGTTTTTATAAAAATATGAAAAACAATTCTATAATGAACTATTACTTTAAAAAGGAGTTGAAAGTGTATTATGGTTTTAAATAAAGAAAATGTAGCTTTATTAAAGAGATATCCTATTCTTTATGAAGCTTATAACGATATAAAGAATACTGGTGAATTTGTTTTAACGGAAGCTAGTAAAGAGAAAGTAAAAGAAGATGTAGATAAGTATCTTGAGGATACTAAGAATCTTATTGAAGAATATAGAAAATCTACTAATAAGTTAAAGTTCAAAACTAAACTATTCATTGCAATAGAATATGGTTTTGCTCTTCTTTCTATGGCTACTAGTTGGTTAGGTAAATACTTTAAAACTAGTGAAGTTATTCTAACTGCTATTATGACACTTTTGAATGGTGCTATTGCCCTTATTAATAGTAACAAACTAACTAGTGAATATGACAAGTTAAGAAAGATTAGAGCACAACTTACAAAGACTAAAAAGAGTATTGATAATTCAGAAAAGATTGAACAAATTAACAAGATGATTGCTAAAATCGATAAGATTACTAAGTCTGGATTTAAGAGTGTTAAAGAAGAATCTGTCAATTTAGAAGAGCTAGTTAATGAATCTTACGAACAGATGATAGTTTTTGAAGAAAATGTTCATAATCTATTTATGGATCTAGCTAAGAGTGAACATAATGCTATTGTAAATGAAGATACTGTTTTGTTAAAAGAAGCAGAAGAAGATTTTAAGACTAAACTAACCAATTTCTTAAAAACAGCTTGGAACGAATTTGTTAACTTCATTAATAAAGCAATTGCTACCATTTCTTCCTTACAAGTTAAGATTCAATCAATGTTCTTAAAAAAGGAAAAAGTAGAAAAGATTAAGAAGTTTGTAGAACATAATAGAGATGCTAGTGCATCAACTTTCTTTACTGCAACACTTAAGAAATTCAGTATTGAAAGTAGACAGCTTGATCGTATTGGTGATTGGAAAGAATTAGATGAAGGAATTAATAAGATTGCAAGTCTTACTGATAGAAGTCTAGTTGGACATATTGACGAATTGAACAATGTTATTAACGATCTAAAGAAATTTAGAGGCGTAACTATGGAAGTTAACAGCAAATATGGTCTAAATTATGATATGTTTGGTCTTGGTAGAGCAACTGGCTTACTCGAAGATTGTTATAATGTTTTTGAAAAACGTAAATCTTGGATTGATACTTTAAAGAGACTAAAGAATAATGGTCTAAAACAGTATAAAGAAGATTTAAAGAACATTCAAGATGGAAAACTAAAGTCTCAGGATAAACTAAATGTTTCTAACATCAGAAGAGCTGTTAATTCTATTGTATTTTCTATTAACTATATGACTATTGATGCTATAAAGATAATGAATGCTTTTGATAAGACATATGAACATGAAAGCTATAGCAATAAGAGTAATAACAATAGTTATAGTAATACTGACTACGAATCTGAAAAGAAACAAAAGTTCGAAGCTACTAAGGCTAAAGAACCTAGTGAACCTGAAATAGATAAATCTGATAGTTCTAAGTGGACTGATAATGGTGTTAGAATCTATAAGAATGGTGAATATGTAAATCTATCTCCTGATGAAAAAGAATGGTTAGAGTATATAAGAGAAATGGCTAAGAGCGAATATACTAACAATAGAGAGAAAGCTAAGATTCGTCAAAAAGCTATTAACAAAGGTTATACTAATGAATCTTATTTAGGATTCTAATATATGTAAATAAGGAATATCCATTTGGATATTCCTTATTTTTATCCTTTTATGAAAAACGCATTATCAACACTCCTAGATATATATTATAACTATAGTAGATATAGAATCATTATTCTATCATCTATAAAAAATAATAAACATATTTTAGGAGGAAACAGATATGAAAGTGATTTACACTAAGAAGGAAATGGAACGAATAGAAAGAATGAGTAATAAGGTATCGATAGCTATGAATACACCTATGGCTAAGATGGATGTTGCTAGTTTACAAGAAGAAGCTAATCTAACAAAATGTATGAAAGTTACTGAAGATGGTGATGAAGTAACTATTGAACTTGAAAGTGATTTTGTTATTGATTGTATCGATCTTTATGAAGGTCCTACAATGAAAATTGTTATTCTTATAATGTTGATGAAAGATACACTTACTGGTATCTTTAATTCTTTCTCTGAAAAACTTGAAGATTTTACTGAAAGATGGTTTAAGACTGACGATGATGAGACAGAAAAAAATGATGAAGAAGCAGAGGATTCTGAAGAAGAATAACTACTGTTTCTAAAAATGATAGTTTACTTGATTTATGGAGTAAACTATCATTTTTTTTTTTGAAAGCATGTTGGAACATAGAAAAATTAAGAAAAACAATTCCATAATGGACATAAACAAATATAAGGATGTGATTCTGTCAATATGGACTTTAGTTGTTTAATAGAAGATTCTTATGAGAATCTTTTAGAATATCAAAATATTCTACATAATTTAGATATGAAGATGATCAAATGCGAACATGTTTGTTTTATAAATGAAGATACCAATACTTTATTACTAGCTGAAGAAGAATATAATTCTAAGCTAAAAGATACTCTTAGAACTATATGGAATAAGATTATAGAGAAGTTAGAAGAATTCATTATTCTAATGAGAAAGATAATTAACAGATTTAGAAATACTTTCTTATTAAGTAAAGAATTTAAAGCTAGTATGGATAGTGTTATAAACAATCAAGCCTTTATTAAAAATCTTAATGATATAGTGTTTAAAGAGAACAAAGCTAGTAAAGTTAATGAAAGAGAAATTGAAATCAATTCCTTAGAAAAATCTAGTATGACATCTAGAGATGCTTTTATAATACTAAGTGATCCTGAAACTTTTAATAATAAACTAGTGGAGTCACTTAATACAATACTTGAAACTAAGGAATTTAATGAAACTACTGCTAAACAAGCTTTAGAAAATTTTTCTAAGTTTAAAAATAGTAAGCATACTAGTAAGTATAGTAAACTAACTAAAAATGAGATAGTGAATACTTATAATGTTTTAACTAAATATGCTCCTGAATGGATTGGTTTATTTGAAAAGCTACGTAATGAAGCTAAACAGAAATCTAGATTAGTGTTTAATACTAACCCTGATAGAAATGCTGCTTTCCAAGCTAGTATTTTCCAGAGAATGATTAATAAAGGTATTATGTATATTCAGTCTATTATGACTGCTTGTTTTAAAGTATGTTATGCTATTAAGAATGTGAATGTAACTAACTATGATACAAATATAGTTAATGACCTAAATAGATTTAAAGATACTTTTAATAAAATAAAAAATACTAAAGATATTTTAAAACAGGGAAAATTTTTAAAAAAATTTATAGAAAAACTCATTCAATATAAAAAGCAGTTAATAGCTCAAAACAATATTAAAAATGAAGATACTGAAATAACATCTATTGAAGGATTAAAAGATGAATATTCAGATAAAGATATTACACATAAGTCTATACTGGGATATATAAACTTTTTAGATAACTTAATTAAAAAATCTACTATATTATATAAACAGAAAAAGCAAGCTGTTGATTACGTAGTACGAGAATGTGTAATTAAAGAATTAGTTAAAAGTAATGTAAGTGATGATAAAATATTACAATTACTAAATACTGGTAAACTAGAAGACAACATATATCTTCATTTACTATATTTTTATAGCAGTGGAAATAACGGAAACAATATAACTAATGGTACTAGATATCATACTGATAAGTACGGTAATACGATTGATGATTTATCTAGCGAAGATATTGAAATAGGCATTATAGCAGAAAAGTATTATAATTTAACTCATAGAGTTAATTACTGGGAAAAGAAAAACAAATTTAGTTATGGTCAATTGATCGATAGTTTCTTACAAGATTTTTATATCACTAAGTTTGGAAAAGAAAACTTACATTTTTCAAATTTACAAGGAAATCTTCCTAAAAATTTAGAAGAAAAACTTATTAAATCTATTAATGAAACAGCTGGTAGAACATTTAGACAAGATTTTAATAAGTTCTTTATTCTATTAGCTAAATTAATAAAACGTTATAAGATAAACATCAAAATAACTTCTTCTAGACTTCCAATAGAACCATAACAAAAAAAAATGAATTTAGTGAATTTCT